TGCAGTCAATGACCAGGGTTGGACGATGGACCTGTTTCAACAACGGTTCATAGTGCTGGTGAGGATTGTTTTCAACAAAATCAAACTGATCAGTGTTGAAGTTGTAGCGCCAATGCAGATCTTGCATCGCAATACTTATGGTGTTTTTACTATCAGACTATGATTGGCTGGTGGGGGCAAAGGTTTGATCACAACATAACCAATAGCAACACCTATGGGTGCTTGTGGTCGGATGGCCGGTGTGCCCAACCCAATGTTTACTTTGCCAATCATGACAATATTTATAGCCAACAAAAAACCCGCCGAAGCGGGTTTTTGTTTTTTCCTTTTCCGTAACGGATTAGGAGAATGACAAGTTGGAAACAGCAATCTCACCAACATAGTCGCCGGCGTTACCGAACGAAGATGCTGTGTTTGTGAGTTCGATATAGCCGTAACGTGTCATGAATGATACGACTGGTTCGAATGTGCTTGGATCCAGCACGACACCGCTTGACATCAATGGGATGTATGGGCAGTAGAACGCGGCTGCATCTGTTTCGCTTGCGCCTTTGTAACCAACCAACACAGGTGTTGTATCTGCGGCATAAGAGTCGCAGAACACACGCATAGCGCCGTTCAATGTACCAACAAACTTGGTGTTTGTGGGTGCTTCGAATGTGCCTTCTGTGGTGCGGGCAAAAGCTGATGTTGTTGCAGACTGAAGAACAGTCAATGAAGCAGGCGATACAACAGCCCAGTTACCAGCGCCACGGCGTGTGCGCTGAGCGATCAAGTTAGCAACACGGTTGATCAAAACTGCCAATGCGGCATGTTCGTCACCAACGAATGTGGCTGTGCCTGATACAGTAGCCTGGTTGTATGTAAACTCTGTTGATGCAAGAGTGCGGAGTGACAGGAGGATCTCCTGATCAATTTCAGCGGTAATTTCTTGCGCTAGAGCTGCCATGATTTCTGCTTCGATGTCAATGCCATGCATGGCTTGTGCATCTTGTGCAGCTTCAAATGTCCAACGTGCTTGCAATTTGCGTGTTTTAGCTTCAACAGCCTGCTTCAGGATTTGCACAGAAATTTGCTTACCACCGTTGCCTTCGAGGGTAGCAGTAGCGGCACCAGTATAAGTGGTGGCTGTACCTTCGTTTTGTGGCACTGTGGAGTAAGCCTGAGCGATCTTGAATGGGCTGAGTGCTTCTTCACCTGCTGTGACGGATGTCTGAGCAGCTGAATTGTCAGTCAATGACTGAGCATAACGCACACGCAGAGTGTGGATCTGGCCTACAGGACCTGTCATTGGCTGAACACCAACCAACTCGTTAGCGATAACAGTTGGCATGACACGTCGGATAACTGGCAGAATCACACGGTTTAATGTAGCGATGTTACCAGATACTGTGGAACCAGCACTTGCGTTCTCTTTCAAATACTTGCGGGTGTTTTCGAGGATCACACCCATTGTGTTGCGGCGAGCACCATTCAAACCTTCCATGAGGGCTTCTTTGGTCTCGTCCCAACGGCTTTCTAATAGTTCTTGTGACATAATGTCTCCTTCTTCCTTCCTAAGAATTAAAGCCCTGCTAGGCGTTTGAGGTCGATCACATTGCTCTTAGAAGCAGTGTCTTCTTCCGCTACAACCTTTGCAGATTTATCACCAGTTACTTCACTAACACTCTCTGCGATCACTTTACGGGCTTTCGCAGGACGATTGTCAGCTAACACAGCTGGTAGATATTTTTCGAAAGCGCCCTTGAGACGGGTCGTTTGGACGTTTTCGAGCAGATTCTTCATGACTTCTCGCTTCTCTTCATTGAGAGGAGCAAGCAATTCTTCCATGGCGTTTGCACGTTCATTGGATTCCTTGATCACGCGAATCTCGCGTTCCTTGTTTTCAACGAGAACTTTTGCTTTCTCGGTGAGTTGGATGGCTTCGGCCAATTTCTGATCTTTTGAAGCGATTGTATCACGCAGTTTGCGGATTTCAGCGTTCTCATTGAGATGAGTGGCACCAAATTCTGCGGCGTATGCTTCAAAAATACGACGACCAAAATTGTTCTCGCGAGCAACTTTGATGTCTTCATGTAACTGGCTAAGTTCAGCCTTCAAATGCTTGGCAACACTCTGGCTCATCTTGGTAGCACTTTCTTTCACGAAACGTGATTTCAATGCTTCCAATTGCTTACGTGCTTCGCGGACTAGACGAACTTTGGTTTCCACCGCGTCCTTCTTGTCTTGTGCGAATTCTGTAATCTCTTGGGCAAGAGCTTTCACAACAAAACTTTCCAATTTCTGGATTGATTCATTGTGTGTTTTGCGATCTTTGCGCAGTTCGCCAATTTCTTCGGCAAGTTTAGAAACCATGAAGTCGTTAAACTTCGTTGCTGATTCCTTCATCTTGACTTGGAACTTGACACGATCTTCGGCCAATGACTGCTTTTCAGCTGCCACTGCTTGGATCTCTGCGGCAAGACCATCTGTTACCATGCGATCTAGGGCTTCCACCATCACTTGTTTGTCATGCTCATAGCGTTGTGCAAACTCTTCTCTGAGTTCTGCACGCACCTCTTCACGAGCCTCGCTCAGCTTTGATTCCCATTGTTCCGAGATTGCTGTGCGAGTTTCCTCGTTGATTAGGTCGCTATCTAGTAACGGTTTGATGGCATCTAGCATGCGTTTCTCCTAAATCTTGAGATCTTTGATCAAACGAGAAATCTCGCTCTTCAAGTATCTCTGTACCTTGTCGTCTCCGCCAGCATCTTTGGCCATCTCTAGCACTCGATGACCATATTTCATGTTCATGAGTCCTTCGTAGACAGCTGTGGGATATGCGTTGGGCGCACTGGGTTGGGCGACAACATCGACAGTGACAATTTCAAAATCACTGACATGTCCATTGGCCTCGTTAACGTTTCCGCTACCGCGGCTTGAAACTCCTAATTTCACACCTGACTCAAGCATGGTGCGCACCAAATTGCCCATTGGCGTTGGGAGAATTTTTAACTTACCAAATCCGTTGGGGCCATCCATCCACATTTCTGTCATGATATGACTGCAACGATCTAGGTTAATTTTAAGGTCATCGGGGTGATCAACTTCGCCCAACACAGAATATCCACCCTGTATTTGCTCATTGATTTGCTTTACTGCTTTTTCAATTTCGTTTACAGGATACACACGCTCGTTGGCATTTTTCACACCACCCTGGATGCAGATACCTTTCATGTAAAGGTCCTTACCTTCGACGCCTTCAAGCACTATGCGTGCGGCATCAAAAGTAAGGTGTTCTCTGAGGTATCGAGCCATAACTCTGAACTTAACCTATTAGTAAGGGCTCTTGGTGTTTACACCAGTGGCCTGTGCTAGATGTGGCTTGGTAGCAGGACTTTGTTTGACTGTGCTCTTCGCAGGTGCGTTTTGCACTTCGCCACTCATGATGTCCTTGGCTGTGGGTGCTGGGCGACCTTTTTCGTCTGCACCAGTGCTCATCACAGGCTTACCATCCATACCTTTGGCTCCGCTGTTAGCTGCAACAGTGGATTTTTTGTTGATACCAGCATCTTCTGATTTCACAGGAGCAGGAGCAGCCTTCAAGTTGATGGCTTCTTCAAGACCTTCCATGGTCTCATCTTCTACGTCCATGTCAGCTTCTGCTTCGCTGTCCATTTCAATCTCATCACCGCCGCCAACTTCTGCATCCATGTCAACTTCCATGTCGCCGTTGGCACCTTCGTCGCCCATGAGGGCTTCAAATTCGGCCATGAGTTCATCTAGTTTGTCTTCGAGATCTACAACGCGATCTTCTAGATCATCAGCAGCCTCTTCTTCGCCTTCACCTTCCATGGAAAGACCTTCTTCTTCCACTTCGATTTCGTCGATCAGTTGATCTGCTTGATCACCGCCCATGGTTTCATCGTATTGATCCATACGGCCCATGGCGTCATCGCTGTCTTCTTCCAAAGAATCAGACTCTTCCATTTCGTCCTTGGCTTCGTCGAGTTCTTCTTCGTCTTTGTCCTTGGCTTCGTCGAGTTCTTCTTCGTCTTTGGCTTCTTCAATTTCTTCTTCGGCCATCAAGTCTTCATAGATGGCACGGCTTTTTTCTACTACGATCTCATGGAAAAGATCGCGGGCTTTCTGCTCTTCGTCATTGATAACGAATTCAATGAGCTGTTCAAATTTGTTCATGAGGTTCCTCCAATGTTATGGCTCTGTGTGATATTTACGACACACACCTAAATCTATGCGGTTTATGGGGTAAAAGTGGTAGAAAATGACTGTGAAACCGAGATAAGACCGGTTCTACAGGGCCGGAGCGGCCGGAGGCTGATATTGCTTGCGGATATCTCGGAGTTTTTCTTTGTATTCGTATGACCGCACATCGTTCATGCGACGCAGTTTGTTGATCTGCTTGAGCGTGAGTTTGGTCTTGCGCAGTTTGCCCAACTGAGGTTGGCTGTTGTCATCAGCAAGATCTTGGTAACCAGCAGGATCTTTGTGGAAAAATTCAAAGAGGTTCATGGCAGTATTTATTAGATAGTGGGCACAGGAGCGGCACCACCGGCAGGTCCTGCGCCAGCTGCGGCAGCGCCAGGAGCACCGGCCATGCCTGGAGCCATGGGTGCCACAGCACCTTCGGGTGCACCTGCGGCACCTGCGATCTCTTCACCAGCTGTGATGTCTGCTTCGATATCAGCAGGGCTGATGCCTACTGAACGCAGATCTTGACCACCTTGCGTGCTCAGTTCGGGTTGATCTCGCTCTTCTTTCCATAGTTTTTCGTTGTCTGCAATCTCTTCTTCAGACAGTCCAAGATAGCGTTTCATCAGGAATCTCTTGCTCAAATAGGGCAACTGTTCTAGCCCGCTGAACGCTGTCATCCGTGTGGTGTCCAGTTCAGCCTGGCGATAACTGGCAAAATTCTGTGGCGGTGCAAACTTGATATTGAACAGGCCAGAGTCAATGTTGAAACCTCTCCAGCGCAGGAACATCTTGAACTCGTCATCCAGTTTCTGCACGATCTGACGTTGCATACGCTCGCAGTATTGATTGAAACGATATTCCTGTATCAGCGCAGTGCCCACACGCCCGTCATTCATAGGGCGATCAGAATCATCTGGCCCAGTGGGTAGATATGATGACGGCACACGCAGACCGCGGCACATCTTGTTGTTGAAATATTTTAAGTCGTCGATCTCGCCTAGATTCTGTCCGCCTTGCAGGGTAGTAACATCCGAGCCACGACCTTCGGCTGTGACCGGAAAGAAGTAGTCTTCGTTGATTGACAGCGGATTGTATGTGGTATCCATGATATTTTCACGACCACCTGTATTAGACGGAATACGTCGCTGATGGATTTCATTTTTCACACGTTCCACGAACTGCATGGCCAAATGGCTGGGCATGTTGCCCACATCAATTTTGAATATCCTGCGTTCTGGCGCACGAGATATGCGATAGATCAGGATAGCATCTTCCAGCAATTCTTTTTGCTTGAATACCTTGAATATCATCTCCAGCACTGACTGTCCAAATGGCCAATAGTAGTCCAAACCTTCGCTCAGGCTGAGATGCACCACGTGCTTGGCATCGATGCAGGTTTCGTTCACAGAACGCTGGAATCGACTCTGTCCTGACGAGTTAGGAGCATTGGGTGCTGTGTAGTTGTAGGGTGCTGAATACCCACCCGATGGTGGCTGTGTGTTGTAGTCATTGGTGGTCTTGGCCGCCACTGACATGGATTGGAAATTGGGATTGATGTCTCGGATCACATACTGTTCAGGACGCTTGCCTTCGCTTTCGTTCACGATCACACGGGCCACTTTGGTCATATCCACCCAGTAGAGTTCAAAGGTTTCAGGATCACGCACAAACACTTGATCGCCATACTTCAGAGTATTGCGGAACATCTTGAACATGCGATTGTCAAACTTGTTGAGTTTGGTCCATTGCTGGAGCTGTTTCTTGATGATGTCTACTTCGTGCTCAGTGGGTGTTTCTGTGAAACCTATTTCAAAAGGTGTGTCGTTGGCCTCACAGGTCTGTGTGGAAAATTCGGCTAGGATGTCAAGGCAGGCATTGATTTCCGAATCGCCATCCATGTTCTCGTATTGATTGTAGCGTTCCATCCTGTTGGGATGGCCAGTGTAGACCTCTGGCAGTCTGCTGGCATAGTTGCGGAAGGCAAATTCCGCATGGGCTTTGTCGTCTACACCGTAGCCTGTGCCATAACTGGGACCGCGTGGAACCTGCCCCGAAATTGGGCTGAACTGTCCTGAAACATCAGCGACTTTAAAATATTTTTTCCATGACATAGTGTTATATTTACCGCTATCAGCGGGTTGCTGACAGTAACTTGCGAGATATGTCCACGTTGTTCTGTAGCAGACCAATCATGGTATCAAATCGGCTCAACTGCTCGCCCATCATGGTCACTTGTTGGCCCATGGTGTCAGTCATGCCAGTCATCTCTACCGGTATGGATCTGCCGCCAGCCAGGGGAACCACTGCTTCTGTGCCGTGTAGCATGGCCGCATATCCCGACTTTGGACCAGATGCTATGCCACCATATTGGAAATTCCCTACCTTGCTGGGTTCTATGCCCAGCGCCTGGGCCACAGCAAACTGTATGCCCCCGCGCATGTTGTAACCTTTTTCCAGACCGCCCATGCTTTCCTTGCCAATGATACCTACCATGAGTTTGGCCATGGTGGCTGGATCTCTGGGCAGGACTTCATCAGCACCTTTGCCCATGAAGCGGGCCATTTGCTCGATATACAATCTGGTGTCGTTTTCATTGGGCGGTGCGTAAGCCGAAATGATGCTGGAGATGGTATCTCTTTTGCCACTACGGCTTTTACCTGTCAGGTAAAGATCTAACTGACGGGCCAATGCTACCAGACCATCGTCCACAGTTTCAAATTTGGCAAATCCGCCGGTGCCCACTGTGGCTTTGTCCTGGCCTGCAAAACGTAGATTGCCAGGATTGAGATTCTTTGCGGCAGCACCCATGAGTCCAGCTGATCCTGTCATGGGTGGTTTACCAGGAGGACCACCTGCTGTTCCAGGCGGCCCCGCTCCCTGGGTGCGACTGTAGGAGCCGGGAGGTGCACCTCTGGTGATACCTGTGCCTAATATTTTGTCCAGTGCGCTGGCACCAGAGGCCAGTGAATCGGTAAACATTCCCACAGCACCTGCCATCTTGGGAAACTGTTGCACTACCACGCTGTCTATGCCCACTGCAAAATTTCTCAGCGATTTTTGTGCGCCAACCACTGTGTTTGTGAGGTCACTTTGATTGTTCTTGGCATCTTTTTGCTCTTTACCCACGGCATTTATAGCTTCTGCCGTTCCAAGGATGCCATTGGTCACAAGGCGCATTTCGGCGTATACAGGATCAAAGTATGTGCCCAGGCCTCCCACCATGCGTTCCTGCTTGGTACCGCCCATGGTTTCATACGTTGCGGCTGTGGCTTGCCCTAGTCGTTCCATGAACGTGGCTAGATCGCCGGTGCGTTCCAAGAAATTGACCAGTTCTGGTCCAGCACCACCAGTGGCCTGGAAGAACAACTGTGCTTCTTTAGTGCCTAGATTGTCAAAGCTGTCTTTGAAACCTTGGGCCATAGTTTTCAACCCTTTAGCTTCCAACATTGTTGCGGCACCACTGATCGCATCTGCAAATGATTTACCACGTTTACCAGCATCAGCCAACACAGCGCCAAATTTCAACTCTCGATTTTGTTGTTCCAACCGAGACGCAACTTCTTGTCGGCTCATGCCTGTGAGTCTGGCCAGTTGATCCAATTGCAAGATGTATTCTTTAGACGCATCAGCCAGTGAGCGAGTGTCGCGGAGATTGACTCCTGTCTGGGTGCGCTGATAACTCAGGAACTGTGCTGTGAGATCTCGCTGTTCTTCAAAGCCAATTCCCAACTTAAGAAACTGGTCTTCAAATCCTTTGCTGGCCTTGGTGATGTCCACCACTGCTCGCATGCCCTGTGTGACCGATCCACCTGCAAGGGCCAGACCTCGGCTGTTCTTGGCAATGACGCGGGCAAAGGAATCCATGCTGAGCCCAGTTTCCAGAGCAGCCTGTTGCAGTCCTTGGAAACTGTTGCCAGTGACACCACCAATCTTGCTGAGTTCTTGGAAGGCTCCGACCACACGTTGGGTTTCGTCCAACGAGAAGTTCATGAAAGCAGTGCCTGCGTCTACTACATCTTTACCGTGTGCCTTGATAGCCTTGCCAATCACTGACGTCACTGAACCAAGGCCCATGCCTATCATGCTGGCAATCGCACCCTTGGGACCCAGCATTATTCCAAATGACGATATGCCCGAAACGGCCTGGCCCAGGGCATCTATGGCAGTGCCCAGTCCACCGGTCATGTTTTTGAGCGCAGTGCCTGCGGCACCCACTGCTGGTTTTAATGAACGGAAATCTTCGCGATTGTCTCTAGCACCTTGCGCAGCTGATCCCAACCCAGACAACACTGCTCGAGTGGTGTCTTTGAACTTTTCCATGGCCTCGGCAGCTTTCATGGTCTGCTGGGTATGCTCGTCTTGTGCTTTGGTATTCTCGTCTTGTGCTTTGGTATTGGTATTGATGGCCTTGTTGAGTTTGGCCATGGTTTCGGCGCTGTTGCTGCCGCTTTTGCGGAATTCCGCCATGGCCTCTTGCATCATCTTGATTAGTTTTTCTGATTCGTCCATTATCTACGCCGATAAGTATTGTATCAATTATTTATGGTGCCCAAATATGCCAGAAACCTCTAATCCGTTACGCAAATTTTTCCGTCAGCCGGCCATTTACATCCGCCTGCCGTCGGATGGAAACTACTACCCTCAAGGTTCGCTCGAACTGCCCCCAAATCGAGAGCTGCCAGTGTATCCCATGACTGCCATCGATGAAATAACTTATCGCACAGCAGATGCATTGTTCAATGGATCAGCATTGGTCAATGTGATCCAGAGTTGCATTCCTGCCATCAAGAACGCATGGCATGTTCCGCAGATGGATCTTGACACACTGTTGATCGCTATCCGTATCGCCAGTTATGGACACGAAATGGATTTTGAAAGCAACTGCCCGCACTGCAACAACGAGAACTCATTTGGCCTAGATCTCCGACAAGTCTTGGACAACATCAAAGCCGGTGACTACAGCGAATCTATCAAACACGGCGACGTAGAGATATTTTTCCGGCCGCTGAGTTATGAACAGGCCAACGCCAATTCCATGAAGCAGTTCCAGGATCAGAAAATCCTGGACAGCCTACCAAATTCCGATCTGCCCGAAGAAGAAAAGATACGCTTGCTCACACAGGCCTTCCAGAAACTCACGGTCATGACTATGTCTGCCCTGAGCGGTGTGATCTCCATGATCCGTGCCGATGGTGAAATAGTGGTGGAACCCGAACACATAGAAGAGTTTGTTCAAAACTGCGACAGAGAGATCTTCAACTCCATACGTGATCATGCCACACAACTGCGTGAGCACAGCGAACTCAAACCCTTGAGACTCAAATGCAACGGGCCAGAATGCCAGAAAGAATACGAAACACCATTCACCCTGGATGTCTCAAATTTTTTCGTATCCGCCTCCTGACCTCGAGTCCTGAGCGCATCACCAAAATAGTAGAAGGATATGATCGTGAAGTCAAAGCAATCAAAGACGACATATTCAAGATGTGTTGGTATATGCGAGGAGGCCTGACCTATGAAGAAGCACTCAATCTCAGTTTTGGTGAGCGAGAATCTGTGGGTGCATTGATCAAAGAAAATCTCGAGACCACTAAAAAAACCGGAATGGCATTCTTCTAATGCAACTAGAGCAAGTAAAACAAGATATCGAACGATGGATAGAAACCTTTGTTGAAGTCCCTAATCCTGCGCTGGGCGGATGGCCACCTTGCCCTTATGCACGCCGAGCACGCTTGGATCGCAGTTACGAAATACGCATAGGTGTTGATGTTTACACCGATCTCATGGATCTAGCAACCACAGGATTGGGCAACAAAGAAGTCATCATCTATGCATATGATCCCGCGCAATGGCCCAGAGAACAATTTGCCCGCGATCTTCATTCTGTGAATGTTGGATTTCTCTTGCCTCAAGATATCATTGCGCTAGAAGATCATCCTGCAGATCTTGAATGGGTAAATGGTGTGTGCATGAACCAAGGAACCTATGCCCTGGCACTGTGCCAGAGTGTGAGTGATCTTGACAGCAAGGCCCGGTCCATGGCCACGAAAGGCTTCTACCACACTTGGCCAGAAGAATACCTAAAAGATCTGTTCCAACATAGAAAGGACCCAAGACAATGACCTATCAATTTGCCCGTATCAATCTAGCAAAAACCAATTATCAAGCATCAGCCCAGTGGGGATATCTCATACCTACCGAACAGCAAATGGTGGAACTTGACAATATCTATAGAACTTACTGTATCTATAAGCATTTCAGTAGTGTGATACCCATGTTTCGAAGCCGATATACCGATCCAATGACTGACGTCATTGGATATTTTGATCAAGAACGCATGGTAGCATTCAGTCTCATACGAAGGTATGACGACAAAAATGCTCTCTGTGATCAATTTGCATGGACATATCATGATCCGCAATCAAGATTGGGCATTGAAACCATGAAAACAGAATGTGCCATATACAAAGCAAGGGGCTTTGATTATCTCTATCTCGAGCAGGCACATCTTTACAAAAAAGAGATAGAAGGATTTGAAATACTAGGACCAATGACATGAGCGACTTATACACGATATGGGCAGACAAAGAAGGTGATATCTCAGACCTTGATTGGGTCACAGGAATGCGAAGTTTTTTTGAGCACCTGATGTCTGAGGGCAAGATGATGAGTTATAGGATAACCCGTTGCAAGATGGGATTCCGTTCAATCGCAGACATGCCCGAATGGATGATCATCATGGAGTTTAAAGACATGGCACAGATGGACTCAGCATTTCGTCGTGTGGCGCCATTGGAAGGCGAACTCGAAGAAAAACACAAAAGTTTCAATCAGTTTGTTTCGGGCAACATCCAGCACGCACTGTTCCGTGATTGGCCTGATCAGTTCTAACATCCAATTGAGACTTGCTACGCAAGTCTATTCATTCGCTGTCGCTCATGAATTGATTACATAATCGAGCGAAGCGAGATAACAGTTATCATCCAGATTGTTTGGTCACACTTTGCCCGCCCAGGGCAAAGAGGTGTCATCATCCGAGTCGACTCAGTCACACAGCGTTAGAGCATTACAGAGGCGGTTGTCCGATACCTCGAGCTCCGTCTTTATTACAACGGCGGCCAACACGACATACGCTATCATATCATGCTGACGTGTGCTATCACTAGCACGTCTTTTTCCCTTTATATTCTATTCAAACAATCAAACCGCAGGTGTTTGCGATCGTGGTCCTGTCAAGGATACTGATTGAGTGCTCACTAGCGCGGTGAGTCTTCCATCCCTGTGATCCTGGATCCAGGTCTAGGGCACACGACATTGGCCTGTGCTAGCCTTGACTGCTTAGTTTGCCTTTGATGTGACTGCCATGCACACGGACCTGTATGTGTCCGTTGTAATAGTCATCACTTTCTAATACACGTCGGGAGAATTGTTCGCGAGCCTCTATGTAACTGCATTCCGATTTGGATTGGCAGTAATACAGTATTTCACGTGAGAAGTTTTCGGTGCCTAGCAGTTCAACATCTCGAGATAACTCCGGAGAACTGCCATAATATGTCTGCCAATCTGAATCTATCGCGCCTCTGATTTTTTTGCGTTTCTTTTTGCCATTTTTGAGTTTGACTACTCGATATGTTGTTTTCTTGAACTTTGCTAATTTTTTGCCAATATACTGCCGGCCGGTAAGTTTATTGGTGATCAAATAAACAAACCCGACACACGTTTCGGGTAACTCTGTGATTTCTCGGGATTCGAAAAGCCATGACATGAGCACATAATTATCAATTATTTCTCAGATATAGAAATATCACGTTTTCCAATCAAAAGATCGTCGGTACAACCTGTGCATCGATTCCGTCGACAGATTCCGGGAGCATCAAACGGGCTCCATTCTTTGAAAAGATTGCCCAAGCGATCGTTTTGACAAACTGCGCTGTAGACGTTGAAATCCTTGTCTATATCCAATCGACGATAACCTGCATCGCAACTCCATCCTGACCAATGATCTAAATCGTTATTGTGCATCCAGTTGGCACTGACCTTGAACGATCTCCCATCTGACAGTTCTATTTCACAGTTATAGTATTGATGATTTTCAAATTCCAAGATTCAATTTTCCTTTGAATATGGGCACGGTGCGAGTCTGATAGGAATAATCTATCTTGTTCACAGTGTAGCTGATGTCGTGATGTTCTAGCAGATTGATATACAACGGAATACGATCTTGATTCCAGTATTCATCCATGATAGCGACCTGCAAGAATTTATCAGGTGAGATACTTTTCTTAAGTTGTATGATCATGTCAAAAAATTTCTCTTCATTGATGTGTTCCGAATGCACACTGAATGCGATGTTGTCTAACGCTTGGAACATTTTCTGATAATACTTGAGATTGGCGCTGCCATTGGTGGTAGCCAGCAATTTGAATATGTGCTGATCATATTCCTTCCGCAACCAAGTGACAAACGGTAGAAAGTGTTTGTTTGAAGTGAGTTCTCCACCGGTAAATGCGATCTTATAGGGTAGATTTTGTTTGCTGGTCTTTTCAAATATGTTTAACCAAGCCTGTTTCATAGTGTCAAGATCATGATGCTGGCTATGATCATCATGCCACATGGGAGAACAATACATGCAATCATAGTTGCAACGCACAGCCAATTGCCAATTGATGCTGAAGTATTGTTCGGTAGGTGTGACTCGTATGATCCGGGATGTCATGCTATGTCAATGTCGGTGTTGTATGACGTAAAGCCGTTTTCTTTGACCACACGCAGGATGTTTTCAACACGTCCAGCCAGTTCGTCTCTGTGCGATACTAACCATATTGACTTGTGCCGTTCACGACTCATCTTCTTCAGCAAGGCCAACGAATTTTCCACACCCTGTGTGTCCATGCCTGAATCTACCAGTTCGTCGATGAACAGCACGTTGATGGGATGATACAATGATTCCCATACATCACGGAAGGCCCATGACATTGACAAGATCAGTCTATTGCGCTCTCCGCGACTTAAATTGTCAAAGTCTAGATCTCGTCCCAATTCTTGTATTTCCACAGTGAGATCGTTTTGGAATATTACCGAATGTGGCAAGCCGATGCGATCAAGATAGTATGTCAACCGAGCATTCAAATAACTCAAATTCTGCTCAATAATCTTTTTGCGGATGAATGAGTCTTTGTTGGTCAAGAGTTTTAACAGGAAGTCTTGATGCTCTTGCAAGCGGGTGAGTTCGTTGAGAGTGTCATAGGTCACTGTTTGCAGGGCCTGTCCTGTCATCTCTTCGATCTGTTCACCGTAGGGATCTGTTTCTTGTGCCTTGATGTCCAGTTGTTGTTGTAGGTTGTCTACGTTGGCACGATGTTGTATGGCATCTTCTTCCGCATCATAGAACATCTTGGGAGGTTTTCCTAACTGGCCCAAGGAGGTGTGGGCAGCCTCCATTTCTGATAGCGTTTGTGTATGCTCCTGGCAAGACGTTCTTGCTGTTGCCAAATCCTCCTGCTTGCTTGCCAGTACCTGTTGGTGCTTTGAGTCGTGGAAGGCTTGACCGCATGTATGACAGGTATGCTGTTCAAGAGTCGCAATCTCTTTGCTAAGTTTGCCAATGTTTTTCGTCTCGCGATCAACATCAAGTTTCGTGCGGGATATTTGTCCAGCAAGATCGTTGATGTCTTTGCGCTTCTGATCCCAAATTTTGTAGTCCTTGTGCGCTTGGATCTCTGCGTCAATGTCGATCTTTCGCAGTTCTTCCAAGGCCTTTTGGATTTTATCTGTCTCTTCCTCATGTTTGGTCTTCCACATTGTTTGCCTACGCCGCAGATTTTCGATCTGTTCTTCTATACGCTTGTTGGCTTCTTGCACAGCTCGGATACGCATTTCTTCCTGAGCAATGGCATCTTTGGTTTCTCTATTGAGTTCTTTGATGCGCTCAGCACGCTCACTCAAAAGGGTGATACCCAACAGTTGTTCTATGATCACACGTTGATCATTGGCCTTCAAGCTCAAAAACGGTTCTGTGTATGTGTTCAGCGCCAGCACATGTCGGAACATGTCGTGAGTCATGCCCAGGGCAGACTCTATGGCATCTTGTGTTTCTCGACTGTCGCCTTGCGAGTTGTCATCTGCTGCCTGTTCTTCGTTGTTGACGTAGAATTTCAGTATGTTGGGTTTGCGACCACGCTCGATGCGGTAGTCGCGGCCATTGATGTTGAAATCTAAACTGACCAACATGTTCTTGCTGTTGGCTTTGTTGATGAGATTGTCGCGTCGGATATTGGTGAGAGCTTGACCATACAGCGCATAACTCAGTGCATTGATTATAGTGGTCTTACCTGTGCCGTTACGGCTGCCATCGCCGCCTAAATCTAAGTTTTCACCTAGAACTAATGTAAGGTCTTGACGATCAAAGTTGATGGCTTGTGTGGCATTGCCCACACTCATAAAGTTTTTAACGGTTAGGTCTTTGATTTGTATCATTTTTATATTTTACATATATCTCATGGCTTTTGCAATCTCAGAGTGACTTGCTGAAAAACTTTCACTTCGAACCTGATCAAAATATTGCATTTTAGATTGAAACTTCTTGCCATCACTGTCAGGCAAATTTTGTATTATCTTAATAACATTTTGGATTTCATTCCAGGGGTGATCTTGAAACTTGTCAATAATAATTTTTTTGGCTTCTTTTGTAAGATCCTGTAGCTCCATTCCTTCACCTTGCACATGGTTAACAAATATAGGAAAACCATGTTTGCAAGCCCAGTCGTAGACTTGGTCTATGTAGTAAACGCTCATGACACTGATAGTGGGCATGATACTAATAGACAGGTTGGGTAACTGTAAATCTTTGAGCCTTAGTATGTTGTCCTCAACTTCAGACCACTGACCGCCTCTTTGTAGTTCAAAATGTGAACCAACAGCATCAATACTAAAATGTATGTCTACCAGTTTAAAACTAGGCCAAACAGGTAGCAAATGATTGGGCCAAATGGATCCGTTGCTGTTGTAGTGTAATCTAATGTCCTTGGCGTAGTCTTTTTCAACTGCCATCTCCAACACCGATTTAAAACGTTTAATCAAAAACGGCTCGCCGCCAAACATGTCAATATTTTTTATGTCAGGCAAGTACGTTAGAACTTGATCAATAAAATCTTGACTCTCCCCCCAAGCATCTTGTACAACTAACTTAGATCCGCGGAACTTTTGATCTTCAAGGGCAAACAACGAGCTGTTTCCACCGTTACATATCCTGCATTTGAAATTACAGGTGTTATTAAACTTCAAATCTAATGTAGCTACTCTTGGTTGATCAAGATATTTGGTTAAAAATTCTCTCTTTAAATGCTTGACATTGTGCAGTCTAATAGAAGTTAGATTTTTTTCTTCCACTTTCCAGCAGTTGTCGCACTCTTTTGGTTTTTCTCCAGCCAATAAACTAGCCCTTAACTTTTGTAGTTTTTCGTCATGGAACGCTTGATCTAGTTTGATACGGTTGACGTTACCAAGATCAAGATTGTTCATGCAACAAGGAGTAATAGTTCCGTTTTGTGTTATCTGTAAGTTGTGCCAGGGTATAGAACAAATAGTATCGGGTAAATTAAAGTTGTTTTCAATCTTGTGTGTTTGTTTGTCTAACTCAACTGGGTGGAACCAAATTGGAACAGAGTCAAGTGAAAACTTTTTACAACACGACAACACGTCGTGCTCAATTTCTTTTGGCCCACATATCATTATGAACCAGTTGCTGATATCTATAAAATTGATAGTTTCGTAAAAGAACTGTAGAAAACTCTCAGGAATAAAATGTGAAGTGTAAAAAACCAACCGATCGTTTGTCTCGTAACTAGTTTGGTAAACACTGTCTAGTAGCTTAAACAACTCCGTGGGGCCGGTTGACAGCTTGCCAAGATCGTGAATTACTTTGACGTTGTGGGTTGACTTTAGTTGGTGTTCTAACTCTAGGGTGGAAATAATCATAGCGCCTGATATATTTGGAGTAATAGTTTAGGATCGTAGAACTCTGATTCTATCTTGGTGATCTGATCTGTGACGATCTGATCCACTGATTCAAATTTCACATCTCCGGGAGCCATGTCTTCTTCCAAGGCAGATCGCTTGTTGGGTATCAGGGCCATTTCTCGCAGGCCATGCTTGACGATAAATGTGTCTTTGATGAAAGTGGCTTCTTCATAGGATATTTCGATGTCTAGTTGCACACGCACATGCATGTTGGGCTTCAAGATTTGTTCAGCGTTGTCAATGACATGGCTGAGATCCCAGACATTGTATAAGGGCTGTTCGGGCCATGCATGATATTCGGGTTGCTTGCCCCACTCCAATATCATGCAGCCACGATTGGCATCACCAGCATCGGCAAAGTTGTGCGGAAACGCATTGCCAATGTAGTTGATGTTGTTTTTGTGTTGTCGAAGATGAAAGTGACCAGAAAACACTTGATCGATATGTCCAAAATGATCTACCTGTATGGTTCCATGATCGGGCATTTCTACCATGGCATTCATTTTGAAGTGTGGCAGTTCAAAATGACCAAACATGTATTTGGCATTCAATTTTTCGATGCGTCGGTGTTCGTCTCCGACCAACCAAGGAGCAATGACAACATCACCTTCTTGGAACCAATCGTTGCAGATATGTATGTTGGGCAAGTGCCGGGCCCAGGCCGCACCGTGGATATCCCGTTTGTCGCGATAATACAGATCGTGATTGCCCGGAATAAAAAAGAACTGAGAGAATGCTTTGCTTAGTTTTTCCAATGCTTGTAGACTGAAGTTCAGTGTTTGTAAGTTGATAGCCGCACGATGGTGATGCCAGTCACCCAAGAACATGCCGGTTTCGCAACCGTGTTCCTTGCCCTGGGCGATGATCCAATCTACAAACTGCTCGCAATCTTGATTGTGCAACAGGCTATTCGATTTCAGTCCAAAATGGATGTCAGTGAAGACTATGGCTTTTTTAAATAGATTGGTCATGTTATTGTAGATATCTTTCGATCATATCAATGGTATCCGGCCATAAAACGTTGAACTTTAGATCTGACCAGGAGTCATACCACTGAACTTTTTCATAGAAATTCTTTTTGTTGACAGTGTTTTTGCTGTGAGATTCGATCAGCCCTTGGCGAATCGACTGTAACCCAGAGATAGGATATAGATCAGCATCTATGCCATGGGTCTGTGCGTGCCAGGTTGATATGCGATCCAGAACGTTCACCAGTTGTTGTTTGATAGGAGTTGGCATGTTGAACGCACTGATTTCAGGATGTCCGGCGATCGGCATCAACGTTATTTTTTTCACACCGTGTTCATGATAGTATCGCACGATATCGTAAAGATCCAACGCATTGAACATGCTGTAAACCATGTTGAAACTCACGCTGTCGGGCCAATACTGTAACACCAACTTTAAGTTGGCAAGAAATCTATCCCATTGTATGCCGTTGCGCACATACTCCAATTGCTGTCCAATATTCTCGATGCTGATGTTCCATATGACATTGTTTCGAGGTCGCCGTAGCAGATCTTCAAAACATGGCAGCGTGGCTAGGTCGTAGGCAAAATTGGTTATGATGCTGATCCTACAATCTTGTGGTAATTGTTTTAGCAACTCATAATTTTGTTTCATCAACATGGGCTCACCGCCCACTAACATTAATTCCTTGAGTTCGTGTGATTTTTCAAGCACCCATTGTAACAAATCATCCTGATAGCTTTTACGAGGAGAGGTTGTGGATACTCCCATTCGATCTTCCCAAACACTGCTGAATGTAGGCGAACAATACTGACACGCAAGGTTACATTTGTTGTTCCATCTCACATCAACGAATCTCAGTTTGTGGGTAAAATCATCCAACGGATAGTGAGTTTGGTAATGCTGTCGCAATGAAGCCGTGTTGTGTTGTTTGTCGTGCATGATGCATTCGGCACAGTTGCTATGCTCACGACCGTCCAACAGATAGGATTTTATTTCTTCCAAAGCGTCAGAGTGGTGCAATATCTCTCTAATAGATTTGGAATTGAGATTGCCCAGAGATGTTTTGCCTGAACAACAGGTTTTGACGTCTCCATTTTCTCTCACGGTCACTCCTCTCCAGGGAGCCGAACAATAAATTCCACTATCCATAGAGTAGCAGTATACTATTCTTCTGAAGGAGATGCGACCGCTTCGGCTGCTTTGTTATGGCTTTCCGAATACTGTCTAGTCCACGAAGGATTGAGTCCGTTCATTTCCAAGATATCATCGCGTATGTTCTGCATCTTCTTTTCTATGTTCAACACACGAGTGAAGCTATTAGTGATAGCGGCAGTATAATACGCAAAAGGGTTCTGCGATTTTGATTCATCGAACTGCAATCCGATCTGGCTGAGCTGTAGCAGGGCCTGACCCCGCATTTCTTCGTTGTAGGTGTATCCACGCCAATTGCTCCTTGTAGCGTATCTTTCGCACAGTTTGATAAACATGTGCGCCAATTTTGGGGTCATTTTGCCATGTTCCCTGCAGAACTCGCCCCCGTCTAGACTACCCCGCCAGTGTGATTTACCCACCACAAACGGCTGTTTTTCTTCGTCCAAACGATAGTGCCAAAACGGCGGAAAATTCAATCTGACATGTGCAGTATCCAGCACAGGCACATCTACGATGTCCTCGAGCCCGTCGCTTTCCTGGGTGTCATCCAGTTCCAGCAGTTCCTCCATCTTGGCTTTTTTGGCCTGGGCTTTGGTTTGCTTTTTGGGTGCCATGGGTATGTGTTCCCAGGTAGTGATACGGAACACAAGATCGGTGTGCGGAATCTTCTTTTCGTTGACTGCTTCGCCGGTTTCTTTTTTGATCCTATCAGCCCTGTTGCGCCGGGCTTCGGCTATGGTTCGCTGATTGATCTTGGACAGCGAAGGCAAGATGATGTCATACTGATGATCCATTTGTGGGTTCACATAGGTGCAGTATGAATTCTTGCTGTGGTGTATTTCTTTCAATATATCTTTGTTGTTGAGATAATTGGTCTTGGCTGGAGTCTTGATAGACATCGTTGATGATTCTCCTATATTGTAGTTATTATACAACATTTGGCATCTTTGTCAAATCATTTCAATCATTATGTTAGCCGTTTTGACATCCGGTAAATACATCAAGGAATCCACGATGTCTACACAGGCCCAAACAAATCAAGCGGATCTCGCACTACAGCGAGCAAACCAAGAAAGGCTAGATGCGCTAGGTGCGCTGAATCGAGCACAGCGTATCCTGGCACGAGCACAAGAAGCAGGATCAGACGTTGATCCCGGTCTGCTGGCACAAGCACAAGACGGAGTCACCCAGGCCGCGGCGCGACTGGAACAGGCCGTCAATGCCTCGCAAGCGGCCCTACAGAACTATACCACGGTGTTCAACCAGCCCGACACCGATGCCGCACAGAACCCACAGGTCAACAACAACCCACCTGCGCTACCACCACCTCCGCCGCTGACCTCCGCGGCACCACCACAAGGCAATCCCCCCGATCCCACCGTTGAACCAGCAGTTACCAGTCCAGTGACAATATCCAACATCACTGCTTCTCCTCTGCCCGTGGATCAAGGTCCGCAGAGAGATCCCAACGCTGAGCCATTGGCCACAATCTCCAGACCTGGACAATTTGTTTTTGATGCCAATGGCGAACTGTTACCAGCCGACAGCGTGGTAGCACAACAGATCGAGTTTGAACGACGCGAAGCCGATGCGGAATTCAACAGAGTGATCAATGTCCAGCCAGGTCCGTTGGGCGGCAGATTTACCGCGGTATATGATCCCGAAACTGGCAAGTTCAACGTAGAAAATCTTGACACTGGTGAAACAGTGCAATCAGGACTCACTGACGCCCAAGCCACTAGATTGGCCGGCGAATTGTCCGAAGGCGATCCTGCATATTTTTCCCAGCGAGATGAAGATGATCCAAACGATAGCGATCTTGTTCGAGTAGCTACCGATGATGATGTGGCCCTGGCCTCGCAAGCGCAAGCACTGTTGTCACAGGCCCGCCAGCAAGCCGAAGTGTCGGAAATACGCAAGGCCAATGGCAAAGCAGTGGGCGATGGCGACTGGCGTGTGCGCTTGCGCCTGGCACCTTACGCTACCTATCTCTACAAGAATCCCGAAGGCGCAGGTATCATGGAACCCCTGCGCAACACCGATGGCGTGGTATTTCCTTATACACCGCGCATCGACATGAGTTATAACGCAGATTACAATCCCACAGATTTGGTGCATTCCAACTATCGTGGCTATTTCTACAAAGGCAGCCGGGTAGGCGAAGTGACGATCACGGCAGATTTCACAGCACAGGATTCGGCCGAGGCCGATTACCTATTGGCCACCATACACTTTTTCAGATCATGCACCAAGATGTTCTACGGTCAAGACGACGATCGCGGAGCCCCACCGCCCTTGGTATTCCTCACAGGGTTGGGCGAATTCCAATTCAATGAACATCCCTGCGTGATCAGCCAGTTCAACTACAACTTGCCCAATGATGTGGACTACATCCGGTCTCGAGGACGCCAGTCAACATCGGCCGGTGTCACACAAGGCGGCAATGGTCTGCTGTGGCGCAGACAACAGACTGGCGGACCAACCAACAGTTACAGCCTATCAAACATCTGGTCCAGATTGACTGGAGCCAACTTGCCCAAGGGAGCTATAAATTATCCCCCGGCGCCGCCCAATCTTGGATTGAATTCTCCCACCTATGTGCCCACCAAGATGCAGGCCATACTGACACTGTTGCCCATGCCCACACGCAGTCAAGTCACGCAACAGTTCAGCCTTGATCGTTATGCCAATGGTAACTTGCTCAAAGGAGGATTCTGGTAATGGCCATATATGCAAGCACTAGTGCTTATTTTACCACGCCCAAAAATGGTGTGTATCTTGACTTCATGACCAATCGGCCCATCCCCAAACAGGCCGACGACATCCTGTTCCGCATCAATGCCACTTACAATCTGCGCCCGGATCTCTTGGCCTATGACCTTTATCAAGATGCTGGTCTGTGGTGGGTGTTTGCCCAGCGCAATCCCAACACTCTGCCTGATCCGCTGTATGATTTCCGTGATGGTGTGCAGATCTACTTGCCCAAGATAACCACCCTCAAAGCCGCCCTGGGATTCTAATCGATGGCAGCCACTTTTATCCTGAGCCAGTCCGCGGCCATTGTCGATCTAGATCAAGCCGATCGGCAATTGGGCACAGCAGTGAGGCTCACTGGCGATCTTGGAGCTGCTGTGGCCACGCGATCCGTCACCCGTGCAGAGAATCTGTTTGGGCAGGTCAATACCTATCTGGGGCTGGCCGAATCCAGCAACAGTCGAGCATTCGCCCAAATACAAGACATGGGCCGCCAGAGCACCAATGAACTAGAGCGTCAAAATACCCGGAGCCTCAGTGCCCGTTATGACGCTGTTCAGGCCGGCATTGACGGAACCCGTAGAGAAGCCAGTGCATTGATCAATCGTCTCAATACAGTGCGCTACGATGAAGCCAACAATCGTCCACAGGCATCAGCTGACAGCGCCGGCGACGAAGTGGTCAACGCACAGCGAGGCAATCAAGAAGATGCCAACGTATCGTCCCCGCCACTGCCGCTCCAAACCTTTGACGATGACGGCAATCTAGTAGATGCCAATCCTGGCTACAGTCGGGAATCCAATGCCGACCAACCGCAACTGCTGAACAATGCGGATCTTGGGCTAGACCAAGGTTCTACCACGGTAGGCGGTGCTAGACCAGTGGTCACTGTGAATCAAACTCAATCTGGTCCTGCCGATGGAGGTGACGATCAACGCGACACTACCACGGTCAATGTGGGCGGCACGGCATCTACCGACGGAAGGCCCGCTATCGCGCCGGAATTCCTGTCGCCCATTGACGCACGCCCCAATCCACTGGCCAAGCTGGCATCCATGACTTATACAGTGAGCTGGTATATAATGACACCTCGTGAGTATGTGAACATGCTGAACAGCCAACGCAAGTCCATAACCACAGAATCTCTGATCGTGCAGAGCGGTGGCATTGACGGAACTCCCATCCAGGGAGTAGGACGTCGTAATCCTTTTTTCAAATATGATTACTATTTTGATGATCTCACTATAATGAGCCAGATCGGCACGCAGAGCGGCGCCAGGGCACACAACGCAGTAGAGATGGAGTTCAAGATCATTGAACCCAATGGTATCACCTTCCTGCCCACGCTGAGGGATGCCGTGAGAGCACATCTCAAGAACAGTGATCCCACAGTGAGTTACACTACGTGCAACTACCTCATGGTCATTAGATTCTATGGCTATGACGCCAACGGACAGCTGATCAACGGCAGCCAATTAGGACAGACCGAAATTGGCAGCGATCGAGACAGCATCGTGGAAAAATGGATACCTTTCACCATATCTGAACTCACTTACAAGATAGCCAGTCGCAACGTGGAATATCTCGTGAAGGCTTCTATACCTCAGACCACAGTGGGATTCAGCCAGTCCTATGGAACCATACCCTTTGACTTTGAACTCAAGGCTCCAGACATAGCAACCTTGCTCAATGGCAGACCTCTGCTGGCACCGGTCACTGCCACACAGCGGCAATTGAATCAAGATGAGATTAGAGATCTTGAATCATCCAGCCAAGCACCAGCCAAGGCCAGTGAACTTTCTGCCCGCAAGACTTACACACAGGGTCTTTGTGAGGCGCTGAATCAGCACCAACTGGAATTACAAAAATCTGGCGCACAAGAAACTGCGGACATCTATGAGATCAGGATTGAAAATGTGGCTGGCCTGGCCGATGCAAAAATAGCACGCCCGGCCAAACAAGACAAGAGCCGCACAGCGTTTGTGCCTGGACAGAACGCCCGAGATGACCTTTTGATGCGGACCAGCAGCTATAACAAAGACAACAAGAATTTTTCTGTCACCCGAGGAACGCAGATCGTGCAGTTGATCGATCTGATCATGCGCAACAGCAGTTACATCGTCAGCCAACAGAATCTCATCCAGGACGAAAAAACACGGCAATGGAAAGTGCAGACTCCTGTGAAAACAGTGCAGTGGTATAAGATCCGTTGCCGCATAGAACCTCAAGATCAGTATGACAAAAAACGCCGGCAGTATGCCAACAAGATCATATATCTCATCAGCCGATATCAGATCAACGATCCTCGCATCGCTGAGTTCCCCACAGCAGGCTATCGCGGCGCACACAAGATCTACAACTATTGGTTCACGGGACTCAACAGCGAAGTGATGGATTTTGAAATCAATGTCAATGCCAACTATGTGACCATATTTGGCAACAACCAGAACAGAGTGGCACAACCCTTGGTGGGTGGCAGCGGTAGGCTCTACGAAAAAGTGGTGTATCAGAACAAGCCCAACATGGAAGGCACTGGCGGCCCCGGCGATACCAATTCAATCGCGGCCAATCTGGCCGATCGACTGTATCAAGATACGGACATTGCCAATTCTCAAGTGGTGATCATTGGAGATCCAGATTGGTTGGTGCAGAGCGATGTGTTTTACACGGGATCATTTAGTCTAGCCCAAAGCATGCCCGACGGCAGTGTCAACGCCGATGCATCAGAAATCCTGTATGAACTGCGATTCAATCCTGTGGCAGACTACAATATCTCAACAGGCTTGGCCCAGGTCAATGCCAACAACACTGCCTATAGCCAGAGCACCGGAGAGCGCAACTTGCCCAGTGAAAGTTCTGTGTTCTCTGCACACACTATCTGGAGCATGTTCAAAGGTGGTAAATTCACACAGCGATTGGCAGGAAATATCAAGAACTTTGATCTCAGCAAGGGTGTTAAACCTCTGCTGGGACAGGCACAGCCCACCCAAGGCAGCCGATTCAGCCAGGCTGATGTGCGTCGCGTGGACAACGAGATTGCCGCTCGAGATGCCAGCCAGTCTACCAACACTGTGCCTGCACCCAGTTTGTTGGAGTTAGAGTTTGGTGCATCCAGTGATCCTGATGCAGTAAGTAATGCGACGGGCAGTCGAGTCAGCGAAGTACCACCCAAACCAGGGTCCAGAGTGGTCAGCGATGATGCCCCGCAGATATCAGATATCATAGCACCATAAAGGAAAACAATGGCAGAAAACGTCCAACGCACCTCGGGCATACCCGGTGCCTACAAACTAGACAGAGGCAACGCTCCCACTCAGGTGGGCATCTACATAGGCGAAGTGAGATCCGTGGTAGATTCTCAGGTTCGTGGCGGTCGAGTGCAGGTCTGGATTGAAGACTTTGCCGGCCCAGACAAAAACAATCCCGACCTTTGGCGCACAGTGAGCCCTGTGAGTCCTTTTTATGGAACCACAAATCCTACCACCGAACAAGACACTGGTGAAGGCAGCTACATAGGTAACCGCCAAAGTTACGGCATGTGGTTCACTCCGCCGGATATCGGCACACAAGTAGTTTGCGTGTTTGCTTCGGGGGATGCCAACAGCGGCTATTATCTCGGTTGCATCGTGCAACCCGGACTCAATCACATGTTGCCGGCTATCGGTGCCAGTAGGAAATTCAAACTAGACAACAACAATCAAAGTTCTTATTTCCAAAACAGTCCTCAACTGCCAGTGGTAGAATTCAATGACGACAATCAAACACTGAGCGAAAATCCCAGATTCTTTGATCAGACCAAACCGGTACACGGCGTGGTCGCTGCCACGCTGTTACAGCAGGGCTTGATCAATGATCCCTTGCGCGGTCCCATTGGATCCAATGCCCAACGAGAGAGTCCCAGTTCGGTTTACGGCATATCCACACCAGGAAGACCGATCTATGCTGGTGGACTGAGCGAACAAAACATACGCCAACAGTTGGAGCAAGGTCTATTGTTACCGCAAGATGTGCAAGTGATTGGCCGACGTGGTGGCCATAGCCTCGTGATGGACGACGGCGATCTCACTGGACAGGATGCCCTAGTGCGCATACGCACTGCCAAAGGTCATCAGATAACCATGTCAGACACCGGCGATTGTTTCTTTATCACCCATGCCAATGGTCAGTCATGGTTGGAGTTTGGCAGCCAGGGCACAGTGGACATCTATTCTACCAACAGTATCAACTTGCGCAGCCAAGGTGACATCAACTTGCACGCTGATCGCAACATCAACATGAATGCCCGGAACTCCATCAACATCCGCGGCGAACGATCAGTCACAGCAGAAAGTGAAAATCTCATCCAGCTCAACAGCAAAAAAGCCATGTTGCAATACGCAGACAGTTTCATTGGTATCAAGAGCGATGGAACCTTGAGCATGAAATCAACAAAAGCCGGAACCTGGGACGCAGGATCAAACATGGTGCTGTCCGCAGGTTGTATCAGCCTCAATGGCGGCTCTGCTCCTGATGTGCCCAAACCCAATAACCTTTCCATACAGAATCTTCCTGACGTGAAGTTTGAACAGAACCAAGGATGGATAGTAGAAGGTGGTGCGATCAAGACAGCAGTGACTCGTGCGCCCACGCACATGCCTTATCCTTTTGCCAATCGTGGTATCCAGGCCCAGACCAGTATTGATACCTTCGCTGATGCAGAATCATTGTTGCCCACTGAAATTGAAACTCGCTATGTAGAAATACAAAACACTGAATTTGACGCCATCAATGAAACTGATTATGAAGAACAAACTCCGGCCACTGTGAGCGTGGGATCCATAGAACCCGAGCAAGTGACAGGCATGCTGGCACAGGCCAGCAAAGATGTGCCTCAAGACGCCATAGAAATCAGCAACGAGTATGGTGTGGGCAAGTATGGACTCAGTCCTCAACAGTTGGAGGCTGCTGGATATCTCAAGCCCGGAACCTATGAATTTTATCTGGCCGACAGTGAAACCGATGTCACTGATATCCTGAACAATCCCACGGTATGGACTGGATATGCCGGCGTCAACAATGCAGCCGATCTCTTGAACGATCCCAAACTGCAAGATGACATACAGGCCGATTTGCTACAGAAATCGCTGGTGGATCTCAGAGGTCAAGGTGTTGTTACGGGCACAGAAAATCCCAGCAAACTAGCAGGATTGGTGAATGCCGGCGCCAAATATGGTGCTGATACAGTGAAAAGTTGGATCAACGGCACTGTGGGCGACGCCACATTGTTGGATAACGTCAACAAACTGGTGCGCGGCGGGCAATATGCTGTGGACTTGGTGAACCAAAAGATCAGCCTGGCAGTGCAGGGATTTTCCACAACTTCCCCGTCGGCCACTGGCACTACTATTCGCTCAGCAGTTGATCAAGCCGTGGGACAAGTGATAGGAAATCCCAAAGTGCCCATACCTGTTTTCACTAGCACGTTTAATCTATATTCCAATGTGTCTGATTCAGATCTCACCTATTCGGGTGATGATGAGATAGTGCGAGCCCGCATCAACGAAGAACGTGCTCGTCGTGGATTGCCACCCATTAACACGGCTTAAATACTGTCATGCCTACATTCATCGGATTCAACACCATCAATCAATACAAAAAGTTCACCTTGGTCGACTTTGAACTGATCAAGCGCGATCTTTTAAACTACCTTAACATACGTCAGGGTGAAAAAGTGGGGCGTCCTGACGTAGGAACCACTATGTGGAACTTGGTATTTGAGCCCCAGACTGAATCTACCGCAGAGTTAGTGCTCCAAGAACTGCAAAGGATTGTGGGACAAGATCCTCGCATCTATCTCACCACAGCCGATGCCTATCCACAGGTCAATGGTATCTTGGTCGAACTGGAAATCCAGACTGTGCAAGGGCAAAACGCCCAGCGATTAGCTGTGTTTTTTGACCAGCAAACACGCACTGCCTCCTACGTCTAAAACTACCCAGTTTTTCTAAACCATAAATACTCAAACGGAAGGTATTATGGCCAAGACCACTAGACAAACAGCGATATTTGGTGTAGAAGATTGGAAACGCATCTACACAACCTATCGTGAAGCTGATTTCCAAAGTTACGATTTTGAGACCCTGCGCAAGAGTTTCATAGACTACATCCGTATCTATTACCCGGAAAATTTCAACGACTATATTGAAAGTTCGGAATTCGTGGCTCTCTTGGATGTCATGGCTTTCATGGGTCAGGCTCTGGCTTTCCGTAATGATTTAAACATCCGTGAAAACTTCATAGACACAGCAGAGCGCAGAGATTCAGTGGTGAAGTTGGCCGAGTTGGTCAGTTACACACCCAAGCGCAATGAAGAAGCGCAAGGCTATCTCAAAGTGTTCAACGTATCAACCACAGAGAATGTCATAGATTACAATGGTGTGAATCTGTCTGGGGTCACTGTCAACTGGAACGATCCTACCAACGTGTCTTGGCAGGAACAGTTCACAGTCATCGTCAATGCGGCCTTGGTTGACAGCCAGCGTTTCGGCAAACCTGGGGCTACCAAAAACATCTTGGGCGTGGAAACATCGGAATACAGTCTCAATCTTGTGCCCGGCTATTTGCCCGTGGTCCCTTTCACTTCCACAGTAGACGGCACATCAATGACATTTGAAGCAGTGAGTTCTACCTTCCAGGACCGAGACTATGTGTATGAACCCGCACCGAGACCGTCGGGCATATTCAACGTGCTGTTCCGCAACGATCGCTTGGGCTTTGCCAGCCCTAACACAGGATTTTTCTTTTATTTCAAACAAGGCAGTTTGCAGAATCAAGACTTCAATCTTGGCGAACGTATTTCCAATCGTGTGGTCAGTGTCAACATCGAAGGTATCAACAACGAAGATGTGTGGCTCTATCAACTGGATGACGTGGGACAGATCTCACAGGAATGGACCAAAGTAGAAAGTATCTATGCAGCCGCTGTGGAACAACTGGGACCAAATGTGCGCAAGTTTTTCTCAGTGTCAAGCCGCACCAACGATCAGATCGATCTAAACTTTGGCGACGGAGTATTTTCTGAGATTCCAGTGGGCACCTTCCGCTCATATGTTCGTGCTTCCAATGGTCTGCAATACATCATCAACCCTGAAGAAATGCAGGCTGTGCAGATCTCCATCGGCTACACCAGCCGCAGTGGTAGATTGGAAACTATCACGTTCACTTGCGGACTCAGCCAACCAGTCAGCAACGCTGCCACACGCGAACCCATTGGCGCTATCAAAGAACGTGCACCAGCACGTTACTACACACAGAACAGGATGGTCAACGGCGAAGACTACAGTAACTTACCGTTCACGCTGTTTGGAACCATCATCAAATCTAAGGCAGTGAATCGCAGTTCCATTGGTACCAGCAGATATTTGGATCTCACGGACATCACCGGCAAATACTCTTCGACCAATGTGTTTGGCAGCGACGGTCTGATCTATGAAAATTCTGCCAGCCCCAGTTTCACTTTTACATTCATTGACAAAAACGACATTGCCAATGTTATAATCAACGAAGTAGAACCTGTGCTGGCCAGCCGAGGCATGCTGGAATTTTATTACAATTATTTCCCTCGCCCCAGTCTCATTCCTATTGGTCTTAAGTGGCAACAAAGCACCACCCAGGCCAACGAAACAACAGGTTATTTCGAATTCATCGGCAGCGGTGCACCTGCACCCATTGGTTCAAACACCAGCGACAATAAGAAATACATCGATCGCGGTGCACTGGTCAAATTCGTGCCACCAGCGGGATACTATTTTGATCCTAACAATCGACTCAAATTAGGACTGCCATCTCAACCCAATGACAAGGTGGTTCTTTGGGCCACCGTGAGTGCAGTATTGTTGGACGGCACAAACTTTGGCACAGGCAATTTGCCATCCGGTGAAGGACCGGTGGTGCTGAACGATTTTATACCCACAGGTGCTATTGCTACGCAGGTCATCGCCACGTTTATCACAGACTTGCCTACCAGCATAGAGCAGTCTATGACTGAGCAGATAGAATTGTATCGCAACTTTGGTCTAGGATTTGATAATCTCACCCAAGAATGGTATGTAATCACTGCCAACAACCTCAACCCTGCAACCACTTTCAGCCTGACCTATGCACAAGATCAGAGCGGTCAGAATCTTGATAATTCTTGGTTGGTAGCATTTGAAACCGACGGCGTCACATACACAGTGACCAGCCGCAGCCTGCAACGATTCTGGGGCAGTATCCTTCAGACACGATTCTTCTACGACGGCACACAGCAAGTATATGATCCACGCACTGGCACAGTGATCAATGACTTCATCAATTCTCTCAAGACCAATAACTTGCCAGACGTGAGTCTGCCGCAGAATTCTGACATTGTCATGGACATCATTGGACAGCCCGTGCAGGCCGATGGTTTTGTCAACGATTTTGAAGTGCGCATCAGTTTCCGAGACAGCGACAACGACGGCGTGGCCGACGATCCTGACTACTTCCAGACACTGGTCGCACCAGATGTGAACCCCACACAGAAATATGTGTTCTTCCAGCGCACTGTGGACTTTGACAATCTTGAGAGATTTTTACCGTTGGCAGCTGGAGCAGTGGTCAGCGAGTATGGCACCTTGGATCAGATTGAGTTGGCCAAAGCCGAATATGGTGACGGACAATTCTTCTACGCTTACACTGCGGGCTTGTTCTACGAATTAAACGTGGCCTTCAACGGCGTGCGCACTCTGACCCAAATTGATTCATTGATAGCCAGGGTCGGCCGCCAGGGGTTGTATTTCCAATACAGACACAATGCACCATTGAGCCGTCGCATCGACCCTGGATCAAGCAACATCATCGACATCTATGTGGTAACCACGGCCTACTACAATGCCTATCAAAATTATATCAAAGACTCCACTGGAACTATACCCGAGCCCAGCCCTCCTACCATCGACGAACTGTCCACAGCATACAACAGTTTGCAAAGATACAAAATGATTTCTGACAACGTGATCCTTAACTCTGTGGTATTCAAACCTTTGTTTGGTCTAAAGAGTGACCCTGAACTGCGAGCCACGCTGAAAGTGATCCGCGCCAACAACTCAGTGGTGTCGGTGAGTGAGATAAAGAGTCGTGTGGTGGCCGCTCTCAATGAATACTTTACCATAGACAAATGGGATTTTGGCTTGACCTTTTTCTTCTCAGAGTTGGCAGCCTATCTACACAAAGAACTAGGAGATATCATTTCTACCGTGGTGTTGGTGCCACAAGATCCTCTCAAGAGTTTTGGCGATCTATTTGAAATACGCTGTGCAGCCAATGAGATATTTGTGAATGCTGCCACGGTCAATGACATTGAGGTCATTGATGCGTTGACATCCAGCGAATTGAGAACTGCTCCTAACAGTGGCGTGGTATAAACATGGCGACTACTAGAATACGCACAGTAGATTTCCTGCCTGAGATATTCAGGACCAATACCAATCGGCAGTTCTTGCATGCCACATTGGATCAATTGGTGCAGGATCCCAAACTCAAGCCCACCCAGGGTTATATTGGTCGTCGTCTTGGTCCGGGAGTAAATCCTGAAGACAATTATGTGTTAGAGCCTACTCGCACTAGAACAGATTATCAACTTGAGCCGGGCACTGTGTTCCTTGAACCTAACACCAATACCGTTACCGGTGCATTGACATACCCAGGACTGATCGATTCTATTGCTGTCAAGGGTGGCAACACCACACGCCAGGATCGGCTGTTTACCAGCCAATACTATAGCTGGGATCCTTTCGTAGACTTTGACAAATTTGTAAACTTCAGCCAGTATTATTGGCTGCCCGAAGGCCCAGATTCAGTTGATATCTTTGCCACTCCCGTACCACTCACCGACGACTTCCAGGTCAAGCGCGGCACATCCGCTTACACCTTCAGCGGTGTAGCAGGACAGAATCCCACAATCATTCTGGTGCGCCAAGGTTCTTATACCTTCGATGTGCAACAGACCGGCCATCGATTCTGGATACAGAGTGTGCCAGGCACATCGGGTGTGTTGCCACAGACTCCCAACCAAAGCAGTCGCGAGGTATTGGGAGTAGAGAACAATGGTGATGACAATGGAACTATCACGTTCAACGTGCCTGCCAAATCAGCACAGAATTTCTACTATCAACTGGCCGATGCGGGATCAGTAGATTTCGCCACATCCATACAGTTTGACGACATCAACAATGTCTACTTCAGCGAATTCGTAGAGAAGTATGGCGGAATTGATGGTATCACTGACATCAACAATCGCACCATCATTTTCTTGACCAACGGTGGATGGTTCTTCACTGGCTTGTATGACAGTGCAGGTCAACCCTATGATTCCACACCTTTTGATGAAACAGTAGAGATAGGTTTAGACAGCCAACGTTACAGCGTATGGCGCATCAATTTGATCTACGATGATGCACTAAATCCCTATATCAAACTCACTGTGGATAGGCCGGTAAATCCTCTCAGTAAACTGCTGGTATTGTATGGTGCTGAATATTCCAACATCAGTTTTTATAAAAACTCTGGAGGCACTGCATTTGAACGCATTCCGCTTATCACTGCGGATCTTGATTTCCTCTACTATCAAGACGCCGACAATCCAGAATTGTTTGGCGTGATCAAACTGGTTGACAGTTCTGGAGATCAGACCATAGATATCGCTGACATCATTGGCAAGAAAAATTATACCAGTCCCAATGGTGTGGTGTTGTCTAACGGATTAAAAATACAGTTCCAAGGGACCACTAATCCGGCCTCATACGCCGGCAAAGAATACTACGTTGAAGGTGTGGGCACAGCCATCGATCTGTTGCCGGTAACAAAATTCGTCACTCCAGAAACCTATACCAGATCCAGCACTGTGCCCTATGATTCGGTGCCCTACGATTCTACTCCATTTGATGAGAGTCTCAACGCACCAGTGGATCAAGATTACATCACCATCAATCGCGCCAGTTTTGATTACAATGCATGGAGCCGTTCAAATCGTTGGTTCCACGTGGACATCATCAACGCCACGGCTGAATACAACAATCAAGTGGCCGTGGTCGACAACATACAACGTGCCAAGCGACCTATCATTGAATTCCGAGCAGACATAAAACTGTTTGAAATGGGCACTCAAGCAGTGGATCCTATCAACATCATAGATTTCCGCGAAACAGATGCCATGAGCAACATCAACGGCTCAGTGGGCTACAGTGTGGATGGCTACGCATTCCAGAGTGGATCTCGAGTTATTTTTGCCGCTGACCGTGATCCAGAAGTGCGCAACAAAATCTACTCAGTGCAACTGATCCAACCCACAGGCACAGGCACACCCATCATCGATCTGCAACCAGCCGATCTCAACACTCCTGATGCACTGATCAATCAAAATACCGTGTGCCTGAGTGGCATCACCCAGCAAGGTCGATCTTTCTATTTCAACGGCGACACCTGGATGCCAGCACAACAAAAAACTGGTGTGAACCAAGCACCATTCTTTGATGTGTTCGACGAAAATGGAGTGAGTTTCGCAGACCAAGTGGCATACCCCAGTTCTAACTTTTCGGGTTCCAAATTGTTTAGTTATGCCGTGGGCGAAGGTGTCACAGACAGCATAATTGGTCAACCACTCAAGTATCTCTCCATCAACAACGTGGGCGACATTGTGTTTGATAACAATCTCACTGTGGATGAATTCGTTTATGTGCAAGACACAGTGAGTGTGACCACACCTATCAACAGCGGTGTGGTGCGACAATACATCACTCGAGACACTTTCCGCCAACTTCTGGGATGGCAGACTGCCTATACAGATACAGTGAGCCGCCAGACTTTTAGATTTACCTATCAAGGCGAAGACCTAGTGGTAGATGTTCCGGTAGATACTGCCAGCCAAGCCATTCCGGTCAAGGTTTTTGCAAATTCTATTTTCGTAGATACTGATGCCTACACCTATGCTGTGCAGGCCAACCGTTCCACTGTGATCACTTTCATCACTCCTCCGGCCATGGGCGACATCGTGGAAGTCAGCGTGATCAGCCAGGTTGCCAGTCCTGTGGGCTTTTACACCGTGCCGGTAAACCTAGAAAACAATGCGATCAATGCTGATGTTCCTCAAGTGACTCTGGGCACTGTGCGCAATCATTATGGTAGCATCTGCCAGAATCTCATTCCTTTTACCGGAGACATAGCCGGTCCAAACAACACTAGAGACCTAGGCAATCTTATCCCTTACGGCCAGATCATACTGCAACAAGGTTCTCCGCTGACTCTGGCTTCGACGTTTATCAATGATCCCGGATTTGATTTCTTTAAATCATTGGAATTCAGCGCCCAGCAGTATGAAAAATTCAAAAATGTCTTGATGGATACTGTGGTCCGCTACGACTGGCAAAACATGACCACAGCGCAGATACTGGACGAATGCGTGGAGTTGATCAATCTTGGCAAGAATGAACTCACACCGTTTTACTGGACTGACAGTCTGCCCACAGGTGAGACCTACGAACAAACAGTGTATACGGTCACACCTATCACTGACGATACCTTTGATACTCTCTACAGTTATGATTTTGACTCGGCCAATTATCGTGCTATCTTGATATATCTCAATGATACATTATTGTTGGGCGGCGATATTGACTACACTGTGGCCGTCGACGGTCCTCGTGTGACTATCTTGGTGCCATTGACCATTGGTGATACCATCACCATTCGAGAATACACTACCACTTATGGTAATTTTGTTCCGTCAACACCAACCAAGTTGGGATTATATGCTTCATTCATGCCTGAAATTTATCTCGATGATGCTTATGTAGAACCCACACTGGTCATCCGCGGGCACGATGGATCTATCACTGTGGCCTATGAAGACATACGTGATCAAGTTTTGCTAGAATTTGAAAAACGCATTTTTAACAATCTCAAATGCCCTACTCATGGCCCCAATGATAATCCTATACCACTGACCTATACGGATGTGGTTCCAGGACAGTTCCGCACTACAGATTACAGTCTCGCTGAGGTCAATCAGATCCTGGGTGTGAGCTTTTTGGCCTGGGTGGGTGCTAATAAGTTGGCCTATAGAGAACAAGATTACATTCCTGACAACCAATTTACTTGGAATTACAGCGCAAGCCAAAACAAACTCAACCGTCAATTGCTGTTGGGCAATTGGCGCGGTATCTACGAATATTTCTATGACACCGACGCACCCAATACCAGACCTTGGGAGATGTTGGGTTTCTCAGAGAAACCCACATGGTGGGAATTAGAATATGGTCCTGCACCATATACATCTGGTAACTTGGTTCTGTGGGAAGATCTCGAGAATGGTCTAGTCCTGGATCCCATGGGTCCATACGTGATTGAAAAATACAAACGTCCTGGACTGACCGGCGTGGTTCCAGCCGGATCAGAGGGTCAGTTGCTGTCACCTTTTGATGTCATGGTTGGCGAATACGACACCGGAAGCTTCCGCAAGAGTTGGACAGTGGGCGACGATGGACCGGTAGAAGCATCATGGCGCAAGTCATCATCATGGCCTTTTGCTGTGCAACGCTTGTTGGCGTTGACAAGGCCGGCAGAATATTTTGCCCTGTTTGCCGATAGAGATCTCTATCGTTACAATGAACAATTTGGACAGTATCTTTACGACAATAGATTCCGCATACAGCCCAGCCAGTTGGAAATCTACGGCAATGGCACCATCAAGAACAGTTACATCAACTGGATCGTTGACTACAATCGACAGACAGGGTTGGATTCTACTAGAGATCTTGAAATCAAACTAGAAAATCTAGACGTGAGATTGTGTTATAGAATGGCTGCTTTCAGTGACAAACAATACATCAAGATATTCACAGAGAAGTCAAGCCCCAACAGTCTCAATACCAGTCTTTTGTTGCCGGATGAAAGTTATCAACTGTTGCTGTATCGCAATCCTACATCGGCACAGTTGACCTGGAGTTCTGTGATCATCCAAAAAACACAGACTGGTTACGCTGTGTATGGCTATTCGACCACACGTCCATACTTTGAAATATTTGCATCCATCCCCAATGGCAATTTCCGTATTATCACAGCGGCCGACACAGTAGTTCGCGCACCACAGGATTACAGCAACACCGTGGTGCAAGTTCCTTATGGATATGAGTTTACAGGTATATCATCTGTGGTTGACTTCTTGTTGAGTTATGGTCGTTTCATGGAAGCACAAGGCATGACCTTTGAAGATCAAGCCGGCAGCCGTATACTGAATTGGACACAGATGGCACAAGAGTTCATCTACTGGAGCCAGCAAGGATGGGCACCAGGATCGTTGATCAATATCAACCCCGTGGCCAACAAACTCAATGTATTCAAACCTGATCTAGTGGCTGAACCACTCAGTGTCACGGCGCCCGAAGACATCCTGCTCAATCAGAACAAGCAGGCCCTGCAAGGGCAGGACTATGTGGTTGAACGCTTTGGCAATGATCTCACACTGCGTGGAGTGAACAACAACACATTCAGTTACCTCAATGCCAAGTTCAGTGCCTATGAACACATGATCGTGCTTGACAATCAATCTGTGTTTGCTGATCTGATCTATGATCCTGCCACCGGAGCTCGCCAGAGTCGCCTGTTGTTTGTGGGCTACACCACCTACGATTGGGATGGCAGCCTTGACGCACAAGGTTTCATACTCAATCAAGACAACATCTTGCCATGGGTTCCCAACACCAGTTACAGCAAAGGACAGATCGTCAAATACAAAGATGCTTACTGGGCCGCGGTAGAGATCATTCCTCCGGAATCTGTTTTTGACTTTGCTAAGTGGCTCAAGAGCGACTATGATCAGATACAGAAAGGCCTGTTGCCTAATGCTGCCACCCAGGCTGAAAACATCCGCAATTTCTATGACAAATATTCCGCTAATCTAGAACGTGATGCCGACCTGTTTGCGTTTGGCCTGATAGGTTTCCGCCCTCGCAGATACATGCAGAATCTCAACTTGGACGATATCAGCCAAGTTAATCTCTATAGCCAGTTCCTGGGCACCAAAGGCACCACACAGGCCACAGATATCTTTGGCAAAGCCAATCTTGGCAAAGAAGTAGCCGAATATGAAATATTTGAAAACTGGGCCATACTGCGCTCTATCTACGGTGCTAATGCCAATCGCAGTTACTATGAACTGCGCCTCAACGAGGCATTGTTGCTGGGTAATCCTTCTACCATCCAGATCATTGAACCACAACAATTCAGCGATGCAGATCAGACAGTGCAGGTCGACAAACTCTGGAAAGAAAGTTACAAGATAACTGATCCTGAGATACTGCCCGTGATCACGCTGAATCAACCGGATCTACAGTTGCCCAATGCTGGTTATGTGAACTGGGACGACGCCGATGTCAAAGTGTTTAGTTTTGAAGATCTCACACCTATCATCGCAGACATTGACAACATCTTGGTTGGCACCAGTTTCTGGGTAGCCAAAGACAACGCCTATGATTGGAATATCTATCGTAGCAATCTGGTAAGTTATCCTGTCACCCAGGTCCGAGACAATCTCAACGGAACTTGCACCCTAACATTTGCCGGTCCGCACGATCTTGAAGTCAACCAACAGATCGTGATCAAATATTTTGGTAGTGTAGTTGATGGTGCATATCGTGTGTTATCGATACCTAGTTTGTTCACAGTCACAGTGATCCTGGCTATTCCAGCGCCTGCTACCCAAATCACGGGCAATGGTGTGTGTTTTGTGCTGGAAAGCATGCGTGTGCGACAAGCCGCTGATGTCAGTGCTCTCAGTTATGCCAATCGCTTGTTGCCTGGCAATCAAGCCTGGGTAGACGATGATGGCACAGGACACTGGGTAGTGTTAGAAAAGATCGATCCCTTTGGTTCGCCTGCTGAATTAGTTCCTCAGGAACCAGAAACCAATGGACGATTTGGCACAGCCATATCTCAAGGTTTCAACAATCTAGCCTGTCTAGTAGGTGCCCCAGGTGCAAACTCAGGAGCAGGTGCGCTGTATGGTTTTAGCAAAGCATCTACCGCGACCTATGTTGAAACCCAGCAGTTGACCATGAACGCTAACAATCTGCAGGGCTATGGTGCCAGCGTGGCCACTGGCAATCTCCAGTGGGCAGTGGCCGGGGCTCCCGACAGTTGGGCCAAACAAGGCTACAGCGTGGCCATCACCCGCAATCAAAACACAGGCAGTTTCTTGCAAAGCCAACTGATCACTGAAGTTCCATATCGATTGTATCAGACCACGGCCAGCGCCAGCCAAACCACATTCAATCCTTCGGGTTCTATCACCATAACTGATCCCGCTGACGTGGGAGTGGTAGTCGATGACACTGTATTGATCCGTGGTGTTGACTGGACCTACAGCGCACCCAACGTGGTGCTGACCACACCTCTGGCTGGTGGCGAAACAGTCAATATCTTTTTGTTTGATGAGTATGGATACAGTGTGGCCATCAGCACTGATGAACGCTGGATGTATGTGGGTGCTCCATCGGGCGATCGGGTGTATGCATACAATCGTGTAAACATACAGTTCCAAGCCAAATCATTCACTGGTGATGGGTCAACAACAGAATTTTATGTAGGCGATGTGATAGTGGTAGATGATGACTCTGCCGATGGCGGTATTGGTGCCACGCAAATTGGTGTTGTGGTCAATAATATTCCTAAGACAGCCGGAGTTGAATACAACTATTCCAATGGCACTGTTGTGTTTGACGCACCACCCAACGACGGTGACGTAGTCAGATGCACAAGATTGCAAAGCAAAACATTTATCACTACTTCGCCGCAGGCTACATTTGATATCTCTGAATTGTATACCGTGAGCAATCTCAGCAGTTTCAGTGTGTATGTCAATGATGTGTTGCAACGTCCTAATATGGACTACAGTTTTGACGAATCTACCAAGGTAGTAACTTTCTTGTTGACACCACCCACTGGCACCATACTGTTCACCAGCGGAACTTATTGGGAATACATTGATTTCATTGAAACACCAGGATTGTCGGGTGGCAGATTTGGACACAGTGTGACCACTACCACTGACGGTGCTCAGGTAGTGGTAGGTGCGCCTGATGACACCGCTGATGCTAAATTACTGGCTGGCAAAACCTATGTGATCGATCGTAGCATTGAAAGTTTCACAGTTACCACAGCGGGTGAGGATACGTTTACCACTCTGAGGCCGGTGATACAAAATGCTACAACAATCGAAATAGGTAAAGTATATCGCATACTCACTGTGGGAACTACCAACTATGTGGCCATTGGTGCTGATACCAACACCGTGGGCGAAATATTCCGTGCCACTGGAACAGGATCTGGCACCGGCACTGTGCGAGCCTATACACCGTTCACTGTCAAAGTCAATGCTACCTATCTAGTGCCAGATGCCAATGGCAACAACAACGGTGAGTTCTCTGTGGATTATCTGACCAACGAAGTCACTATCACTGCACCCTTGAACGTGGGCGATGTAGTGGAGATTTCTACCAACACTTTCAAACTCATGCAAGCGGTGCAGAGCAACGCACCTGTGGCTGCCGCCGCATTTGGTCGAGTGGTAGATCAGTGTCCTACCAATTGTAGCTTATACATTGGTCAGCCCAACGATTCCACTGTGTTGCCTGAAGCAGGCAGTGTGGAAAGATTCGTTAATCAAAATCGTCTCTATGGATCCATCCAAGGCATCACACAAGATCCCACATTGACTCCGGGAGATACCATACGGATCAACAATGTTGATGTCGCAGTATCGACTCCTGCTAGTTGGAACAGTGCTATTGGCTGGGCCGCAAATACTTTCGTGATATCAGGTAGTGATATCTATCGTAGCATCCGCACTGTGCCAGTGGGCGCGGCATTGACGGACACCACATATTGGCAAGCCAGCGATTGGGCCGCTTTGTATGCCGCTGATATTGTCACTGCCAATTTACCCAACGTCAACGCATTCACCACTGACGGCTATCTCAATATAACCATCGCTAACCACGATGCCGCTGTTCCGTTTACACAACTGTTGGTCATGCCAGGCCTGGGCACAGCATACTATGATCTTGGGTTAGAGCCCATGGTCTATACCCAGACCATAGAAGCTCCGTTGCCTATCGCTTATGCGCATTTTGGAGCCAGCCTCAATATATCCGACGAAGCCACTACATTGATCGTCGGTTCGCCACAAGGCACAGCGGCCAAACCCACAACCTTTGATGAAGGCACTACATTTTTTGACAGCAAGTCCACAGAATTCTTTGATCCATTGCCCGAAAGCGGCGTGGTCTATACATTTGATTTGCTATCCGCGGCCAATGGCAGCGTAACCAATCCTTCCAAGTTTGTGTTTGGACAACAGATCTATGATGAAGATCTTGGATCCTTGGACGAATTCGGAACGGCTGTTAGTTATCAAGGTGGTGTGCTATTGGTAGGCAGTCCCCAAGACGATTTGGATGACAGCGTGGGAGATTTTGGGCGTGTGGCACAACTCAACAACATTGATAGATTGCCAGCCTGGAACGTGGTCTATCGCCAGACTCCTATAGTAGATGTCAATCTCATGAACTCGGTGTTCATGTATGATCGACTGGAAAGCAAGATCACACAGTATTTTGACTTTATTGATCCACTACAAGGCAAAATTTTAGGTGCCGCTAGACAGAATATTGATTATCTTGGCGCACTGGATCCTGCAGCCTATAACACTGGATTAGTGAACAACTATGGAGATACCTGGACTGACAACCATCTTGGAGAGATATGGTGGGACTTATCCACAGTGCGATTCATTGATTATCATCAGGATTCCATAGCATATCGTTCGCGCCGTTGGAGTCAACTGTTCCCGGGATCCACAGTGGATGTCTATCAGTGGATAGAAAGTCCTACACCACCGGCTGCCTATCAAGGTCCAGGCGAAGTTTACAGCACTACCAGCTATACAGTGACCAGCAAACTCAATCCTGATGGATTGTTTGCGGCTCGTTATTTCTTCTGGGTCAAGGGCATACGCGAAGTGGCTACCCAAGTGAAAAAGACATTGAGTGTGCAGGCCGTGGCCCAATACATCGAAAATCCTCGCAGTTCCGGCATACCTTATGTGGCGTTTATCAGCCCCAGCACCACTGCCATCTACAATGGTAGATCATTCATATCGGCCCAAGATACCATATTGCACGTAGAGTTTGATCGCATAGCCAATGATGACAATGTCCACGTGGAATACGATCTCATTGCCACAGACAACCCCAACAGTTTCTTGAGTGGTGGACTGTATCGCAAACTGCTGGATTCGTTCTGCGGCGAAGATACCATAGGAAACAAGGTTCCAGATCCCACACTGAGTCCTGCAGAATTGTATGGTGTGCAATTCCGCCCTCGTCAGAGTTTCTTTGTCGACCGTTTCCTGGCACTGGAAAACTATCTCCAACGTGCCAATGCTATACTGGCGCAGTTTCCTATCAGCGACAGCCGGCCATTCACGTTACTGAACAGCGAAGAGCCCGAGCCTACATCAGCATCTGGTGAATGGAACAAGCGTGTATTGACCTATGCTGAATTGACATATCAAAATCTCGACGAAGTCGCACCAGGATACAAATACCTAGTGGCATCTGATTCCACACAAAACGGTCTTTGGACCATATACACAGTGGTCTTGGGATCTGCTCTGATCGGGTCACCCAAAGAATTGTTGCTAAGCCGAGTGCAGAACTATGATACTAAAAAATTCTGGGAGTATATTGATTGGGTCAAACCTGGTTACAATACATCACAGAGACCTGCCGCCGAAGTGGCCACTTTCAGCGATCTTGCTAGATTGACCCTGCCCGAAGGTTCCAGTGTGAAAGTCACACGTAACAGTTTTGGCAAATTTGAAATCTACCAATTGTTGGATGGCACATGGAATAGAGTGGTGCTGGAAGATGGAACCATCGCAGTCAAGGCCGAGATCTGGGACTATGCGTTGGGACGCTTTGGTTTTGATATCGAAACCTTTGACAGCCAATACTTTGACACATTCCCTGGCACAGAAACACGCCAGATCATACGTGCTATCAACGAAGAATTGCTCACTGGCGAACTGTTGATATTCCGAAACAATCTCTTGATGCTGATGTTTGACTTTATCTTGCAAGAACAAGTGGCACCAGAGTGGCTGTTCAAGACTTCGTTGATTGATGTCAATCACAAGATACGTGACCTTTTGCCCTATCAGATCTTCCGCCAAGACAACCAGGACTTTGTGTTGGAATACATCAAAGAAGTCAAACCGTATCACGTCAAGATAAAAGAGTTCAATCTCAAATACGAAGGCATTGATACCTATCAAGGCAGTGTCACGGATTTTGATTGTCCGGCCTACTTTGATACCACTTACAACCAGTTTGTGAGCCCCATATTGGATGACGGCGAACCACCGTTGGATCCTGTTTCTAGCACTCCTAGCACAGCACCAATCTGGCAGACTCTGCCCTGGAACCAATGGTATCAGCACTATACTCTTGAACTCCAAGCCGTAGATGTCATAGAACCCGGAGCAGGTTATACCATCGCGCCTCAGGTAGTTATTGGTGCTGAATGGCAGACCAATACTGTTTACACAGCAGGCCAACAGATATTCTATCGCAGTAACTTATACACTGTGCAGATCGATGGCACATCAGGAACCTTGGCACCTACATTTACCGAAGGCACCGAAACCAATGGCACTTTGACTTTGGCTTGGTCTGGTGCTCCTGGATTGGCTGTGGCTCGGGTGAATACCGGTGGACAATTGGTGCAAGTGATCGTGGTAGATCCGGGCACAGGTTATACCATAACTCCTGCCATCACCATAACGGGTGGCAATGGATCAGGTGCCCGTGTAGTGGCCGTGATGGGCAATGAATTGGTGCGTAATTTCACCACTACCATCAAGTTTGACCGCTATGAATATACCAGCCAAGTCTTGGATTGGGAGCCTAATACCAAGTATGCTGAAGGTCAGTTGGTGCGTTTCCAAGATCAAGTCTACAGTGTCAACGAAGTAGATGACAGTTCAGAACTGGACAGTGGTTCTATATTTGATCCTGAAGATTATACTTTGGTTGATCCTGCCACACTGGCCGCTGCCGATCGTGTGATAGGTCTGTATGCACCTACCCCCAATGAACCCGGCAGAGAATTGGCCCAGGTTATCGTGGGCATTGACTACCCAGGAGTGCAAGTCAAAGGTCCTGGATTTGATCAGAACACCGGATTTGATGTGGGCAATTTTGACATCAATCCGTTTGATAACATCGACTACGGTCCGGAAGGCCGTCCCACATACGATCCAGCGATCCTAGATGCGATCTATGAAAGTTCATTCCTTGACACCTATCTCGGTGAACGCACTACGGATATAAACGTGGCCGGCGGCGCTTTCATAGACACCTATTCCAGCCATGCACCAGAAGAATTGGTTCCCGGTGCCACGTTTGACACCTTGGACATGCGTGTGTATACACGCCCTGGTTCAGACTGGACCGGCGACGGGCACGGTTTCAATATCAAGACCGTGAATCTCGCATGGACACCCAGCAACGCATCCGTGAGCTTTGCTGATGCCATGGCGCATGCTGTGGCAGTGAGAGTGGTCAATATCACCAATAGAGTAAGTCTCATACCCCAAGAACAATATACCGTAAATTGGCCCAGCCAGGTAGTGACTGTGACGGCAGGCGCCGCTGCCGGAGATATTGTATCCATAGAAATCTATGGCATCGGAGGCGGAAGCCAACTCTACAAAGAAAGCTATCCAGGCAACCTAGTGGGCAACAGTTTGTTGTTGCCCGTGGCCTACAACGAAATTTACGAACTCAATATCGTGGTCAACGGTGCGATCATCACGAACTACAATTACGCTTCTAGTTCAGGCGGTCAAACCACCACAGTTACCTTTGCTGATACCTATGGCATCAATGATTGGGTAGTGGTCACTGTGATGGGCATCACCACTCCTCAGAAAACATGGAGTTTCCCTCTCACACAGTATTTCATATATGATGGCAGCACTGATACCTATATTTTGGACAACAGTCTCCAAGGCACCAACGATATCAACCTCATCGTAGAACGTGACGGTAACCGCTTGCGTCCCGCAGAGAGCGTGGAATACTTTGGCGATGGATCCAGCGCAGGACCATTTTATCTGCCCACTCGTGGACAAGTCAATCAAGGCTTGATCAGCGACAACGATGTCGAAGTCTATGTAGATCAAGAACGATTGTTCCTGGCAGTTGATTACACTGTGAGTCCATGGGATGGCAGCAGTGATCGTTATGTGCAGTTCAATACCGCGCCTGCTCCTGGAACTACAATAGTGATAGCACTTACCACAGATGCAGATTACATAGTCAACAACGATCAATTGATATTGCGAGTAGGTGCTTCTGTTGGTGCAGTGATTGGTATAACTACATGGAATGACACACAAGAACAAGGATTATTGACCCAGGTATTTGTAGGACCCACACAGACCGGAACCACAATTGGTGAGCCCTATGACAGCACCAATTTTGATGCAGGAGATGTCACAGGACTCCCGGGCAGTTACGATTATTCTGCGGGCGCTGTGATTGAAACCAACAATTTTGACACTGGTCGTCCAATCTTGGACACTGAACGCCTCTGGGTCACCCTCAATGGTTGGCGACTGCTGGCCGGTAATGGATTCACGGTCAGCGGTAGTGTAGTGACCATCAGTGGCAGTATCATTGGTCCAGGAGATGTGGTCGCTATAACTTCGTTCACACAGACTGTGGTTCCTGAGGCTATTGCTTTCCGTATCTTCCAGGACATGCTGGGGATACAGAAGATCTATCGGATATTGCCTGACACTTCTACTGTTCTCACGCAAGCATTGTCGGCCACAGACGACATCATCTATGTCAGAGATGCCAAGAATCTCGATGAACCCAATCTACCCAACAATATCTTTGGACAGATTACTGTCAACGGTGAACGCATTACCTATCGCGAACGAGACGACTGGGCCAATACAGTCAGCGGACTGCGACGCGGCACAGCAGGAACTGGTGCAGATTCTCATGCAATAGATGCACCTGTGCTCAGCATCGGTCGAGGCGAATTGCTACCAAATGTCTACCAACAAAACACATTGGAACAGACGTTCTTGGCCGACGGTAGCACTACCACATACAACGCAGAATTTGGCTATGTCAACGAAATTGATGTGTATCTTGGTGGATCTATCCAGTGCTACCTTGGACCTACCATTGGCACCCTGGTAGAGATACCTCAAGACGATTTCACTATCATCAGTGTGAATCCTATAACTGTGCAACTGAATTTTGTTCCTGATGCTGGATTACAGTTCCGCGTGACATATACGCCAATTTCTGGTCCTGTTTCTACACTGACCGTGCCCACCACAGGCTCAACCAGCCGTTGGGCCGCTGCCTTCTCTGCTACTGATTTAGTGTTACAGCCAGAAACGGTCTATGACGTCACTGATCTCAACCCAATCACTGTGCAATTTGACACAGTGATTCCAGCCGAGCGTGTGGTAGTGATCAATGATCTCAACAGCAACACATTCTTTATCACCCAAGCAGATGTGGCCACAGACACTTTTGTCACAGATATATCAGTGACCAGACCCATACAGGTCAGCGTGGGCGGAACTATAGTTGATGCTTCAGAATACAGCGTATCATCTGTGGATCCAATCACGATAACATTTGCCACAGCACCGCAGTCGGGTGTGGAAGTGGTCATATTCATCGTCCAAGCCAAGGTGTTATACGCCCAAGGCATAAACACAGCCAGCAACGGTATACCTTTACAGGAACAGAATACCGAAGCTGCTTGGTTCATTGAAGGAAGGGTCTGAAGCCATGCTAAATACTACCATGGATAATAAACAACAGTCTACACCAACTCCGCCGCAGTCTCAACCACAGCCACGTCGCAAACCCAATGAAGTGGGTGGTATAGCGGTTTCGGGTTTCGTGAAAATATTCGATCCAAATACCAAAGAAACCATCCTGGAGACCCGAGCATGATGCAAGTTCCAGTAAAAATCGAGGGTTTCGTCCGGATATTTGATCCCAACACTCAAGAAGTATTTGTGGATAAGAAAAATGCCATCCACTATGAAAACATATCTATCAGCATGGCCAATACCCTAGCCAACAAGACCGTTGGACAGATATATCTCATGGCTTTTGGCAACGGTGGATCATCCGTGGATCCCACTGGAGTGATCACATATTTGCCCCCTAACACCACAGGTCAGAATGCTGATCTTTACAATCCTACCTATGCCAAGGTAGTAGATAACAATTCAGCGGCCAATACAGATCCCAGCAGGAACAACATGACTATCCTGCATACCACGGGCACTGTTTACACTGATATCTTAGTAAGTTGCTTGTTGGACTACGGTGAACCCGCTGGCCAACAAGCCTTTGACAATTCAACCAATTTCAATGGTGAATATGTGTTTGACGAACTGGGTTTAAAAACCTGGAACGGTAGTCCTACAGATTTACGGTTGATCACTCATGTGATCTTCCACCCGGTGCAAAAGAGTTTGAACCGCCAGATACAGATAGATTATACAGTGCGGATACAAACCTTAACAAATTTGAGCTCTACATAAATATGAGTATATTAAACCGTGGTAAATATCCTAAAGCGGAGTAAAGAGAATGGCATATACGATTAACTTAACAGATGGCACCATATTCGCGGTAATCGCGGACGGAACCATCAACAGCGATTCCAGCATGACCCTAGTGGGCAAAAACTATGCTGGCTATGGCGAATTCCTAGATGAAAACTTCATCCACTTGTTGGAAAGTGGTAGCAATACCACTGCCCCAGGGGACCCTTTGGTAGGACAACTTTGGTGGGACAAGACCAATGGTGTGATGAAAGTCTACAACGGAACCACTTTCAAAGTGATTTCCAGCGCCACTGCCAGCGCATCTGCTCCGACATCGAATGTCACAGGTGACCTGTGGTTTGACACAGTGAACGCCCAGCTCAAGGTCTACAATGGATCCAGTTTCATCTTAGTAGGTCCGGCCTTTACATCGGGCACTGGAACTTCTGGCGCCATAGTCGACACCATTACCGATTCATCACCGGGTAGCGATCACGTTGTTGTCAAAATGTTTGTCAATAATGCTATCGTCGCTATATTCTCCAAAGACCCAACATTTACTCCAGCCGCGGCACTGACAGGTTTTGCAACCATTGGGCCTGGCTTGAACATGAGCACAGACTACCCTACAATGAAAGGCACGGCTACCAACGCTGACCTGTTGGATAATCTGAACTCGACTTCTTTCATGCGCACAGACGCAGCCACATCCACCACAGGCACATTGAGTATACTCAATGATACTGGTCTATATGTGGGCGGTGACTCAGATGCTCGTTTGTTTGTCTCAGGAACCGACGTATATCTCCGCAATCAAACACTGGATGGCGATATCATATTCCAGGTCAACGATGGAGGTTCTACCACCACTTGTATGACGCTCGATGGTGCTACATCTAACGTTAATATAAACACAAATCTAGTGGTCACAGGGCAGATTGCGTCAACAGGCGGAACAGTGAATTTTGGAACAGCCGCTGTGTCTTTGGGCAGTATCATTAACAACAATGCCAACGGCATAGGCAACATTGGAACATCTTCGGGATATTTCAACACAATATTCGCCAAAGCCACATCGGCTGAATACGCTGACTTGGCTGAAAGATTTGAAGCAGATACCACATATCCTCCCGGAACAGTGGTCATGCTTGGTGGTGCCAAAGAAATCACTGCTGCCATGGAAGATGCCACCGATGAAGTGTTTGGTGTGATATCAACACGTCCGGCCTACACCATGAACGGTGCCGCTGGTGACGACGCCACACATCCACCTATCGCTATGACAGGTCGTGTGCCTGTGCGTGTGATCGGCAAGGTGCGTAAAGGTGATCGCTTGGTTTCAGCAGGAAACGGACTAGCAAGATCAGCCTCTCGTAATGAATGGACAGCATATAATGTTATTGGTCGCGCGATCCGTGATAAACTGACCGAAGACGAAGGCACAGTAGAAGCGATCGTCACGATTAATTAAGGATAACAAGAATGGCCTACTCGACCGGATCAGTAATATTAGACGACGATTACAACATCTTTGCCACAGGTAATGCTGCCGGCACAGGTGACAACAACGTCGCAAACGTCAACACTGTATGGGGTGTGGGCACAGGTGACAAAGGATATGGTCAGACCACTTTACCAGTTTTGAGCGCAGTGTCAGCAGGACAAACAGTGACAGCTACGCAATGGTCGACCATGCTGGCACGTATATCCAGTGCAGCCAGCCAACAAGGATCATCGATCACTGCGATCTCTAGCCCGGTGGCAGGGGACACGATCAGTGCCTATGCAGCTCTGTCGACCAACATCACCACGATTTTTAACAACAGATTGAACTGCGCCGCTGTGGGCACATCGATCACTGCCGGTGGTGCTGTAAGTCGTGCTACCTCCTGGACCTCGTCGGTGATATTTACACAAACAGTGACCTTTGCATCTGGAGATGCCGCACGTTATTTCTTTAACGCCGGTGGACGTATCACCCAGACCTGGAGCCGCACCGGCGGTTCAGTCAGCGATCAAAACACTGCTATCACCAACCTTTGCACTGCATGCGGAACACTTAACTACACAGCAGGAACAGGAACACAGACCATCGCAGGCGGTAGTTATACCGGAACTGTGAAAACTGGTGGATCTGGATCTCCGACTATCTCCGCTAACACTGGATACTACGATCTCACCACTGCCAATGTGCAGGTATTCACACAATCGGCCAGTTCTTACTATGGCTATGAAGGTAACTCAATCACTGTAAACATCAAGAGCAACGGTACACAAGGTTCCAACGCTGATGCTGGTTCAGTAATAACCATTGCCTCCACCATCGCCAAACCCGGCGGTTTGACCACAGTAGATGGTACACTTACATCTACCCTCACACTGATCCCCAGTGCTACCACATATCTTACCACGACCAGTTGGGGAACACCCACACTGGCTGGATCACAAACTGGATCATAAAACATCGTCAATCGGTAAAAAAAGGGCCTCCGGGCCCTTTTGTTTTGCTACATACTCTGTTATAATGGAGTATGAACTTGGATCCAGAACAACTAGTCAAACAAATCCGTAGCCGTTTTGATCATGCCACGCAGAAACGCCTGCTGAAAGAAAAATACCATTCCAAAATGACCTTTGCCTTTGCCGGCGGTATGTGGCGGGCAGGTCCTGAACTCTTGGCCCTGTTACAGAGTTGTCCCACTGAAGACGCAGTCATAGAGGATCTTTATGGCACTCCTGTGCAGATCAATGTGTTGGAATTACAGCACCTGGCGCATGATCGTTGGCAGGAGCAGATGACGGCTTGGTTGATCGAGCATCAACAATTATCTCAACAACGATGACTCAAGGCGTTCTATTATTCGCGTTCAACAATGATCGTGTGGATTATGTGCAACAAGCACAATGGTCCGCACCCAGGATCAACAGACATCTTGGATTACCAGTCACATTGATCACTGATTCAGCGCCCAACGATGTCACGATGTTTGATCAAGTGATCACGGCCGAAAGTCGCAGTGGAGGCACACGCAAATACGATCATATGAATGCGGATTCATCAGCCACATGGTTCAATCGAGGTAGATGCAGGGCCTATGATTTGAGTCCTTATGATCAGACCTTGGTGCTTGATACAGATTATATCGTTGCTTCAGATAGACTGAAAATCCTGTTTGAAACCGATCAAGATATTTTATGCCATCGTTATGTGTTAGATGTCACAGAACGCAGGAACTTTGCTGCCGATACTAGATTTGGATCGGTAGAAATGCCCATGTGGTGGGCCACGGTACTGTATTTCCGGAAGAGTGCGTTGGCACAATCTGTGTTTGAGATGATGCACATGATCGAAGATAACTGGTATCATTACAGTCGCATCTATAAATTCAGCCAAGATCTCTATCGCAATGACTACGCTATCAGCATCGCTCTCAACACTGTTTATGGGCACGTCGAGGATTCTATACCCAGCATTCCGTGGCCTTTGTTTACCAGTTTTTATGATGTGTATTTGAATCAATTGGAGCCCGATAGATTCCAACTGAACTATGTGAGGATGGTTGATAATCAAGAGCGTCACCAACGCATGTTATTGGAGGATTGTGATCTCCATGTCATGAACAAACCTGATCTGGGGAAAATCTGTGCCAGTGCTATTTGAACGTGGATATCTAATCATAGCCAGCAACAACGGTCGCGATGACTACGTAGCCTGTGCTCGAGCACTGGCCAAGAGCCTACGTTGGTGGATGCCAGATTGTAGGATATGTTTGGTCACAGACGCCGAAGAATCAGATCCGGTGTTTGATATCATCAAACCTTTCCCTCATGGAGATCAAGCTGCCAACGACACATGGAAGTTGGCCAACGACTGGCAAGCATTCCATGCTTCTCCATTCCGCGAAACGATCAAACTCGAATCTGATATGATAGTCAACGGATCCATCGACCATTGGTGGTCTTGGTTCGAACATCGAGATGTCGTAGTCAGTCGTGGTATGCGTAACTATCTCAACAACGTCAGTGATTGCCGCGCTTATCGTAGACACTGGGACGACAATGATCTTCCAGATCTCTACAATGCCATCACATATTGGAGATTGAGTCGCACGGCATCGGAATTTTTTGAACTGGTGCGTGTGCTGTTTGAAAAGTGGCCCGAGGCTCGTAAAACATTGAAATATTGTGATAGCATTCCTGCCAACACTGATATGATCTATGCCATGGCGGCCAAGTATATGGGCGAGGATCTTGTGACTTTGCCCGACGCATGGCCCAGCATGATACACATGAAGCCCGCAGTCAACTATCTCAAGACAGACGCACGCCCATGGACCGACGAATTTGTCTACGAATTGGTAGATGGAAGACTGCGCATCAACACCATAGAACAGCATGGGGTTGTGCATTATCATCACAAACCCCTGGCACTAGAATTGGAGGAGCATTATGGATGCCTTTTGGCAAGCCGCCACACAGCATGATTGGACCGTGCCCGAAAATCGAGCCGAATTCCGCATCTACTATGACGATTCCGGAACCATCACTTGCTATTCCATGGAAGATCTTCCTGGCACATACATTGTAGTGGATCGTCATACCTTTGAACAAGTGCGCATGGATCTCAAAGTGCGCGATGGAAAATTGATTAAAATAACACAACAGAGCAGTTGGCGATTGGCACCAGCAGATCATGGCGAATATGCTTGCCATGCCGACGATGTTTGTATCGTTGTGCCAACCACCTATACTCAAAAGAAATTTTGGAAAGTAACCGTGACCAATGAAGAAAGTTGATATAGCAGATCTTGACGTCGTCTACCTGTCCTATGACGAGCCTCTCAAAGAAGAATTTTGGGTCAAAATACGCAACATGGTCCCCTGGGCCAAACGTGTGGACAGCGTCAAAGGATCAGATGCCGCACACAAGGCCGCAGCCGACGCATCAGAAACCGAGCGTTTCATCTTGATAGATGGAGACAATCTTCCCCAAGAAAACTTTTTCAATCTCACACTGGAATTTCCAGATGAATCATGGGAGCGTGCTGTGTTGCGGTGGCGTGCTCGCAATCATGTCAATGGTCTGATGTATGGCAACGGTGGGTTGAGTTCGTGGACCCGAGATTTCGTTCTCAACATGAAAACCCATGAATCCACAGATGGGCGAGACGAAACAGTGGTAGAATTCTGCTTTGATCCACTGTATTGGCCCATGCATGATTGCTATTCAACAACCTATCCCAATGGATCACCATTCCATGCCTGGCGTGCAGGGTTCCGAGAAGGCGTCAAGATGTGCCTGGATCGTGGGCGCCGTCCCACAGTGAGTGAATTCAAGGATCGTGTGCATAAACGCAATTTCGATCATCTCACGATATGGCACAACATAGGCTGCGATGTTGAAAATGGATTTTGGGCCATAGCCGGTGCCCGTCAAGGCACATACATGACCATGCTTTCTGACTGGGACTATCGAGAAGTGCAGTGGTTTGATACTCTAAAAACGATATGGGAATCCACAGTGGCTGAACAAGACCCAGCAGGGGTGATTGATTTTTATACCGATCCATTGAGCACACAATTGGGATTACCCATGGCGTTCATGCCCCCGTTCCAGAGCGCATTTTTCAAGGATCATTACAGATCTAACTGGCAGAATCTCGGCGTAATGACACGTGAGATTGATGTGATCCGACGACAAGAGGGGTGGTAATGACAGTATCTTTCCAGATCCTTGCAACCAGTGATAAGTTTTGGAACAAAGATGAATTTGTTAGATTTTTGTTTGCTAATCAAGGTCTTCCGATTGAGATTACTGTGGCCCCCGAAGCTGTGAGCATGAAAACTTTGGGAGTTTATCGATTATTAGAATCCATGGAACATAAAAATGTTACTGTTATCACGGCCAATCCATTGGAATCACATCCTTATTATCATATAAAATTTTTAGAAAATCACTGGCCAAAAAAAATTGAATCCATAGATAACAGCATGCATTCTTGGGATCAAACGCATGTCTTCTATGCATTGTTTGGGAGACCCACAGCGGCTCGACTGGCTATTGCAGGACATTTAAGACGCTATCACGGCCGTAAAAGCCTGATACATTTCTCGGCTAATACCGGTGTGGATGATTTGGTGCATTTTGAATTTGACAAACTATTATCTTATCGCATTGAAAGTGTCAAAGACGCCAGTGTGTTGATTGATGATCTTCCTTTGTTGTTGTCTAGTCCAGATAGATACACTGACAGTGAAGGTTATGATTTTTCAGATCCGCTGACAAATTACTATAAAAATATTCTAGTTGATGTGGTAGTTGAATCACATGTGTCAGGGGAAACTTTTTATGCTACCGAAAAGACTTTTAGACCGATGTGGATGAAAAAACCATTTATTGTTTTTGCCAGCCGGAATTATCTAGAGTATCTACGGCAGATGGGGTTTAAGACATTTTGGAATTTTTGGAACGAAGACTATGATGGGTTTGATACCAAAGATAGATTGCAATCAACACTAAAACTCATTGATGACTTGGTCAAAAAATCTAAGTCAGAATTGTATCACATGTATCAGGATATGCAATCTATTCTAGATCATAACTACAATCTTCTGCTAGATCAAAAGTATTCAACGGAGATTGTCAATATTGTCTGAACAAAACAAAGGCGATGAAGTATTACAAGACTTCAAGTCAAAATTCTTAAGTGATGCAGAAATAATCAAACAAAAACTCGATACTGTAAGTTCTAGTCTTTGTTTGGCCAAGTGGAAACAAGTCAGTTTACATCTCACCACTGGCCATACCAATTCCTGCTATCATCCTCCGTTGCACAAAATACGCATCGAGGACATACAACGCAGTCCATCGGGTATCCACAATACTGAACACAAAAAACAGCAACGCCGATTGATGTTAGAAGGCACACGCCCGGGCGAATGTCAGTATTGTTGGAACATGGAAGATCTCGGAGAAATGTCGGATCGTCATTACAGATCCGGAGAACCCTGGGCGGCTCGTGATTTTGAAAAGATAGTGACCGCGCCATGGGACCAAGATGTCACTCCTAGTTATGTGGAAGTCAATTTCAATTCTGTTTGCAATCTCAAATGTAGTTATTGCAGTCCACAATTTTCTACGTCCTGGATGGAAGAAGCAGAACGTCACGGCGCCTGGCCCACTGCTACACCTCATAACGATCCTGCTTACTTCCAAGGAGATCGCAAACCCATACCTTTTCGTGAACACAATCCCTATCTTGAAGCATTTTGGCAGTGGTGGCCTGCGCTGTATCCGGAACTAGAACATTTCCGTATGACCGGCGGCGAGCCTATGATGGACAAGAACACTTATAAAGTGTTTGACTATGTGATGGCTCATCACAATCCGCGACTGCATCTTAATGTAACATCAAACTTCTGTGCCGACGAACGTCTTTGGCAACGCTACAAAGGTTATGTGAAAATGATCTGCGACAACGAGCGTGTGGAGCATTTCATGCAGTATGTGAGCCTTGATGCTTGGATGGACCGTGCCGAGTATATACGGCATGGTATGGATTTTGCCCTGTTATGGGATCGTGTGAATCAATTCCTCACTGAAATACCACATCGCAGTTCCATCACATTTATCATAACCATGAACAACTTGTCAGTGACTAGTTTCCAGGAACTCATGGTAGGGATGTTGGGATTAAGACAGATCTATTCTAACACTTATCAGCGTGTTTGGTTCGATACTCCTGTGTTGAGAAATCCAGCCTGGCAGAGCCTGCAGATCTTGCCCGAAAGTTACGCAGACAAACTGGAAGAAGTTTGGGTTTTCATGATGAAAAATCTCGAAACCGAAGAACGACGATTCAAAGGCTTTAAAGATTACGAACTACAGAGATTGGATAGAGACATCGCGTGGATGCGAGAAGGAAAGAAACTAGATCCTGATTATGTGCGCCGTCAGCGTGCGGATTGGTTCCGATTTTTCGATGAACATGACCGACGCCGCGGCACGAGATTTCTCAAAGTATTCCCAGAAATGGTCGAATGGTGGGCCGATTGTGGATATCTAGCCAAGCAATTAATCAAACAATAAATTATATATTAACCAAGCAAAATGACTACTGCACTTATCACCGGAATCACAGGCATGGTCGGAAGCCATCTAGCCGATCTGATCCTTAAAGAAACTGACTGGAATATTGTTGGTGTAATAAGATGGCGGAGTCCTCTTGACAACATCAATCATTTGATCCCCGATATAAATCAAAAAAAACGCATCATGCTCGAGTATGGTGATTTAAATGATGATCCGTCATTGCAAAAAATCATAAAAAATTCAAAGCCCGATTATGTTTTCCACCTTGCGGCACAAAGTTTTCCAAAGACTAGTTTTGATAGTCCTGTAGAAACTCTTAACACTAACATCCAAGGCACAGCAAGATTGTTAGAAGCATGTAAAATTCACTGTCCTGACGCAATAATACATGTTTGTGCTAGTTCAGAAGTATTTGGTCGAGTTCCTAAAGAAAAACTTCCTATAGATGAAAATTGCACTTTTCATCCAGCCTCGCCATATGCTATTAGCAAGGTTGGTACAGACTTGTTGGGAAGATTTTATGCCGAAGCATACGGATTAAAAGTCATGACCACTAGAATGTTCACACATACCGGTCCGCGTCGCGGAGATGTGTTTGCTGAATCATCTTTTGCCAAACAGATCGCTATGATTGAAAAAGGTAAAATAGAACCTGTTGTCAAGGTGGGCAATCTTGATAGTTTACGGACTGTTGCTGATGTCAGAGATGCTGTGCGAGCTTATCTTATGCTTGTTACCGTAAATCCTGTCCCTGGAGAATATTACAACATAGGAGGCACGCATGTATGCCGAGTGCAGGATATCCTTGATAAGTTAATATCATTAAGTGCCTGTCAGGACAGCATACGGGTAGAAGTCGACCTTGACCGATTGCGTCCAATAGATGCAGATCTCCAGATACCAAACACAGAAAAATTTCGTAAGCATACTGGATGGAAACCGGAAATTACCTTTGATCGGACCATGCAAGATCTACTAGACCATTGGCGAGAGAAGGTTAACGAGATCAATAAAAATTATTTGATAAGATGATCATAGTTAGAACTCCTTATAGAGTAAGTTTTTTCGGAGGCATGACCGACTATCCAGATTGGTATGAGTATCATCCGGGATCAGTAATCAGCACCACTATTAACAAATATAGTTTTATTGTTATTAGGAAATTGCCTCAAGTGTTTGATTACAAATATCGCATAAGATATTATGAGGTACAAGAAACCAATTCCATAGATGAAATATCTATTCCTGTGATCAGAGAATGTTTGAAGTTTTGTAATATTGATTTTGGTATCGATATTACACATCACGGAGATTTGCCTAATCGCACAGGCATAGGTTCTAGCAGTAGTTTCACAGTAGGTCTTCTACACGGTCTCTATACCTTGACTAATCAACTCAAGACTAAACGTCAGTTAGCATTAGATGCCTTGTATATCGAGCAGAAAGTTTTGAAACAAGATGTGGGTAGCCAAGATCAGGTGGCCGCCGCATTTGGTGGTTTCAATAAAATCAATTTTGGTGGACATCAAGATTTTACGGTCAATCCCTTGATACTTGATTCTGGCATACACCGAGAATTGGAATCATCAATGCAGATGTTTCATACACAAGATTGCAGAGAGAGCGGTCAGTTAGCGAAAAAAACTATTGCTTTACTTGGGCAACAAGAAAAAAAATTGCAGGATATGAATGCTTTAACTGATCGAGCGCAGAGTATATTGTTTGATGCAAATCAAAACAGACTGACAGACTTTGCCGAGGCTCTAAACGAACAATGGATTCTAAAAAAGGCAATACAGCCCGAATCGACCAATCAGAAAATTGATGAAATATATGATCGTGCTCTAACAGCAGGAGCTCTGGGAGGTAAGTTGTTGGGGGCAGGCGGTGGTGGATTTATGCTTTTTGTCACACCGCTGGATGCCAAACAAAAAGTTGAAGAGGCACTAGGATTGACCAGTGTGCCAATTTTATTTGAATATCTAGGTAGTCAGATAATTTATTACGACAATCAGGACAGATGAACATGGAAAAACAGTCTAAAATATTTGTAGCAGGTGGATTTCGTGGACACCTTGGATCGGCTATAGTGAGACAATTACGATCACAAGGATATACTAACATACTATATCCTAGTCCCGAAGAATTAGATCTGAGAAATAAAACACAGGTCGATGCTTGGTTCAATCGGCATAGGCCAGAGTATGTATTTTTAGTAGCGGCTAAGTTGATAGGACTTTTGAGTCAGGATTGGGGAGAAACAATGCTGTATAACTTAGAAATACAAAACAATGTTTTTGATGTGTCTCGCAAATATCAGTGTAAAAAACTTTTGTTTACTGGTAGTAGTTCTGCCTATCCCAAAGACTGTCAAATACCTATCACTGAAGATCAACTTTTATCTGGATATTTAGAACCAATTAGCGAAGCCTACGCCGTGGCAAAAATTGCTGGGATCAAAATGGCTCAGTATTTTAGAAAACAATGGGGATGTGATTTTATCACAGTGATGCCCGGTAACCTTTACGGGCCTAACGATACTTTTGATAATGTCAAATCTCATGTCATGAGTGATTTTATAAGCAAATTTGTCAATGCTGTCAAACGTCAAGACGCCGCAGTATCTCTTTGGGGAGATGGAAGTCAGGTAAGAGATTTTATGTTTGTGGACGACGCTGCCGACGCTTGTATTTTTTGTATGCAAAATTATTCTGCCAGTGAGCCAATAAATCTTTCTGCCGGTAATCCAGTTAACCTTAAGACTGCCGCCGATCTAGTAAAGCACTTATCTGGTTTTGCAGGGGATATACAATGGGATATCACAAAACCAACAGCTACTATTGTTAGAACTTTAGACAACAGTAAAATAAAATCCATGGGGTGGCAACCAAAATATAATTTATCACAGGGTATAGATATCACAATCCAATGGTATAAACAAAATTGTCTATCATGATAACTGTTATTGGAACCACGTTCCCACTTGCTTATCACTATGGGCCTTTGGAACGAGAAGTATTGCAAAAGACTGCAGAACAAATTGAGTCTAAGTTCAAAGATGAAAAGAATTTATTATTGAATATGACTTGGTTTGGTCCTCAGTTTGATAACGGACAATGGCAAAAGTTAGAAAAATTGATCTACAAAGATTGCGCTAAATTTGACAATTTGTTTTTGTTATCTACAATCGATCCTGTGTATCTGCGCGAAGATCTAATAGATAGTATTATCAATCAAATCAAGTGCGAGAAAGTAATACGCATCGGCACATGGGAAAATCAAAAGTATCAATGGAATTGGCACGCGGCAGCCGCCTATAAGTTAATGACCATACCCACTTTGGATCAAATCAGCCTTCAATCAGTTAAACACGTATTCGTTTGTCTACAACGCAAACCAAGACTACACCGTGTGGAGCTCACTAATCTTATATTGGCATCTCGTCTTGATCGTAGGGGAATCATTACTTTAGGTGGCGGATCAAAAGAACATGCAGATATCTATGCTGATGGTATGATGGGCCCTAACATAACATTGGGTGAGAACTTAGATGATTTTATTACAGAGGATGACTGTGGTGGAATTCCTTGCGATTTGTTTGGACTAGGTCCTCTAACTGTGTGGAAAAATCATTTTTTACATGTGGTCAGCGAAACAGAGTTTAACAATTGGCATCCCTTGTTTGTAACTGAGAAAACATGGAAACCAATGATTGGATTAAGACCTTTTGTCATACATGGGCAGACTAGGATATATCCATGGTTGCGTAATCGAGGATTTAAAACATTTAACCATTATTGGCCACATGTTGATATAGAAACCTCAGAGGACCAGCATGGTAGTGTGATGAGTGTATTACATTGGTTATGCGATATGACTCTGTCAGAGATCGAAGACATCTATCAAGATATGTTGCCCGATCTTCGCTATAACCGTGAAAGGTTCATTGAGTTTAGTCGTGAACAATATCACAAAATGCATCATGTATTTGAATCATGACCAGATTGACAGGACTGGTTCCTAAAAAATGGGGATCTGAATTTATTTGGGCAACTAATAACCAATATTGTGCAAAGTTTTTAAATTTTGAGACCGGTGCCCGCTTCAGTATGCATTTCCATCGAGACAAAGATGAAACTTGGTATGTCCAAAATGGCAAATTTCTAATTCGTTGGATAGATACTGATACCGCTGAATCTCATGAAAAAGAATTAAATGAAGGGGCAACTTGGCACAATCCACCTTGCCAGCCTCATCAGTTGATCTGTATTGAAGCAGGAACAATCATAGAAGTCAGCACACCAGATTCTGTGGAAGACAATTATAGAATCGTTCCAGGCGATAATCAGGCATGAATGGTAATATTATTGTTGAGCCTGGACTGCCACTTGGGTATCTCGATACAGCAGATGACATCGTTGTTGACTATCTAAGTGATCGACAAGGGTGTTATGCTATATCCTTGAAGACTCTGGTTATGCGACCAGAGTTGGTGATCAAGAGTTTGGAAAATGGCAGCACTATCGCTGTAGAAAAAACAGATGAATCAGTGGCCACTCAGTGGCACATAGTCAAACATCATCTCTACTATACATGGTTCCAAAGAGGATCTCTTAGATGGATAACAGGCGGTGATTCTGATCCGGATATACAAAATCTCAACAACGAGCATTTTTTACGGGCCACTATCGGCAGCCAAGAAACCAACCTGGTATTAAGCCAACAGGTTACTCGACCTTATAAATTTCTTTTTACCAATCGAAAACTGCGTCCGCATAGGAAATACTTGATCGCCAAATTGAAATTTTTTGGATTGTTGGATCGAGCATTGTGGTCTTGTCTAGAGAACTATGATACATGGGGGCATAGAGATTTCAACAGAGTCTATGTTGAGCATATGGATTTATCCGAAAAATCTTTGCCATCACGGTATGAAATTCAACCAGAACCATCATGGTTAGATGGCGTGATCTATGCACCACAGTTCAATGACACTTACTTCAGCGTAGTCAGTGAAACTGTGTTTGAATATCCGCACAGTTTCCGCACAGAGAAAACCTACAAGCCAATATTAGCGGCACATCCTTTTGTTATTTGTGCCAACATGGGATTCTATCGAGACCTACATCGCATGGGATTTAGAACATTCGGATCGTTGATCGATGAATCGTTTGATACTATAATAGATGGTAAGGGGAGACTGGACAGATTGATACAAGAAGTCCAGTGGTTATGCGATCAAGATCTAGACCAATTTTGGATCGAAACACGAGACATCTGTTTATATAACCAACAGCACGCCCAAGAACTACATACTAACCAACAGAAAACATTTACTGTAAAATTCCAAAAGTTCATGCATGCCACGTAAAGACAACGAAACAGATATTGAATACAAACGTCGGGTGATCGATATCAAATCCGATAGTTTTTGTGGAGCCAAATGGTATAACGCTACTATTTGGCTAGGCTCCGGCATGACTACCAGTTGCCATCACCCGCTGCCTCACAAAGTCAGCGTAGAAGATGCAGAAGCCAATCCCAAAGCCTTGCACAATACTGCCAAAAAAAAATCCGAACGAGGCATGATGCAACGCGGCGAGCGCCCACAAGGGTGCGAATACTGCTGGAAGATTGAAGACATAGGTCGAGACAACGTCAGCGACCGTGTGTATAAGACAGTGATATATTCAGACGAGGACCTTGATGATGCATACCATACTCCAGCGGACCAAGACGTGGATTTACAAACCTTGGAAATCGCCTTTGATAGGACTTGCCAGTTCGCTTGTTCTTATTGCAATCCTGCTTTTAGTTCTACATGGGTTCGGGATATTAAACAACACGGTGCTTACACCGGCCTGGTATCAGATGGTCGTAATCATTTCACTCACGCTCATGACAGCAGTCAGTTGTATACATTCAATGATCGGAATCCTTATGTGGACGCATTTTTCCAGTGGTGGGAATCAGACCTACATAGAACACTGAAAGAACTGCGCATCACCGGTGGTGAACCACTGATGAGCGGATATACCTGGAAGTTGTTGGATTGGTTCCAACAAAATCGCGGACGTTCGCAAACACGCCTGGCCATCAACTCAAATCTTGGCATGGAATATGATGTGATAGAACGTGCTATCAATGCCTGCGAAGATGTAGAACTGGATCTGTATACTTCCAATGAGAGCATCGGTCCTCATGCTGAATATATCCGCGATGGTTTGAACTATGGACAGTGGACCGACAACATGGAACGCATCATGCAGAGTAAAAAACTGCGAGGCTTGCATGTGATGTGTACCATTAATGCCTTGTGCCTGGAAAGCCTGCCAGAGTTCCTGACCTATCTCATGTTATGGAAACAGGACCATGGTTCGGACTTTCCTAACTTCACGCTGAACATCCTGAGATTTCCCAGTTTCCAATCACCACTGGTTTTGCCTGATCACATCCGTATGCGTCATAGAGATCGATTGCAGGCCTGGTTAGATCGCTGGACTGACAATGTCATGATGCATGAACACGAACGCAATCACATGCAACGATTGATAGATTATCTTGACGTGGTCAAGACTCCGCATTCAGATGCATTTGATATGCCGCGATTGCACAACGATTTTAAACAATTTTACGAGCAATATGATCGGCGCCGTGGCAAAAATTTCCGCAGGACTTTTCCTGCATTGAGTGAGTGGTATGACACAATATCAATATAATTCCGCAGATTTAGTCCGACCAACGGATCTCAACGATCGCGAACAATTTCTGCTGAAAGACAGCAAAACATTCTGTATCTATCCTTGGATACACCTGCATGCTTATCCCACAGGTGAAGCCTATCCTTGCTGTCATGCAGAGATGCGATACCCAGTGGGCGATTGCAGAAAGAATACCTTGGCCGAAATTTGGCAAGGTCCGTCCATGACACAGTTGCGAGAAGACATGTTAGCCGAACGGCCCAACCCGGCCTGTGGTCGATGCTATGAACAAGAGGAATCGGGATTTTTTTCAGGTCGGAGATCAGCCAACAAACATCACGGTCATCACATCAAGAAATTAGAAAGCAATCCGTTTGAGATGACTTATTGGGATATACGTTTCAGTAATCTTTGCAATCTCAGTTGTCGCAGTTGTGGGCATATCTTTTCCAGTTCATGGTATCAAGATCAGATCAAGTTAGCCGGTCCTGAATGGGCCAAACACAATAGACCTTTGAACATTGCAGGTCGCGATCCCGAAGATATGTGGAACCAATTGTTACCGCATATTGATTATGTAGAGCAGATATATTTTGCAGGTGGCGAGCCTCTGATGATGGATGAGCACTATCGCATCCTGGAAGAATTAGAACGCAGAGAACGATTTGATGTGCGCCTGATCTACAATACAAACTTCACGCAAGTCAAACTCAAAGATCGATATGTGTTTGACTATTGGAAAAAGTTTAAGAGTGTAGCAGTAGGAGCCAGCCTGGATGCCATGGACTTGCGTGCTGAATACATACGCAATGGTACCAATTGGAACACAGTAGAAGATAATCGTCGTAGGATGATAGATATCTGCCCCAACGTAGATTTCTATATTTCTCCTACGCTGAGTATCATGAACGCATGGCATCTACCTGATTTTCATAAATCTTGGGTAGAGCAAGGACTGATACGTGCGCAGGATCTCAATGTCAATATCTTGCAAGATCCAGCACACTATAGAATAGACATAGCACCTATGAAATACAAACAACGTCTAAGGATACGCTTTGAAGAGCACCTTGATTGGTTGAGAACACAAGATCCTTTGCAACGTGCCACGGTGGGTTTTGAATCGGCTATCAATTTTATGATGGGGTCAGATAACACTCAATTACTGGAGGTATTCTGGCGCAAGACTCACGAACTAGACGCCATCCGCGGACAGAATCTGCTGTCTGTGATACCCGAACTGGAGGCCTTGCAATGAAAATACCACACGAGAAATTCTGTGTGTTACCGTGGGTTAGCTTAGAAACCAGTCCCATAGGCACAGTGAGACCTTGCTGTTTGGCCATGGACGAGATAGTAGATGATCAAGGGAAAAAATTCCAACTTACAAACTCTACCTTTGACCAGATACAGAACAGCCAACATCTAAAAAATCTGCGTCAGCAGTTTTTAGATGGCCAGCAACCACAGACCTGTCGTAGATGTTGGCAAGAAGAACGTGCCGGTCGTACCAGTAAAAGGATGCATACTCTAGATAGGCTCAAACATATGGGCATTTCTGACAATTGGACAGCAGATGCTAAACCTTTGATGTTTTTGGATCTCAAATTAGGTAATATCTGTAATCTCAAATGCCGCATCTGTGGTTCATGGTCTTCGTCGACTTTTGCTTCAGAAGAGTTGAACTTTATTGTTGATAGAGAAGATAAAAAGAAAAGTTTCCATTATCAAATGTTACGTGATGGAGCATGGCCGCGCAACAGCGAGCAGTTTTGGCACGAACTGGATTCGGCCATGGCCCAAGTCCGATACATTGAGTTCACTGGTGGCGAACCTTTCATGATCCGAGAGCATTTTGATCTACTGCGCCGCCTGGTAGACCGTGGATATGCTCATCAAATTGAAATACACTACAACACCAACGGCACACAATATCCCGAAGAAGCCGAAGACATCTGGTGCCATTTCCGGCATGTTGAAATCGCTTTTTCTGTGGATGACGTAGGTGAGAGATTTGAATATCAACGTAGCAATGCTGGCTGGTCGGAAATCAATCACAATATCGAACTGTTCCGACAGATGAGATCTAGGATTTCAAACATCACTCTACAGGTGTGTTGCACCATCAATGCGTTCAACGTGATGTATCTGTCAGACGTGGCACAATGGATCGATCGTCAAAAGTTTGATTTTGTCTACTGGAACATGTTGCATGATCCTTATTATTTCAGTATTGCTAACCTGCCCGAACGTGCTAAACAGGCAGTTCGACAGAGATTGTCAAGTGAATGGGTGCCCGAGTCATTCCGATCTGAGTTTGATCGCGTGGTAGATTTCATGATCAATGGTGCCAGCACTGATGGAAATCTTTTGAAGATAAAGATAAAAGATCTAGATCTAAGGCGTCGTCAGAACCTTTCACAGATAGCGCCGGAGTTAGCACGAGTGATAGATTATGAAGTCTGAAACACTGTGCATGGCTCCGTGGACACACACATATCTCTCGCCACAGACCGAGAGGAGGATGTGTTGTGCCAGTCGTGAGCCTGCACAGAACTTTGAACAGTATATAGACACAGCCGCCGGCAGCGGACGTTATATTCCCATCACACTGGATGAACATTGGAACAGTGAACACATGAAATCTGTGAGACGGCGCATGATGGCCGGAGAGACCTTGCCAGAGTGTGCGGTGTGCAATGAGAAGTTATTGAATACAGATGTCTATCGCAGTTACTTTTGGGGACTGTTTGGTCACAAGTATGAGGAAGCCATGGCAGCCACCACACCCGACGGTGTAACCACACTGAAACCAGTGAGCTGGGACTACAGATTTAGTAATCTTTGCAACTTTAAATGTCGCATGTGCGGAGACATGCTTTCCAGCTCTTGGGAAACTGAAGAGAAAAAACACGACATGGTAGACTGGTCAAATCCCAAAAACAACTGGATGCGGCCTGATGTCAAACGTGAAATCATACAGTTCCAGGACACACAGGTAGAAGCAGAGTTTGCTCAAGCAGTAGAAGAACATCGTGTAGAAGAAATCTATTGGGTGGGCGGAGAGCCGCTGATGTATGAACAGCATTGGCGCTATATGAAAAGAATCATTGAACTGGGTGATGGCCCAAGACTTTATGCAAGATACAATACCAACCTTAGCCGCGTGGATTATAATGGGATTAGTCTTTATCGTGATTTGCTGGCAAATATACGAGACTTCCAAATCTGTGCAAGCATCGATGGAACAGGACCCATCGGAGAATACATCAGAACCGGTTTGGCCTGGCCCGTATTTTTAGAAAACTTTAAACGTGGCCTAGAAATCGCACGACATCGCAGACAGATGCGATTGGACTTTACTTTGACTCTGCCAGGTTTGTTTGAAGTTGAGTCGATGCAACGCACAGCCGATGAACTAGGTGTTGACATCTTGGCCAAAGTTGTGTTTAGTTTTACTCCGGACATTTTAATGAGTCCGCTGGCATTGCCTAGAGAAATATTACATCGCAAAGTGGATGAGATAGTGCCTGCCACACGTGGCGCACTACGAGATGTTTTACTACAACTCAAGCAAAGACCCACGTTTGCGGAACAATGGCCTGATCAATATCAAGCAGGATTGATCAAAGGCAAGCGCAGGATTTTAGAACTAGAAAAGATACGTGGTGATCAATATACCATGGCACATATATTACAACAAAATCAGGACATGTATGATTGGTGGCAAGATATTAGATAGATTGCAGATTGATCTACAAAATCGTCATACTGGCGATCTACTGCCAGTATATGTGGACATCTATGATAACTCTCTCAGTCATAAATGGCTGTCAGCACTCAATGATCTATTGCGGAAAGATTATCATCTAGAAAAAAACTATTGTTTCTTTGGGTTTGTCGATCATGCTCGCAACGGTTCCTATATACTAGAGCAGGTCAATCTCAGTATAGCGGCAATCAATCAAGCCAATCTTGGTTATCACATCGACGACTATTTTGATATGGCGAATTGTATCACAGATACACCTATAGATGGTCGCGCAGCCGGTCGCAATATCATACATGACAAGTTCAACTGGTTGCATAGATATTTTGAAGATTTACAAGGTGTCAGCGGCTCTCCCAAAGAATACTATCTAAAAGCTAATGCTGCCACACGCTGGCATATCCGGCAATTGAATTTATTGTGTCACGAATTTGAATCTTGGGCTCTCAGTTATCGAAAACAGATTGAAGCGCCCGCTTGGCAAAGGCCCAGTCAACTGATGTGTTGGCTTAATGCACCAAGATTTGTGTTAGACGAAAAAGACTACGAGCTGTTTGGTATAGAAACTATCAATCGACCCATAGGCGGAGTATTTGTAGGTGTGAACAAAGCAGTGGGCAAACATCATTGGGAAGTGTTCCAGGATGAAGGACGTGACAGTCGTGTGGGTGAGTTAATTTCAACTACCATGCGTAGCCAGACTGAGGCAGCAGGAGACTTTGATATAGAGTGGGCTAACAATCCTGGCAACTACGAATGGCAAAAGATAAGATTACAAGAGTTCCGTGAATGGCTAACAGTGAATGGATTTGATCCCAATGACAAAAGTTTAACTATTGGGCATCCGCAAATCGGTCAAGTGGATCTCATTGATACCTTTTGGACAAATGATTATCAATCCATATGGAGCCGTTTAAATACTCATCTAGATGTCTACAGAGTTAAAACCAGTGATGCCGAATGTGTCTATGACTATTGCTGGAGTGATCCTGATTATCAAACTCGACAGATACAAATCATAGGAGGAAAAAATGAAATGGTTAACAAACTTGATCAACCGGATCAAACTTGAAATACGCTATCGCAAAAAACTAAAAGAGTTACGCAAAAGAGATCCGTTTATCTATAAATGAAACACATACTTGGTATCAGTGCAGGGTTCCATGATGCGGCAGCCACTGTCATCAGGTCAGATGGTGAAATAGTTTTTGCCGGCCACTCAGAACGATATAGTAAAAAGAAAAACGATCCTACTATTGCTCCTGGACTGCTCAAAGAACTGTGTGAGTGGGAATACGATACAGTGGCGTTCTATGAACATCCATGGATGCACAACATACAGCAGATATTTTCTGGGCAACGCAACTTTGGCCCTTGGACCACACGCGGTGCATTGAAAAAGCATCTCGGGTCTTGGTATCAAAATCCGGCTCGTAACGAAGTCAGCACCAGCCATCATCTCAGCCATGCAGCCGCAGGTTTTCAAACATCACCATTTGACCGTGCAGTAGTTGTTGTTATAGATGCCATTGGTGAGTTAGATACTGTTAGCATCTATCGTGCATGTTACAACAACAAGGGTCGGGCACAATACCAGAGACTATGGCGCCAAATGTATCCACACTCAATTGGATTATTCTACAGCGCCATGACTGATCGTGTGGGACTAAAACCCATGGACGAAGAATACATTACTATGGGCATGGCCGCCTGGGGTCGAGATACGTGGTACCAAGCCTTGAGCAATCGCGTGATCAAAGACTACAACAGCATTGAACTCAATGAAAACTTCCATATAGGAGTTGACTCAACATTTTTAGAATCGGCTACCAATGAAGATATTGCGTGCGCTACGCAGTTAGTGGCTGAAGATCTCATAATGAGTGTAATGAAAAAAGCTCGCGAACTCACAGGCGAAACCAATCTTGTATACATGGGAGGTGTTGCTCTCAACTGTTTAGCCAATAGAAATCTTGGAGACATCTATGAAAATATTTGGATCATGCCTAATCCTGGTGATGCTGGTAGCAGCCTTGGTGCTGCCGCTTTGGCTCATGGGCATAGAGTTAACTGGACCAGTCCTTATCTTGGGTATAATATACCTGGCCCTTATCCTGTTGATGAGCTTGTGGCTCGGCTACTTAATGAACAGATTGTGGGAGTTGCCTCCGGCAGAGCTGAGTTCGGTCCCCGCGCACTCGGAAACCGTAGCCTCCTTGCAGACCCTAGAGGCAGCGAGATCAAGGAGAAAGTCAATGCGATCAAACGCAGACAACAGTTTAGACCGTTTGCACCTGTGATACTAGAAGAATGTGTCAACGATTATTTTGAGATGCCCCAAGGATATACCAGTAGCCCTTACATGCAAGTGGTAGCACGTTGTCGCCATCCGGATCATTTTCCTGCTATCATACATGTAGATAAGACCAGTCGTGTTCAAACAGTAAGCAAGGACTGTGGGTCAGGTATACGAGAACTGTTAGAACGTTGGTATGTAGAAACAGGATGTCCTATGTTGCTTAACACCAGTCTAAACATACGCGGTGAGCCTATGGTCAATGATAGAGACGATGCTGATCGGTTTGAAAAACTATACGGTGTAAAAGTTTGCAACTAGAGATAAGTCTCTAAGCCACCGCGTCGCCGGATGTCTTGTGTGCAACAGCTAACACCCCCATCCCAGAAATAGCTGTGACGCAATTCCGAGATGATAGGTTCAATTTTATGCTGTTTACAGAAATCAAATACTGGTTTGTTGTATGCCGAGAAGATTACATGTGATTCGTCTAGCACCAGACAGTTAACATCAAACACTGTTTCACTCACAAATCCCGTCCATTTGTTGAGATATTCATCTACGAATTTCGTGAATTCTTCGGTGGGTGTTTGACCTTGCACATACCAGCGGCCGTTAAAGTTATCTTCTTTGAACTTGCCAACCTCCATGGCTGCCCAAATTGAGCTATCCCAAACCTTGCACACTTCCCAACCGGGAAAATCTCTGCCGAAATCTAAATTGCTATCGTGCTTGCTACTTAATATAACTCCAGGTTTGAGGATGGCAAACACAGCATCCCCGTGCCCATCAGTGACAGCTTCGTGTATACGATATTCTGGTCCTAGTAGATTTTCAACGATCCATCGACTCTGTTCTGGTTTTAAAAATTCTGAATTGTCAAAAAATATGTCTCTGCCAACCCGAACTATGCAGCTGGCACTGGCACCATTCAGCGTGCAATTCTCATCGAAATTTTGATTATCATTTAAATTTTGATCATTGTCGTGAGGATTCACCACTTGATCTTTGTAAAGATCACAAACATCATCGAGTTCGGGTATTGACAACATACGTAGCAGTTTTTGTCCGAGGGTGATTTGCCAATCTCTAGGAGTCAAGGGGGGAATAGGTATGCCCTGATCAACGTTCATTTGATTATTTTCAAAGATCTGTTTGGGAGGTAAATTTGGTCGTCTGACCACAGCACCATATGATTCTATTGTGCGTTGGAGATTATTGAGATCTTCTGCTGTTTCAAACAATATCTGTTGTAGTTGGTTGCGGACTTGGGCGTTATCTAAAAAATCAAAGTAGTCCGGATCGTAGGCACGACCTACGATCACTTCTTCTAGAGGTTGCCAACTGGTATAACTGTTTACAAGTGGTTGCATATTTCAAGGCTTCGTTTAAGTAGGTTATTTAAACAGTTGGCTTTACTAGACAAAAATAACTGCTGGTTGTGTTCCAATGCTGATTTACATCCAATGTAAATCGAATGTAAATCGGTGCGCATGAGTCTTTCAAATTCTTTGCATGCCCGATCCCATCGTTCGGTATTGTTTTCTATGACATCGTATGAGTGATCAATCACATGGTCGAACGTGTCATACCCCATGTTCCTTAATTGTGCTATGCTACCTCGAGCTCCGAATATCATGAACAGCTGGCAGTTCTTGATGGGTTTGAATGTTTTTTCGGTGAGGAAAACTCCTCCACTTTGATCCGCATCCAGGTGAGTTTCCAGCACGACATTGAGATAACTATCTTCGAAATGTTCGACCACCGTGGTGGCATACAGATTATGCTCCTGTGATGATAATTCGTCTGCTCGAAATGGGCAATGCTGTAAAAATTCGTAGGTATTGGCACGCAGATTATCAAATCTATCTATTTCGATGGGGTTATCAGTCTCTTTGTCTTCCACTGAAAGATAGTGATTATAAGAAAAAAATCCATGATTGTGTAATCCCAATGCCCAGATTCTGGCCATGGTAGTAGCCCGCCACCACTTGTGAGTCCTTACCAATGCTGTGTATTTGTGACTCCTTGGGCGATCATGGAATTTGATAGGGCAATTGGTATTGCGTAGACGATACAAACATTCATCGTCAACAAAATAATGGAATCCAGACAATTGATCAGCGGCGGAATTGGCGCTGGTGAATTGTATCAGACCGAGATCTATGTCGTATTTTTGAAATTGTGCATGTAGATGATCCCGTATGCGTCCAGGATGATCACCTTCGCTGTAAAAAAACCAAAGTGTGATATTTCTTGATCTTAGTTTTTCTCTGATCATAACAGGCAACAGCACAAACCAATCAATATTAAAATCGAAAAAACTCAAACTTATGGGGTATAGAGTGGATCTGTCAGATTGGGTCCAATCAACTATTTGATATGGTATATTTTCTTGATCGAGATATTCAAAAAAATGCACAGGCTCGCTGTAAGGCCAGTTGGTGCTGAATTTGCGCCAATCTGAGGTATAAGGTCTGGCATTCCATGTAGCAACATTGGGATATGGTTTGCCATCGACGCTTTTATCTACACAAAACTTTACCATTGGTCGATCACATCTGATAATTCTTGCCAAAGGAGATGTTCGAACTGTTGGCTGTAGAACCAATTAAAATTATGCTCTACTATAGGAGCCAAGTGTTTTTGTAGAGTCACTTTTTCTTTAACGGAAAGATTGTTGATGTCATTGAGTAGTTTTCCTATACGCATGATTCTGGTGTTATCATCATAATCATCATAGTCTTCGTTCCAGAATTCTCCAAAAGTTTTAAATCCATATGATCGGATATAATCTAAACTACCTCGACAGGATACTAACACAAATGGTTGTTGCATCACTATAGATTTGAATGTTTTTTCGGTAAGATGCGATCTACGACCAGAATACACTGTTTCTGTGACCACCTGTAATAAACTTAGATCGGCAAACGACCACATGTCTATCTTGTGACTGTTGCCAGCATAGTCAGATCCTTGATCGATGATTAGAGGAAGATCGATAGATCCTAACGCTATGTCATATTCTCGGCAAAGTTCTGCCACGGTTTTATTTTCGTAAGGACAGCGTTCTGGAAAACTTACAAAATTGTCTGCTATTAGATCTCTATCTACCAACTCTGACAATAATTCTAGACGGTGCTTACGTTGACCGCCGATGATATTGTTAGGACACAAGAATGTATGTTTAATTTTGCGATTCTGGAAAGGAATTGATAGTAAAGATCGATCATAGCCTCTATACCAATCCAGCGAAGCCCAAGCATGGAAAAAATAATATTGTGATTTTACACCGTAGGTATTTTCTATCCAATCAATGTTTTCGCTATCTCTCTCTGAATGGACGATAATTACTTCGTCGGGTCCGCGATCATCACCATAGCATTCACGGAATCGGGGCAATACATTAGCCACACGATCACGATGTAATGGTTCTTGATCCCAAAATAAAATCCTGGTCGCTGGTTCGGTGATGTCGGGCATACTGCAAATATTTTCAAACGCAGTAGTCCCAAATGGTTCAAACCAATGTATGCTGGCCGTTTTGTCTTTTATTTTTTGTAGGAATATGTTATAATAAATTTCATCTATTCTAATCATGTTTGACGTTTTTTATCTAAATAATCCTACCTATTTGTTCCCACATGAACGGAAAGCAGAATCTGTTGATCATGCTATTGAACTCAGTCGCACGAGATACTTATGGATAGTAGACGGTCTGAACGACTATTCTCGATTTGATTGGTCATGGGAACCTGTGCCATGGGAATCTGCACAAACTCATGTATGGCCTAGCCAGCATCAGGAAAATGGTGGAACGTATCTTATACCCAAAACCAGTATGCGAGATGTCAACCGAACTCATGACATAATCCAACGCATAGGCAGCTATCCAAGGATAGGTATAGATCATGGAGATGGTCTGCTGATCCCGTGTCGAGAAAAGACTCGATATATTTCAGACTATTTTGGCACACTCAGGCGCATACTCGGCAAATGCCAACATCAATATGTGTGGATAGTGTCCAGTGTGTGTGATTACAGCAGGTTTGATTTTACCTGGCATCCGTCAGAATGGCAGCAGGACATGTTGCACGTATGGGCCAGCGATGATCAGAAGTTTGGGGATACTTTTCTGGTGCATGTTCCCAGTTTCCTTGAGAAATCCAAGGAACTGGCTTTGCTGGAATGGTTTGATACCATACACTTCGTAGAAGGCCAATCAGTACCTCGGCGTCCTGTGCCTGTGTGCCGACACGAGCATGACAGCCAAGTGCCCGCTGTGTGGGCATACGATTTCCAGGCACCGGTGGTGCAGTTTGTGCGGCACGATGCTGTTGAAGATGTGCCCGCCATGAATCTCTGGAGAGAAAAGGTCAAGACTGTCATTCCACTCACACCTGGAGCCAGTTCTGTGCTGGTCCCTAGAGAGGCCAAAAATCATCTCAAAACACAGTTATATGATTATCCCTACATAGATAAAACACACAAAAACAAAAACAATGACAGACCCCTTGATATCGTTTTTATTTCCAACGGTGAACCCAATGCTGATCAAAATTGGCAGACTTTGATTTATGCCCTGCAAAGAGGGCATGACAATAGAGCAGTGCGTAGCGATGGTGTCAACGGCCGTGCGGCAGCCTATCATGCGGCAGCTCAAGCATCCAACACTGATTGGTTTTTCGCTGTGTTCGCGAAGTTAGAAGTGGTCAACGATTTTGATTGGTCTTGGCAACCAGATCGCATGCAGGCCGCTAAACATTACATTTTCCATGCTTTCAACCCTATCACAGGATTGACCTATGGACATCAAGCCATGATCGCTTACAACAAAAGATTGGTTTTGGCCAATGCCGGTCGAGGACTGGATTTCACACTGGATGACGAACATGAAGTGGTGCCCGTAGTGTCGGGCACAGCCCGATATGCTTACACTGCTTGGTCAGCATGGCGCACTGCCTTCCGCGAGTGCGTTAAATTGCGTGGTCAGACAGATGTAGAAAGTCAATACAGGCTGAAGAAATGGCTCACAGCAGGTGCAGGAAATCCCAATGGACAATGGTCAATCTGGGGAGCCGAGGATGCTGTGGCTTACTATGATGAAGTCAACGGTGACTTTGATGCGTTGAAGAAAAGTTATGAGTGGTCTTGGCTGGCCAGTTATGCCTTGCTCAGGCGCAATCTGTCACCTGATCAATGACATACTCAACTTCAAGATCAGTGAGTTCAGGATACAACGGCAGGCTCAATACACGTCGACTCAAAGCACTAGCACAACTCAAGATATCGGGCCCTTGATACGCACGGAACAAGCCAATTTCATGCAAGGGCTGGACATAGTGTATCTTGGTCTCTATCTTGCGTATGGCTAGATTTTTTTGCAGGATGTCTCTATTGTTGATGTCAATCACGAACTTATGATAAGCATGGTCATGTTCGTTGTCTTGATCTATCAAGCAACGGATATCAGTATTCTTTAGACGTTCTCTCCAATATCCTGCTATCTTAGACCTACGGATCTGCCACGTGTCGATATGTCGTGCTTTGACCATCATATGGGCACAGTCAATCTCGCTCATACGGCTGTTGGTTCCTGTGTCGTTGTTGGTGGATTTACCGTTGTCTCTCCAGGCTCTGACCCAGTGCAGGAGATCTGAATCATTGGTGATCACTGCACCCCCGTTGCCATAGCAAGGTAAGTTCTTCATGGGATCAAATGACAAGGCAGATGCTCTACCAATACGAGTGCAATCAGCGGCCAACCAGTGTTGTGCCGCATCTTCAATCACGATCTTGTCGTTCAGCGTCCATTGCCGCCAGGTGGATATGTCACCCATGTGGCTCACTGAGGCGCCATACAGCCCTACCAACACAACGGCCTGATAACTAATATCCGTAGGTATTTTTTTGACGTCAATGATACCATGATGATCGGTGTCAATAAACACAACATCCCATCCTGCACGTATAAAAGCGTTGGCCGTGGCCGCATAGGTCAGGCTGGGAATCAACACAGTGGGAGGATTGGGCACAGCAGAGTTTTTGGCGTAGAATTCCGCGATGGCTTCCAGGGCCGATGTGCCAGAGTGGACACATATGGCATATTTTACATGATTGCGTTTGGCCAACCAAGACTCAAATTCGGCAGTGAAATTGCCATTCATGAGTTGGCCACTGCGCAACACTTCGTCTGTGGCGTCTAGTATCTCCTGGCGGAGATTGTTATACTGTTTTCGGAGACCAGTAAAGGGAACTGTTAAGCCACTCATAGTATTTCTGGAAACCTTCTTCGATATCTACCTTGGGATCATACCCGAAATCTCGTCGTGCGGCATCGATGTTGAGCGCACCTCTGCTGGGGAAATCGGCATCTTTGTCACGCACTTCTACCGAACCTTTCCCTACTATCCGCACAGCTAAGTTAGCCGCGTCCAGCAGGCTCCATGAATGGCTCTTGGTAATGTTATAGGTTTGATTATTGGCTGTGGTGCTCAAGGCCGCCGCAACTATACCGTCGGCGGCATCACCCACATAAGTGAAATCGAGAGTTTCGGTGGCACCATTGACTTTGAGTGTGCCGCCACGCATGGCTGTCAACAGAAACTTTGAAATAACACGATCTTCAACATCGAGTTCTCCGTATACAGCGGAAGGACGAATAATGACATGATCAAAAAAACCACGCCTACTATAATCTCGGACAAGCCATTCTCCTGCAAGTTTCATGATGCCGTACTGCCCTTGTGGACGGCATTCAGCATCTTCTGTGACATCGTCAGTGAAGTCTCCATAGACCATACTGCTACTAATATATATGAATTTGCACACATGATTATTCTTTGCGGCTTCTAGCAAATTGAGCAAGCCCTCGCTCATGGCACGTGATCCTATCATGGGGTTGACATTGACCACTTTCTGCCGGGGAAAACTGGCCATGTGTATCACAGTATCGGGTTGATAGTGTTTGACGAGCCAGTCGATTCCAGCCTGATCTGCGATATCTATGCGATGTGTGCGCAGATTCATCTCTGGAATCTTAGCACGCCGCTCGGCCATGAGATAATCTAGTTCATCCTGTGGAACCAACCCGTAGTTGGTTTGTGTATCTGTTACAGATACCTCGTGTCCTGCATCAATGAGGCGGCGAACAACATTGTGTCCAATGAGTCCCAAACCTCCAGTGACTAAAATTTTTCGCATTATAATAAACTTTCGCTGATAAAATTAGTTATTTGTGCCATTTGAAGAAATATTCAGTTTCGTGTTTTTTTTCTATCTAGAGTATTATGTATTTGTTGTTTCACCATGTGTTCCTTATTTTGATAAATTGCCTCGATTAGACGATAGTTTTGTTGGAATCTATCTTGACAATCAAACCAAGCAGAAATAGCAACACCTTTGTCCTCGAGCATTTTTCGATTATCCGTGATAGCTTTTGTCATTCTGACATAAGGATCAACGATCTCATCATAAGAATGATCGATAATGTCGTCAAACATATCAAATCCCAAAGATCTTAGGTGAGCAACAGTTCTGTGCATGCCAATTATGATAGGAAAATTGCTGCCATATACAGTGTTAAGATATTTTTCCGTAATTATTCCAGTTTGGTTTATAAAAACAGTTTCTGTCACCACTTCGATTGCGCTATGTTGGTAGAAAACGTTCTTGAGAGATTGATTAAAATTTTCTTTTAGGTTCATCCCCACTTCTGCAGATTTGTTATCCCTGTGCAGATACTTTTTTGCATCATATCCTTCTGAGTTTTTAACTTTTAAAAATCCTTTTTCCATGACAGGATAGAATTTTCTAGAGATACTATTCAGATAAGGATATTTGTTATATTTTAGATATGACTTGAATGATTTCCAAGATTCGTGCCTGATAATCCACGATGGGTCAAATCTTTGATAACCGTGTTTTATATCTAGTCCTAAAAGTATTAGATGACAAATGCTTCTGTGAACTCTTAGATTATTAGATAATGAAACCCAATGCCAATTTTTAGAAAATTCTTTTTCCATTACAGGACTAATCCCAGAATAGTCAGTATCTGGATGTAGCATGAAATCATTTCCCCAATGTATAACAATTAAATTTTTCTCATCTGTAAAAAATTCTTCTAGAAAAGGGCAGACAGTCATGAGATAAAAAGTTTTTGTTGGATATTGGCGGACTTTAATTTTCAGACAGTCAATCATTGATTGAGGACGGCAGTCGGGTGGGGTCAGAAGGTATTCGTCATCTCCCCAATGGTCGGTTGTCAATATTACGATATTTGACTGCTGTATATTAAAATCTCTATCAAAACTAACAGTGACCATTACATCCTGATCAAAAAGGTCGTTGATGTATGGAAGAATAAATGAAAAATGTTTTATCAACTCCATCGCAGATAATACTCCGTTGCTTTGATATCCTCCAGTTTCCCTTGGATGGTGATTTTATGCCCAAAGGTCGTTGGGTCGGCACTGGTATAATACTTAAGGTCGGAAGCGTTGTCCATGACCCATTTTCCCTTGTCAGTCTGTTGCCATTCGTAAATGGGTTGGGCCACATAGATATCTAAATCATCTACATCGCCCATGGTAAAAGAATGGAATATGACCTTCACAGTCACAGTATAACAGGTATATTAGGATTGTGCAACCAGATCTGTGGCCATAGGAAATACTTTGGCTATGACCTCGGCGCAGGCACGAGCCACTTCCATGTGTTCTTTTTGTGTGCCATTACCACTGCGCAGTTCGATGAAGTGTATCCATGAACGCAAGGTGCCGTTCATGTAGAGCCTACTTTCGATCAAACCTTCTGGCAACACAGCACGGGCCTGTTCTTTGGCTATGCCATTAGCGATAGCCCACTCATATTCTCGCTTGGCGGCATAGATAACTCGTTGTTGGGCACGTTCCCATTCGATCTGTAACATTGGATCATCCACGGCGATGCTGTTTTGGCGATTGGCAGTGTCTTGAAGCCGTGCTTCTCTACATACGAACGAGAGGTCTCGAGTAGGGTCAGCATATCGCTGACTGAACTCTTGGAATGAGAATGATCTATGTCTAAGTATCTGTCTGGCGATGTCTCTGGTTGTGGTAATTTCGCAACAGGCTGAGACCATTTCCAGTGGACTCCAGTGTTGATGTCGGACCAAGTATCTGATGAGCTTTTCTGATGATTCAGTGTTGAGTTGGTTGGCGGGATTGCTGACACGGGCGCAATACGCAATGAGTTCTTGCGCATCTTGGATGCCCATGTGTCTAAATTCACCTGTGGGTTGACTGTAGGATACCAAACGAACATTCATAGTTTTCCTAGGATTTTGTCAGTGAGTGGTTGCACATGACGGGCCACTGTGTTTACATCGATAACAAAATCGATATTTACTATCTGGTTGCCCAGTTCATTCATGGTGCGTGCCATCACAGATTCAATCTCTTCGATATCCAGCCCATTACGGCGCAGGATTTCTAGATTGATAGATTTCTGTCGATTACCCTTGAGTTTGATTGTGACTTTTTTGACACAATCGATAGGGATGTGATCTTTGTCTACTGACGAGATCACTTCTTCCCATTTTTCTACGTCATCAACTTTGAGCCGCATCCGCTACCTTTGATTTAGTTGTTTTTTTAGGTTTAGCGGGTTTGGTAGGAGCGCCGGTCATGGTGGCCGCTTCCTCCATCAATCTGGCACTCTCGGCCAATAGACTCTTGGCTTCGGCAGACATGCGCTCGGCTTGTTGTCGGAGATTTGTAGCCAGTGCGTCGTCTGTCAACACTTGATTACTGCCTGCGAGATTGGTCCTGGCAGCAGGTGGTGAACGCAGTTCACGTCCTAGACCGTCACGGACCTTGGCTTTGCCGGAAATTCCGGCATTGGCATCCAGTTCGGCCAACTTATCTACGGCCTGTTTGCCTTCTTTCATCTGGCGAAGGATGTCGTTGAGTTCGCTGAGTTTGCATGAAGCAGTGGGTGTAGGGGTCACGATCACTGTTTCGGTCTGTATCTTTTTCAACATGCCTTCTGAATGCAAAGCCACTAGCATGGGACGACCATCCGGGAACATCTGTCTGTGGACAGCATCGGCTAGATTGTCGCTCTGCTGTGCTTCGGGTGTTTCGATGGCTTTCATCAGCGCATCATGCATGTGAGTTGGAAGAACGTCGGGATATACGACCAAACACATATGGTCCTCACCTGGCACTTCTCTGAATATAATGGCTACCCTGCGATCGCCTTGTTTACCTACGTGTTTAATGAACATTGTCATTCTCCTTTTGTTTCTTCGTTGGGTGTCTCTGTTTCTGCTGGTGCAGTCATTTGTGCCAACCAAGCACTCAATCGATCATAGCATTGACCTATCTGGCTCATTTCATCGGCACGGAAACAACCGCGTTCACAGGCCACTTGCACTATGCTTTGAAGCATGATCAAGTCTGACACTGATAGATTCTGGGGTTGGTTCTCCATACATCTATTTACGAGCGAAAAAGAAATCTACGTAGTTTATGCCACAAAAAAACCGCCTTAGCGGCGGTTGCAGAGTAGTTTTTGTTTCAGTTTTACCTTTTTGATCTTGATCTCACGGTTTTTTAGACTCTCGTGCTACCAAGGCCTTCATTAGTAGGAATTTCTCGTGTAATTCCTTCAAACCCGGGTGATCTTTCATGAGTTTCTCTAGTTCGTGTTCTTCGGCCATTTTTTCTCTGCCCCAACTCAAGATTTGCTCGGCTTCTGGAGACAGTCCTACTGTAGCACCAGAGCCAAAACTCAACCAGTTGTTTCCGTCATACACTTCCAGTTGATTGCTTTGGGTATTATATCTCAACATGCCTGCACTCTGCTGATTGCCCACATACACTGAACTGGGACTGGTATTGGTATAAAGCCAATCTGATCGTGAGTGCAAGTTAGTGATCATGTCTGCTTCATTGCCTCCAGCGGGTTTCTCTGATCTCGCGAATGATCTTGGGGATAGATCGAATGATTGGTTCACCGATCCACCAACCCATCCAGAAGCCACAGGCGAAGTATATGAATTCACTGAAGGTCACTGTTGCTCCTCATACAGTGCCCATACACCAAAGGGTGGGTTTGGATTTTTGTCTCCGTGGATGATCCACACTGTGTCGCAGTAGTTTTCATCGCCCCAACTTCCAAACGGATAACCGTCTGTGAACACCACCAGGCGCTTGGGTTCGATCTCGTTTTCTTTCAAGTGCTGGAATATAGCATCAAAGTCGGTGCCACCACCACCTTGCAAATCATAGTCTGTGATATCTTCGAGATTGTCGGAATTATAGTTCTGCGGATTGTATGGTTGGGTATCAAACGTGAACAAATGGATGCGATAGGAATCGAAACTTTCCATGATGCCCTTGACTTCGCTGAGGAAGTCCTTGCCTTGCGCATCTGAGATTGAACCGCTCATGTCAATGGCCACTGCGATATCGATAGCGTCAGTGTTCCGCATGCCCGGCATCACAGCATCCATGTGCCAACCACGTCGGCTGGCCTTCATCCAAGTGTAATCACTCTTGATAGTGCTCTCGAGTTGCATACGGAGCAGTTCGCGCCAGTTCATCTTGGGATCGGTTAAATCCTGGATCATGCGTTTGACACCGGCCGGGATGTTGCCTGCATCCGATGCTTGGGCGGCCGCCAGCATGGCTTCTTTGATCTCGTCACGGATCTTGGCACGCTCTTCGGCACTCAGTTTGGGGCGACCTTTGCCCTTGCCTTCTTTGTCGCCATCGGACCCGCTATCGCCATTTTCGTCGCCATCCATGTGCTCATCCAGCAATTTGTCGATGAGGTCATTGATGTTGATTTTTTCAGCGTTCTCGTAGAGATAGTCATAGATCTCTTCAGAACTCTTGCCTTCAAACTTGGCATCATACAAGCAAGGCACTGAAGTGATGAACTCGCCCACGCGATGCTTCTTCAAATCTGCGTTGACACAGAAGTCATTGGCGATATTGAATAACTGTGGATCACGATCGCCACGGCGACCAAAGTGATCATACACACAATGCAAGACCTCGTGCCCAAACAAAAACTCGATCTCTTTGGGTTTGAGTAGTTTGATGAATCGGCTGTTATAATAAAAATGGCGCCCGTCTGTGGCGGCAGTAGGACACCACTCATCGGCATTGACCAACTTCAAACGAGTGGCCAGATTGCCAAAGAATGAAGCACGGAGCAGGAGTCCCACACGGGCAGTGACCAGCATCTCGCGCACTTCGCGATCTAGTTTGGGATCCATGGGGCCCAGGAGATTTTCAAACTTTTTAGCGTCGTCTTTGTTTTGGGTGGTAGTTTGTGCTGTAGACATAGGGTGCTCCTTCACTGTATTCTATTATTATACATAAAATGGAATTATTGGTCAACCGGGTATTTCAGCGTGAACAGCGTGAGTTCTTGCTGGCTTTTCACGTATATACGCAGATCTTCGTAGCCATTGGTCCATGACCACATGGGGTTCACGCATTCGGGCATGATTCCCACGGGCGGGGGTTTGATATAGTTCCACACATTGTGATGATACTCTCGGATGTCAGCCCACTGGCGTATCTCGGCACTCCAGCCATAGATATCAAAGAAATATTTCTGTGCTTCGGCAAACTGCATGGGACCTTGGCTGTTGCTCATGCGACCAGAAAAAATCACAGCATACTCGAAGTATTTTCTGTAACTCCAACGACCATCCAGTTTGACTATCTTGTATCTCATCGTTGATATTTAAGACCAAATATGATTGCATCATGTGGATTGGCAAAATGGAAATCCACCACCCATACATTGTCTTCGATGGTGCCTATGTCGGGACTACGATACTTCCAACGTGCTCCAGGACGGCCAAATTCTCGACACACTTGCACCAGGACTTCCTGCACTCGGTCATGATCGTAAGGTGCGAAAACCACCCTCACGGGTGGTTGGGAGAAAAGATGGGTTGGATCCGACATAGCCCTATGTCTCGTTTCCGAAAGTGGATCCAACCCTGAACCGTTTAGGAATTCTGGCTTGCGCTGAGAATATACTTGCCATACCGCTGATGGAACTCGTCGAAGTTCTTGAGCTTGGTAGGTTGGAACGGAAGATTGTATGTGGTGAGCGCGATACGAGCACCCATCACAACCAGTTCAGTCTCGAAATTGTCCATCATGTAGCGGAAGAAGTTGTCAGACATGGCATGGAACTCTGAATCCTTGACCTTGCGCTCGATAGCACCTTTGAGTTCATAGCACATGGAGATCACCAGGCTATACATGGCCGATACTTCTTTGACCTTGAGTTCTTTTTCCTTGCCTGACAAGATGTCTTCAGGCCGGGGCATCTTAGATGCGATTTTGCGATGCGCCATGAACTTCACTGCCAAGCCTTCACCCACAGCACCTGCGATGAGATCAGTGTAAGTGGTCTCGTCCACATCTTCGTCTGCCAAGAGTTCGCTCACAAAGGTCCACGAGCGTGGAGTAGCAAACGAGCGTGACGCAGATTTTGCATCAAAGTCGTAGAGGTCTTGCTTGGCAAAACTCAAGTAACCTACCACATCTTTGTGGATGCTGTTATTGACAGCCCACTCTTGCCACACAGGAAAGTCAACTCGCATCTCTAAGTGGACGAAGCGATTGGCCAACGGAGTAGGCATGCGATAGGTCACACCTTTGTCTGATTCGCGATTGCCCGCGGCTACCAGCACTACATTGTCTGGCAGGATATACTTGCCCACACGGCGGTTGAGCACCAACTGGTAAGCGGCCGCTTGCACAGCCGGAGCCGCAGAATTCATCTCATCCAAGAACAATACCACTACCGGATACTGGCTGGCGGTTTCTGCATCGGGCAAGTCAATGGGGGGTGCCCAATCCATCTTGCCTACTTCTTTGTTATAAAACGGAATACCACGGATATCGGTTGGATCCATCTGGCCCAAGCGAAGGTCGATCATCAAACCGCCCAATTCGCGGGTGATGTCTGCTACCACTTCTGACTTGCCGATTCCGGGGGGACCCCACAGGAACAGGGGACGCTTCTTGTCGAAGCACTTCTTGATCGATTTGCGGGCACCAACCGCGGTAACGGTGCGATGTTCAACTGACATAGGGCTTACTCCTTCTTGTTTACGATTTTATAATTGTATGCTGAATTGATTTTTCAGTCAACTCAAGAGAACTCATAAAACTTTACTGTGGGATCTAGACGACGTAGTTCTTGTGCCGCGGCCGTGAGTTGACGATAACGAGTTTGAACTTGACTGCGAGGCAATTCTCCGTCGCAGGTGAGATTTTCTGGGGAAAGATCACCGTCGATCATGTCGGCGATGCGTTGATTATCTTGGCCAATGACCAATGGCCGGCCGCCAAAAATAGCGTTCCATTGATTCTTTTGATCTACATAGGCTTTGAGTGATTTCACAGTAGGGCTCCTGTAATGTTTACTATACCTATATTGTAGCAAAATGGCTATTTCTGGTCAATCTAAATGATTGTTGTAAAAATACAACAAAACCCTGCTTGTAGCAGGGTGGTCAGTGATCACTTACCTAACCATCTAGGTTTAGTCCGGCAGACAAGTAGCCCATTTTCCCAGATAGTATCTTTGGTTTTAAACCGTCGATGGATAATTCTGTCTGCCAGGTCTATGCCGTCTTTCCAGACTTTAAAATATGGAGACTTATGGAACTCCCAATCCCAGCCATATCCACGCGGAGATTGATGGTTTCCGTTTCGATATTGTGAATTTATGTCATCATGATCCCAGTAAGGAAGTTCGGAAGCATGAGGATCCAGGTGACCATAATATTTAGGATAAATCAAAGGAATCACTTGAGTTTTTTTCTGTATTGATTGTTTATCATTTTCGGTTATATCTACTTTGTCTAGATGGTGCCTCCAATAATTTTTAACAACATGGCATTGTTTTATGACCAATTCCGGCAGATCTGCTGACCAATAAAAAGGTTCCGGTATCATATGATCAGCCCGATTGTGCATCGAGTGTAATGTATCATTTTGCGAAAAATACCAAATTTTACCTCCATTTCTGACCCAAACTTTGGGCTTGTCTACGCCAACAATCACCGCGGTAGAAGGATCATTCCATTCTTCGAATTCTTCAGTGGTGCATGCTCTATGAGCAGTTATATCGATACAATTAAATCTAGGAGCATCGATGTCAAATATCCAACCAGGATCAGACCCTAACACCGAAATGGTAGGACTGAAATCATTGACAATTACTTTGAAGTTTGCACCTTTTTTGACAAGATCCTCGACGAACGGTTTGGCTATTAGATTTTTTTCTACGTTGGCAATTGAAAGCCACGGATCTGTGCCAGGTGCATGCCACTCGTTCATAGTGACTATATCAAGTTTGATGTTGTTATCAACGAAAGTCCTTAGTATGTTGAGGCTGTCGGCGCCACCGCTGTATCGCAAAATAAGAGTCTTGTATTTTTCTCTCAGTTGTTGGGCTCTTTTTAGATACAGTTCATCCAGTGTTTCTTTTGGCTCCACTGACCAGTCATGTTGATCATACCACTCATCATTGTAATGATAACTGACATCATCAAATCCGAGTCCCTGGTGTTGTGCCGCCAGTATAGCCTTGACTTTGTTGTCAAAGCATTCTCCGTTGACTCTCCAGTATCCGCGATTTTTACTCAGGGTCATTTCTTGATAAGATCTTGATTTTTCTGTGCCACTTGAATGATTTCATCCAGCGTGATGTAGTTACCCATGGGCCAGTATTTTTTCTTTATGGCTTCGATTTCTGGATCTTTGAGAGCCTCCAACAAAGCGACTTTGAGAGCACGATGCTCGACTGTGTCGCCCGGGGTCATGGCCAAGAAAGCACCGCCCGGTAGGATAGGAACTCCAAATTTCTCATTGATTGATGGGATCTTATGTCCACGATGTTCCAGGGTCTTTTTGCTTGTGACTCCAAGGATCTTGATCTTTTTCTCTGCCGCAAAAGTCCAAATCTGCTCAGTGGTCAAAGTAACCACGCCAACCGGCACATGACCACCGGCCACCTGTAACACAGCATCTGAGTTTGAACGGAAAGTGACCACAGGAACTTTTAGATTCTTGGTTTTCAAGAATGCCTGGGCGTTCGAACCACCGTCGGCAGCACCAACAGAAACCGATGACTTGGGCAAGGTAGGTAAAACTTTGACAAGATCATCGAGATCATTGATCCCGCTGTCAGCAGAAGAAAACCAAATGACCCCGCCGATCCCAATCTCGTTGATCACGTTAAAATCTGCACGGGTATAACCTACATTGCCTAGTTGTATAGGTAGATAAGCCAATGCACTGGCGCTGGTGATAGTGACTGCAAGTCGTTCCTTCTTAAATTCTTGAGCGGATGCTAAACCGCCGCCTGTGGTGATATTGTAGACCTTGCTGTTGATGTTATGACGTTCTTGCATGATCTGGCTGATTTTGCGTGCCAACACATCAGCACCGGCCCCCACTGGATTGTTGGTGATGATTTTGTATTCTGTAGTCGTGCTACCAAACCCTCCCACTATCGACTGAGCCAGCGACGGCCCAGAGATAGCGAAAAGGAATGACATCATCGCAGAAGTAACGATTTTCTTCATGATTGTATTCCTTTTTGTTTTTAGAAGCTGTGACGGATCGCTACAGCATAGGCCTTCTGATCAATTCCAGCGGCATTCAATCCAAAACTGTTGCCTAAAGTATTGGCATTAGATCCACCGCCGCCCCAGGCTGCAAATCCAGTGGTTCCTTTGTTTTGCGCATAAGAAGCCATGGCCATGAGTGTGGTGCGCTTGCTGAGTGAGTATGCTAGACCAGCGGACTGACGATCAGCACCATTGTTGCTGTTGATCTTGTCCTCTAAGCGATAGAAACCAACAGTGGCCTCCAACTTAGGATTGATCTGATAACGAGCACCCACGCTGTAAAGATCAAATTTGGTGTTTGCGGCTCCGGCACCGTTGGGGTCTTCCATCTTCCAGTAGTTGGTCAACAGAGTGAGATCTTTGGTAGCACGGATACCTACGCCTGCATAATTGTTGCGTCCTTGGCTTGTACCAGTGCTGGCATTGGTATTGTAATAACCCACAGCACCAAACACCATGCCTTTGTTGTCGTAGCGCAAGACCACTTGGTCGGCTGCGCTGGCATCCATGTCACCAGCTACGTTACCAAACATACGAGCATAGGTCGCGCTGAACCCACCAAACGTTGGCGTATCATAGCGAATTGCCTGGCTCACAAATGGACCACCTGTGTATTTGCTCAGTCCTGTTTTGGAAGTGGCCGTACCGCCGAAACTGGAACCATCCGACAGGAACACAGGATTACCACCAAAGTTGCTGTGGCGACGCGAGTCTAGGCTGGAATATGTGCTCCAGGCCGCATTGTCTTGTCGACCGATCGTCACTGTGCCAAGGTCAGTGTGTTGCAAGAACACATTGGATCCACGAGCAAACACAGCGTTAGCTGAACCAGATCCTGATGCTAGTCCTTGTGTTCCGTTTGCCACGTTGATGTCGGATTCAATTTTGACACCTACTGTCAATTTGTTATCAATTTTTTCAGTGCTTCTAAAACCAATATGGCTGGCTCCGTGGATACCACTTACTACGCCTGTGAACTGACCATTGGCCGTGCCGGAGTTACTTGCACTGACTACACCTGTGTCCAATACACCGTAGACTGTGACATTACTCTGAGCATGCACGGCACCCGCTAGAGTCGCTGCCAGGATACCTGCAATCGCTGTTTTTTTCATTGTATTTCCTTTCGAAAGTTTGATCTGTTATTACGTGCGACGATAATAACGCATTACTTACGTAAAATACAATCTGACAAGAAAATTTATCCAAAAGTAAAAAGCACGCTCTCTCTGCTGAGACCCGGCCCTACACGGCGGGTGCCATGTGCTTTTTTGACAGTATTATCGTTGATGTAGCCCGCATTGGGTGCGTAGGCTGTTTCCACTGTTTCTAGGCCCGTCACATCTACTATTTTATCTGTGCCATATTGTTCTAACAATTCTGTATTTTTTTCGCCCACATACCACTGAGTGCCCATACCGGGCTGTGCGATATCTCCGCAGTAGACCTGGAGCAATACGCGATAATTGTTGTGGTCAAAATGCCATGTGAGTTGATGACCAGGGAGATCCACGAATATGGTCTGATCCAATGGACGCAATCTATGATCAGTCAATTCGCTCACAGCGAGATTGATGTCCAGAGCCACTTCACGCAGATATGAGTAATCTGGGTTGTTGGGCAGGCTCATGAGCCTGTTGGGGCCGAGGCATTGCCACCCTGTCACAGTTTCCCGATATGATCGACGTATCTCACGATAGGTTGCAATGTCAAATACTTGTGGTAGATACCAAAGTCCTGGGCCAAGATGCAGAGCAAGTTCGGTGTGCAACATGCCTTTACTTATTAGGCATCATTTTTGTCGCGCCGGCCCCGAGGTTGGATCTTGTCTGCCAATTCGGCTTCGACAGTGGCACGCATGATAGAACGGATGCCAAGTCGATACCAATTGAATGCCAGATATGTCTTGGCAGCCTTGCTCATTCGATATGTGGAGTTGGGTTTTAGCATGACTGTTTCCTTTTATATTAGATTGGTGCCCCGTGACAGAATCGAACTGCCAATTGATGATTACAAATCAACTGTTATACCATTTAACTAACAGGGCAGAATGTTATTTTACGATAATCATCACGCTGTGTCAACATCAAAAACATTGATATCGGCTACATGTTTACGCATTATCTCACGAAAGTTAGATTCGGATTGGCTTTTTGGTGCGCACAGACCACATGTGCAAAGATTTTTGGCACAGGTGATGACGGGAAGGTTGGATCCATGGAATCTAGTTTTGAGCCAATCTAAAATTTCCGTGGTATTATTGAGATAACCGATTGGTGATACAGACCCGTCAAAATTCATGCGACAGTCTTTGTTGAGATAAACTTCATCGGTGTGTTGTTTAACATACAAAAAATACCAATTCACACTGCATTTCCAGCCCAGGAAGTTATTGTCAGGAATGTAAAATATCGGATCTTTCATTTCTTGATTGACACACATCAATCTGCCGCCGCAACAGGCCCTGCCCACATCAGATAGATCTACATTGCTCGTCAGTGTTTGTTGTTTGTGTTCAATAATTTCTCGCTGTTTGATCGCGGCATGGCCAGGACTGCGTTGATTCCATAAATTTTGGAACCATTGTATTTGTTTGGGGCCATAATTGGCATTGACATGACCATCCAAATGCCGGGGAAGATATCGAATATTCTCTTGTTGGCAGAAAGCAATGACTTCTTGCAATTCTGGCCAAAATTTTTCATCGCCGTGCATGAGCACAACACACTTGAGACGACGGCCACTATTTTTTATCAAACGAAGATTGTCTAGCACTTGTTGTTTTTGTTTGGACAATGATTCCGCATGATAACTCACTGTGAATTCATCTACAAAGCCTACCACTCTCTTCATGAGATTTGGACCAACGACGCCATTGGTTGTGCAAGTCACAGTCAATGGCCAACTGTCTCGATAAGGCTTATGTTTGTCTCTGACCGCAGCCATGATCTTTTCTATGTCTGGATGAAACAAACTCTCTCCACCGTAGATATTGAGCACCACAGACCTATTCCATCGTGGTTTTTGTTGCATGTAAAGATCCACATATTCATACATGAAATCTATAGTCGATAGACATTTTTCCAACGATGGATGATCAGCTGAATTGTCATGATAGGCCATAGATACAGGAACCTGATCTGGAGTAGGACAGTAACTACAGTCTAGATTGCACTTCATGGTCAATTCCCAATCTAGTAAGAATGTAGGTCTGGCATTAGGATCAATGGCAGGTTCTATGGAAATGATTTTTGGCATGAAATATGTATGCCGGTTACCCAGTCCGGCGCAGACTTATGGTATCTACGGCTCTTGCGGTATTACCCGACGTCACCCAGTCATTTTGCTATCGGCACTTATTGGCGCTGGCCAAGTGAGCAAGGCTGACTGTGGCCCTAACTGGGGATCATGCGCGGCAAGTAAGGCACTGCACGTGGGCCATGCCGTTCTTGCAAAAGTCTACGAGCCTGTTCGGCCGTATCTGCTCCCACACGGTCTTTAAACTCTTGACCATCTGGGGTGCGGATGGTGGCTTCCCAGAATTTGATCCTTGGATATGTCATCAATCTGCACCTCGAGGGCCGTTGCCGTTTTGAAAACCGATAGTACCACCTTCTGCTTCGATGCGCTTGATCACATCTTCGAACAAGATAGGAGCAAAGTCAGTTTGTTCCACGCACACACAATGATAACGTGGATCTATGATATCAGGCCTGTATGCCGGCGGCATGGCTTTCATCACCCGGTTGGCATGCAAGTGACCATGGATGTTGACACCAAACCGACCCAGGCTTTCGCTATGGATAGGGATATGACTCAAGATCATGCCATTCATCACATGGTAAGCACGAAGCTCACGGAAGTATGCTCGATACTCATCATCTCTGAAGATGTCGTGATTGCCGCGGATCAAGACCTTGTCACCGTTTAGACGAGCAAGAGTTTTCAACGCTTTTCTGTTGATCACAACATCGCCCAAGTGGTAGACTTTGTCTGTAGGTCGGACACGTTCGTTCCAGGCCTTGATCATGAACTCATCCATCTCCTCTGGATCATCCCAGGGACGAAGTTTGGTTACTCCGTCGTTGAGTGTGAAGCGGCACACACCTGCGTGACCAAAGTGCGTGTCTGATACTAAAAATACACTAGGCATTGTGCCCTCCTTTCTTTTGTTTATATAGTTTTCGAAACTTTAAATGACCGTTCATGGCCGCGGCACAGGGAAACTGATCACCTTTTTTAAATTTTACATCGTTTAACTGGAATGGCTTTAACACACGATCACCGTTCCACCAACCACGTTGAACTTGAATATATCCATCTTGTTCTAACTGCTCACGTAGGCAAGCAAACTCAGGATGATCTTTGGTGCCAATACTAACAGCAGGCGCAGGATGTTTTATTACCGAGATAAGTTCTTCTGCAGTCAGCTCTGTGCGATCGTTGTAGCGAGGATATTCAGTCCGCACTACAACATCAGTGAGATATGCTTCATCTATGTAAAAGTCCATTCTAGCATTATACTAGAAAAGCAGTTTTTGGTCAACTGCGTTCTGTATGCAACACAGGATCAACAAAGATCCAATAAATGTAGTTGGCTACCACTGCCAGTCCCCAACCCAGTTGCCACCAAGGCAAGTTCCAAATACTAGCGTCCACGTCCAGTGACTTTCTTTACTGGTTTACCCGTGATCACCGGCGGTGTCCTTTTAGGTTTGCTTTTGCCATCATCTTTGGCATCCGACTTGGTGTCAGGATGTGCCGCGGCATGTTTTTTCTCTAGCGCGGCCCGTAGAGTGTCAGTGAATTTGGTCATGCAATTATATATTCGTAGTTGACAGTGTCTGTGTTTTCTCTCAGCACATGTGCCCCGTTGCGTAGATGGAATTTGCGAGCCATTTCTGTCTTGGGACTCAGTGTGACGAATCGTCGCACAGTGGGATAAAGTTCTCGGATTTGATCCACTGTGGCAAACAACAGTTCTGTGGCCGCTCCAGGAGCATAACTCCAGATAGTATAAAATATCGCTGTGTTGGGTTCCGCAGGGTCCTGCGACAGATCCGCCACAGTCTCAGGCACAAAATCATGCAGGCTCACGCAGACCATGGCACGTGGTTGATCGTCTACCAGGGCTGACACGAAACGCTGACCACTCACACGGAATTCGCGTGAGATCTCGGGACGCACTGGATCGTCCTTGAGATAATCTAACAGTGGATCAGTGAGTTCGCGTATGAATGATAGCATAATATGTGTATATATCTCTTTGCAATAAAAATCAAGATTTGGATTTTTTCTTGTTTATTTCTGGGTTTTTATTTAGGTAATCTCTGCCCACATGACCTTGTTCAATCTCGCGGATGGCCTTGACTGTGGTAGTATCGTCGGTCGTGATGTGAGGAGCATGGCCGTTGGATAACTCACGTGCTCGGCGACTAGCGATCAACACTAGATCATAACGATTACCTACGGCTTCTACTGCTTTTTCTGATGTGATTCTTGCCATGACATTCTCCTTGTGTTTAGAAAGTGCTTGCCCGAGAGCCGCGGTCTTTTTGTTGCCTGCCAGCGTCCTGGTTGGATTCGTGTTACCACCTTTGGCCCATCGGCTTCCAGTCCCTCAGCAGGACTACTTGGGCTGGTAGGCACCCGCTCGCCACCCTCGGGATTGTCGCATTGCCAGCGCCAGTTAGGTTAGACTGGGACCACCCGTGGTTGCTACACCACTTCTCATCGTGCGGGTCGCACTATCCGTTGCTACACGGAACGTCCTGGAGCGGGTAGGGAGAGTCGAACTCCGCATGATCAGTTTGGAAGACTGCTGGGCGCCCCTTGCCACGATCTACCCGCTTTATTTGGTTGCGGAGAGTGGATTCGAACCACTGACCTCGAGCTTATGAGACTCGCCATCTGCCACTGATATACTCCGCGATTGTTAGTTCCGCTTACGATTATGCGGAGTCTGTGTTGATGCTCAGTGACCTGTGATGTAGAGGATCAACGTTCCGTCAGATCATACAGAGCACAGAGTGTAGCCCAGACCGATTGGGGTTGCCAGTGACTGGAAAACTACCGTATACTCGGATCGATCCAGTATGGCTAAACATAGCAGTGAGTGACCCGGGCTTGTAGTACCGCCAGGAATATAGTATGCATCACTGTCTGTCTATGTTGAAATGATAAATGACACCATCTTGTGTTTAAGGTCCAGACATTTTGCCCAGGGTATCAGCCTGGTGCCCAGTCCCCCTCTCGCGTGTTCATCTCGTAGCCAACGAGTGCGTCCTATTACGGTTACAGCGGCTTAGGGTGGTTATCTCCCCCGATGGTCAGGGTATTGCTGGCGAGGCGTTCTTTCGCTCACACCATTTACCATAAGCAAACATACCTTTGTCCCTGCGACAGGATTTCACCCAGTGTTGCCGCAGACCTATTAGGTATGACACTGGGGCCGATATGTTTGCTTATGGTACTCGGTAGGGGAATCGAACCCCTCTTCCCGCCGTGAAAGGGCGGTGTCCTAACCGATAGACGAACCGAGCATTGATGCTGTGAATTGTTAAAGAACGATTGTTAATTATAACAGGAAAATAAAAAAGAGTCAACCGGTTGTTTGGGTTATAAGGCACAACCGGAAAATCCTCATCTAGTGCCTATCAGGCGGCTAGAGCGTATAACTCATCGTTTGCAGTTATAAAGTTTGCTTGATTAACGATCATCGCCTATCGTGTTGTCCACTCATTTACTCTTTGCTCAATCGATTACCGGAGCACCCCCACCTAAATATACCTTATACACTTAGGTGGAGGTGATGGGATTCGAACCCATGTCTTGAACACTTTTCTCTTTGCTTCATACAACAATTCTTTCACGAGACTATCAGGACATGTACGGTCCTCGCGTGACCTGTGGCCTCTCACCACATCAACAATTCCAAGAGATTTTTCAAGAGCCCTTGGGTGCATACTCCTGCATAGTAAAATTACTTAGCCGACAAATTCCGCATTTCTGTGCGAAAATCTTCAATCAGTAGCCACATCACAGCAACAGCAAAAACCATGTTGGCCATGATCACATCAATCGTAGCCAAGGCCAGCGTCATCTTTGTTTTGCACGCTCTTTTCCGGAATCTGCAGACGATCCTTGTTGCGCTCTGGTGGCAAAGGACCACAACCCAGTCTGTCCCATTCACCGGCACTGAAGAAATATTCTGGCACTGGTTGTTTTTTCTGTTCCATCGCAGTCTCCTTGGTTACTTGATTATAACAAAAATATTTAGTGACTGTCAACGAGTTGGATGGTGGAGAATGAGAGAATCGAACTCTCAATCTCGGCTTGCAAAGCCGATGTTATCCCATTTAACTAATCCCCCAAAAAAGAACCCGAGTCAGACTCGGGTCCTTAAATCATATCCCATTGCTTTCATCAAGGCCAACTGTCGGGCTAAAAACAAACGGGTTTTTATATAATCCGAAAGATCCTCGTCATCAGCGACAGTATCTTTGAGATCTTTTACCACTTCAGGTCTCCTGTAGCCTACATAGATGTTTTCATCGTCGATGGAATACCCATCTTCGTTGCCCTCTACATGGACCAGGATATACCTGGTTGGATTACTTCTTAGCGGCTTCGGCTTTTTTATCGTCTTTTTTAGCGTCGCTTTTGGCAGGCTCAGCCTTTTTGTCGGCAGGCTTACTGGCGGCAGGTGCAGGAGCGGCTGCGGCAGGCTTGGCTGCTTCTTTCTTTTCTTCTTTCTTGGCAGGTGCTTGTGCGAAAGCGGATACTGCAAACAAACTTGCTACGAGTGTGGTTACGAGTTTCATAAAGTTCTCCTTTGGTTAGAAACTGTAGGAATTATGTCCTACACTTATATAACGTCACAGCAGTGTTCAGCGTTGACTGATTTGGCAAAATTGGTGCTCAGACCTGGGATCGAACCAGGAATAGCCGATTATCGGTCGGCCGTTATACCATTTAACTACCCGAGCATTGGCCGGTCCTGAGAGACTCGAACTCCCAACCTCCAGTTTCGAAGACTGGCACTCTATCCATTGAGTTAAGGACCGTTTGGCCCGGCCGGCAGGAATCGAACCCACATCGGACGCTTTAGAAGAGCGTTGCCTTATCCATTAGACCACGGCCGGATATTTGGTGGTAATGGTAAGAGTCGAACTTACACTGAACACCGTATGAAGGTGGAGCACTACCGTTATGCTACATTACCATATTGGTAGGACGTGCGGGATTCGAACCCACCACCAATAGATTAAAAGTCTACTGCTCTACCTAATGAGCTAACGTCCCGATGATTGGCAGAGGGTATAGGAATCGAACCTATAATAACGGAATCAAAATCCGTGGTTATACCATTTAACTAACCCCCAACAGAGTGGTGCCGCCCCCTGGGATCGAACCAGGTTCCTCGGTGCTTCAAACCGGTGCTATGACCACATCAGCTAAAGCGGCATTGGTGCATCGTGATGGAATCGAACCACCGCTATCCCACTTGTAAGGAGGGCGTTTTACCATTAAACTAACGATGCAAGAAAAAGAAAACACAGACGCAACCACTGCGCATCAACGAGTGGCCAATAGTCGGAGGCCTGGGACATAATTCTGGAGCAGGTAGTCGGGTTCGAACCGACGACATCCACGTTGGCAACGTGACATTCTTCCAGCTGAATTATACCTGCATTGTTTGGTACCCCCTCTCGGATTCGAACCGAGAGAACTTCTCCTTTTGAGAGAGACGACTTTACCTATTTGTCCAAGGGGGCATGGGTTTACATAAATTTGTATATGAAATATTTTACTCATGTGCCACACAGATTGCCCATGGCACGAAAATTATTTGACACAGTGACTGATGCCATTTCTGTGCCGCACGACAGTGTTTTTACGCATATAACATCTTGGAATCAATGGTTAAACCTTGATCTCAACGAAAACCTGTTGTTTTTGATTTTGGAAGACAGTCCTCATTACGGCAATTTCCCACAGGAGTATGATTATTGGACTGAAGGCCAAGAACCCACTATTTTCCAAGACATCAGGAACCTGGCGCTCGCATCTCCTGAAAAAACCATTGTCTTTATGTTACAAGGTAATCATTATCATGATGGATATTTCAATCTGCCCAATGTAAGAGTAGGCAAATGGTTTACCGTTCCTGAAGATGATCTATATGCAAAATTATCCCCAATCAACGACAAGAATCAACAATCTAAAAAAATAGGCATCGCACTGAATAGACAAATGCGCACTCATCGATTGGCTCTCTGTAGCCTTTTGTATGGATTAGATCTAGATAATTGCTGCCATATCAGCACTGGTCATTTATACAAACAATTAGATAAATTGCCTAGCAGGGATTTCCTTGATCACAACCCTTGGCAATATCATGATCACAATGATCATGTAAAACAGATCATGTGCCAAGGGTTTGACAAGATGATATCAAATCCTGATAATTTACGATTTGGTGATGATAATGGCAACGACATCTATTTGACAGAGGCTGGATCTGACACAGTGCTAGACTTTGATAACGTGAACAATTTTGGAAACAATCTGCGTCCTTTGTATAGAACAAGTTTTGTAGAATTGGTTTCAAATAGACTTTTCTGCGAGCCAACTATTAACATCGATGAAAAATTTATCCACACGATATATGCTCGGAATTTTCCTATCATGATATCTAGTCGAGGAACCGTAGATCTTTATCGTAGTTTTGGATTTGATATGTTTGACGACATCATTGATCATTCGTATGACATCATAGATAACCCTATAGATAGATTGTATACCGCCGTGAGTAATAACAAGCACTTGCTCACAAATCCTGTTGATACTGTCAGACTCTGGAATCAAAATCAACAAAGGTTTGATGCTAACCTGGATTTTGCCAAACAGCGATTTCATGACAAATTAAAAAGACTCACGCTAGATGAATCAAATCGTTGTTTAAAAGATCTATTAAGACATCCTTTGTGATTGGTCGGAGTGGCAGGATTCGAACCTGCGGTTTCCTGCTCCCAAAGCAGGCGACTTGGACCAGACTAGCCTACACTCCGTTGTATGGTGCGGAAGGTGGGACTCGAACCCACAAAACTCGGATTTTAAGTCCGATACGTATGCCGATTCCGTCACTACCGCATACTAATAAATTTGGTGCCCCAGAGGAGACTCGAACTCCTAAAATTTGGTTTCTAAGACCAACACGTATACCAATTCCGTCACCGGGGCAAAAAAACACCTATAAATACTCGAATAAAGGGGATTAACCATGAAAATCATAGCCGCTGTAAAGAAACATCTCAGACGACTGGGGGTGTTATCGCCCTTGACATACGATCAGCAAATATGGGGCGGCAAGAGTCTCATGGATCTCTATCAGAGCGCATCGCAATTTTATCTCGCCGAAGCCAATGCAGGCGGAACCATGTATACTGTTTGGCAAGGTTCTCAAGATCAAAAACCCTATGCCATAACCATTGATACATCAGGACATGCCACCTCACCTGTGATTGATGATTCGCGAGTGGCCGAATGCACGGCGTTTGTGTATCCACCCAAACTGAGTTGCGCCCAAGCACAGCAGGCCATGGCCAAGGCCGGAATCACCGACACCTGGACATTCTGCAGACTGCGCAAAACAGTAGACTATCGCTTCAATCCTTTCTATGATTTCGCATTTGTCACACGCCGACCTGTGCATGTGGATGCTGTTACCGGGCAAGTAACACCCACTTGATCACACATTTGGGGTGAAGGACGGAATTCGAACCCGCACTACCTGATCCACAATCAAGTGTGCTACCATTACACTACCCACACCAGTGAATTCACACCTGTCTAAAAACATATTTGGTGGACGGCCACGTTTCCACATCGCCCCGTCCTGAGTTGTCTACTCTGTCATCACGTTGTTAACTTCTTCGCTGTTGTGATTCAGCACAGCGGTTTGGACTCCCAATAAAAGGGCACTCTGCTTAACGGTTCTCCGCCCCCGACTCGTAACGCTGAGTAAGCGACAGCAATCACGTTTGCTATGGACGGGATATGGCGGAGAGACTGGGACTTGAACCCAGAAGCCGGATTACGCCGACCGACGGATTAGCAATCCGCTCCAATACCATTATGGGACCTCTCCAGGTTTGGCGGAAGCGGTGAGATTCGAACTCACGGACCTTTTCGGATCGTCGGTTTTCAAGACCGGTGCAATAAACCAGACTCTGCCACGCTTCCATTGTTAAATATTGTTGTGAAAAAACTCTTGGCCATCCTGCTATGGTTGCCCAGTGCTAGCTGGGCCTGGTCTAACTGGACCACAGAGCAACAAAATTGGTTCTTGGCATCCAACGCGGCCATTCTGGGTGATTGGGCGACCACACGCAACATGACTCGCAGATATGCTGAAGGCTACTATGAACGTAATCCGTTGTTGGGCCGGCATCCTACCACGCAAGCAGTGGATCTGCATTTCGTGACTTGGATGGTAGCCAACTATTTTGCGGCAGATTATTTCCAAGGCCGTAACCGCACTCTGTATCTCAAAGTGGTCACTGGTATGGAATCCGCTTTGGTTATAAACAATCTCAGCATAGGCCTACGACTAGAATTCTAATGGAGTGAAGGGTCGGATTCGAACCGACGGTTTTAGAGTTTTGCAGACTCTTGCATTGGACCTCTCTGCCACCTTCACATTGTGTTGGCTACGGCGGAGGGATTCGAACCCCCATCATACAGTTTTGGAGACTGTCGTTCTGCCAGTTGGAACTACGCCGTAATATTTTTTTGGTCCCCCGCTGAGGAATCGAACCTCATCCTGGACCTTATCTAGATTAATCGGTTATAAGCCGACCTGCTCTCCATGAGCTAGCGGGGGAGATCATGGCTACAAGGGCAGGGATCGAACCTGCGACCAAAAGAGTAACAGTCTTCTGCACTACCGCTGTGCTACCTTGGAATTGTTTGGCGGTCCCAAGGAGAATCGAACTCCTATCAACGGCGTGACAAGCCGCTATACTAACCATTATACTATGAGACCATGTTTGGTGGGGACTGAAGGAATCGAACCTAATCGCCGGCCACTCTACATATTAAAGGCAACGGATTTACAGTCCGCCGTAGAGAACAACCCCCATGCATATTCAAACACACGACTCATTGACTTGACTGCTCGGTCATGTGTTTGAATATGGGCTCTGTTGCCAGAGCCAAAGCGGAGACATCCTCCGCTTGCCTATCTTACTTTCTCCGTTACCGCCGGAGATTTCAATCCAGGACCCCGCCCGTTTAGAGCATGTTTAGAGTGCGCTCTGGGACCTCGTTTCCCACTACACTTTGCTCGATTATCGATCAGTGTGCCAGACTGGACATGTAGCCCTAGCATCGATTTCTTTTCGAGCCCGATCTATCTTGCCTTGGAGCAATCGTTGCATATCATGTTCATCTAGGACAAACCCACTATGCTCAAATGCTTGTTCGACAACACGATCGGCAATTTTACTGTAATCTATTTTTTCTGTCAACTTCTTTTTCCTTTGTGTATAAAACAGAAACCCCGGAGTTTTTAGTTCCGGGGTCCTGTGTAGAATAATTTTTACAATCTGATTTCTACTCAGAACCCTCCGGACCAATCGCATCATTACGTAGGCAGGTGGGGTGCCACAAGAGACTTGTTGGCTCCTTCTGCATAAATGATATCGAATAAGGTCTTAAAGTTTTCATCATAGTGTGTATTGTATAGGTTTATTTATATAAGGTCAACCTCTGGTTTACCTTTTTACAACAAAAAACCCTACACTTGGTAGGGTTTTTGTTTTATGCTTGCCTACTTATCAAGCCTTCTTTTCAATCGCCTCAATGAGACCAGGTGTGAATGAATCACGGAACTGATCGTAAACACCACTCAGTGCAACCTTGGCGGCTTCACGTTGCTCTTGTGTCCACTTGACGATGTTGGCGCCTTCTTCTTCCACTAGACGCTTCTCGGCACGAGCACCATCACGGATGGTTTCAGCACGCTCTTCACGTCCGGCCAGGATAGCGGCAGTCTTGATCACGGCCTGCACTTCTGGGCTCAATGATGACCAGAACTGATCACCAATGATCATCGATGTCAAGAACAAGCTGTGACCAGTGTCGATCACTGACTTGGTGACTTCATTGTGGCGCAGAGGATACATGCGAGGATAGTTGGTTTCGCCACCTTCGGCTTGACCTTCTACAACAACACGACGCAGATCTTCAACTTCGGCCACAACAGGCTTCATGCCCAAGGCAGCGATAGTTGCTTGTGCCACAGGATTACGGTTTGAACGCACAGGTGTGCCAGCAAGTTCTTCTAGAGTAGAAACTTTCTTGTTAGCGATCATCTGGCGGAAACCACCGGAATATGTGTAGCAAAGGCCACGCACGTTTGACTTGTCTGTGAGTTTCTGTAACAGACCTTCGCCGATCTCGCTCTCGAACACGCGAGTAGCATGCTCGTGATCCCGGAACAGGAATGGTAGATCGAATGCCAAGAAGTCTTGCTCATAGCGTTCTGCGAGCCATGTGGTATACATCTGGCTCATTTCAATTTTGCCCTGTTCCATGAGATCCAAGAGATCGTGCTTGGTGATGACGACACCATCGTTGTAACGCTGGCTGTATTCTGTCAAGGTCATGATTTCCACTTCGATCTTGTGCTCGCTTTGTTGTTCGTTTACACGACGCTCAAAATCTTCAGCGGCACGAAGGAAAAGGTTCAAAGGCTCATGGGCTATAACCCAACGAATCTTAGTAGTTTTGCTCATTTTTTATATCCAAATTTGGTAGTTTAAATGTGCTTGCGATTGCTCGCTACGGTTCGGCGTTCCAGGCATATCATGCTGGTAAAAGGGTTTGCTACCCTAGGCGTCGTTGTAACCGGCGTCGATCACCTGACCGGCGCTGCCATTTTTATTTAGCCAGTTTCACACCTTGGCTCAGGCGTTTCCACAGGGCAACCTGTGAATCAAACCAACGCTGTGTGGCTATGGCATCAAGATTGCTGGATTCGCAGTAGTCCACGGCATAGGCCCGTTGGACTGAATCAGCACGAGCGGCTTGCATGATCATGCCGCGCAGTTGTTGATACTGTGAGTCGGGCATGGATCGTGGCACTTGTAGACTGTGCATGTTGACCACTTCGCCCACTCCAGCAAATCCTTGGCTTTCCAGTGTGGCTATGCCGCGCACTTTTTTCCTGCCCGAAATACCCAAAGCATACAAATCACCGCGATCAAGGAATCCTTCTACCTCGCCCAAGAATGCCACGCTGAGTTCAATATTGCCTGCAATCACATCTATACTGGCTTCGCGAGTGCCCTTGTAGGGCACAGGTTGAGCATTGGGATATTGCTTGACAATCTCCATGGCCATCAAGTGCGATGTAGCACCCAGCCCAGAAATGCCAATGTTGATGGATTTTGATTTGTCAACTTCGTTCCAATTGCGATATCGTTTGCTCACAATGACCATGGGCGCGGCACACTGTGTCATCAAGGGCCGGAAGTCTGCTACACTGTGACTTTCCTCAGGATAAAAGTTAGGTCTCACAAAGAATGCTGTGGACGCGGACAAAATAGAATTGGGTGTGCTTGCCACATGTTTGGCACCAATGGTAGCTCCGGCCCCTGGGCGATTTTCTAAGATGAAAGTGTAGGCCTTTTGATTCTTGTTGAGTTCTTCTACTAGACTGCGACTATATTGTGCCTGCGTGTCGCCCATGCCAAATGGCCACACTATAGAAATCTGCTGTTGAGCGTGTGAAGAAAATGCCGCCAATGCAATGGCAATTGATAATAAAAACTTTTTCATTTGAGAGATCCTTGGATGATGTCGGTATTTACGTAGTCGGTGGGCCCAAGATCGTAAAACTGATCCATGAAGCCAACAAATCCCACAGCACGGCCTTGCTCATAGGTAAAGAACTTGGGATCAATGGAATTGACCATGTGCGCTAGACCGGCTTCCCAGACTTGGTAGAAACGTGTGTCCTTGAAGTTCTTGAAGAACCACCAAGTCATTTCTGAGTAGAAGTTGTTGGTTGACTTGGTAGTTTGCCATGTGGTGGGATCATAGTCAGGGTAGATCAAGGGCTTGGCCAACTGTTCGTAGGCACCACGTTGTGCTACACTGTGATTGGGCCAACGCACTAGGAACTGTAGATGCTGTGCAGTGGGAGTCATGAACCAGTTGCGTATGGTATGGGCTTGTTTGACTATGAGTTCCGGAAGATCAGCCTGCCAGTAGAAATATTCTGTGGTAATGTTGTCATAAGGACCACGCTGGTTCTGGCTGTGATTGGCCTGTATGTCCAAGAAATACAACCACCAACGACCATCTTTGATACAGACCTTGGGCTTGTCCACACCATAGAGGATGCAAATCTGCTTGCCAGTTTCGGCCAACTCTTTGTGACCTTTTAGACCCAAGGGGTCGTGTTTGAACGTGTGCTCAGGATGTAAGTAATCTTTGGCATTGTTGACCCATGATTCATCGCCTTGATATTTTAAGATGTTGTCGGAAAAATCATGCATGGTGATCTTGATAGTTGGATGGGTGACAGCCAACTTTTGCAAGATAGGTTTGGCCGCAAAGTGCCACTCGCTCAAGGTATTTTCGGCCTTCATGTTCTTGGCATCGGGGCCGAGATTTTTATCTCCTTGCATGGGATAGCGGAATACCACCTCGTCGAGATGTATGTTGTTGTTGATAAAACTATAGAGCACTGTAGCAGAGTCTGACCCACCTGAAAACTCCAATCGGATGTAATCATATCGGTCTCTCAGTTGCTGTGCCCGCATACGATACAGTTCGCGTAAGCTCAACTGAGGCTCTTTGGTTGTGTCCATGCGACTAAAAACTTCTCGATTGAAGTTCCATGTGGGAAACTGACCAGTGGCGGTGGCCTCTAGCAGGGCTTGAGGTTTAGAATAAAAGTTCTTACCGTTTACTGTGTAAAAACCAAGTTTGGGATTTTGTTCGAGGAGTTCCATGGGCGGAGTATTTAAAGACTAAACTCCGCCATGGTAACATTTAGCTATTGAGCACTCGAGCCACTGCTGTGATCACTGCGGCGATCCGACCGATGTCTCGCAGTTGTTCTACTGAGTAGCCTTCCTTCTTGAGTGTTTCGTAGTGCGCTTTTACGCAGAAGTGGCACTTGCCCACGATACTGGCGGCTAGACTATAGCTCTCAAATCGAGCCTTGGTCGTCCCACCATGGGAGCTAATAGCATTCATGCGTAGTTGTGCTGGCAAACCAGTGAGTCGCTCGTCTTCGGCCATTTCGACGTAGGGATACCATACATTGTTCATGGCCATTAGACTAGCGGCTGTGATGGCCGCCTCGGCTTCCTTTTGGTCTGCGATCTGGCCCTGCATCCAGGTCCACAGTTTCGTATTGCCTGTAGCAAAGGCAGCCGCCAAAGCCACGGCTTCTGCTTCTTCTATGGGCAAAGACGAGCGTTTGATCACTGCATCAATGTTGAGACGAGTGTCCTTGGCGTAATCAGGTATGGTTTCCTTGATTTGATCTACCCAGGCAGTCATTATAGAGTCTCTCCACCCACTGCACGATTGCATGCACACTTCTCTCCTGTTTGAAGAGCGTCAAGGATACGCAGAGTTTCTTCTGGGCTACGGCCTACGTTTAAATTGTTGACAGTGACATGCTGGATCACACCTTCGGGATCGATGATGAAGGTAGCACGGAGTGCGGCGCCTGCTGGTGCAAAGAACACACCCAATTGCTCAACCAGGCTCAACTCACCACGCTGTGTGTCAGCGAACTGGATATGCCGGATCTTCTTGAGATCTTCATGTGCGGCTTGCCATGCCAGTTTGCAGAACTCATTGTCTGTGGATCCTGTGAGCAACACAGCATCACGATCAGCGAAGTCGCCGTGTAGTTTGTCGTAGGCCACGATTTCTGTTGGGCACACGAATGTAAAGTCTTTGGGATAGTAAACGATGACCTTCCACTTGCCTGCAAATGATTCTTCTGTGATGGTGAAGAAATCGTCCTTGCCTGGGTTCACGCCAGTGATGGCGAATTTTTCGATTTTGTTTCCTACTGTTTTCATGTGTTTCTCCTGTGAAGTTTTGTGAGACTCAGTGTTTCTACTGATATAAAATTGTAGCAGTATATAGCTATTAGATCAATGGTTTTTATAGGTTTTTTCTGAATATTTTTTTATATTGATCATAGGAAAAATCAATAACCATCATTCGTCATAGGGCACAGGCTGCCACCCCAATCGTTGGAAGTCCTCCCGGATCTCATCTGTCACAGCGCCTTCTGGAACGAATCCAGTGTCGTCTTTGTCCGCCATGCCTGAACAATACCAATCGATATAGTCACCTTCACCACGTAGATCGGCCACGATACCCCCGGCACTGCGCCATGAGCATGACCAGAGTTCATCTTTGAGCACGGGCCATACATCTATCTTTTGCCACTGCATGTTGCACAAGGCCGCGTAGATATTTTGTGCGTAAGATTCACTGGCCCGTGCTTTGGCAACGATCCAGTCAGTTGATCTCAAGTCATATTCGAGATCATTGACATGTTGTTGTTGGTGCCACTCGGCATCCTGCTGTTTGACCTTGTCCCACATCTCGAGATAGGCTTGGTTGGGTTCTTCCCCTTTTTCTTCACAGCGTTTTAGATATCCTTCTCGCTGGAAGGTATGCCGATCAGGGCTGGACGCTACCTTAATTGAGACGTTGCTTTCGGGTTTCTTGGTCATGGGCCTGTTCCAATGCCTGCATCAATGCTTCGCGTTCTTCTGGATCCAGGTCGTCGATATCTTCGTCCGTGAGTGGTCGGCTCTGTGCTTCCAATTCTTCGCGAGACATGCCAGCAAACATGGTCTGTATTTCCGCCATGATCCGATCCAGTTCTTCCTGGCTTTCCACGTCAATGTGATCGAAACAACCGGGTTCGAAAACCACCTTGAGTGGCTCACCGGGCTGTGCGTTTGCGATCTTGCCCGTGCCACTCAGTAATTTCTTTTCTGGTTTAGTCATTTTCGTCTTCCTTTGCATGTTCATCACAGCGTGTCACGATCCAGCCACGGCCCCGCTGACGGCCTGGTGCACCGCACTGTTCGCAGGTCACTGCGCTCATGGATTCAGCCATGCGTGCCATGCCATCTACGATATCGTCACCACCATGATAGTAAAAGCGCAGAGCACCAAACTTTTCCTTTACTTGATCTGCAACGACTTGCGAAACAACTTCCGGAATGTCTTTCAGTTCTTCTGGTGCAGCCTTACTGTTAAAAGTAATGGTCCACTGGCGTTGTTTTTCTCTCCAATCGATATGATGTTGGATGTTGGCACATAACTGATCGATGATATTGAACCATCCATCATCATGTTCGAATCCCCAACACATGGCCGTGGTCTTCATATCAGCGTGTCGATTGGCGAATATCTTGGGATAGCGTTCGCACAGCAGTTGATCTAGTTCTTGTCGCATGATTGTTTCTCCAACTCGTATTGTTTGATCATTTTATACAGAGGTTCAAATGGTTCGCCTCTGCGTTCTATGATATCCGGACGTGCTTCTGCCAACATGGAAAGATAATACTCGTCAGGAAAATGCCTTAGAACTCCCAGCGCCCTGCGGCGGATGTCTCTGGGCACACGAGGAGTCTTCTTAGGATCCAACAAATCTTCGCAGAACTGCTTGGCATATACAATGGCTCGATATCTTTCGTCTGGTAATGTCATGCTGTATTCTTTGTATGGTGGGCCCACCTGGACTCGAACCAGGGACCAATGGATTATGAGTCCACTGCTCTAACCAACTGAGCTATAGGCCCTAAGCATGTATTATAACTGAACCAGCATTGTGAGTCAACCTCAACCTTTTTCGCAAGTGTAACAAAACGGTCATACTGCTATACTTAAATAATCTTGTGCAAGTCGCACATCACTACTCAACCAAAAGGAGATCACAGTGAAAAAACTCATACTGACACTACTGGCCGCAGTCGCGGTTACAGCACAGGCAGCCGATATCACCGGGGCAGGTGCAACTTTTCCCTACCCCATCTATGCAAAATGGGCCGAAGCCTACAAGAAAGAAACCAATATTGGTCTCAACTATCAATCCATTGGCTCATCGGGCGGCATCCGCCAAATCAAAGCCAAAACAGTGACCTTTGGGGCATCCGACGCACCCATGAAAGGCGAAGAACTTGATCGTGAAGGTCTGATTCAGTTTCCTGCCATCATTGGTGGCACTGTGCCTATCGTTAACTTGGATGGATTCAAGCCAGGTGAACTGCGCATCACTGGTCCCGTAATGGCTGATGTGTTCATGGGCAACATCACCAAGTGGAATGATCCTAAACTCACAGCATTGAATCCTGGTAAGTCATTGCCAGACCAACCAATCACTGTGGTGCATCGGGCCGACGGTTCTGGCACAACATTCAACTGGACAGACTATCTTGCCACAGTAAGCAAAGAATGGGCAGATCGTATGGGACGTGGTCCTGCTGTGAAATGGATCCCCACCACAGCTATGGGAGGCAAAGGCAACGAAGGTGTGGCTGCCAATGTGGCCCGCATCCGAGGTTCCATAGGTTATGTGGAATATGCCTACGTCAAGAAAAACAAGTTGACCTATCTCCAACTGCAAAACAAATCAGGCAAGTGGGTCCATCCTGATGATCTAACATTCGCGGCCGCAGCCGCTGGTGCCGATTGGTTCTCTGTGCCTGGTATGGGATTGAGTATAGTTGATCAGCGTGGCGATGCAGTATGGCCAGTGACCACAGCATCATTTATTTTGATGTATCGAGATCCTGCAAACAAAAATCAAAGCCAAGAAGCATTGAAGTTTTTTGACTGGGCGTTCCGTAACGGGAAGAAAGATGCCATTGACTTAGACTACGTTCCACTGCCTGACAGTCTTACACAACAGATCCGTCAGCGTGTATGGAGTCAGATCAAATAACACTCGCTGGCTGACAGCGTATAATAAGCCAAATGGTCAGCAAACCGCCCGAGGGGCGGTTTTTATATGATCTCTAATTCTCGGGCCTGCAGTTTGACCCAGGTCATTTCTTTGGCATGTATGGGTTCATGCACATCTCGCCGACCACGGCGCACTAGATATGCACCATTGGCATTTTCCAACCACACACGGGTGGATTCCAAACAGCACTGACTATGGAATAGATGCTGGCTGGTAGATGCTTCTTCAGGATGATACCCTCGCAACAATGCATAGCGTGTGGGCTCCCCAAACACTCGATGTCCTTCAGGAAATTCGTAATAATAATCGATCATTTTTTAATTTTAAATATTATACTAATTGCGATCACAACCAATGATATCAACAAAAACGTAGCACTGATCGGACTCTGTAAAAAAATCATCCAGTCACCCTTTGATATCATCATGGCTTTTCTAAAATATTCTTCAAACAACAAACCGATGACAAACCCCATGGCCAGTGGAGCCGGCTCGCAATCTAATCTACGGAAAATATAACCCAGCACAGCAAATGGTAGTAATAGCCATACTTCAGTGATGTTATTATTCATCACATAAATGCCAAAAACACAGATACAGAATATTATGCTGAATAACACAACCTGTGGGATTCTCAGCACACTGACCCATACCCCGACCAACGGGATATTTAAAATTACCAGCATTAAGTTCCCCAACCACATGGATACCACCAATCCCCAAAACAAAGATTGGTTAGAGTTTACCACTTCTGGACCAGGTTGTATGCTAAAGATCATCAATGATGCTATCATCAATGCCATTATGGGAGTGGTGGGGATCCCCAGACTCAGCATTGGGATAAAACTTATCTGGGCCCCGGCATTGTTGGCGGCTTCGGGACCGGCCACTCCGGCTATATTTCCTTTACCAAAACTTTTTTTATCTTTGGACAGTTTTTTCTCTACCACATAACTGGCAAAGGAAGAAAGCAAAGCACCGCCACCGGGCAAAATCCCCAGCAAGCTACCAATCAGTGTTCCTCTGGCTCCAGGACCCACACTGTCTCTTAATTCTTTTTTTGTAGGATATAAATCTTTAAATTTTGGTATCTGTGCTGAAATTTTTTGTCCGTGGAAGAGATTATAAATCATTTCCCCAAACCCAAACACACCCACGGCAATGATCGCAAAATTTATACCATCCATGAGAGTCAGAGATCCGAAGGTAAATCTTTCTATTCCGGTGTTGATGTCTATTCCCACAGTTCCTAGCAAGATTCCGATCAATACCATGCCTACTCCACGAAGGAACGGCCCATTGGTGAGTGCCACAGATGCCAACAGGCCCATGACCATGAGAGATGTGTATTCTGCTGATCCAAATGCAAATGCGATTTGTGCCAATGGTTTAGCAAAAATCGCTATCAACAATGTGGTGATCGTTCCTGCGAAAAAGCTGGCCAATGCGGCGATGGTCAGTGCCGCGCCACCGCGACCGTTGCGGGTCATAGCGTAACCGTCGATGGCAGTCACTAGACTCGGTACTTCTCCGGGTATTTTCAGCAGTATTGATGTGGTTGATCCACCATATTGAGACCCGTAATAAATTCCCGACAACAATATTAGTGCAGTTACTGGATCACCGATGGAATAAACTAATGGTAATAATATAGCCACAGCAGTCAATGGAGACAGTCCTGGAAGAACTCCCACCAGTGTGCCCAGGAAAGTTCCTACAAAGCAATATAAGATGTTGGTCCAGGTAAAAGCGGTGGAAATACCCAACGATAAGTTGTTTATGATTTCCATATTGCCTGTTTTGCCGCGATCAATATCGCAATGATGATGAGTAAGTTAGATATCATGTCGGGATAGAATCCGGGTCCCATGTCTCGTAAACTTCCCATGGTCAGATTTGAGGAATGATACTTGAAAAAGATTCCGATGACAAAAAAAATAAAAGAAATAATGTAGTTAGACATTTGTTAATTATGGTGCCCTTGGATGTATGCCGCTAAATTGTTAGCCACCTCAATGCAAACATAACAGCGTCCTCTGGTCGTTCAAAACGGAAAGCGAATCCTTCTGTGGCTTGGAATCCATGCAAATGATAACGACCGCCAGGGGCGTTGTCTATCCAATGCATGATCATGTTGGGACTGTAATCTGAATAGTCTAACATGGTTCTCCAGGTTATGACCACTTCGGGCCAGTCTGGCGGTGGCCACGATTCATACTGTGTCATTGACAGTTGCACTTCATCAATCTGGTATCTCTATGCCGTCGCCATACTGCATCTAGATCTTCTGCTCGGAATATCTTGTCAAACAGACTGTCAGTTAGCCCTTCCAAGCCAGTGTAACCAACCTCAGTTGAGCTTTCCCACCATTCGTAGTTGATGGACCAACGCGGCATCTGTGTCATGGTAGCATCGCCATCGTGCATGATCGGTAGGCTACGCCATTGCAACATCAGTCGGTCTACAGTTTCAGTCCAATACCACCGAGCCCATGCAGAGTCGGCACTGCTAAGAGACTGTCTGGCCGCATCCAGTCTGGTGCCCAGGGCTTCCATCTCCATGCCCAGGAATCTCCAGTTGCGTAGATCCTTTTTATTGCTGTGTATCATTGTCATGCTCCTTTTACCATGCACCGGGCCATGCACAGTAGCGATTGATCGATGTGAATGTTGACACCAGTTTCTTGGCAGCATCACTGCGACTGCGCCTGGTCCAATAGCGATCAGCCAAGGCAGTGATTTCCTCTAGTTCTTCACGCTCGCCGGCCCAGCGTGGACGAGCCATGGTCAGAGGTCTACCACGATATGCGGCGAAACCCAAGGCCCACATGCGTTCGATGATTTCACGGCGAGGTTTTATGCGTTGGCCTGTGACCACATCGTATACTCCTTGATGTTCCTGCACACAGACGCTCCTGCGATAAGTGTAGAAATCTAGGAACTGCCCGTGTTGGCTTTCTTCGATCTTTGGTGCGATATCGGAAGTTGATTCTAACCAATCATTGTGCTCTCTCAGCCAAGATTTCGTGAATAGGACATCAGCGGTGTTGTGTGCTTTGGGGCCATCACCGTCACCACCTACTTGGATCCTGTTGGGAGTTATGACCAGCAGGCTCATGGCATGGTCTCGGGCCACGGTCAAACAGTGATCTAAGTTGCATTGGCTTTCGGCCTGGGCCTGTTTGCTAAAAGTGAACACTGACATCTCATCGCCATCTCGGCTGGCACCATCATCACGATGCCTATGCCACGGGCTGTCATAACGATTGCCTTTGAGTCTGGAACGACCCTGATTGACAGTATAGATAGTTTGGAAATGTAGCATCATTTTACCCGTTGGATGATTTCTTGTGCGTCAGGAAACTCTGTGATACCTTCAAGGAATTCTTCCATCATCTCGTGTATCAACAGAGTTTTAAGGCTTTGGGCCTGTTGTTGGTCAGCACGTGGAAGACTGCGCACAAAGTTTTCAACTGATTGTTCATCATCCAAGGTCCACATGATGTCCAACAAGGCCACTTGCTTCCGGGTGAGTCCGTCGATCTTATACTCCATGGTTTAACTCCTTGAGTTGGTATTCAGAAAGGTCAATGATGTCGCCAAGATCTCTGGCTCCTCTACGGATGTAGGCTGTTCCACCATCGGTAAAGATAGCGCCACACCGGCATCGCACAAAATCGTGTCTATGCTTGGATTCGATGATGTCATCACACTGACGGCACTGGCATCGATTTTTCACTACATTGTAAAGTCTATCATCCATGACTGCTCCTTATTTCACTAATGTTAACCAAACTCGTTCTTTTTCCCACGCATTGAGAAACTCACTGCGGCGACCATCTTCATCGCGGCACCATGCCTCTACTGTTTCATAACTGCCCCACGATCCCCCGGGCATGTGTTCGCGCACCCATATGGCCACGGCCCATAACACCTGTCGATTGTGTGTATCGGCACTGTAAAGAGCACGTTCCCAGTCACAGGCCAGCATGGCTTCGCCAAAACCACCGGGCTTGAGTCCCTGTAGCAGGTAGCGTTCAATGGATCCTTTGAAGTCATCGCTGAACTTCATCCCCATGTAACGGCTGTCCTGGAGACTCCAATCAATGAGTTTATCTTTGGCCATCGCCCGTTTCTTTTGGAATCCCATGGTTACCTCGTCAATGTTGACAGCATCAAATAGTTTTGCCAAGCCTGTTGCACACTCTCAGGTTGTTGGTATTGTTCGTGGCCAACAGGGCCAGTATCCACCCACACATACGGACTGCGACGAGGGTGTGCGCCAAACTGTCTGGGCTGATGCAGACGTCCTGATTCATAAAGTTCCAAAGAGATGTCTCGGTAGCGTTGTTCATCACTGTCTCGGCAATGGTTCCATTCGGCACGACTATGACCCCCATGTCGATATCCGCCCCAAATACCTTGCCACTGTTCATCATTGTGAGGGTCAAAGTTGGTACGGGCAATGATGATCAACACATCGTCCATGTTGACATTGCCTTCCGCAATATCACACACACATCGGCTATAACTAAAACCAATCTTCATGATACTTCCTTGTTGCGATGTTTGGGCTGGCGCTGATACCAAGTGCGGACTCGCATGACCACAGCCCGGTGCCGATTGTGTTTGGCTACCCAGTTGCGTGTCTTTGCGGGTTGTTTGGTAGTGTTCATTTCAGTCAAATTGTATGTCTACGATCTGTCCTTCACGGAAAATATAATAGCAGTCAACAAGGCCGTATGACACCCAGATGCAGTCATTGCCTTGTCGCATGGTATAATTTTTTATGCCTTTTTGGCGCAGATCCTCATGCACCAAGATCACTTCAAATTCGTTCATTGTGTTACCAAACTGTCTTTGAAGTCTTCTAACAGATAGCCATCTTCCATGGCCGCCAACAAAGTGTCACCGTTGCAAATCACACGATCTCCTGCGGCATGGTCCATGATGTATTCAGCATACTGGTCTTCCAATTCCCAGTTTTCAAGTTTTTGTTCAAATTCTATCAGTGTCATATCTATTCCTTAGTCCCAAGATTTTTTGTCGCCAAAACGTTCGTTGTAGTCATAGCCAGCATTGTAGGCTTCAACGTCGGCAGGATCCATGTGTTCCTCGTTGATTTGGGGACTGGATCCAGTGGCTCCTAGATAGATGTGTGGCCGGCGTGGGCGGTGATAGTATGAATCCGCAGATCCACGATCAAATGCCCCGCCGTGGCGTCCGTCATAAAATTTACCCTGATATTCATAAGCATCCATGTTTTGCTCCTTTACGATTTACTTTATTATACTGCAATATTCAATTTTTGGTCAACACCAATCAATTTGGGTCACGATCACATTGTTCCAATTGCTCGATGTAGGCGGCGACCGCCGGCACTGACAAGTTGAATCGCTCAGCGATCTGCTCCACGGTGGCGCCTTGGAACAAGGCCTCTTCGATGTCAATGGCTAGGTTAGAAAAATATCCCATCATGCTCTCCTTTCACGCACGTCAGTATTCAAATTGGGCCGGAGTTCGCGGATCAAGGCACGCTCAACTTGATGTGCTTCTCGCTTGCCACGCACCACAGCCACGATAGAGTAACAAAAACACTCCGAACCACGCTCACGCAAGGCTTCGTAGAGTGCCCAAGATCGGTCTTCGCTCCTGCTACGATACAGATGTTTGTTCATGCGAACCCGCACCGATTTCAGCACAGTGGTTTCGGTCTTGGCAGTGACGCCAATGTAGAAGTCTGTGCCCGACATGATCTTGTAGATGATGTGGGTGCGATCTGCTCGCTTTTTACGGGGTGTTTTTTTACTGTCCATACATATATTATAACCGAAAAGGGTATTTTTGGTCAACCGGGCAGAAAACCACTAAGTTAGTGCTTGCTAACCTAGCATTTGTGCGGTGTTGCTGATTTACAACACAATTTTACCCGAAATTTAATTCCTGGTCAACCCCTGATTCAATGCCCAACTACACGGAACCCAATTTTAACAAAGAAATGATCCTGTTGCTCCGGGCTCGTGGACTGGACTTTGAGTTCGTTCCTTGCGCCCTGGGCAGGCCCATAGTGAGCAGTCGATGGAACATCAATCTACCTGATATCGCTCGAGAGCGTTGGTATCGCAAGAATTTCCGGCTGGTTATCCATGCACAGGATTTCATACATTTTTACGATAATCTTTGCGTGGAACTGCATTGGCTGGAACAACAGTTCACTCCAGAACAACAGAGCAAGATAATCTTCGTGTGTTGGGATCACAGACTGCGAGACATCTATCAAGGAAATATACGTATAGTGAACTTCGCTAGCCACAGTTATGAACTGGTGCATCAACTGAAAGCCCGATGGGCTGAATGGAAAGATGTTACCAAAAAAGACATTCGACACAATTGGATCTGTCTCAATGGCCGTGCTCGAGAATATCGGCAAGAAGTCTACAATCTGCTGAGACACGAACCTTCGGGCTTTGTCAGCCACTCGATATTCAATCCCATAGACATACATCCCTATCAGGCCTACAATTTCAACAATGTAGACAATTTCGTCAAGATGTTGCCTGTGTATCAGAGTGCTAGATCATCCATCATCACAGAAAGCCTTTATCAAGATGTGGGAGGCATCGTCACAGAAAAGACCTTGTTGGCCATCGCCGCCCGGCATCCATTCATGTGCATCGGCCATCGGCTGTGCATGGAAGATGTTGAGAATCTGGGATTTGACACATATCCTGAAATCTATGACTATTCATATGACACTGAGCACAAGGATACCCGGATGTATAGTGCCATAGAACGCAACATTGATACACTGCGCCAAGACATCGATCTTGATAGAGTCAAAGAAAAAATCGATCGTAACTTTGACTATCTCATGGGTGACTATGCTGACAGCATACGTCGTCGTGCCGCTGAAGATCTAAGAATACTGTTTGAGAAATGATCCCAGGTCGCCATACAGTGTGGCCAGCATGGCTTCGCGGCTGGAGAAAAAGATGATCTGTCGTTTCTTGGTGTCAATGTAGTAAGGCCACTGTAGTTTGCGATCCAGTTCCAGTATGGTCTTCTTGTTGATCTTTTTTGGATCTAGATCCATGTTCCAGGATTCTATGTCCAAGGTCCTCAACACAGCATAACCAATGGCAGTGAGTCGCAAGCCACCTGTGTCTCTGATGTTCATATACCAGACTTTCAAAGCATGGTCGAGATTCACTGATTGGTCAGGAATCAATGCCAGCAGGCGTTGGGTGATTTCTCTTTTATTGTTTGCCATCGGGATAGATCCTATCTCCCGATTTGAGTAGCACTACAGAAAACTTGTCTGTCTTGAATTGTTGATTGAGTTTCTTGGCCAGGTTGATGGCATGACCAGGATTGGAAAAACTTACTTTTTTGTATTTGGGTCCAGGATACTGCACCAGGAAGTTTGACGTTTTGAGGTTGATAGGTTTGTCATCAAAGAACACCGCCCAGATACCTTCTGAAGCCAGCACCTGTTCGGTTTTATAAGTTGATTTGTTGGTCAGTTCGACCAAGACTTTGGGCTTGGGTCTACTCATCTTTATCTCTCCAGTTTATTTATGATAAACTGGGTAGATTAAAAACTTCCGCCCTGCATCTCCACGGTTATGCGAGATTCGCCCTGCTGGCCTTTTTCACGCAGTTCTTCTAGTTCGAGCAGTAATCTCGTGATGTCAGCGTGTAGATTTTTGGCATCCACCAGCGGGCAGGTGAAATCTCGGGCACCACGCTGTTCAAAGTGTTGCACCCGATCTATGAATTTGGAGATGTGTAACCGGCTCATTAACTGAACGTGAACTGATCGGCTGAGTGTGCAGGGCCGCGATACTCGTAGCGTTGGAGCAAGATCAGTTTGGGGCAAAACACAGTTTCCCACGAGCCAGTGGTGTTGATCTGATACCACCCCGCGGCAAACCATGATTTTGATTTGTTCTTCTTGGTGTAGATGGGCAAACGACGTTGCACATCATAGATAGCATTGTGAGGTGTGGCATCTGTAGCGAAGCCGTTGACCGCATGCTCTTTTTTGGTTTTTTTCTGTGCAGGTGGTTCTTCGAATATGATTCGTGTTTTGTTTTTTATGGTTTTGATGGTCTTGAATTCTTCGGCCGCATCATACATGCGCACACGGAACACACCACCTTCAGCCTCTACGGAGCCTATTTTTTGATCGTCTTCTTTGAGAATCCAGTATTTGTTTGCTATAACAGGTTTTGCCAGGATCATGGGTTTAAAACTCCTTGATATGTTTTATTGAGCCATCGTCCGAACTGTTCTGCTTGTTCGCTGGCTCTGTTGAGTTGGTATTTACCACAGAATTTCATGAAGTGGCTACCAACTTGTCCTACATCTTTGTGTGAAATCTGCTCGTGTATGGCCGTGTCTACAGCCAGTTTTACTGTGTCGGGTTGTGCTCGTAGATCGATCAGCGCACGATTACGATTGTAGTCGTCTAAAACACGATGCTCTTCGCCGTTGTGATCAGTCCAGCGTTGTAGCATGAGATTATTCCAATTATAACCTTTGGATGTGCGATCAGCAAAGGCTTCCAACAGGCCCACTTTGTTTTTAGTGCCTTTGGTTCTCACACCAGGATAGGCCGAAAACACATTGTCGCTGACATCGCCACGCATGCATTTCTCAAACAACAACCATTCAGGGTCCGGTATGCGTTTGGGTTCTTTGGTCTTTTTGTCTATCACTTCCTTGCCCTTGGCATCAAAGATACCTTTGACAGTGAGCAGTTCGTCAGTAATGCCGTTGTATTGATGCACATTGCCAGCCAAAAGTTGCACGAAGTCAGTGTCAGATGAAATGATGTAATGTTCGTCGTTGGGATGTAGGTCAATCCAACGTGCGATGATGTCATCGGCTTCAGCATTGGGTTCGCGGATCACCGAGCAGTTGGTCTTGATACTGAGATAGTCTTTGAACGCATCAAATGTTTCCCAGAACATGCGATCCTCTTCTTGTTCACGTTCTGTGAGCGCGGCACGAGCATCGGCGCGATTCTTTTTGTAAGGAGCATAGTGATCCTTGCGCCACGAGCGACCTTCCAACGCAAATATCACATGATCCGCTTGGAATTTGTTGAACACCTTGTTCACAGCACTCAAGGTGATGTGTAGGGCATAGCCCACTTTCTCCCATGGATCCTCGGCACGGAAAGCCACGTGTCGGGCACGGAAAAACATGTTGGCAGTGTCAATCAGTAGATAACGCATGGCTCATATCAATTTGTTGGCGATACAGTATTGTAACATAAAATGAGCAAAAAATCTATGAGCTTCCTGACCAAAATGATAGGAATTGGGTGCCACTGTTTGATAATTTTTGGACAAGATGATGGAAAATGAGTGTTCTGGACTGTAAGGTTCCAAATAATTGGCGCCCCATTCCAGACGATTTGGCACGGCCGAAAAATCTGAGTTGCCATTAAAGAACACATGCCTTATGCCACGTTGCGCAAGATCTAGATGCAGTTGCCATATCTGTTGGTGCCAATGTTGAGTCTTGGTTTGCCAATCCACTGACGCCACAAACTGTTTGTATCGGTCTTGTAATTCAAGTGGAACATCGTCGATGCCCGAAGCATTGACTTGATAGTAGGTTTCTTCATGCAACCACTCTTCTCTCTCCCAAGTAGACCATTGTATGATCATCAGTGTCCTGGACCAATCACGCTGGTGTTTGTCAATCCAACTTCGTGTGGTACGCATGATGCGGTCATTGCTGGCTGCTGATTCTGCATCACAGTGGAATGCGGCTTTGAGCGTTTCAGACAGTAATCTCCCCCAACTCACAGCTAGATTATCTGGATGGGGTAGTCTGTGCAGATATCCTAAATTAGGATCATCCTCAGCAAAAGCATAAGCATTGACAGCTTCGGCCGCGGCTGTATGGCTGTCGCCGTTGACATATAATATCATCGTGTTTCAGTCGCTATTTTTTCTGCCCAACACCGATGACCATTTTCCACAGGATGTCCTCCTGGTTCTCTTTCGATTATTCCTATAGACATCAGATAACTATCCATCGTGTGTTCATTTTTAGTTATCCAACGATCAAGGTTTATCTTTGTTATTAAATCACACATTTCTTTCCAATCTAGATTTCGCTCCATATCCGGAGAGAATTGTTCTCGATTCCATGGAGCCCAAGCGTGCCGGACCAAGTCGAGGCTTTTTTGATCTTTATTTAAAAAATCGGCGATAAGATTCTCACCAAATGCTGAAAAAAATTTATAAGGAATTTTTGCAAAATCAAGATAATCTTGCAGTAACAAGACGTCGTAGATCCAATTACGATAATTTAACCATTCGTTGAAATTATATTTCACCCAATTCTTATGCAAGATTTCAAGATATTCCTGATTGTTGCGATTGTCTGTTTTTTCGCCAAGGCAGCCGCCAAACGTGGCTCTCACGTAATCGCCATCAGTTGAAAAAATTTCATTGCGTTCGTTTCCGGTCCACCCGATCACTACCAAATCAATATTTTTATGATTGACCAGAGATTCTTGTGTGGTCCGTAAAATTCTTTGATTACTCGCCCCACCTAACGACAGATCCATCACTGTGGAATTTAATAAAGATCCAAGTTGTGCAGGCCAAGCGTCATTTTTGTTAGCAAGATAAAAACCTTCAGTAAAACTACAACCATTGGTTAAAATCATCAAGGACTCGTTGTCGGGTTATCATCGTTGCCAACGGGTGCGGCTTTTTTCTTGATTTCTTTTTCGTGCTCGGCTGCTACCACACGTTGGCGCAGACCGCTGGAACTGAAACTGTGATCTCTGCCATTGAATATGATATCTATTCCACGTTGCTCACATTCAGCCTGTCCGGAAAAATTCTTTCCTTGATATTCTACTCCTAAGATACGAACATCCACGGGCAGTATCAGCAAAAGATCTCGTAGATCTTGTTCGGTGGAATATATCACAATCTCATCCACATAACGGCAGGCCGCCAACTGTATCTGTCGTTCTACGATACTTTGCACAGGGCGGTTCTTGGTGTCAGGTCTATCTATGGTGGGATCAGTTTGTAAACCACAGATGAGATAGTCACAGTGATTTTTAGCTTCGCTCAGCATGGCAATATGGCCAGCATGCAACATGTCAAAGGTCGAGAATGTGATGCCAATCTTCTTGCCTTCGGCATGCAGTTGTTTGATGTGATTGAATATCATCCTATCTCTCTCCGACCATCTCCGAGATCTCTGCTCTGCATGTAACGGCTGTCGTTGTTCATGGCTTCATACTGTTCGTAGGTTTCTAGCACCACGTTGCGACACACATTCTGGAACCATTGATCCACTAGGTCAGCATCGGTTTTGCCTTGATATCCTGCTCGTATGAGATTGGCCACGAACTTGTCATTCCAATCAAACTCAAATGCGCCGGTGTTGATGTCATTGGGGTTGACGTCCATTCTCAGTATTTCGATGTAAGGTTCACCACGTTCTGTGGCTAATTCTTTCTCAGACTTTTTCTTACTTTTTGTTGGTTCTGCAGACTTTTTTATATCTTTGTCAACATTTTCGTTGGAAACCGCAGTTTCACTGACTTTTTCTTTTCTTTTGAACAGATCAAATATTCCCATTTTCTTTCCTCTTCAGCGCCAATAGCACTTGTAATTTATCGTAAGCATCCTTGAGTGTGGTATCTTCTTGTATCATGCGCCAATCTCGCAGCCAACTGCATTCACTAGCCCAACCCGTGTCGCCGCCGTTGCTTTCATATATGGCATGGGCTTCGGGCAGATAACTTTCTACCACATCAGAGTTGGTAAAGAATGCATTGCCATCCATCATGGCCAAGGTTTCGGCTATGGGCGACAGTTTGTTTTTTTCGGATTCGGTAAAGTTACGTTTCCACCCACCATCAGGACGTTCTATCTTATAACTGACTTCTTTGGGCCCGGCTTCTCGATCAATGTGTATCACGGTCATTCTATGACGTTTCCTTGATCATCAACTTCTGCCCAAGTGTAGTCACCTAGCCACTTCACTCGGCAGATATATTCATACCAGTCCGGGGCACCTGTGCTCCATTCTCCTGGTCCCATGTGCAACAATGCTATCCTACCTTGGTGCATGTGATCATGGGCTAACCAATAACATTGGCCATGATAGGTCTGGAACTGATAGTGCGCTTGATGCACCATGTCAGTGACATCCAACCGACGTTTAATTCCCGCGGCCTGTCGTTGTAGCACTTCTACCAGTTCTAGTATGCGATGATATTCTTGTTCAGCATGCATCCTGGCCACATTGACCATGATGTCTTTTTGCTTTTCGATGGGAATAAGATCAAACTTAGGTCCGCCAGCTTCAGTAGGATAAGGCGTTACGTTCCTGTTGAAGAACTCAACGACTACATTACCGGCTTGGGTATCATAGCTCGTGCGACCCTTGGCCTTGTTTGACAAATCATGTTCCCCAGGCGTTGCGCCAGATATCCACTTGCAGTCTGGGACTGTAACGCCATCCACGTTCCATGGCTAAACGTGCCACTTCTTGCGTGTTGAGATTGTATACCTGCGGAACACCACCCATGGGCATGAGATACACAGGCCCGCCAAATCCTGCCTCGCGGAATTCAGCCACTGCACGTTCGGCATCTTCCACGTCTTGGCGTGTAGCTACCACAAATTTCACGTAGGTATAACCAATCATCTCATAATTCTTGATGATCTTGGGATTGATAGCACGATCCCACGACTCTCCAGAACAGGGTAGTTTTGGACTGACACTGAATGTGAGCCTGTCATAATCTCGACCGTGCCTCGTGAATTCTTCAAACAAGTATTCATGCACTTCGGGGTAGAGATCTTGGGTTCCATTGGTTTCAAAGGTCAGACTTTTCAGTCCGTTGGCCCTACAGCGTTCTAACAGTTGCGGATACAGTTGCTGATACCCCAACAGTGGTTCTCCGCCAGTGACAACAAGATGGATGTCATTGTCGTTCCATCCGTCGGAGTTCCAACGATTGTTGGGAATCATAGCATGCATCTTGTCTACGATAGTGTCTGTGTCGTCGATGTGATTGAAACTCTTAAACTCAGGATAGATCGAAGCGTAGGTATCGCATCCTGTGGTCACAAGGGGCAGATCCTCAAACTTCTTATAACGTTCGGGTTCGGCCCGAACCATTTCGATGATGTCCGTGACTTCGGGGTTGTGTCCTTCAAGGATTTCATCGCGTGGACGGCCAAACTTTTTACAACGGAAGTTGCAACCATAGGTGCGGAAGAATACCGAAGGCACGCCGGCCCATCGGCCTTCGCCCTGGAGGCTATAAAATATTTCTGTGTAAGTGATTTTTTCCATGATTGTATTTAGATGATTTCAAAAATTTCTTCTTGTAAATAGCGTTTTAGTTCTTTGTCTGTGGGATCAACAGCATAGTTGTTCTTGAAAAAGATTTCATAACTGTCTGACCCATATTTGCCAATGCCATATAACATTGTAGCATCTTCGTGTTGCCAGGTCAAGAAATCTTGAGTCATGCCATGTAATCTTTTATATCTAACATTGACCATGCCCAAAGGACAGATTACATCCTTGACTTCTTTCTCAGTGGCTCGAAGGAATCGATCGGGCGTAGACCATCTATCCATAAAGATAGGGAAAACTGTTTTTACCGGTTTGCGTCCAGTTTGGTTCAGCATGATCACAGCCACCATGTGTTGCCAAGCACCATTCACTGTGCGCCCGGCAGGCAACTGTTGTTGCACCATTAGATCATCGCGCAATGGCTCTATCATTTGTCCCAATCCTTGTATATGGCCGCGGCGGTTTGTTTCCAAGTATAACTCAATCTATCACTGACAAAGTATTCTCGTTGATCATCTTCTACGGCTAGTTTGACGCCTGTGACACACAAATCTTTGTGGAGGCCTCCAAACATCACTATTTTTGGATTGAGTAGTTTTATGATATCTGCTGTTTGCCCATCAGATGTTGATATCCAATCGTTGTATCCATATCTTATGGCAGGATGGGGCACTTTGCCTTGATCCATTATCTTATCTGCAATATCTGGTTTATTGGCAGTCAAATTCAACCATGCTGTTTTATCTATGAAATCAAACTGCCATATTTTGGGCCAAGAAATCTTGTTGGCATCATCTACTATCAGTGCAGAGAATTCTTTCCAACGTATGTTTTCCAATTTGGGCATGTCTTGCCATACATGCACCATGACAACTACCACATCATACATGTTGTTCTTCGGGATTCCAATGACGCCACCACTCTTCCCACGGAAACACGATCCACTGTGGTGTTTCAAATTTGTTCACACGTTCGGCTGCGTAATCTACTATGAGTTCTGCTTCACTGGATTCGTTGTCATAGAGCACAGCAAGGCGTAGATTATTGCCCCAGACTTCGGCCCAGGCAGGATCGTTAGGCAAACAAGACCCTTGCCAATCTTTGCGAATCCAGTTTATAGTGGCGCCAGAGTCATTGATATCATCCACTATCAGGATGTTCTTACGCAAGGCGGAATTGCTAAATCCCGGCAAGTCGTCGGTTCTATGGTAACCAAAAGCGTCTTCTGGCATCCAAAGATTGCTTTCGCAATCACCATCGTTGCCGTCGCGCAATCGAACGCCTAGAGTATACATCGGACAATCCAGATACTGGCTGATCAGGTTGGCTGGAACCAGACCACCTCGGGTGATACCTACCACATAATCTGGTCGCCATTGATCCAACCACATCTGTCGCACTAATTCCTGCACCTGTCGTTGCACGTCAGACCAACTCACGTAGACTTTTTTCATAGGTATTCTCTGAGGCTGTGTTCTAGTCCGACCAAGGGCAAAGCATGTGCATGCAGTCGGCTGCCATCACCGGTATAACTCCTGCCCGGTTTGTCTGAGATCCTGATCAAATCTGGATCATAGTTGTGTAATCTACAGTAAATTTTCAATGTTTCACCCAATGTATGTTTTTTATTATACACTACATTCAAATCGTTGTCACGTATTTTACCATCCAAAACAGCCGAAACCACCCGAGCAAAATCTCCTGCTGAAACTGTATCAAAAGGCCTGTCCTCTATCAAAAAAGGCAATCCTTGTGAGACCAACCCTTGGCACCTTTTGATAGGTCTGGGATCGGATTCGCTGGGATCAAAACACCCAAACAAACGGAGATTGACGCAATTTGGTAACGCCGCCACTATCTTTGCTGTTAAATTTTTGCTCAGGCCATAACTGTGCTGTGGATTTCGGATCCAGATATCTTGTTCTTTGGCACGATCGATATCGGTGTCAAGATCAAATTCTGCTCCACTGGCTATATTGATCAATGATCCCCAACTGTCTCGTTTTGATAAAATATTGTTCAAGGCCCTGATGTTGTTGGAAACTATGGCAGGATCCGTGCTTAGAGTTTGATTGCGACCTGATACGGCACAGTGGATGATCCAATCATAGCCATTGCTCAAAACACGATCCACAGCGCCAGGATCGCATACATCCAATTGATCCCTTCCGGGTGCATAAACGTCGTGACTGTGAGCCAGATATTGGCCCAGGAAACGCCCAACGAATCCATGGCCTCCAGTGATCAGTATTTTCATTTACCGTAGTCCGGAAACTCAACCACGATGGTGCTCCGATCATCCTGCCTCTGATATGCATGTTGGTAGGCTGGCAATATGCTTTCCGGAGTATCGCACTCAATGATGTCTATGTGTTTGCACAACAATCTAAACGCTTCACTGAAATTACCTTTGTGTTGGTCTTGTGGATCCACGGGTATTTCACTGCCAACAGCCACACGGATGATGACCTTTGGGCGGCAGGCACCATCGCTGAGAGTGACCATTTTGTCGAGATGATTCACTATCTGATCCGTAGCACACAGTAGAAAATTCCATCGAGGAACCACGGACACAGGAATCAATCCTGCCATGGCCAAGCCAGTGCTGACACCAATTTGGAAATTTTCTGCTATGGGGAATTCTATTTTGCGTGTGTCGTCGACCACTGTAAGGCTTTCATAACATCCGGTTCCGCCATATCTCACAGCCTGGCCCAGAAACACAGTGCCAGGCTGTTGTGATAACCATGACATGGCATCTTTGAGGCATTGATTGTAATGTTGTGTGGTCATTAGAATTGCACCCTGACACCTGCTCCTGCATGTGGATATTTGTTGTTTTTATATCGATAGTAGATAAGATGCTGGCTTTCATACCAATCGGTCGGCTCTTGATCTGGGAGATACCATCTCGACTCTCCCCACACTTCCCTAGTGGGTGTCAGCACACTCAACTCATTGTCTTCTACTATGAAGGTTATGGGTAGATCATGTGCTTGAGAATATCTATAGGCTTCGGACCAGGCTCCGGTTTCGGCGCTCATATCTCCACACCAACACCATACACGAGAATCTTTTTGTTGTATTTTTGATGCCAGGGCCAGTCCCACTGCGATGCTGGGAATCCCGCCCACGATGCTGGAACAGATAAAACGATACTCGGGCAGATTCATCACCATGCTTTTTCCCGCCAGGATCTTTTCTTTCAGCAAAGTTTGTGGCACACCTTTGAGCAAGGCTTGATAGTGATTTCGCCATGTGCAACATACCCAATCGTTGTCAACATTGATTTTTTCAAACACCCGCATGATCTGATCTTCGGCACCATCGTAGAGATGGATGGGTGCCCGTATCTGTTTCGTATTGAAACAGTGTGCTATGTCTGATTCAAAGTCGATGAGTTCTTGCCGGGTGATCATAGGTAAAGACTCAGGAATCCGTCGACCTTTTCACCAATGTAGGCGACCTGTTCAGGAGTGATAACTGGACTACAGCCATGGAAGAATGTGTTCTTCATGGTAAATGTGGCCACTGGATAGTTGTCGCGTGCCGCCACAGGATCCATCAAATGACTATACGCAGGTTGCAACATGATGTTGCCAGCAAAATAAGGGCGTGTCTGTATGAGATTTTCTTCGAGATAGTCAACGATATCCATGCGAGAGAATGGAGCATCCGCACGGATGGTCAATGGAAACGCGAACCAGCTGACATCGGCTTTGTCTCTGGCACGTGGTAAGTGGAAGAATTCCTCATACTTTTCATAGATCTCAAACAACAGAGCGTAGTTGCGTTGCCGTAGAGCATGTATCTCGGGCAACTTCTTGATTTGTTCCAGTCCCATGGCCGCTTGTAGTTCGATGGGTTTTAGATTGTATCCAATTTCATCATACACATACTTGTGATCAAAGATCTGATCTGGCATCTCTGGGATCCACTCATTGAACCGTTTGCCGCAAGTGCCACATTTTAATTTGTTAGCCTCGGGTCCTACACAATAGCAACCACGACCCCATTCACGTAGACTGCGCACAATGATTTCTTGTTGTGGATCGTTCATGGCCACAAAGCCGCCTTCGCCCATGGTCATATGATGTGCTGGATAAAAACTGCACGATGCCATTAGACCAAAACTCCCCAATGGTCGGCCATCATAGGTTGTGCCCAAGCCATCACAGCAATCTTCCAACAAGATTAAATTGTGTCGATGCACCAGTTCCATCACTCGGTCCATGTTGGGCGGATTACCCAGCACATGAGCAAAAGTCATGATCCGGATGTCTGGATCGTTGGCCAATATCTGTTCTGCTTGATCCAAGTCAATGTTTAGTGTATCGATTTCGATGTCACAGAAAACTGGTGTGAATCCGTTTTGTAAGGTTGGATTCAGTGTAGTTGGGAATCCTGCGATAGGCATCAATACCTTGGTACCTGGCGGAAAGTTGTGTCCACGTTTGCTCTTCATTGCGGTCATCATCAAGAGATTTGCACTGCTACCACTGTTGGTGAGCACGCCACGATCTTTGCCAAACTCTTTGGGGAATTTTTGCTCGAATCTAAGACTCTTGTTGCCCATGACCAACCAGCCGTTTAGCAATGCTTCGGCGGCCGCCACATACTCGTCAGACGAAAAATATGGACCTGCATAGTTCACAAAGTCTTTGCCGGCCACCCAGGTCTTGTCAGATTGTTTTTGTTCGACGTGCTGGCGCACTAGATCCAATATTTCTTTCATTGTGCCACTCCTAATTGTGTTGCCAGTTCCTTCATGATTGAGATCACGCTGGCACTGCCTCTGCTGGCGCAGAAGTGCAAGATATGTGCTCTATCGAATTCGCAACGGTTCCATTGTTCATGCCATCTGATAATGGCAGGATCCAGAGTGCGCAGATTCATGCAGATAAAATTCAGATGAGGATGGCATCTGTCATCGTCGGCAATGTCTTGGCTCCAGAACATGGCATTGTGACGCAGTTGATCAAATCCCCATTCCCGGATGGCAGGATCTTCCATGCCCGTGTCCCAGAACTGCTTACCTACCTGCCAGGTGTCTTCGCTCATGGTGTGTGGATACAGTTGCACATCATCATTGAAGTGATGTGCAAAAGGCCCAAACGATTTTGGATCAGTGTAATTGAACAATCGATACTCGGGGTATCTACCGCTGAACAGCGATGTGGATTGGGTCATGAATGTGTCAGCGCCTGCCCACAAGATATTACAAGGTTCCTGATGCCAAAGATCGTGGATGAACTGCCAAGTCTCTAAATTGTTTTGGTAGTTATTGTCCACTGGAGATTCCAACAGCACAGCTTCAAATGGTTCTTCTACGAACTTGCGATAACTGGCCACGCTGAGGTCATACATCTCGCGATAATTCTTGTAGAGTTCTTGGTGTTTTTCTATGTGCCATCCTTCACGGATAGGGCGCACTGCTGAGACGATGTAGTTCTTAATCACGGAACCTGCCCAGTATGGCACCGCTGTTTTGCCGATAACCTTCACGGTGCAACAGTTTGAAACCATGCAATATCAACAACGGTATAGCCGCAGAACATTTGCCGCTGAATATACCTTCTTCGGGAATAAACCAAGTGTCATCGCAGATAACCAGGCTGTTGGGCATGAGCCGAGGAATCAGTCGCATGGTCTGTATCAAATGCGTTAGCTGGCTGTTGGTGTTGGTCATCTCGGTCTGTATGGTGTCTCGATAGCGTTGTTTCACTCCGGCCACAAAGGATTCTTCCTCTTGCCCTAACCAATAATCCCAATCAAAATTGTCCAGATAACACAAACTGATCTTTTCAGCGGGATCCATTTTACGCAAAAATTCTTCGCCTTTGTCTGCGATCAGTTCGATATGCGGATCTATATCACCGGGGATCATGGCGATAGATCCATCGGACTGTATGGTCGCTGTCCTGCTCTGAGCCAAGTTGACTCTGGCCCGTTCGATCTGATCAGGATCCATGTCCACACCGTAGAACTTGGTAGCTCTGGTTTTGGCCATGTCACTGAACCAGCGTGTGCTGCCTTCGCCTCGATCCACACCCAATTCTACCCAAGCCGCACGATCGATCTGATCCAACCAAGGTTCTGCGTTTTTATAATATGTTCCCATAGATCACCAAATAAAGTTTTTTTTGTAGTAGTCAACGATGGCTACCAACTCGCGATCAAAGTCCGCCTGCGGCAGCCAACCCAGTGCTTTTAGTTTGCTATCATCGATGCTGTATCTAACATCTTGACCTTCTCGCTGGCTGTCCATGATGTAATCTTGCCAGCAGTGATCTTTGTTTTCATTCCAGTAGATGGCCAGCAGTTTCTTGATCACTTCTCGGTTGGGCAGTTCTATGTTGCCCGATATGTTGAATATTTCGTTGACCTGACCAGACTCAATGATTGCCATCACGGCTCGAGCGGTATCCGAAGCATGCAACCATGTTCGTCGAGGCTCTCCACGATCGTGTAGATCGATCTTGCGCCCCAGTTCAAGATATTTCACTGATTTGGGGATGAGTTTCTCTACATACTGTCCTATGCCATAGTTGTTGGTGGGACGCACTATCACATGCTTGATACCATAGGTCCTGGCCCAGGCCATTATCAGCATGTCGCCTGCGGCCTTGGAAGCCGAATAAGGGTTGCTGGGTTTTAACAGATCCTGTTCAGTGTGACTACCTTGATCGATGTCGCCATAGACTTCATCTGTGGAAAAATGCAACAGGATGGGTTGCTTGTAGCGAGGGATTTGTCTTATCAATTCCAGGAGATGATGCACTCCGTTGACATTGGAATGTAAAAAAACACCACTGCTCATTATGGAATTGTCTACATGTGTTTCTGCGGCCATGTTGATGATGTAGTCACAGTCCACAAGTCTATCGAGATCATTGATGTCTCGGTGCAACCATGTGAAATTGTTGTGCTGAAGGAATTCGATCAAGGCCCAGTCGTTGCTGGCATAGGTCTTTTTATCCACACCTATGACTTTAAATCCAGCGTCTAAACAGGCCCGAGTCACATGCACGCCCATGAATCCCAAACAACCAGTGACGTAAACTATTTTTTTCACAACTTTTTGGCCTTGACCAAGAGATGCCAGCCTAGATATTCTTTCACTGCCAGCCTCATGACTTCGGGCATGGCTTCAAACCATGGCTCTAGTTGGAACTCGCCTTGTTTGTAAGCCGCAACATCATACATGAAACAATGATCTTGCCGGATGCGTTCCACATGATAGTGTGGGTCCAGCAATTTGGTTATGTCTTCTCGGGTGAATGCTTCAGCGTAGGGACAATCGGCCTGTGCTTCAAACTGATCCAGGCCTTTCTGGATCATAGCATACTTCCAAGAATTGCGGGCATAGACCATGAATCTGAGTTCACCACCCGAGGGCAGGATATTGGCGATGTTAGATAGATGTGATCCCATGCCAGGAAAATGGTGTAGCACACCATAACTATATACTAGATCGAATTTGCCCAGACTCTGCAAGAAATCAAGATCTGTCACAGATCCTTGCTGGAAATCTCCCTGGAGATCATACACATCAAACCGTTGCCGGCACAATCTCAGGCTTTCTTCGGAAATGTCTACCCCAACATATTCGGCACCATGTCGGGCAAACTGTTCAGCGTCAGATCCTATGCCGCATCCAATCTCTAGCACACGGCGACCACGCCAGAGATGAAATCCGGCAAAATCTAATATGTGCGGTTCAGCACGATAGCGTTTGGCAGTGACAGCATCAAAGAATTCCTGGCTGCCTACAGGTGCTTGGCTGTGGCGGATGTTGCAGGGTTGATGATTCCAGTAATCAACTATACGTCGTTCAATGTCTTTCACTGGATGATACTCACTTGACCATTGGGATCTTGTTCTTTGCTGGTCATCTTGGTCCAGGGATCTATTTCCCCGGTCATGACTCGATCAAACCAATCACTGTGCTGACCTATCCTATCTAGATACCATGCTATCCTATTGGCATCGTTGAGGCGTTTCTGCCTGAAATTGAGGTGATTAAAATCTGCTGGATGATTGTGGTTACCTTCTAGCATGGGACGATTTTTATAGATTTCATCATTGTTGTTGCCAGTGAGATCATGACGATCATGTAGCACATCTACTGGAATGTTGATCATGATATCCAAGGTATATGCGATCTGGCTGATGGTAGCATCTGTAAGTTGATGATTGCTGAGATGCCCCAATAGATAATACCAGTCTCGAGGTATGATGGGAAATATGGCATAGGGATGACAGTTGTGTGTGGGCATGCGCAACACAGCAAATGTGCCATCGTGCTTGATCAGTTCAAGATCCCAGGACGGTGTTTTCATTACAGCGTCATCGTTCCAGAACATCAACCATCGACCATTGGCCAGTTGGCCCAAGGCATTGACATACTGATGGAGATTGATATAGCCCATGGGAGTGAAAGTGACCAAGGTAGCATCCACTCCTCGTTGTTCGAGATCAGGTAGCACATTGTCTTTGACCCAATCTATGGTTTCCTGGTCATCGGTATCCATGGCCAACATCAACTCGATGTTTTCAGGGTGAGCTGCCAGATCATACAGGCTCTGCACACTGGCCTTCAATGATTCTCGGCGTTTCCTAGTGGGCAACAACACAGATATAGCGTGTGTAGCCGGATCCGTCCATAATTTTCTGAGACCCACTGGCTGTTCGTTTTGATTCAATCTATTCTCCTGTCTCAACACGGTATTGAGACAATATTTATATACGCCGTTAATTATTCACAAAAAACTAACCTTCGTATGTGGCAGAGTTTGCTCCGTGTTCAAATACTTCAACTGATTTAACTCTTACTGTTGGATTAATAGGGTAACGCATGTCACCGTTTGCAAGTAATTCTGCCATCTTGTCGTAAGCCATTTTGGCAAACATTTCGCATCCTACACCGGGCACAATGCGTAAATCGCATAAGGCACCGCGTTCGTATGGTAGTTTGCTTAGATGATTTTTACTTTCAATATCCACAATTTCGTTCATGTGTTTGAAAAAATCCAGCATTGGATCGTCTTGAGCTACTACCAAAGTGTGATCAAACATGTGGTCTGCCCATGCTTTGAATTCTTTAAGACCGCCAAAGTCCATGCACCAGTTTTTGTCATCCAATGTATCACATTCAAATATTAATTTGATACCAATTGAATATCCATGTAGCGTTGAGCAGTGGCTATGTGTGGCACGCCATTGTCTAAAACAGCATGACAGACCTCTGTCGTTACCGTATGTTTTTGTTGAGTAAAATTTTGCCATTGTCTATCTCCTATGTCAATTTTAGCATAGGCGGCAGAGTTTGTAAAGCGGGATGACGCCGAAAAGGCCGCTGTTGAGATTTCTATTTATCGGGCTGTTGATAACCATCTTTTTTGTAGTTGGCCTGCCCTGGGATTACCCCGCGCACTCCGCCCACTGGATCTTCACAGTCACCGGTTCTCCTCGGTATCATGTGTATGTGTGGATACATCACAGTCTGGCCTGCCTGAGATCCGCAGTTCATACCGATGTTGTAGGCATCCGATCGTCCACTGATCACATACCATTCTCCATGGCGGCGAGCCGCACGGAAGCAGGACATGATGGCATCATCGTTGTTGATTTTGGGAACGAATAGCAAGTGTCCTTCGGCCACCGGATATCGATCGCGGAAGATATAGTATTCTGGAGTTTCTCCATAGGTATCATCCCATGGGGCGATACCCTGTTGTTGTGCCTGTTTTAAAGTAGCAGTCATTTATCTAGACTCCAAACGATTTCATTCATGATCCGATATTGTCCGGCTGTGTTAGAAGCGACGTTGGTCCTCCAGCGGGTCTTGCGATCAATGTCTTTGGTCCAAATACCTCTGGCATAGTATGTTGCAGTTCTCATAATGTCCAACGAGTGCTTATTGTAAACTAATTGTCCGTTGTTGTCAAATGAACTTGGTAAATTTGCTTCTATCTTGCCTGTCAACACAGTGGGCGCAAGTCCTAGATATAGTCCCAGTGTGTTTTTATTGCTGTCCCATCGATAACCTGTTTCGGCCCAAGTGCCCACAGTCGGTGTGACTCTGGTGATCAATCCTGGATTGATTTCGGTGTTGACATACATGAGGCTACCACGAGCGGAAAATCCACCGTTTTGATAAGCCACAACATTGTCTAGCACACTGCTACTACGCACAGTTCCCCACACACCACTGAAACTAATCCAGGGGTTGAATGCCAACTTGGTATACTGCGCCCCATAGGTCCAGTTTTTCTTGAACCAGATGCGTGGAATTCCAATACTGTAAGCATCACCGGGTTGGCCGTTGATGTTTTGATCACTGGTCACACGCAGGCCATCCATCATCATACTGCGTCCACCTACCAAATACTCTGCATGACTGGTCATTTCATGATCCTGCACAGGGTTGGCAGTGCGTTGCCATGCATTGAGTCCTTGAGTGTTCATGGGCTTGGCATTGATGGCAAACGGTCTATGCAGAGCATCAGTGGCCAGCATCCTACCTGACCCGATGTCTACACCAGCGATATGGCCAGTGATAGGTTTGGAATTGATCCAAAGACCACCAATTGGATTCATTGCGGCCTCAATGTCAATAACTTTGCCATTCCAATAAGTGGCCGCTGTCTGTGCCAACACTGAATTGGCCGCGGCCGCACTCATGTAAGGCCATTTCTGTCTGATGAGATCCACTGCTGTCTGCGCTGTGAGTGTGACTTGTCCTCCCATCTGGCTCATGTAAACTGCCAGTTTGCGATCATTGTTTGCTTCATATGCGATGAAGGTCACTAGATAATATTTTCCATCTGGCGCTTTGAACAAGTTCACCGTGCTGTTGGCTTCGTTAGCACCGGTTCCTAACTCCTGGGTCATCTGCGCGGCTTGCTTGAGAAAATCCGTAAAAATCCTTTGATGAGCCGCCACATACTTGCCGTCTGAACTTTTCAACAGTATTTGAGTGCTGGATTGATTACCCGAAAAATCTGTGGCACTGACCAAAATATCAGTGCGACCGTCGCCGTTGATGTCTAGGAATTTGGGGTTGTAGGTAGAATAGGTATTGGTATCATAACCGACCAGTGTATCTGTGGTCACATCTTGGAACACAGCGGCGCCGTTGTTTTTCAGGAATTGGATGGCACTTTGTTTGGTATGGAAACCAAGACGGCTAAAAACAATGGCATCGGGTCGTCCATCTTCGTTGAAATCATGCGATACCACTCTCACATTGTGATCCAACAATGGTGCAGGAAGATCGGCTATGTATTGATAATTCAGTTGCCCTCCAACGATGGTGTAGCTATACATCTTGGTGGTGCGAGCATTACTGCATGCGGCGTTGGCAGTATTACAAGCATTGTCAGTTACTATGATCTGTTTCTGTCCATTGCCTAGAAAACTGTCAGCAACAATGCTGGATCCACCCCACCGCAGATCACCGGCCGTGCCTCTGCTATCGGTATATGCGGTAAAGTTATTGACTCGATTGTTGATTGCCAAGGTGGTGTTTGGTCCATAATCGACAAACAGCAAATCTTTAAAACCGTCTCCGTCCATGTCTGCGATGGCGCTGTCGTGGGCCCATACATTGTTGAGAGGAATTGATATGCGATTGAAATGTGTGCCTTGGTTGGCGAACACATAACCAGGGCCATAGTGTTGCATGTCCGTGCTGGGTGCAACCAACATGTCTTGGCGACCTGTGTTGAATAGATCAGCAAACTTCACGCTGGGTTCTGTGCCTAGTATTTCGTTGATACCACCCGGAAACCACTGTGCAGTGCGGTCGACTAAAGTTCCGTTTTGCCATGCGAACAAACTGATCCGGCTGTTACTCCAGGTTTCGGGTGTGGCATATTGTGTTTGTCTACCTGCCAATATGATATCGTTGCCACTACCAGTGACATTTGCTTCAAAGATATCAAATACAGGTGCCGCTCCATCGACTTTGACCAAAGGATCTATAGCCGACGATATGCGCACAGGAGTATGGAAAGGAACTTCTGATCGGACAAAACCACCGAGCGTTGAACTAGTGCCACCACCACCACCACCCCCACAGCCGGCCAAGGTAGACATTATGCCAGAGATTGATACAGCAATGATACTGCGTTTGAAATCCATTGGTCGTTCCAGATTTGTCTATAATATCAATATTATAGTTGATCTAGGATTATTGGTCAAATAGGTAAGTGCTCACTTACCTAGGCGCAAAGTCCTGTTGCAGTTTGATATTATCGATGAACTCTTTTTTCACAGCCGGGTCCGTCCGGAATGCACCGTTTAGAACGGTTGTCTGGGTAAGGCTAGAATGGGCCATGATGCCGCGATTTTCACAACACCCATGCGTGGCTTGCACATATACGCCTACATCAGAACTTTCGGTCACTTTCATGATCTCTCGGGCGATGTCGTTGCACAATTCTTCTTGTAGAGTTCCGCGACGGCTACACCATTGCGCGATGCGAGTGTATTTGCTGAGACCGATGAGTTTGTGTGCGGCCAAGATTCCAATATAGGCCACTCCAACCACTGGTTGATGGTGATGGCTACACATGCTCCGGATCTCACTGCGCACCACCAGCATGCCTTCGTATCGGTCTGCCGAGTCGTTGGGGAAAGCAGTGCAGTCGGGTGCAGATTCATATCTTCCGGCCATGATCTCATTGAAATACATCTTGGCCAAACGACGTGCGGTGCCCTTGGAGTTGGGATCCGTTTCTCTATCGATCAGCAAACGATCTAGCACTAACTCAAACGCTTCGGTGGCCTCATTGATCAGGATTTCTTTGGTGGCAGGATTCACATATTCCGATACATTGTCTCCAGCCCAGAATCTTTTGCCTTCACGCCGCATTTGGAATCGGATAGCATCGCCGAGATAGGCCGTTTGATAACCTCGATCATTGACCATGGCGTCCAGTCCTGTGTTGGTAAGATTCATGGCAGCATCTTCATAGCCAGGATGGAAAGGTGCTTCGCTTACCAACTTTGTGTTTTTTATCGCATCAAATAATTCTTGTTTTTTTTCTGTCATTTTTTTCTCCGAGTTAGAGCCGAGGATGGCTAGTCAATGATCTGGATCTGTCTTAGATCCGGGTATGAGACATATTTAGGTTTCTCATCTACTTTTGGTAGCAATTCGATACCTTTTTCTGCCTCTTCTATGGTTGGTTTATAATGATACCCCACCCTAAAAGTTTTTTGGTCTTGCCAGGGGATGATGGTCAAGTCTCTACCATCATATCTCTGTTCTAATAATACACGATACGCCCGAGCATCGTCAAGCAATATGGCACCGCCTCGCCCTATCTCCAACGGTTTACCTCGGCCAAAGCTCAAACATTGCATCATGCCAGGTCGATACATACCGCGTTCTAGCCGGCGTGCCGAATCCCAGATACGGGTATTGTGAAAACGATATTCGCCAATCCAATCTTCCTGCACCAATTTATATTCGATCCCAAGTTTATGCATCAGCATGGGCACAGAAAGATAGGTAAAAGCAGTGAATGATGTCCAGTTAGGTAGTTCATGCCGTAAACATAACTCTATAGCATGTGTGCAACAATCAGTCATCACAGCATAAGGTGCACCGGTGTATTCTGATAATTGTTTTTCAAATTGAAAAATTGGGTCAAAACTCATCGTGTATACCAGGCCCACGCATGCTGGATTATTTCTTCGATATTGTATCTAGGAACCCATGCACTCACTAAATTGAATTTGTCGCTGGCAGCCGTGAGCACAGCAGGATCACCTTCTCTCTGAGGACCTGCAGAAAATTTTAAAGATTTATCTGCGACTTTTTGTGCCAGATCCATGATCTCGCGATTGCTGTATCCTGATGACGATCCAAGATTATACACGCCAGCAGGAATTTCCGGCTCTATGGCCATCTCGTGCGCACGGGCAAGATCATCTACGTGAATGTAGTCTCTCACACAAGTTCCATCCTGGGTCGGATAATTTTCACCATTGAGCACAAACTCTTTTCCGTCTCTCATGCTTTCCAGAACTCTGGCAATGATGTGAGTAGCGGCATTGGCTTGACCGTGACGGGCACGGGGATCAGCCCCACAGGCGTTGAAGTAACGGAAACTCACATAGTCTAGTCCATAAGCACGGCTATAACTGTTTAACGCCATTTCTATCATGAGTTTGCTCTCACCATAGGGACTCACGGGCAGAGGCGGATCCAATTCAGAACACGGAGTCATCACAGGTTCTCCATACACAGCCGCGCTGGAACTGAATATCACTCTGGACTTGATTTCATGTTTGATCAGTCGGTCCAACATGCGTTTGGTCTTGACAAAATTGTTGTCATAGTAACGCTCAGGATTGGTCACGCTGGGGCCTACGAGGCTAGTGCCAGCACAGTGGATGATGGCCCGTGGTTCAAATTGGTCCAAAAGGCTCAATGCAAATTCGTTGGCAAAGTCTTCTTGATAGAACCTATTGCACGCACTTTTCAAATGATCTGGAGCAGGCCGTATATCAATACCAATGACATTATGTCCAGCATCTCCAAGTCGGAGAATAGTTTGTCCTCCTATATAACCACTAGCACCCGTTACTATTACACAGTTTGATTTCATAGTCATAATTTTTCCATTATTGTAACAATATAAATTTTATTTCTCCGCCAATTCATATCTTAATTGGTGTAATAGGTTCTTGACAGTTGTCCCATCGTTTGGTAAGAAAACTTACTGATTTACAATCGGTTATCGGTATAAATGTGTGTGGAGTTAGTCTAGGCACATATAAAGTTTGCCCAGCACCTATTACTATTTTCCTCACAGTTCCATCATCTAATAACTCAAGATATATGCCTTCTCCATCCACTAACATGAGGTATTCGTCGAACTCTTTGTGGTAATGATGACCTCGAGCATGTCCTGATTTGGTAGTAACATAACAGAATTCCACAATTTCATCATGTGGTATAAAGCTGTAAATTGCACCACGCGAATCTATTGCTTTGTCGTTGATATCGGGTAATATAAATTTTATCTTACCGTTCATGTGATTACCATTTCCTTTGTGTTACTTTTTATTCCTTGAAAAAGACGTTGCGCCACCGAATCCGCTGACATGAGTTTTCTATCACCATAAGTCTCCTCTACCTCCTGCCAGGACTTGGTGCCTTCAAAATTTCTATATCTGAAATTGGTTTTGGTAAGTCCAACTTTAGCAGATAATACGGTAATATGATCGGCTTCTTTGGCTAAAAGATCTAAACTGAACTTACTGGCCATTTTGGTACCTGCATATACACCCTGGTAGATAGTTGGTTGATCTATGCTGTCGGAACTGATCCAAACGTAAGTTCCTGAATCTCTCGATTTTGCATAATGTTTCATCAAAAAAAAGTTTGATGCATAGTTTACAATTATCATGCTGAGTTGATTTTCCCAGGTGTTTTGTAAATTACCTCGCCAAGTTCCACGATTGTGCCCGGCACAATTTACAAGAATGTCAAAATGAGAAAAATCACAATCAAAAATTCTTCCAGGATAATTTAGATCTAAATCCTGTGAAGACCAACCTGCAACATCATAATCATGGGTTGACATCAATCTCGATAATGATGATCCTATACCACCACTGGCACCAATGATTAAAACTTTTTGTTTCATGTTTAAATTTTGACCACATGATACTTGTTTTCGGGCACGTGATCTCTGTAGCGATTGCCTGAACGATTCCATTGCTCGCCTTGGCCTTGGATGATATCTACGATGCGATCCACTGTGCCATCAGTCCAGTCAGAGATCAATCCCATGTTGTGGTGTGGTTCTTTGAGCAACAACCCCAGTTTGGTGAAAGCATCATCTATCGACCAAGGAACATAAAGTCGGTTAGGATCGTTGGCAAAGGTTTCAGGGAAACTGCGATAAGCAGGATATAACACATTACAACCAAGAGTATCGGCTTCTGATACTGTGTTAGATACCCAATCTTGTAGAGCACAATTAAACAGCACACGAGTATTGTTGAGAAGATTATAGTAATCATTTTTCTTTAGATTCTCATAGATTTTCAAGCGGCCTTGGCGTTCCATGTCACGAGCACGTTCGATATAACGTGAGTTGTTTGAGCGCAATGGGCCTCCTTGGAACACAGCGAACTCAACCGGATATCTGCCTTGCTCATGCCACATGTCAATGAGATCCATGTAGAAGTCTGGTTGTTTCTCTTGATCAAATCGTGCGGCAAATCCCACACGATATGGTCTCACGTCAAAATCACAAACATGGTCTTTGCCACCTATGCGCTCGAGCACTTCCGCCTTGCCAAATGCCAAGCCTGAAATATTGTAGATGGGAGCAGTCCACCCTGCGATGCGCATGTGTGCTACCATCTCTTCGTTGGTGGCCAACACAGCGACATTGGGGATCTGATTTACCATCTTTTCATAAGTCGACATCCAGCCTGCCATGCCCCAGACATGCACGAAGTCATCGGGGTCAATGGCCTGTGCCAAACAGCGCACAAAGATACGCGGTCTGAGATTGTCAGGCACTTGATCAAGAATATAAGGTAAGCTCTCGATACCGGGTTGGAACATGTCTTCAAAATAGATCACATCTTGATCAGTGACATCACCGTTGCGCATCATCTGCACTAGGTTCATCATCTGGCTCATTGAAAAATAACTTCGACCGTGAGCGTCTAGCACCTGTCCTACACTGATTGATTTGGTATCATCAATGGTGGAGCCAGGCACATATACAACGTCAAGGCCGCGGCGGTCAAACACACGTTTGTTCCATTCCGTGAGTTGTAGAGTGTAGCGGGCTTCGTAACTTTCCAACCCCATGTAGAATATCTTACGCATCAGCGTGGTCTCCGATTGGCATCTTGTGCCCACATGTCTCGGGGCTCCTTGCCGGCTTCCAGTTTGCGGAACTGCTGGAAAGCATACACGCGGTTATTGTATAGATCCGCTTCGTTGAACTTGTAGCCATAATCGCAACAGAATTCAAGATAACGGTCTAGGTCTTCCCATACCTGGCGGCTACGGGGATTGGGTTTGAACGTGGGCTTGCCCATGTTGATTCCTCTTAGATTGTGATTGATTGATAGGGACGGTGAGTATTATACTTGATGAGGCAGCCGTTCTCACCATCTTCGGCCACTTCAATCCACACAGCACGGCCAGGATAACGGCCTGCTATTTGCAGATACAGATCGTCTGCGATCATCTCGCAAGACTTGTAATCCAGGCTCAATACTGAATTTTGATTATTGTGAACGGTCCGATCACGCAAGACATCGGCTGGCTGGGCACTGGAATACAACGACAAGAGCCACCGCTTGAATTGGATGAACTCGATGTCCCTGTCATTGTGGAACACATCGATCCACACCCTGAAATGAAAGATGTGACGGTGAGGATAACCAAGGAACGAAACATCATACTCATCTCCTGTGGCCAACATAGGATCTGTCAGCGCCGCTGGGTATTTATGGATACCTTCTTTCTGGAATGTGACCCAGATTTTGCGATCAGCGGCTTCACGGATACGTTCAATGGTTTCTCTTTCGCTGACAATCATTCTACATTCCTCATTTCTTCAATCCACTCGTCCACACGAACTTCGGCTTCGGCCTGTGTCATTGCAGGCACTGTGATACGATATGGTGTGCCAGGCCTGTGCCGAATGTCATAGCGTATGGTTCCGTTGAGCATCATGTCGTTTTCATCGCGCAATACCTCAAACTCTTGCAAGTGTTGAGCCCGATAGATCGCTTGTTCTGCTAGTTCTTTCACATTCATTATTTAGATTCCTCAGTTGGAAATGGCCAACCATTTGATGGGGTTAATTTTTCAAGTGCGACATTCTCTTCTATTACTTCATTATAAGCATCTTCATCCACTAGGTCAACCTTGTATGGTTCCAATATGGCCACGTGCTCGTCTTCGATTTCCCAATTATGATCACCGTCATAGATCCACCCGGTTCCGCAACGACCATCTTCATCTTCGGTTTCCCATCGCAACAGTGCTTCTATTTGGGCTTTTTCTTCTTCTGTGAATCCATCATCATAGACATTGCCATCCATGTCCCAGCAACCATAATTCACATGCACGGCTACCAAATCATCCAGTTCGCAACCCCACCCAACTTCAGGACGACAAAATACAGTGCCTTCGCTTTCATATACTGGTTCATCTTCTTCTCTGAAAGCCTGCCCCCATCGCCAAGTTTCGGTTACATCAAACCCTCTGATCCTTCCGTCTGGAAGTTTTTCATAAACATCCACGAAATATTCCACTGATTTTTTTTGCAATGGAGTGATTCTATAAAGTCGAGCCATGATTACCTCTTGGTAGGTGGTTTGGGTAGTTGTGGTAAGGTTTTATAAAAATCCAGCCATTTTTGCTGGTCTTCGAGTTGCCGCTGTTGTGCTTCATGCATCCTACGGATCTCATTGAGATGTTCTTTTTGATCGTGTTGCCCCTGTGCTACTTTGTCTATCTTTTGATCCATGTAGTTCAAACGCTGTTCCATGAGTCCCAAGCGAGTCTTGAAATAATCCACATCCTGTCCACGACTGGCGGCTATGGCATAAAGCACCAGCACAGTGGCAGCCAATACCAAACTCAGAGTCCACGCAACATGAGCGCGATCGCTTTCTGAAAGTTCGGTCCAGTATTTCAAAAATTTCTCCCCACATAAAAGGTCTCAAGCACGAGGCCTTGATTCGCACCATACTAGGAAAATACTGCCACTCTGTTCGGCGGCTCTATTGTATTGTTTCATTTTATCTACACATGCCTGCCTGGAGATAAAACTGTCCACTTCTATTATATAGCCGTGCATAAACATCATAAAAATCCAACTCATGATACTACAAGATCTTTATCGTATTTAGACCAATCAGTGAATTTTTCTCTATCTAGCACATCATGTAGATTATGGACCCATACTCCAGGATTGGTAGCCGCAAAATCCTTGTCATCGATCTTGATACAAGTGTTGTAGTTCCACAATTTTATATAAGGAATGGGAATCTTGATGATGGGGATGAATCTATCATGCTCACACAGCCCACCCTCGTGGAATTCTTCCACATACTGGAAAGGTATATCCAGGCTACACCAATATCCACGACCCAGGAAAGTTTGTATGACATTTTCCCAACCAACATAGTCAGGATTGGTCTTGGGACGATATGAATCATTGGCCCCAAAAAAGATGTGCTGGGTATCCTGTGTGGATTGGGCCAAGGCCTGTTCTATGGATTCCACTGACTGATAACCTATCACGAACAGCGTGTGCTGGTCCAAGGCCGGAGTATGTTCCACTTCTCGGCCGAAAAAGAATTCTGCGTTGTTGTGTCCGGGCCTATCCATCAATCATCTCCTTGGTCAACTTCTTGATCATGTTCATGCTGTTTCCTGCGCAATTCGGCCAACTGGTCTCTGACCTGCAATCGTTGTTTTTTGAGATCGTGTATGTTGTTGTCTTCGAACACACCGGTCCGTTCCATGACATCAATTTTTTTGTCCAGCATTTCGTGGACATGCTCTAGGTGCTTGATGCGATTCTCATACATTTAGGTTCTCCAGGGCGTCTAGTTTGGATTGATCAAATTCTTCTTCGGAACTGTCATCATCTTCCACATCAAAGAAAGCGTTGAATTGAGTATGCGCATTGGTAGTGCGTTTACCCGTGAACCCTCGTGTGCCGATGATCTGGTCCCAGAATTTAGAGTTTTCATCTATGATAGTCAAACTACGATTGCGATCACGTTGTTGGAAAATGGTATCTACTAAGTCTCTAAAGTATACACGATCAAAGGTTTCTCGCACAAGCATTCCGGGAACTTCTCCTGCATCATATCTCCGATTGGCTTCTTGTACCGCCCGGATATGATGCCACACATTGTGACCCATCATTAGTGCGTAAGAGAAAGAGTCCCACGATGTGCGACCTTCTTTGCCAATTTTGTTCAAATCGCCGGGTTTATAGATGCACACATCCTGGATCTTCATACGGGCAGATATAGGGCTATCTTCAAATGTGTCATGTATCCGGTCCTGTAGCACAGCATCTCGGAATGCACGAGTGTCCGTGGCATATTTTTTATCGTCTGCTGTGGGGCTCATCATGTAACTCCACTTGCCTCTGTTTTCAGTCCTGAGCTGTGTGTATATCTGTCCATTGGCAGTGGCCAGGAACGGGCTGGCACAGTCAAAACTTATGGTGAAATTGGCATTGTGATATTTTCTTATGGCACGTTGGACGTCTGTGAGCAGACAGGCATATTCCAACTTTGAAGTGCCCAAGAAGTGCATCCAGTCATGCACACCTTTTTCTAACAGTCCATCATGTATGAGATGTATCAAGCGGCGGAGTATGAGATGCACGTCACACATGTTCTGGCCACCCATGCCCCATCCATTGAAATGCCGATCTGGATAACGCTTGGGATCAGAATAGTGTTTCATGAGATCATACCAATGATCGGCCTCGGCATGGTTACCGCCTTGGAGCACGTTCAAGATCCGGGTATCGCCGTAGCGATTAGCGATCCAGAATTCGTTGTTGTATTGTGTGGCTGTGACAGCATCATCATAACTGTGAATACCCGATGCTTCAGCAGCCTTGGGGTCTCGGAATGTCCATGTGGGTATGTCCATGGTCATTCCGTATGTGGCTATGCCCATCTGCCATTTAAGAACTTTTTCTCGTTGTTGCTCTGACTTTTTATCTGTGGGATCTGCCCAGCGCCCGGGCCATACACCTTTGGCGATCTGGAATCCACCTGAGTCTGCCAGCATGATGGTGTTGGGATCTCTGTTGCGGATCATGTCCTCTTTGGCATCAAACTTATTCAAATCTAGATTGGCGTGTCCTGCGGAATACAAGCTCCAACGATAGGGAAACAAAGCCTTGGTAGGATTGAGCCAGTTCATGGCTTCCATGTCACCAATGGCCGAGGGCAACCGACCTGCATCCAGTCCTACACCATGGCGTTCGCGACCGATGTATCCAGCGTAGAAACTGGAGATGGCCGGGAGGAACACAGCATAGTCTTGCTGTTTAGATGTTAAGTCGTCTCTATCCATTTGTGATTTTGTGCTCTTGTTATCAGTCTATACCCATCATCTTCGATGGGTGCCCATACAAAATAATCGTCGTGTATCTGTTGCAGATCCGGTGCCTGCTGAGTTTCTGTCTGTATACTCCATTGAGGAAAGATATGGAATCTCCAATTTGGTAGATCTACCAATTTATCTATACCCAATGGTCCGTAGTGTAAACACTTGCCCCAGGCACTGCCAAGCACGATCCAATCCTTTATGTCAGGAAAGAACCGATCCACATGATAGTTAAATGTTTGCTTTTGGCTGATATGCACAGTGTTTTGGTCAAACAAAGCATCATGTATCAAGCGACTGGTCCTGTTTTGCCCACTGGCTTTGACGAGATCTAGTAGCATCATGTTGCGTATTTGTTCTTGGGTATCTGTTGATCGCCAGTGGTATCTATCAAGTGTATTATACACGCTCACATCCGCATAGTCAATCACCAGATCCAAGGTGCAGTTAACCACAGCACCCACTGGATATTTAGACAATCTCTGGAGGAACGTTTGGTAAAACTCGTCGGTGCGAGCATCTTGCCAGATGTCTATACACAACACTCCCCAGATATCAGGAGGCTGGTAACGGACTACATTTCTGATCACTTGCTCAAGGCCGGTAACATGTAATCGTAAGTGGCGATGCCTGAGTTCACAGTGATCTTGGCAATACCATCGTCGCTGAAACGCACAGTCTTGTCACCAGTGAGATTCATGATAGCGATGAACTGCTGGACTGGCCATAACCATGGACGGGTGAGTTTGCCGCTGACCGCAGGTTGGAACACGAAGTTGCCTGCGTGTGTGGAGTGATCACCAAAGAAAAACTTGAGATCAGTGCCTTCGGTTTTGGCCATGAATGAAGTTTCTTCGGCATTGGCCTGTGCCTGCATCTTGAGACGCTGGATAGCGGCCACTGTGGGCTCGAATTCCACATGCCAGGTCACTGGTTTCATCTTAAACTGTTTGAGTTTTTCGCTGACCACTTCTGCGACCATGAATCGATAGTCGTTCTTGAAGTCTCCTACTTTGTTCTCAAAATGCATGCCTACCGGCGAGTCCACACCATTACGGTCTTGGCGATTCACAGTGATGGTGGCGTGTTCGCGATACTCCTGCAAGTTAATCAGGATCTTTAATTTGCTGAGATTGGGCATGCCGAACGTGCCCATGAATTCAGCCACTGGCGTGGCGAATCGTGCATTCACGACCACGCTCTTGTCCTCAGCCAAGGCATCTATCACAGTTTCTTTGTCTGTGCCTGTGATCTTGATTAGGTCGATGCAACCGAGATCATGTGTGTGTTCTACTAAGTCTAATAAAAAGTCTCTCATTTGGTTCTCCGTTAAAGTGATTGTATTTTGCCTAAAGCCTGTCCGCCACGTATGCTACTCAGTCTTCCCGGTCTTTGTAGTTCGAGCCAACTCACATTGTTCTCTAGATCAAAACTGGCCGCTATCCTGAATCCTGCTTGTTTACAGATTTCAGCGATTTGATGTCCTGGTGTATAACAATAATACGAATTTTCAAAATTGTCAACACCTATTGGATAGTCACAGTTATTATAGGTAAAAATCAAGGATCCTCCAGGTTTCAACAGCGAGAACGATTCCTGCACGTATTTTTTGATCAAAGGAAGAGGACGGAAGTTAAAAAAATTCACTGCTACTATAATACCAAACTGTTGTCGGGGCAATTGGTTGAGAATGTGCTTGGCCGATTCGTCGATGGTGTAATATCTGATGCGTCGCTGGTATTCTGGAGTAAACATTTTTTTGACAGGTTGCAGGAGTGCATCATTGGTGTCAACTAGATACAAAGGATCGCAGGCCACAAGACATGGAGTGAGATCTCCAAATCCAGGACGAATCTCCAAGGCCGGCCATTTGAAGTTCGAATGCAATTTCAGTCGGCTTTGGAAAAATTCATTGGTGGCCGGTTCATACAGCAGTTTTTTGAACTGCAATTGATCCAGCGTGTATTCAGCAGAATCTTTGCGACTCTCTTGATAAAGGCTTTCGCTCCGGGCGTAATAAGGCTCTTCTATGCTGTCCACGAAGCCATGTAGATTTTTTTTAAATTGAGCCAGCAATGATTCAATGGCTGTCATGCTTTGCCGTATCATTTGGCTCTGCTTTTCGATTTCAGATTTGAGATTATCAAAATCTATATTTTGTATGGAAAGATCAGTGTGGATCTGTTTTAGTTCAGTTTCTATTTGGTCCTGGATGTGACTGATATGCAACCCGTCGACCATGTGTTTGTAGGTGATTAATCTGCTGAGTTTCATGCTAAGTCAAAAAATGATTGGAAAGTGTTGGTGGTATCGGTGGCCGATGAAAGATCCCAGTCCAGTACCGACAACAGATTGTCTATCTTTTGATCCACTACTGTGGCTTCCATTTCTGCATCATCAAATGGCAATTCTCGGAACCAAGCAGGCAAGTGCAATTCATCTGTGGGATATCCAATGGACGTCCAGCCCAGGGCATTAGATTTCAGTTTGCAAACGATGGTCTTCATGCCATCCACAATTTGCATGGAGTAGTTGTCTGAATTCATGCGTCGCATGGAGTTCCAGTTCATGGCTGCTCGCACATGACCTGGCATGTTAGCACGGCCTTCACGTTCTTCTTTCTTGGCATACTGTGTGAGATTGTTCACACGTTTGGGCGAACCTTTCTCCCAACCTGGGCGTTCTTTGAATTCATATTTGAATTCTTTGATGCGTTCTATGATTTCATCTCGTTGGGCACCGGCCAACACTCTTTCCAACAATGACCATAGGAAGTCCTGGATGATCTTGGGTGTGTCACTGCGCTTGAGATCTAGCCCCATGGCCTTGATCTGTCCTGTTTTGCCCTCAACATCTTTGCGTTTGCCTTCTTTGTCGTAGATGTTGACAGCATAACGCTTCTTGGTGATGAACAAACTGCGATCTGCCACCAGCTCTCGACCGCCTCGGATGATCTCGCCCATCTCTCTAGGGCAATGGAATGCCTGTTCCATGAATGCTGGAAAACTCTGGTTGACTTGTTCTGCGATCGAATCATAGAGTTGCACACAGATCTCTTTGGACCATGTCATGCGTCCTTGTTCCACTTCTTGTTTCAGCGCAGGCCAGGCAGAAAAATATACAGAATCTGTATCGCCATAGATGATAGCATCACCTGTGTGATCGTATTTTCCTGTGACACACTCGTTGACAAAGGCATCCATGTGATGTGCGATGGCCCGACCCGTGAGCGTGGTTGATTGACCGATGCGCTTGTCGAAAAATCTACAACCGGGGTTGAGGATGGCACCATACAGACTGTTCAAGTTGATCTTCTTGACCAACTGTCGTTTGTCCCAAAATTCCTGATCGGCTTTGCTAGTGGCTTGTTTGAGATGATTCTGGAGTTCCTTGCGCTCTCTATACCAGCGTGCCAACAGTCCCGGAATCACACCTTCGGTTTCAAAAGTGAATATAGTTCCATTGGCGCTGAGGATCCATGGCTGATTTGAGTCAAAAACCATCTTCCACACTTCTGCGGCACTATGCACGGTCTCTTCACCGTCCTGCCAGTCTATGGTGATCTCTGTGCCACGCTGTTGTTCCATCACGGCTGTATACTCAAGACTGCCGAACAGGCCTTCCCAGGCAGCCGCGAAGCTCGCACCGGAAGTCTGCTTGTCTCGGATATACCGGTCAGTCATTATGGGGCGCAGTTGCCCGACGATGGTTTCTGGCGCCATGTTGAGGGCTCTAATAGCCGAGGGATACAGTGAGTTGATGTCGATGGCACCGACCCATTCGTGGATGCCTTTTTTGGGATAAGCAACATAGGCACCTGCGGCTTGCGTGTCTTCATCTGTGAGTCTCTCTTTCCTGTTGGGAACTACCATACCACGTTCGTGGGCTTCGTTGATGATTGCTTGCTCTGTGACTGCCACAGCACCCATGGTGGTCTGTAGCAACACAGTGTTGGCGTGGGCTAGTTCGTTGGCTAGATCCAGGAACCGGAGTTTTTTGTCCATCTGGGCCAGACCGTTGACGTCCTGTCGGTTATACTGTATGAATGTTTTGAAGTTTTGGTTGTAGAGTTGGTCCAGGGTTCCTTCAAATTTAGTTTTTCCTTCAAGTCCTTCATATTCGAGGATGGCATCCAGACTATAGGAGTGTCTTTCTTCATAGGTATATTTCCTGTAGAGTTGCATGTAATCCATATGCACACGTCCAATGAGATCGAAAGTGAGATTTTCTGCGCCGAATCGTTCAAAGGTGCGTTGCTTGGGCAGTTGTCCCCACAAGCACATCTTTCGTGTGTCATCTTTGCTCAATACACGAGTGGTACGCATGATCACATAAGGAATATCAAAGCCTTCTGAGTTCCACCCTGACAGCACGTCTGCATCATCTATTAGATCCAGGAATGTTTTTAACATGTCCTCTTCACGTTCAAATACCAAGGTATTGTCAAACTCGCTGGCAATCTCTTGAGCAGTCTCCTGGCTCATGTGACGTGGCGGAACCACCAGTGTTACCAACTGATCTAACCAGTCAAGATAGACCGATATGGCAGTGATAGGATTGAATGGATCCTCGGGCTTGGAAAATCCGCGCTCAGCATCGAAGTCTACTTCGATGTCAAAGAATGCTGTCTGCAGTCGAGGAGCATCTTGTCCTTTGTAGTTTTCTTCGAAGCAACGGAACACAGGATTGATGTCGGACTCATAGATTTGCTTGCCCGACTGGATGCGCAGTTCTTTGCGGAACTCTTTGTTGTTGCGTGTAGAAAATCTCGAAACAGAGTTGCCGTAGATCGAACGGAACTTGCCTCGGGGATCGTCGTAATAAAAAATGTATGTGGCAGGATACTCTCGGTATTCTCTACGCCCATCCAGGCGTTCTACCACATGTATGCGATCGTGATCACGATCAAATAGTGCGTCTACGTAACTCATTGTTCTCCAGGCGACTTATGGCTCGCTCATACCTTGATTCATGCCCGTGACGTGGGCGATGCGCTGTTTCGATAACAGTAATTATAGAGTTTTGCCCACGGTGGTCAAAATCGTTTCCAACAGTTCTTGCTCCTGCTGGGTTTTACCAAACTCGGCCTTGTGCGCAACCTTGATGGCTTTTTTGAGAATGCTGGGTTTGATTTCCATTTCTTCGGCCACGGCCTTGACAGTGTCATTGAGTCCGCCAGTCAGCGTTTCGATCTCGTGCATGACCTGCATGCCTTCATTGATGATTTGGGTGAGTTTGGCTTTTTGTTCGGCGTTGAATGTTTTGGTATCCATAATATCTCCTTTGTTGTCGTATAATACACGATATCCCAGATTTAGTCAAGATTTAAAATATCTAATAACCTGATCAGATGTGCTTAGGTTTACCTTTTCGCACTCTATAGCAAAATCACCAGACTCGAGGTGAAACGAGATGACGTAACCATCGTATCCAAGTGGTAAATCATATTTTGGCCATGCTTGCCATAGAGCACAATAGAAATTAGACCCAAGTTCTTTTAACCATGCCATCTCACCCGTGCATTGATCGGCAGATCCTTGCCATGACGATGGTACAATGTTATACATCTAAATAATTATGCTCACTTTAGACCTAGGGGTAGCGAATCCGTCAGTCAGGCCAGCAGCCGGCCACGCACCATAGCGGTCCTAAGGTGTGTTCTTTGCCACAGGGCTGTAGGGATTACGACAACGATCCGAACCGTCATCTTCGGGATATACAGGATAGTCCATACCGTTACTTACCTGCGGCTGCCAAGGCAGCGCCCTTGTTGAAACTGGGGCTCCATGAGTTGGGAGTCTTGCGTTTGCGGAACCACCACTCGTATCCTGCCCTGTGACCCGAGCAGTCCACGGTGCAAGGTGATCCTTTAAACATGAGTATCTCATCCAGTTGTTCTTCGGTCAGTCTGGGATCGAGAGCATTGTCTATGGTCAATGGCACCATGTAGTCTCGGGCTTCGGGGTGATAGTCGTAGCCAAGCGCACGCAGTTCCTCGATCATGGGCAACATTTCTGATTGCAGTTGCTCTACATATGGACGACCTCGAGACCCTTGCAGACTAATGGTCTGTCCTATGTTCAGAACATAATCATGGATGTCCTGAGCGATGCTACGAGCGGTGTTGTAATTGGCACCTATGGCTTCGTCGGTCTTTCGACGACCAGCACAGTGCGCTTTCTGGCTGAAACCACGAGGCCGGGCACAGTTGATAGAGCGTTTGTATTTGCGGCTCCATTTCTCAGAAACGAATTCACTGGCTTTCATCTAGATTGTATTTCCTCATAAACGTGTCATAACGATCGGTTTGTTTGCGGATGATGTCATAGAGTCCGCCGACTATGCGAAGGTCAGTCCTGTCCAACTGTTCGCCGGTTTTGATGCGATTCAAGAAAGTTTCTAAAAACTCTTTGGCCGATTCCAGTGCGTCATGATCGGTCATGTCGCGCACCGCAGGAACAAAACGTTCTATGGCCTGGCGATCCTGTGGTGTGAAAATCTTGGCTCTAGCACTACCAGGTGGCAGCGTTACCATGGGAGATTGACCACTTAGGAAACTGGCAATATCTTTGGTCTCGCGCACGATGTCAGTCACTCTCATTTTGTTATGGGACCACCTTCCACCCAAGCGGTGCAGGTGCGTTTGGCAGCACATTTGAATTTGAGGAATTTGCAATAACCCAAGGTGCCTGCATCTATGGTGCTCATAGGGTCCGACCCAGGTTCTGCACCGATGCCTTTGGCTATGCAATCTTGCATGTCATCTGATATGTCAAAGGCCGCGCAGTTGCCACAGCGTGCCGACTTGGCTTGATCGACGTCGTCCATGTTCCACTCTGCGGCTATCCTTTCCCAATATTCTTCGTTGGGAGCGTTGGGATCCATGGGACCATAGTCATATTCATCTATGGCTTTCTTCCTGTTCTTGAGGTTGAGGTCAATGTTTTGTGTTGCAGGGGGACAACCTTGTTCTATGGCTTCCATGCGGTTGATTAGATTTCTCATTTGTTGCCTTTGCGTTTGATGTATTCGTCTGGAGTTATGTCATGTTTTTTCACGAAACGATCATGCAGTTCTTTTGCAGTGATTCCAGATTTTTTAGCAATGGTCTGCATCATGTGATCAATGGCATCATAACTGTGTGGATTTTTTAGATCTTTCACTAGATCTTGCACTGCATCCTCGCGAACCTTTGTGGACACATTCTTGGCAGCACCTCTGCGTTCTGGATTGGGATCTTCTCTACGCTTCTTGGCTGCTGCCGACGCACGACCTTTTTTGCCTAGGCTGTGTGCTTTTGACTGTGGCAGGCACTTTGGCTTGCCTTCTGAGTCGGAACCTCTGGCGCAGTCACCACGGATCTTACCGTCGGGCCCAAATCGCACCCACTTCTCTTTGAACCAGTCTCGGAGATTTTCTTCCATGTGCTGTTCGCTCACAGGCACACAGTTGGGAACCCAGCGATCACCCTTGCGCTTCATACCGGCTTTTCTATAACCAGTCCAGCATGCTTCAAGGATCTCTCGATATCTCATTTTTTCTTGTTGCCCCAGTTGTCAGCACCTTTCTTGCGGCACTGGACCAAGGCACCCGATGCATAAGCCGAAGGCCATACTTTGTAACGACTTTTTACCTTGCGGTAACAAGCATCTTGTTTTTCATCCAACTGTTTTTCAAATGGCAAGAACCAGAACCAGTTTTGGAAACCACCCGGGTTGGTATCATATTCCATGTGGGCACTGTTCCTGGCCGTGGCCATCATCCTTTTGAACTCGCCTTCGGCACCGTGTAGTTCAGCATAGTTTTCCAACTCATCATACAGTTGCCCGGCAAGGAAACTGTCTCGGTGGCGTTCTATTTTGGGAGCCAGGCGATGATATATTTCAGCCATGCCAGCCTTTACATCTGTAACTGCTTCCGCTACACCTGTTGACATATCTCTAGATAATTTTTGTTTGAGTGATTGAATCTTTTGCTGATACATTTTGCATTTTGCATCATCACCGGCACGATTTGCAGCCAAGGCCAGTGCTTCCAACTTGGACATTCGCTTTTTGACGTCGTCGGTGCCTTCCGCCACACCTTGTTGACTCAGTGCCTGACGTGCTTGTTTCAAGCGCACCAAGGCAGTGCTTTCGCCCAACATCGAATCTTCGTCTTCACGATACACTGCCTTCTTCATGGCCAAGAACTTTTGCAGTGCGGTTAAGTCTTTGGTGTATTTGTCTCGGAGATCTTGGAATTGGCGATCTGTTTCTGGCACAGGATACAGTTCTTCCATCTCAATGTCTGCTTGCAAGCCAGGATAGATACCGCCACGCACATTCTGTGCCTTGAGGAACAAGCGATCAATCTGTTCTTTCATCTGGATCAACTCGTCCAACAATGCTATGCGACGTCGGAGAGTCAAGAACTCTTCGTGGCGCTGTGCTCGTTGGGCATTGGTAGGACGACCACGTCGTGGACCAGCAGGTGTATTGAGATCAATTGCAGGTTCTGGTTGTTGTTGCTGTTGCTGTAGATTTTTCAACACAGCCATGGCCTTGTCAGGCAAGGCTTCTTGTATGCGGGCATCATCATACATGTTGTTGTCACGGGCGTATTGGACCTTGGCCACGCCGGATGGCAACATGGGTCTGTCAATATTGAAGCGATCCAGTCGGGTTTGCATCTCAAACACCAATTTGCTGACATGGAAAGCATGTGATCCAAATCCATCTACATCTACCAGGAAGAAGTCATCGGCGATGCGTTGTTTCACAGTGCCATCCTTGCCTTCAAACAACGGATTGCCTCTCACAGTGACTCTCACGCTTTCGTTTTGTCCCGCGGCACGTGGCAAATCACCAAGATCCAGGCCTTGCATGGCAGCGCCTACTTCATCTTTCTTGCCGCCAGGAAACTGCAATATCTGCGCTGAAGGTCGCTGATCGGGTATCTGCTGTGGTGGCATCTGGATGGTGGTATCCACGGGCGGCAATTCCCCGGGGGCCTTTTGTGGTTTGGCACGAGGTTTAGCCCTGGGCTTGCGAGCCTTGGCTGGAGCCGGTTGTGTCTGCGGTGCAGGTTCGGCCTTGGGTTCGGTCTTGGGTTCTTCTTTGTCCTTGGGCAGGGCCTCGGGCTCTGCTTTGGCAGTGGGTTCTTTTTCTGGTTTGGCAGGTGCCGTGGGTGCCCGTGCGGCAGGTGCTGATGGTGCAGGTGGCTTTGGTTCAGGTTCGGCCTTGGCTTGCTGGCTCACGGCCTTGGTCAGTTGTGCTATCTGCTGGCTCTGTTGTTCATTGTCTTGCTGTAACTGACCGACCTGTTGTGCTAGTTCTTCGCCACGTTCTATTTCATCTTTGACAAAGGCTTCGATGTCAGAGGCAGCGGCAGGTTGACGAGCCCTGGCCAGTTGGAACGCACGTTGGACCTTGGCCGAAACAGCCGTGTCTCTAGCTAATTCTTGCGGACTTTTTTTTTGAGCTTCTTTGATGCGAGGCATGTCTATGCCCGGAAGGCTCATCTGTCCCGGTGCAGGAGCCTCTGTGCCAGGCGCCACATAGGCAGGCACTTTTTTGGGCATCATGCCCTTGGCACGCAGTTTGTCAAGGTATTCCACGGTAGCCACTTTGTTGCCAAAGGTGTTGAGGATGATGTTGAGTTTCTGCTGTGGTTTCATGTTGCCAAATGCTTTGAGTATGGCATAGATCTGTGTGCGATACAGAGTGAGCGGACGATCCGTGCCAAATTCAAATTCAGTGTAGGGTTTGTTGCCCATGTAGTCCTGGATCATGCGAGTCCAGTTCAATTTGCCGGCATTTTGATCTGTGGGATTGTTGGGATCCTGCATGGCTATCTCTTCCAAGGCTTCCAGACCTTCCATCACACCAGCAGGAACATCGCCTGTGACACCACGTTGACCCGGAACTGATCCACGGAAGGATTTCTGTTTAGCGATGAGATCGCGCAGTTTCTTCATGTGCATGTCAAAGCGCCGTGCATCGCCCAGGTCCTGGATGAATTCTTCTTGGCGTCCGGCTTTCAAATATGCTCGATAGATACCGTTGAGGAAGTTAGCTTCCATGTAGTCCAGGGTGATGGGTTCACCACCTATGTTGAGATCGGCTGGCGAGCGGGTGCTCACGGCCTGTAACAGTGCGCGGAGATTGTCGTAGCCGCCTGTGGTATTTTCAATTAGATTAAACAGATTCATTATCGTTCTTCCAGATAGTCGTTGTTTGACGTTTGTTCTTGCATGTTGCGTCGGCGAGCACAATACATCTCGCAGGCCATCACAGCTTCGTCAAGATTGTCAAATTCGGATGACAAGGCCTTGTTCTTTATAGTGATGCGGAATCCGTCATCTTCGTTGCCGTGTATCTTGATTTCTTTGCCATCGTCTGTGGTGATGGTCTTGACCACAGGAGAGATCCGATCCATGTCCTGGGGCATTTTGTCTTTGAGATCAGGATCTGTCTTGATCTGCGTGGCTATGTCTTGTAGATAGTCGCCCAGTTTTTTCTTAACAGTGGAGATCACGTCTTCGGTAGTGGCGCTTTCAACTACTTCGTCACGGCTACCATAGTGATCACGCAAGAGATCTTCCACACGCTTGATATAGGCGCTGACATCACTGGATCCAATTTCGTACCAATCATCATCACCGTCTGTGACATCATCCACAGCGGACAGCACATGGTCCAGACCATATTTTTCTATGAGATCCAATCTGCCACGACGGATGCGCCCAAGCACTGCATCTCTCATGGGATTGTCTTCGGTGTTTTCTGTCAGCCCAGACATCTCGGCAGCTTTTTCTAATTGGGCCAATCGATCTTTGATGGCTTCTCTGGTTTGTGGATCTATGCCAGGAGTGAGCTGGCGGAACAAGATATCACGCTTGTCAAGATAATCTGTGCGATCTCGTAGTTTATTGTAACCACCGCGATTCACAGTGGGTTCCTCGCCCTCACCACCAAAATAGTAACCTTTGCTGGGCGCAGGGCGGTTGGGATCTCCGCCCAACACAGGACCCTGTGATTTCATTTTAAACAGTGCAGGCATCTGCTTCACGGCAGTCTGTTGTTGGTTCAACCCTTCGTTGAGTTGATCAAACTTGGTCAGTATGCGGGCTATGTCATTGCTCATGCTCGTTGATCCTTGAGGAATGAGCGTGTCTGCCAGGCATACTTGCCATGACTGTTTTGGCGTTCGGCCATGAAGTTAGCGATGTCTTCGCGACCTTCGGCCTGTGCAGATTCAAACACACGCATGACCATGGCTTTCATGGTTTCGGTATCTTGTAGCAATTCTTCCAGCATGAGCCGGGCTCGGGGAATCTTGGTCTGTCCAGGGATCTCGCTGAGTTCTGAAAAACGCTCTAGGCTTCCGGGAGCGTAGTCATCCAGGGTGCGGATGTATTCGGCTATCTGGTCCACAGCGCCGTAGGCATCAGCGTAGACTTCGCCGAAAAATTCGTGCAGTTGCCCGAAATCAGGGCCTTCCACGTTCCAATGGAACATCTGTGCCTTGAGATAATATGCAAAGTTACTTGCTAAAAGAGTTTTTAAATCGTCGGTTAACATCTGGTGCCGGCTTCCTAGAAGTAGTTTTATATTTATCAGCGGGTGCTTGTGCAGGTTCTCTTGCGAGCACGGCCATCATGGGCTGTGCAACCGTGGCTATGGCACCGCTGACCGTGGTTTCTGTGACGAATTCTCGGGCTCTCATTGGGTGATCTCCACGGTTTTAGAATCCAGCACCGTGGCTGATCCTGTTTCTACTGAGAGATTGCGCAGTTTGAATTTGCAGTCAGGATCGCCCAGATTGTCGATACGTAGGCTGTAGCGTCCAGGCGGTGCGCTGAGGCTGATGATTTCTTGGAGATACTGTGTGCCACCCCAGATGTAGGTGCGTTCAGTGAACAGTTCATCGTTGACATAGAGTCTATAGGGCGGCGGAGTCTTTTTCCAATCGCAGTGTAGATCTACGTTTAATTTTACGAATGTTGATTTCATGCGATATTTACCGGCGTGTGCGCCTGCTGGCGATCACTTTGCTGTGGCCACTAGCCTGATGTTGCGGGCCACGTCTTTGACATCGGGCCCGCCCTTGCGCACGATTTCAGCGGGCACATGTGTCATTTCTTCATCACGTGCAGTGACGTTCAGCAGTTCGTTGCGCTTGGTATCATAGCCATATACATTCACGTCACGAAATCTTTGCTGTAATTCACGCCACACTTTGTAGCCTCCGGGACTCTGCTTGATATCAGAAATGAGATCCAGTCCTAATTCCGTGATCAAGGCATGATAGAACTGGCTGGCACGCACAGGATTGCCGGGTGCGGCATACAGGCCTGCCACTATGAATGAGTTGGGATTTCTCTGATATCTGCTGCCAAAGGCATGGATTATGGCTCTGCGGCTTTGGGGATCTACCAGGATGTAACTGACCTGGCTACCCACATAGTCTCGCCAGATCTCATAGCGGCCCATGTTGCCGACTTTTTTCCCAAGGTATTTGATCTCTTCTTTGGGCAGTATGGGCCGTCCAAACTTGGGCAGATTGCTGGGCTCCTCGCCCTTGCCTTTGACCCGGGTCAGCAGTGCCACTTCCTGGAACTCCTGTGCTCTCATTATCGAACCTTTATGACGGGATTGCGCCCGTGGTAGTTTTCGTTGTGATACACTGTGTTCAACAACAGTTTATCTGGATCGAATCCTGATCGCATCATGCCAAGATGTATGTTGTGTTGGCTGTCATAGACATTGAACTGTGAGTTGGGCTCAAATCCACGGATGTGTCTGCGCACCCGATCCAATCTGTTGAGTATGCCCAAGATGGTGGCCATGGATATGCCGCGATTTTCTGCACGATTATCCAGGTGTGGACTAACATGGATACGGAAGCCAGCCGCTGACAGATCTTCTGCGATGAATTCTGCGACTCTCATGGCGCCTTCCTGATGGATCCGATGTGATGATCCTGGATGCGATACTGCGCTTTGAGCAGTTGTCGGGCCTGTGCTTGATTGTGGGCATACACTGACACATCAATCCGGCCGGTATAGTCAGGATTGCTTATGGTTATAGTGGTGATCCACTTGTGTCCTGTGAGTTCTCTTGCTCGCATGATATTACTTATTTCTTCCGACCTGACTTCATGTTGGCGCACCAATGATACATTTTGCCCCGTTCTCCACCATACTTCTTGGCACGGGCACGCAGATCTGTGACTGATCCACTACAACTAGCACCCGCACGTTTCACACGACCCGGGCGGCTCTTGCCCTTTACTCGACCATCAGCAAAGTTTTCCTCTACTTCCTTCACGCCTTGCTTTCTTGTCATGCTCCACACACGCATGGTTTCATCACCACGCAGAGCCGCGGCCACGAATCTGCCTGCTCCAAACAGGATCACCCCGTCGGCCATGACTGAAGGACTGGCTGTGCCGGGTGCCATCTGGGCATAGGCACGATATCGTGCGGGATTGGGATCATATTTCTTACCTGACGGGATCTTGAGACCCCATCGTTGGTTTACTGCTGTTACCACATCGTCGGGCGATCTACCAATGGTTCCTTGATTCTCTGGATGACGCAATAAGTCGGCCACACGCACTGATACAGGCTGCGGACTGACCAGACGCAAAGGAGTGAGAAAGTCTATATCGTCTTGATCGGGTCTTGGACGCTCATCCACAAACTCTCGGGCCAATTGTGGTGGCAACAAACTTATGAATTTTTTCCATACCGATGGTGTGTCGGCCAAGGATTGATCTAGATTAATGAGGCTCATTTTATCGCCTTTCGCCACACTTTGTTCCCAGACATTCTGTTCTGGACGATGTTTTCTCCAGAATCCAGAACCTGCGTCGGTCTGCTGGCCACTCCTGCGTATGCGATAACCCAGGCTTTTCACATAGTCATACATGGCCTGGGCGATACCTTGCCCACGGAATCGTTCATCTACTTCAAGATCCTGTGGCATGAGATAGCCATCGTATTCCACAAACAACACTGACCCTAACTGCTTGCCACCCGCCGACGCCTGGACCATGATTTCATCATCTTCCTTTTCCATGGAGATATCGATGCCTCGGAATGAATCTTCCACGATGCCTGTGCTTCGACGCAGTTGTAAATCAAAGTCTCGATCACTTTCGTAGTTCTGAATAAACTTTTCATAATAACGTTGGGCTTCCGCAGGGGTGTCAGATTCAAAACGATCTACAATCTGGCTGGAGCCAGCAGGACGGTCTGCATGGTATATTTCATAACTCTTGTTGAGTCGCTCACGGGCCTGGGCCATTCTTTCCTGTCTGCGATCAACCTGTTGTCCAGCGCGATTTAGATACTGTTGCAAGCGATCCGCACTGACTTCTGTGACACGGATATCAGTCCTATGATACTCGTCTGCCTTTCCTGATGGATCCACGTGCCAGGCATAGAACTTAGACCATGGATAATCTTGTTTGAGGCTAAGAAAAGCATTTAAATTGGGCACAGAATCATCATACATGATGATCTTGTCGTAGTGTTCTTTGCCCAAGAGATGTTGTAGTATGATCTTTTTCTTTTCTTCTGTGGCGGCTTTGATGTTCAAGTTACCAGCACGATACACATGCACTTTTGACATGTCAATGCCATACTGGCGGAATGTGTCCAGGAAAACTTCTCGGTCATTGAAGTCCGAGCGGGCAGTAAGCATGATCACTTTGTTGCCCGTGGCGATGTCTTGTTTGAGTTGGCGGATCATGCCGGGTATGGGCCGGGCCTGTGTGTAGAATTCGCGGGCATCACGGAAAGCACCAAAGTCAAACTCTTCACCGGGCTGTAAGTGATAGTGCGTGAAATCGTGACTGTTGAGTTGCTTCACGATCCGGCCATCTCGCACCACATTGACCTTGGTGTCTGTGTTGACCAGGGTATCGTCGATGTCAAAGATGACTAGTTTGGAATTAGCGAATTCTTGTGCTCTCATATCATCATCTCTGGTAATGTTTCCAAGTTGGCTTTAATCTTGGCAAAGTTCATCATATATCGGTTGACAAAGTTGGCATAGCCGGCAGGATCTCGGGCTTCCCAATCTGCCAATCTTTCTTTCATTGCTGTGTATTCTTCATTAAATGCCACAGCATTGTCGCTTTTACTTTTCCAAAGCCGTTTGACTGTTTCTTCTAGTTCTCGGGTGTTGGGGTTGTTGGGATAGTGTTTTTTACATATCACCCACAACATGGCAGCCGAGTTGATAATCTTGGTGATGTTCCGATCGGATTGAGCCTGTGCCGATCCCAATGCCGCAGAGCCAGCCACGGCACCTGCACCACGCAAGAAGTCTCTGCGAGTGATTTCGACTAATAATTCTTGTGCTCTCATAGGCTGTAGGGGTCCATTATCACTAGATGTCCATCACTGCGGCGGCGAAGGTTCTCTATCTGGCTGAGATCCAATGGTGCCTGGCCGCCCAAGGCTTGTTCTAATTTCAGCGTAGTATTTACTAAACCCACGATGTCATCACGATCCAGTTCTTTAGGAGCAGGATTGTTCTTCATGAACTCCTGCACACGATCACGTCCGCGTGCCACTGCTGACATGAGATTTTCTAGATAGTCCAGCGTGGCTTCTTCGTTGGCCACATAGTCTAGATATTCCATCTCATACACAAAATATGTTTCTCCATCTACTTCAAAATCACCCACGTTGTAAATCCTGGGAATATAAGGATCGTTCTGATTGTTGACGAAAAATTTCACGTAGTTTTTTACTATCTGTTCGCGCTCATCTTCACCTATGCCCAAGACTTTGAGTATGGTGTTTCTGGGACTCAACAAGGCTATCTGATCGCGTCCTTCGCCGGCCAACTGATAGCCGCGATCAAAAAAATAGTTTTGTATGCGGTCGCTCACTGATAACTCATCGGGAAAGTTTACTTCTGAGATAAATTCCTGAGATCGCATTATCTCAACTCTGGAACGACTTCTACAGGATCATCAAATCTAGTGCGTTGGACCCATTGTTGTGCCACACGATTGGCATCGCCTTGACTGTTGCCTATGCCACTGAATGTGTAAACCACTTCTCCGGTATTGGCATTACGAACTTGCCACTGTCCTGAGAATTCGCCCTGTGTTGATGTGGCAACAGGTTCTCGATTGCGCCGCCAGGCTGGTGGCTGTTGGGGGTGTGCAGATATCTGTATGACATCTCGACCTTGCATTTGCAACGCATCTAGCACATTCTGTCTGGCTGCTTCGGCACTGGCAGCATCAATGTTCAAAGAATCACTGGTTACTGTTCCATTCCTGCGCTCATCCCACATCACACGATAGTGTCCGGCGTCTGATACTGCGCCTGCGGGTTGAGGCTCACCTATGCGGGCCTGTATCTGTTCACGATCTCGCTCATTGTCTGCGGCCACTGCCGGTGTGACCTTGGGTTCTTTGAGGCGTTTGGCCACTTGAGCACGTGGACTCAGTTTCTTTTCTGGCTCAGGAGTGTCATCGGGCCTGCGATATATCTCCCAATCGTCGGAGAGTCGATCCCCATACTCTGCCTGGACCTTTTGTTTGGCGCTGTCAAAATCTCTGGCTCTCACAGTGAGTATGATGTCACCGTAGGAATCCTTGACATCATACCAGGGTTGTTTCTTACGGATGTCCAAATTGCGCCATTCGGGTGTGTTGCCATACTTGTCCTGGGCTTTCATATAGGCAGTGTCATATTCATCAGCATAGAAAGAGTCGATCACTCCATCCGGACCAGACTTGCGCTGATCATACACTTCCCACTCTTCTTGACCAGTGGTGGGTATCTCTTTCTGGAGCACAGCATTGGCCCACTGTTTCTTGAGTTCTTCTGGAGTTATGGTGCCAGCGGCAAATTGAGAAAATAACTTGAGACCGTCATCCTGTGCACCAGGTGAGATCAGTTTATAGAGTTTCTTGGCATACTCTCGACGTTCCAGGCTGGGGCTGCCTGCGATCTGCATGGCCCGAGCAAAACGCAACATGGTATTGCGGATGTCATCATATTCACCGCGACTCTCCATGCTCAAATAATCACCACCAGGGCTACGGAACTCGATGTAGCCGTCCTGGATGTGTGCGGAAGTATACTTGCTGTCTCCCACACCGTTCTGCACATAACGAGCAGCCAGTTCAATGAGATTTTTCTGCACCAGTTCTAGCGCACCCATGGGATCAAATCGGGCTTCAGTCAAGGTGCCACGGCGGCGTGCCACTCGCATGCTGTTGCGTAGTTTTTCCATGGCCGATGCCGCATAGGTGTTGGAAGCACGACCAAACTTGTCTAACACATATTCGTCGCCCATGAACAGCACCAATTTGACATAGTCTACGTCACCGCCCACATAGGGTATAGAGATGCCCATGTGCAAGCCGGTGGACGAGTTGGTGTAGGCATCGGCTTCTGAGTTACCCCACTCAATGACCTGTTTTAATTTTTCCAGGGTTTCTGGCAAGGGCAAGGGCGGAGACACGATCTCCAGGCCCATTTCATCATCACGATCATCGGGATCTAGGCTGCCGTCGGGTTCGATGATCCATAGACCGGGCCGGCGTGTGGTTGAGTGATAGCCTGAACTCACTCTCACTGGCATGTCAATGGCACGCTGTAAACTGTCACCAATATCGCTCCACTCACGGCTGCCAGTGCCAGAGGAACCGCCGCTCCAGTAGGGCCAGTCAAGGCTTTCTTCGTTGGCGATGTCAGTCATGTAACCATAGCGGTCACGGAGGAAGTCGCGCTCGTCAAACTCGCCGCCTTCTCGCGTCATGTCCCAATAATATTCGCGAGCCGCATCGTAATATTCGCCTTGGCTTTCAAACTCATTGGTTATTTCTTCTTCGAATGCTTCGTAGGCCGCATCGGATGCTTGCTTGAATTTTTGGTATAATTCGTTGGATTGTGCATATTCATCTTGATCTGAACTCCGGGTGAATCTTGGTGCGCTGTCGCCGGCTTTCATTATAGCGGGCACTGCCTCGTCACCAAACATTTCCTCGACCTTGTCTTGGATACGGCTTTCGCGTTCTGAGTCATCGTCCCAGACGTTGGTCTCCATGTAGTCACGCACTTGATCTTCGGCATTCTCGTCCCAACTCTCGCTGATCTGTTCATCCACCCATTCCGTATAGGCTTCCCACAGGCTTTCTCGTAGATTCCTGGCGCCTTGGCGACTCAAACCATAGCCATAGTCATCATTGGAGAAGAAGTCTATGACATGGTCGATGTCATCGGGCCGCTCATCGTAGTCGTAGTCAGGTTCTTGATCGTAGTCTTCATCTTCGTCACGGCGGGTATCACGGAAGATCATTTCTGCTTCAAAGCCAGCACGTATACCTTCGGCTTCAGGTGATCGTGCCCAGGCTTCCAAGGCCCCGGGCGACATCTTGACTTCCATGAGATCTTCGTCTTCTTTGACTTCGATATTGACGAATCTTGGATTGCCAGTGCTCGATGGTGTTTTTTTCTTTGGTCGGTCTTGTGGTCTTTGTCGTTTCTGGGCCTGCCCTTGATATGGATCTATTTTTTGTCGTGGGTCTGGCACGGCAGGAGTCACGGGATTGACTGCTTCAAACACTCCAGTCTCTTTGTATTCCTTCAAGGCATTGGCCAAGTTCTTGATCAACAGTGCAGGACGTCCTTGGCTGTCGGTCTGCAATCCCAACTTGTTGGCTTCCTTGCCTACCTGTCCAGGTCGGATGTCCACTGTGAGTGCTGTTTTGAAACGTGGATCTCGGGCCTGCTTCTTGGTGGGGATGTATCCTGCGGCATCTTCGGCCACTTTACCTTGTATTTTCTGTTGTAGACGATAGGTCTTGATGAATTCTTGTTCCGAGCGTGTCAAAGGACGACCTGTCGTGGCCTTGCCCATGACAAACTTGTAGTAATCTTCGCGATCCTTTTGGCTGCGACTCACAGGCGTCTGTATGGATTCTCTGCGCGGTGCAGGACCTTCTATGGCCACCATGGCACGGAATGTGTTGCCCATCTGGTCGGCTTCATAATCCACAACTTTCCAACCGCCGGGGCCCAGTGTGATAGGACCATGCTGTTGTTGTGCGCGGTTGATGGCATTTTCCAGGGCCTGTCGATAGGCTTCTTCTGCTGATGCAGCCGCGGCGTTTGACGCAACACGCTCACCTTGCGGTCTAGGGCCACCATAGATCAACTTGCCACCCACACGTATTTCTCTGCTGCCACGTGCCATGTCTCGGGCTATGCCCTTGAGTTCTTCTTCAGCACCTGCACGGGTGAATATGCCCGAGGGTTGATATATCTGCTTGCCTATCTGATAGGCCGTGCGCCCCACATCCTGTGCCTGTGCTGGCTGTCCCAGTGCGGCAGCGGCTGCCAAGGCACCAGTGGCCAGTGTTTTTCCTAGACCCTCGTCTACATTGTAGGTAGGATCGGTCTTGACTTTTCGCATGCCAGCGGGTTGCCGGGGATCCTTGGGATCGATGTCAGTGACATCTAGGCCCGTGGCTTCAAGATCTTTGATAAACTTATGTTCAGTTTCTTCATCGCCAAACGAGATTATGGAACTGGGCGGACCTGCACCAAAGTCATGCTTGCCCAAGCCTTTCATGTTGGAGATATGCTGTCCCAGTTTATACCAGTCATACACATCGCTCACATCTACCCTCACAGTGCCTGCGGGCATGGTAGGAGGGAATTCTGGTCCTGGTGGAGTCTGATCACCATAGTGTGCTTCGATGTCATCGTCTTCACCGGTAGCACCAGACTGTGCGGGTGAAAACTCCGTGAGTTGTTCTTCCACTGTTTCTGCGCCAAAGAATTCTGGATAACGATTTTGGAAATGGCGCATAATTATGCCGGCCTTGGCATTGGCTTCATTTTCGTAGGGACTGCCAGTGCGACCCGCTGTGTCAGGCATGTCTCGGCCCAAGCGTTCATGCTGTTTGTAATGTGTGAGTTCATGTGCCACGGTGCGCAGGATGTCCATGATGTGGCGACCGTGCGTGGCCACCTCGATCATTTTCTTGTCATCTACATAATGGCCCATTGAATGGATGTGCTTGGTAAATTTTTCACCTTGCAAGATGATGCGAGGCAGTTGATCTAGTTTGAGATAGTGCGCGGCAAAATGCACGAAGCGTCGCACCACTTTGTCTATGGGTATGCTCTTGGCTTGGACTTTGATCTCTGTGTCTTCGCGCACACTTTCTCCGCCCCCATCACCACCACCGTCTGCGGCTTCGGCGTCGCCGGTCTGACCATAATAACCATAGCCTGGATAATAGTATCCACCAAAAGAACCGTAACGGAATTTCTTTTTGGATTTTTTCTTTTTCTTTCGGCGCTCAGCCAGGCTCAGTTTTGAATCTTCTAGGCTGGCACGATGATCAAACAATCGCTTGACCAAGCCCTGTGTGCGCAGGATCTTGTAGGCCAGATTCTCAGGTCCGAACTCGCCATGTTCATCCAATCCGGCCTGCCGATATCGTTTTATCACGTCAGTGAGATTGGTGACTGTTTGGAGATCATCGCTGGTCAGTGCAAGCTCAATCAGGTCTCTGAGTTTTTCGTATTTTGCTTGGGTTGATTTTTCGTCGAGATTGCCTTGGCGTCGCACGGGAATACGAGTCCAGTCGTCACGCACGATGGAATACTCACCAAGGCTGCGAACAGGCTTGCCTGCGTCTTGCACATAGAGCTCGACGTCATAGCCTCTGATTTTTATATCGTGTTGATCGTTGTATTGATATTTCTTTGCGTTGAACAGCTCTTGATATACTTGGTCGGGATTGAGCTTGCTGAAATCTACTAAGAGATGCAGATCTATGTCGGAATGGGGAGTATAGGTGTATGCGGCATTGGATCCACTCACAGTGATATCTTCCACTGCGAGATCACTGATGCCCAGGAATTCGCGGAAATCATCGGCGATTTTGATCAGGGCCTCACGCACTTCGGGACGCATGCGATCGCCGTCCCAGAGTGCAGGGTTTAATTCAGTGTGAAACTTTACCGCGTCCGACAGGCGGTAACTGTCTAATTCATTGATGTCCATGGCACATCTATTTATTTAGATTGTGCTTTGGCCTTTTTTGCTTGAGGTTTGGTTTTGGCCACCACTTTGGCCTGCACAGGCACAGGTTGTGTGGGCACAGCGTCGGCGGCTGGCACAGCAAGTTTTTCATGCTGGCTGTAGTCGCTGGTCTGTGTGGTAGATACCGGTGTATTCACGGGTTGTGCCACTGGTAGCTGTCCGTTGCGTTCCATTTCTTCCTTGAGACTCTGATACAAGGCCGGTTGCACAGCATAGTCAAACACATAGGTTCCTGTGTGCTTGAGCAACACACGCTTGTCTACCCATACTTCGCCACCGAAATCGCGCCAGTTTTCACAGAACGTCCAGTCTTCAGAATAGTAGCGATTTTCACGCACTGCTGTGTCAAAGTAGGTCTTCATGTGTGGATCAAGTTCTTTGGGCAGGCCGATATCATTGGCGAAAGTTTTCACAGCAGGATGGCGAGCGAGCTTTTCAAACACATGTCGCTTGATCAACATAAAGCCTGTGCCTGTTTTTGATACTTCCTGTAAGGGTCCTTCTTCTTTGGCACCTTCGAAGCCATTGACCACCCACTTAACGGGCATGGTCTTCATTGGGTATAAGCCACCAATGACGTCTTTGTCTGCGTTTAGTAGCACCAGCAAATGCCACGGTTCCCAACCAATGTCAGCATCCACGAACATCAAGTGTGTGCTGCCAGGAGTGTTCAAGAACTTGGCAACTAGAGTATTTCTAGCACGTGAAATCAATGATTCATTGGTCATGGTTTCTATAGTCCAGTCCAAGCCCAACTGTCGGCATGTGTTTGACCATTTGATATAACTCATGAATGTAGACTCAGTGAGCTGGCCACCATAGCAGGGCATACAGAGATGCACACGCTGTTGGCGCAAGAAATCTACATTGACTTGGATCTGGGTCTGGCCCGGTTGTGGTTGCTGTTGTTCGCTCATGGAGTCCTCTAAAATAATGTGCGTATATTTAGTCTAGCGATTGTAGCACGATTATTTCATTGGGTCAATGATGGTGTTCCAATTTGAACGGGTATGGATCAAGCGCATTCCGCTGTTGTCCATCCTCATGCGCCAGCCCAGCATTTGCAGATCTCTGCGCAGTGGAGCCAACATAGGACCAGGATCCTGTATCTTTTCGTCTTTGGCTATGTCTACTATTTTGAAGGCCAATTGTTTGGCTTGCTCATAGCCCTCGGGCGGAGTGGCCGAGGGCGGAAACGGAACCACATCACCTTCTTCGATATAGTCGGGAGATTCTTCCACAGGCATCCTCATCCGGATTTTTTCTGCGAGATTGAGTTGGCTCATGTCAACTTCTCGGCCACGTGCTATGGGTCTGCGACCTTGTTTCTGCATGAAACGCTCGTATTCTGCCAAGGCGTCAACCAAGCTCTTGACCACGCCACCTTTGTAAAGTGCATATTGCAGTCCAGAGTAGTTTTTGCCTTTGACCATGTTGACCATGTCGGCAAACTTACGGGCGAGATTGTTGACCATGCTGGCCTCGTCCCAGGTGCCCATGCCACCGTCAGGTATGATCTGATGGCCAGCGTCTGGATCATTTACCAGCACTGCTTCAGTGGTTGGTGCAGGGTGGGTCTTGATCCATTGTGCTATCTGAGATTTCACGTTTGGTGGAATCAGACTAGAATCAAGAGTGAATACATTGTCCGAATCCATTTTGCGACTAACATCAGTCACACGATCATTGAGTTTAAGAGTCACAGCCTCTTGCGGTGGCACCCAGCGAATTTTGGAATTAGTGACCAGAGGGTTGCCTGGCTGACCAAATCTATCAGTCACACGATATCCTATGTCAATAAACTGATCATTGCCCATTTTGATATAGTCTGTGCGTTTATTGAAAAGATCTAGTTCATTGAGTTGTTCCTCATTGACGTCTTTCCCGACGCCCATCACTGTGTCTAGTATTTCCACGATCTTGGCTATCTTTGCTTGATTGTCGGCTGCCAAGGGATACAGCACACCAGCCAGAGCGGCTTTTTGTTTGGGATCCATGCCGGGCCATTTGGCACGGATTTCAGTGGCTGACGTCATGCCCGGACCAAACTGCACAGTGGGCAGATAAGTCATGTAAGCATGATCTTTCATGGGTTCGAGACCGTTGCGACGGTAGGGCTGTAAATAAGGGCTCAGTCCTTTACGAGGACCACGTGTGATTATCTGTCCAGGCTGGCCTGGCTGAGGATTCTGATCGCGATCTTTGTCTGAACGAACAAAAATCAACTGTGTTTCGTTGGGATCAAAATGTTGGGTTATTTCTTCTGCGCTGAAAGGTGATTTTACCTGGATGAATCTGTTGCTGGGGATGCCGGCTTGCTGTGCCAGGAACTTCTTGGTCTTGAATGGAAATGGACGACCAGTGGTATCGTCTGTGGCCGCCACATACACTTCGGCCGAAGGAAACGCTTCACGTGCGGCATCATACAAGGCTTTGTGCCCGGCATGATAAGGGTGGAATCCACCTGGTATGATCACTAATTTTTTCATACCAGTATTTATAGTATCACATGTTCTCTAGCAACCAGAGATAAACTGGCGCTGAAAATTTCATTTGCACATGCCCGTTACAGCCAAGGTCTCCAAAGAAATCATGCACAGCAATGGTTTTACTATTGTTGCCATCATGCACATAGTCGGCCAACGAATGCATCATGGTGTCAATGTTGATTTCATCCAAACAAACATTGCTGACATTGATTAGGGCATCGCTGACAATATTTCCGTGTTCGTCGATGTGCGTATTTTCATGAGTCTTGTTCTTGAGCACGATTTTCAACCAATGATCTCCATCCGCACACTCAAACTCATGTATGACATGATGACGACCAGGCGACACTGTGTTATCAAAAAATTTGTCACGGTCTATCCATAATTCTATACCCATATTATGATATTCAGAGGCATTGATTACATCCAGGCTAATTTTGATACGATCCATGATTTAGTATGTGAGCAATACGCTGTTGATAGTGCCGCCTAGGAAGCCAGTGACCGTGGCTCGCATCCAGGCGAAATTGCCCGTGATGGCCACGCTCACTGTGGCAGACGTGGCCGCTGAATCGTCGGGGAATGTATAGACGTCGAACCATTCGGCATTCTGCGTGGGATCTGCATCCAGCGAACCCTGGATCTTGATGTCACCTATGAAATCGTTAACATCAAACAGCACGCTCTGTGTGCCCGATGCCCTGCGATAATAGGCCACGGCTTTCTGTCGATCGCCTGCAAAGTCCGTGTCGGAACTGCCATCATAGTTGCCAGATGGTGTGCCATAGATAGTCAACGGAAGTAGCACTAGATCTTCGGTTTTCATTCGGTAGCGATTTCTACCAATACATTGGATCCAGCAAGCTCTTGGATTACCTGTTCGAGACTGGCCACGGTTTCAGCGCCCATTATGGGTTGTGCCTGTTCTGTGTCCTTGAGCAATTTGCTTACTTTGACTACGATGATTTCTTCGTGTAATTTTGCCATGGTTTTTTATTTATCGCGTATGAGTTTGACTGTTTTCCTTGTGATACGAGGTAACAACAGGCTCAGCATAGTAACTATGCCCATGCCATCATGATCAATGAAAAAGTTTTCACTGACATAATAGTGTTTTTGATCCTGTTCAATAAACTGCGCCAGACCCGGTCCCAATCGTATGCTTTCTTGCTTGATCAAGAAGTCCACTAGATTGTGGCGTTGAGGTTCATCCAGACGCTGTGCCCGGAAATAGGACCGGAACTCGTGCTGGCTGTTCTGGATCCTCAGCGTGTCTCTGGGGCGATCCAACACACTGCGTTTCACGCTCACTGCATGCACATAAGGCAACTGTTCTATGGTGCGGATCAGGCCCAGATCGCTGGTGTAAACATATCCCCAATCACCTGACACTGTGATTTTGTAATTCTGTTGTGCCTGCAGGAAATCCAACATGGCATGGCAATTGGCTCGCTGTTCTTCGGTGATCTGACCCCGGCGGCTGGCCCAAGATCCACCAAAGTTCGGACTGCGTTGCCGCCAGTCATTGCGATGGTTGATCATGCGATCGATGCGGTCATGCTCCATCTCTCGCACACAACTCATCTCGTCCATGCGGAAAGCCAAACAATACTCATAGAGATCGAAATAAGATCTATCTCTACGATGTATTTTAATGGTCAAAGGGCTAGTCGACTTGTATGATACCATCGGCGTCCACGGTTCCTGTGCTGGGTATTGGGTTGAGATCGCTGAAAGCCACTGTGCCATCGCGATAGTCTGCTGTGATTTCGCAGTCCTGCAAGCGATCAAACAGGATCTTGCGGCTCAATGGCACGCGGATCAGTTCGTCGATTTTGCGACCCAACGGCCTCGCACCCATCTTGGGATCATAGCCAACGTCTGCTAGATGCTCCACCATGGCTTCTGTCAGCGTGAGTCTGATGTTGCGATCCACTAGACTGCGTTTGAGTTCGTCTACGAACTTGATGACCACTTTCTTGATACTCAGCGGATCCAGTTTGTTGAATTTGCAGATGAGATCCAAGCGATTGCGCAGTTCCGGGCGGAAGTAATCTTTCACAGCGCGATCTTCTTCGCCGGTCTTCTCGAGGCTCTGGCCAAACCCGATTGTGTTATTTTCATTGTCTCGAGCACCTAGATTTGACGTCATGATGATGATGCAGTTCTTGACGTCCACGGTCTTGCCATTGCTTCCAGTGATGGTGCCTTCGTCCATCATCTGCAGGAAGATGTTGGCTATGTCTGGGTGGGCTTTTTCCACTTCATCGAACAACAGCACTGAGAATGGATGTTTAGAAAGATCATTGATCAGTTTGCCCCCGGCCAGTTGGCTGTCATCATAGCCCACATAGCCCGGAGGTGCTCCCAGCAGTGAACTCACGGTGTGTCGATCTTGATATTCGCTCATGTCGTATCTCAACAGTTTCATGTCGAGATTGTCGGCCAACAGCCGTGCCAGTTCTGTTTTACCTGTGCCAGTGGGGCCCAGGAAAAGGAAACTGCCCACTGGCCTGCGACCTGATGCGATACCAGCGAAGTTCACATAGATACGTTCCAACACTTGATCCACCACATGATCCTGACCGTAAAGTTTTTGCTTGATGTTGCTGTCTAGTTCGGTCACTCGGGTGTTTACATCATTCTTCACACGTTCGGGTGGAATATTGGCCACACGGCCCACTTGATCCTGGATCAAATCTGCGGTGATCACCACATCATCAAGATCTTTGATGCGTTCTCGGGCACAGGCCGCATCTACTAGATCTATGCTCTTGTCAGGATTTTTGCGATCAGTGATATAACGACTGGCCAGTTCCACTGCTTTGGTGATGGCATCTGCGTTGATTTTGACCCGATGGAATTCTTCCATGCGAGGTTGCAATCCTGTCAGTATGCGTATGGTAGTATCATGATCAGGTTCGTCGATGCTCACACGATAGAAACGGCGCATCAATGCGCGATCTTTTTCAAACGACTCATAGTATTCTTCCCAAGTGGTTGATGCTATGACTTTGAGCAAGCCCTTGGTTATGGCCGGCTTGATCATGTTGGCAAAGTCTAGACTGGATCCAGACCCTGCACCAGCACCGCGCATGGTGTGCGCTTCATCTATGAACAGTATGACATTTTTCTTATGTTCCAAGGCCATGAGCACGGCCTTGAGTTTTTCTTCGAACTCGCCGCGATATTTGCTTCCTGCCAGCAATGAGCCAATCTCCAGGCTCCAGACTTCATGATCCTTTAGGAATTCTGGCACTGTGCCGTTGTATATCAGCGTGGCCAGGCCCTCGGCGATGGCAGTCTTGCCCACTCCGGGATCTCCTACCATGAGCACGTTTGACTTAAACTTTTTGGCCAATACCGTGATGATTTCATTGAGTTCTGTGGATCGCCCGATCAAGGGCTCCAGTTTATCCTCTCTCGCCCGCTGGCTGAAATTGATACAGTGTTCGGTGAGGATTTCGTTGGCCTGATCATCACTGATCACTCCGTCCTTGGTAGTGTAGTTGGCTTGCCAAAATTCGATGAACTCTTTCTTTTCCAGCCCGTGCTTGAGGAAATAATAGTGTGCATGGCTGTTTGACTCGTTCATGATGGCCAACCATAGATCTATAGTGGTCACTTGCCTGCGGCCTGTGAACAACACCTGGGTGAGCGCACGATTGAACACACGTTCCAATCCATTGGTTTTCTTGGGATCTTCGTCGCGATTCATACGCAGGCTGACCATGCTGTCGATATAACTTTCAAGGTCTTGATCGAGATGATCCACAGGCGTGCCAAACTTGACGATGACCTGCGTGAAAGGCTGATGCCTTACCAAGGCCAAGGCCAGGTGTTCCAGCGTGACATATTCGTGTCGCTTTACGCGGGCCAGTTTTTGCGCCTGGGCTAATATTTGTTCAATTTCAGGATTCTGTTGCATTCTGTTCCTTGGCTCGATCATGCATGGTTATTCCTTGTAGATGATCCAACTCGTGTTGGAAACATCTGGCTTCAAGTCCCGAAAGATCTGCTTCGACCCAATCACCGAAATGATTTTGGTATCTCGCCCTGATCGCATCGGGTCTTTTAAGTATACATGAGTCTCCGGGAAAACTCAAGCATCCTTCCTCAAATTCGGCAAACACATCACTGCTAGACACTATGACAGGATTAAAGCACGCCCGATCGTGTCCGTCAACGCTCATCACAAACAATCGTTTGGAAAGGCCAATCTGTGGAGCTGCCAATCCTATGCCATTTTGCAAGCGCATCAACCCAAACATCTGGGTGGCCAGATCATGATTGCGGACAGGATACTGGAAATCTACAGGCTTGGCTTGATTGTGTAAAACCCTGCGTGTCAACTTCATAAAATTATTTATTGGTGTGTTTTTCCAGTATAGCGATGATTTCTTCGGGTATGTTACCGGGCATTTCGGCACGCAATCTCACTATCAAATCGCCGGTGGTGTGTCCTTCTCGCACGACTCCGCGTCCTCGCGCTCGTAACATAGTTCCGGGACGTGTGCGTGGTGGTATGGCCAAACTCAACACACGACCTTGTAGATCTGTGATCTCTAGATTATGACCCAGGATCAATTGCCAGAAATCCACACCTCGTTCGGTATAAAGATCTTGTCCATCTCGCTGCCAGCCGGGGTGCCCATGCACACGATAGTTGACAATGAGATCTTGACCACCCGGGCCCAAGCCCGGATAACGCACATTTTCATTGTCATTGATCCCCGGTGGTATGGTTATTTCCAAGGCCTGTGTGCCTGTTTGGGTGTGCATGCTCACAGTGCGAGGTCCACCAACCACAGCAGTCTCCAATGAAATCCAGATACTGATGCGCTGATTGCGCGGTGCTTGTTGGCCACGTGGATTCATCCTTGCACCGAACATCTCAAATATGGTATCAAAGTTGAAAGGTCCACCACCGCCGTGGAAAGGATTGCCGTTGACGTTGATACGCACCTGAGGATTGTCATAGTGCTGGCGCTTGGTGGCATCGCCCAAGGTATCATAGGCTTCATTGATTTCTTTGAATTTTTTCTCATCACCACCGCGGTCAGGATGATGCTTCATGGCCAACTTGCGGAAGGCCTTTTTGATATCATCTTCGGAGGCTGTGCGGGGCACACCCAGGGTTTGGTAGTAATCAGTCATAAGAAAAGGGCAGTAGTAATTATACTACATGCCCTTGGTCCGTGCTACCTTTTAGAAGCTATTTCTTTTCAGGAACTTTGGTTCCTTCGTGCTTTTGATGTGCTTTGACTTCTCGGCAGTTCTGCTTGTTAGTGCCATCTTTGTTTTTGACCACTTTTCCATCTTTGTCCTTGACATCCACACAGACTTTGCGAGTCTCTGGTTTGGTATCAGCGGCGATCACCGGATAAGATACTGCCAAGGCCAATCCCGCGGCGAATATGATATGTTTCATTTTTTACCCTTTCTTGAATAGACCCACGATCCGGGCCTGTATAGTTTTAGCGAATTCGGGTTGAGGAAAGTTCCACCCTATAAACGCTCCCAATGCCAACCAAAATATAGTTTCCAGCATCATACTTCTCCTTTAAATTTTAACTTTTAGATTCTTTGTCTTTTTGCATGTAATTGTCAAACAATGCATTGGCCACCCAGGCACCCATGTATCCAACAAAATACCATTCTGAAAAACGCTGATCCACTATGAGGTAGACAAAACCCCATGTGCTGACCACCCAGGCGCCCAGGCGTGTGAATTTCTTTTCATCGATCTTTCCATCGGTGCAGAATAGATCTTTGATATCTACATTGTTTGAACTGTCTCTTTGATACACCCACAAGATGATCAGGAGGAAGATAAAACACAGGGCCAACACCAGGCTCATGCTGATCTTGGTCTCCATCAGCATCATGATGTCCATCATCGTATGGACTCCCAGATTCGTTTCTGATCTCTATACCACTGCTGCCATGCTTCTAATCTCGCCGCGTTGTCGTGGCAGGAGCCGTAGTTTTCGACGACTGTGGTAAGGAGCTGACTGGCTTTAACTTCACTGGGGGTTCCATCAGTTCCTTCGGCACGTCCGGCCACTTCATTTTGACTGGCGCGGTCATGCACGCTGACAGCACTACGGGGCAAGCGGCAAGTAGCATCAATCTGCCCACCAGTGACTTCCTTGATGATTTCTCTGTTGACATACACAGTTTCCTTTATGACTTTGGCTTTTTTCTTTACTTCTTCAGCCAGTTGCTCGTTGGCTTCTCGGCTTTGTTGTTCTGCGACTCGCACTTTTTCTCGATATTCAGCAATCATTTCTCTATAGGCCACACCACCGTAGAAATAAGCGCCAACTACCAAGACCGCTACACCTATCAGCTCCACTGGTAGTTTGTAAGTGCTGATCACGGGCAACCACAACAGAACCTTGCTGGCCACGTAGGCACCAAGGCCTGCAGCCAGCATGGCATAGGTGATCCAAACAAAGATGCTGTCTGGAATCAACTGTAGCATCATCTGGATGCTAAACATCAGTGAGCTCCCAGCACGTGGAGGGCATGCTCATAATGCTTTTTGCGGTCTTCGAGACCGATGGTTCCACCGTTGATGCGTTTGGTAAGAGTGAGGATGTCTCGCTTGTCTGCCCAATCGTTGAGTTTGTTTTGCTCCCAGAAGAAACAGGCACTTTGCACAGCACCTTCAAAGGTCTGCAGATATTCAGCGGCTTCTTCCACGGGTATGTCAAGACTGCCTGCAAAGAAAGCATAGTTGTCGTGCCCAGTGAGTTGGATCAGGCCGCGACCACGATAGCGCCATCCGTCTCCAGATGCTTCATCGCTGTTGCCCATTCTGTTAGCATATATCCTGTTGGCAATGCGTTCGGGCTGTTTTTCATAGGCTGCCGCGAGTTCATCAGTGGGGAAGTATTTGGGGAAAACTTTGCGCAGGCTAGCGGCTTTGTAGTTGAGGTTTTCTGTGAGGAACTTGAATCCACCCGATTCGTGTGCGCACTGTGCGACAAAAGCGGCCACACGCTCGGCAGTATTGATGCCGTATTCTGGCAGTATGGCATTGAGTGCTTGGCACCACTGGTCTAGATAAGCATTGTTGCCTATGCATTCTTTGAGTTGATCGCGAGATATCACGGACATTGTTTTGCTCCTTGTGTCGGTATTTAGTTATTTTGTGGGCTCAAATAGCCAAGTATGGTCTTGTTTTCTCAAGACGTCTAGTTCTAGGTTCACACGTTGGGCAGTGGTCCATGCATCGGAGTCAAATTCATGCTGGATGATGTTGTTGCGCAGATCTACCAGGACATCACGTGCAGAATCTACAAAATCCAGAGCCAACAAACAATCAAGATAGTCAATGGCCGCAGGACGCATATGATCTGGCCAGTTAATGGGAGAGAAGTATCTAGGATGGTTGCATATCTGTATGAACTGTGTGCGTCCGTTGGGACGATCGTTGAATTTCCGGACGATGTTGATAAATGCCAGCAAGGGTCCAAGTTGGAAAAAATTTAGTTGCGTTATCACTGTGCTGAAGTTCACACTGTGACCATGGTTGGCTAGATACAGGACGTTGCGCTCGATCTGCGACCAACTGGTGCCGTGGCGTATGATTTCTGCAGCTGGGCCCACAGCATCAAGACTCACAGTGAAATTAACATTGGGCATGGTGCTGGCGATTTCCAACCACCATGGATCACGGAAGCTGCCATTGGTGATCATGATGATCTTGGTATCTAACTGCTCACGTCGTATACGATTGACTATTTCTTTTACTTCGGGCAATAAGGTAGGTTCACCGCCGGTGAACATCAGTCTATCAATGGTCGATATGTTGTCCAAGATCCATTGTTTGTCTGACACTGTGGCGGTTTTTTCTGGCGGAATCTGATAGAGAGTTTGTAAGAATTCGCTCTGGCGCACATCTTGTGCGATACCGTTGGAAAAATAAGGTTCGCATGACCGGCATCGAAAGTTGCAGACGTTGCTGGAACGATAATCCACATAATCTATATCAGTGTCTGACACAGGAGTGGAACCATAGTGTTGCAACGCTCCCAGTCTGGTGCCCACACCATGCTGTTGTTCGTTACGGATACAGTCAGCACATCCAGAGTCTATGGATCCTGACAGGATGTTTTGTTGCAAATTCCTCAATCGATCACTGGACAACCACTGAGTCACAGTGATCGGAGCAGTCTCTGTGAAACTGCAACAAGGCTTGATACCTCGTGGCTCAATGAAAACATGTCGGAATGGCAAAGGACAATAACTCATAGTGCAGACACTCTGTGTAACCAATGATCAGCGGCTGCCACATGCGCTGCCTCCAGTGGATGCCAACCTGGGCTCTCGGCAAAGCCACGACCTCGGCTCCATTCGAGGAATGTCTGTCCATCAAAATCCTGGAGATGTTGGTGTATTTTGCTTTGTAAAACCTGCACATAATCCGGAGCATGCCATTGTTGATCCAACAGCAATCGATCCATGTAAGTCATCACACATCGATGACCTTGCATCATGTCGCACGCATGTGATACATAGATCAAATTCCGGAACTTGTCTGACAGTTCACCGTGGAAATGTCTATAGTAAAGATCGTCATTTGGTGAATCATCCAATGCGGGCCGTATGGTATGCCACTGGGCGTCTTGGCTGTGGACATAATCAAAACGATCAATCCAGGTCCAGTTGACGAGATAGGTGGCCCGGGGCCCAAAACGATCCAGCGCCTCAATCACTTGTTGTAGTATGCGGAGATTGCCCACGCCAGGTTGGGCTAGACAATGATACTCTGAGTCCAGTCTCTGCGCGACCAGCGCGGGCCATGTGCTGTTTGCATCTTGTAGATCGCTACCGTAGAAAAAACTGTCGCCACAACTCACTATCATAGGAGTATGTAGCAGCTTATATCAGACCGGCAGCACTTTGTAAGGTTCTGATATCTGCTTCGCGTTCATAGATCTGCCGCACAGGCAAGCCAGATGCAGAACGCATTTCGTTGAGATCGCTCTCCACACGACGGCGATACTCTTTGGGACTGGTAGGCACAGTGGCGTTGAATGCTTCCACTGACCATGGTTGATCTTTGCCTCTGTAGACCAAGGTCCATTTGGAACTGTCTTCGTATTCTGTGAGCGTGGAAAAATCGCTGAGTATTTCTTCCAGTTTGTCTGCTACATTGGATCGGCGTTTCATTTCTGTGTAGACCAGATATCGATTGGGTCGGATCTCGCCGGGACTGGTATCTGCATCAATCACTGCATCGTAGCCCTTTTCCAACCAGTTCACTATGTCCTTGGCGGCTTGGCGATCGCGCACGAAAAATGATGCTACCAAGATCTCGTCATCATCACCCATCTTGGATGAGAACTCATCGATGTGTATGGTGGGCTTCATCATGCCTACCAAGTCTTTGAAATTAAGTCCTTCAGACAACATTGGGGATTCCTCCAGATGGTGCCAACGTGGCCTGGGCCTGCTGTACGGCACCTTGGTCTTGATATTGTTCCTGATCTAGATCCTGCTCATAGGCTTGATCCAGTTCTTCTAGGTCTATGGTCTCATCTTCCAGTTCCACGGCACCGGTGCGGATGTCATTCATGAGATTCTTGGGCATGACGATTTCTACCAACCATACGGGTTTGTCTATGAGTTTGGCTTTGTGTGTGCCAGGACGGAAATCCGTGGGTTTTTCGATCTTCTTGGGCACTTTCATGCGGGTCTTTTTGAAGCGCACTTCGCAGTCAAAGGGCAACAATCTACGGGCACCGCGTGGGTCTGGCATGAGTTCCCCGGGCCACATGAATATGCAACCTACTTTGTATTTGCCAATGTCGGGTCCTGACACTAACTCGCCCAACTGCCAGTTTTTAAAGGCATAGATATCCAGTTCGTCTAACACACGCTCAAAATCCAGCAATGTGCTGAGGCTGCCGTCACTGAGATAGATGTCGCGGATGTTGTCGGCTATGAGCCAATAGTCTTGATCGTTTTTGAAGATATTGCTGTCCATGGTCAAGTATTTATGGTCAGCGATAGTTTGCTGTTTTTTGCCTGGCAGGCATGGGCAAAGCCTAATATTTAGTGGGCTGATCTTGGAATTCTGTCCTGTGTTATGACTCAAGTTAATGACCTAAATATTCATGTGAGGTAGCGCACAAATGTTCAAAGGAGAATTGACATTGAGTAGAGCAAGAGGGGCCAAAGCCCAACGACGTATTCACACACAGCAAGAAAACACCATCAACTTTAACCAAGCACTCCGACAAACCAGGCACATAGATCTAGTGCCAAAAACCCGCAATCAAGAACATCTCATTTTAACCCTGTTAGATCCCAGCCAACACATAGTGGTGGCTGTAGGTCCTGCTGGAACGGGCAAGACCTATTTGGCCATGCAAGCGGCCATCAAGGCTCTCAAAGCCGGGCAATGTGAAAGGATAGTTCTAACCCGTCCTGCGATAGGAGTAGAGGATGAGCGACATGGATTCCTGCCCGGCGATCTGATATCAAAGATGGAACCGTGGACCAGGCCACTGCTGGATGTGTTGCGTGAATACTACAGACCACAAGACATTGTCAAGATGATGGACGACCAGATCATAGAAATCTCACCCTTGGCTTTCATGCGAGGCAGGACTTTCAAATCCAGTTGGATCATCGCTGACGAGATGCAGAATGCCACTCCGGGACAGATGAAAATGCTTTTGAGCCGCATTGGCAGCGGTTCAAAAATCGTAGTTACCGGGGACGTTGAACAGACCGACCGCACCAAGCGAGACAATGGCCTACTAGATCTCTGCGAGAGACTGAAATCTCAATCAGGAAATGGCCTAGCAGTATGCACCTTAGGAAAACGGGATATACAACGTCACCCCATCATTGACACAGTGCTAGGACTCTATGCTGAATAAGAGGATCCTGTGACTTGACGGAAAATGTCCGCCCAGTTCTTGCATATTGTAATATCTGGGTGGTCATATCCCATGTTGTGCCCATGCTCTAGGAGGATGGGTTTGAGCCCTTGTTGCCAGCCTGCTAGAGCATTTTCGGGCTTGTCTTCGACCCACCAACATCCAGTGCCTTCGTATTCCTGCAAGATTTCGTCTTTATGGGCACCGGTATCCAAACACACGATGCGTTCAAATACTGTGGCACCATAGATTTTTTGCAGATTCATTTCACGCAGTTTCTGTGCGTTCTCATCTCGACTGAGACTGGTAATACAGTGGAATCTGAAACCATACTCCTCGTGCAGACGTTTGACATAGTAGACCGAATCTCTCAAGGCCGGAAGGAATCCGATAGAAGCGGATTCATTGAATATCTTTATGAGTTTGCGTATCTGTTCTTTGGACGTGCCGTAGCGTATGCCCATGTCGTAGTGCAGTTTTGCATCGGGCTGTTCTACGAACCCGTGCTGTTGCACCCACACATTGAACGCCCACTCCCAATCCAGGAGCACTCCATCACAATCAGTTAGGATCAGTCGATCCAGGTTCCGCAGTTTTGATCTCATAACCGTTTTCGTTGAATAGTCTTTCGATGATGTTGGGGTAATGTTGATGATAGAATGCAACGATACGATCGAAATCTTTGGGCACTGACTGACCATCCAGCGTGGCTTTTAAAACTTTACATTCTTTGAAATCTAAAATCACCGCGGCTGATTGCCAGTCGCGCATCTTGACCTTTTTGCTTACCGTGGTGGCTTCGTCCAATTTGCCATTGGGTTTGCGGTAGTAATTGATGATGAGATATCTCATCTGAGTCCCGCTAGTTCGATCATGGTAGCGGCAAGATTGATCTCCTGATCTGCTACCATGGGTATGTTGGCTATACCATTGCGTATGATCACTATGGCTTGATCTTGTTTGTGGACATCAGTGTGCCAAAGATCTAAATTGTCATACATCCAACGGAACACGTCTTCCATTTCCTCAGGCCTGGCTGACTGACACAACAGCACACGGGCTTCTCGGATGCGACCTTGTTTAAACAGATCTACGACATCCAGTTTCCACTCTCGTGTGCCACCTTCGTCACCGTGTGGACGTTCTAGTTTGCCACCTGTGGAATTCATTTGGCACATGTTCAAACACTTACGCAAATCCGGATAAGTGGCTTTGACATAGGTATCTAGAGTATCAAGATCAAACTCCACACTTTCTGTTACCAGAACAGTAGCCATGCGAGCAGTAAACTCAGTGACGTCAACCCGCTCGATATGAAATCCTTGGCATCTACTGTGCAGAGCAGGAATAACGCGGTTAGGATAGTTACAAGTAAGTATGAACCGAGCACTAGCATGATAAGTCTCCATAACACCACGCAGTGCGGCCTGACCGTTGGGCGATATGTAATCTGCCTCGTCTAGTAGCACCACTTTAAATACGCCATAAGGCATGGTTTGCACAAAGCCAGTGATCTTGTCTCGGATGGTGTCCACTGAGTTTTCGCGGCTGGCGTTGATTTCTAATATATCATAGTCATCAATCTTTAGTTCATTGATCAGTATCTTGGCCAAGGTAGTCTTGCCCACACCTGGGGCGCCCGAAAATAGCAGATGTGGAATAGCCCCACTTTTGACCCAGCCTTCTACCTGTTGCCGTTGTGCGTCATCGCGGAACACATAATCTTTGAGTTCACGTGGGCGATATTTTTCTGTCCATAGTTCTTTCATTTTTTATTACCAATCCGACGTTTTGTATAATCACACATTTTATGATAACCCATGTTGTAACAGGCACAGTGTTGTCCCAATATCCATCGAGCCAATGCCATCCTCAATCGTTTCATTCGCCTTTTCCTGTTGTGCAACTATCGCCCCATGTTTCCTGGGCTTGTTTTTTGTATTGTTCAAATTCCCACTCGCTTAGTTTAACACGATAAGCATCTTCTGTCAAGGCATGCCACCCACAGCATTTGCCAGTTGGACTACGCCCACAACCACACTTACCAAATTCTTCAGGATTTTGTTTAACTCTTATTTGCATCATCGTCCTTTCTATATGCTTTGGGATTGGGCAAGCCGCTGTAATGGTCCCATCCATCATCTAAGTCGTAATATTCGTCTCGCAGGAAGGCTTCGGCCTGCAGTTCACCTTCGGTCTTTTTGGGTTTTTTAAAAATCTGATCCCAATTGGAATCAAAGGTTGATTGATCAACTGAAAACGGTCTTGGCGTGCTACCTTTGCCCATGCTGTTCTTTCTTGCTCAATACCTCTACCATGCGTATCTTTTCCCATGTTTCTTCGTCGCCGAATCTAGGGAGATCCTGATAGAGATCTTCCAGCATGCATTTGAGTTGATAGAGTTCTAGTTTGAGATATGCTGAAGTGAATCCATCGTTGTAAGGACTGCGTATTTCGGTCGCGGCCTTCCTTATGGCCATTTCAGCACCGTGTAAATCAGGTTTTTGGAAACCCATCAGGTCCCTGACACTGCCTCAGATATGGTATCATCAGATCCTGGATGCTCGTCGCTGATCAACAAGATATCCTTGGGATCTACCTTGCGTATGGTCTTTACGCCGCTGTCATCTTCTATCTCTAGTCCGCGTGTCCAACGACCATGGGCCACGCAGATCCACTGTCCTGGGCGAACATCCTGCTGTTCGGGTCCCACTTCATAGACCTGACCCCAGCGTGGTCGGATGCCGTTGGCTTTGCCGTTGTCGTTCATGAGGATGATACCCGAACTGAGTTGTCGTCCTTTGAACTCCATGTCTGACACTATCACAGCGTCATGCAACGCTTTCAATTTGTGTATACGATGCGGAGCAAAAGCGGCTCTGGTCATATTTTCTGCACTCCTGGTGTGTCTTGTCGTTGTTGTCGAGGTGATTTCAATGGTTCTTGTTTGATCGAGCGTGCTTTGGCTATAGCGGCTGCCAATCCACCTTCTGGTATTGGCGATGGCGAGGCAGCTGATGTGGGAGATTCCACCACGGGTTCGGCCACGGTTTCCGCAATGGGTTGATCCTGGATCACTGTGTCATTTACCACTTCGTCGGCCTGCATCTCGTCTTGGCGTGATTTGGTTTTGCGCTGGTCGCTGACATTGGTGGTCTGGCGGGCATACTGCCGTCCCACACGTTGATTGCGCGAATCGATGGAACGATTCTGTCCATCTACCCTGTCACCACGAGCGTTCACGCCCATGTTGCCCACGGCACGCACTGTTTCATTTTGTAAGATCAGGCTGCCAAGATCCACTGTCTTGCCTTGCGCTGTCCTATATACTTTTTTGGTCATTTTTCCTACTCCTGGTAATAGTGTATTTAACGGAGGAATTCTACAGGATCTAAATCATAGAACATCGAATCAATCCTATGCACGCCCAGTAGATACAGCACATAACTGGCCACGCTGGATCCTCGACCCACTCCCCAAATAACATTGTTTTGTCGCATGACATCCACGAGATATTTGAGATATCGCAAGAGATCAAATAGTTCACGTTCCTGGAACATCAGCAGTTCCGCACCAGCCCTTTGCAGTTGTTCCGGTGTGTCACACAACGACAGCACATGCTGGGCTATGTCCAGTTGCTGATATTCGTCGGGCATGAACCAATGGCCTTGCCTGACACGATCAAACTCCGGCACAGCGATGTCGGATGCTTCAGGGAATCCCCAAGTCAACAAACTCTTGGGATCGTCCAGCATGACAGCCACTTGCTCTATGTTCACACTGGGGTCCACTGTCACATGTGACATGTTAGCGACATCACGGCCTTGCATGAGCAGATCGCAGAGATCTGGTTCACCCAGTATGATTTCACCAAATTTATTTGTCTTCATCTTTGCGGAATGCTACCACGTTGGATTTCACATCGTCGTCATCTTGCGTCCAGTGCAGATCCAGGCTTTTCCAAGTCTGGCTGGCACCAATATCTACCACTTTGCCTGCAGTGGGCCTAGCATCACTGCACACAGGTTCGGGATTCTGCCACCAACCGGGCTGGGCCAATGGCCCTAGAGATTCCATGTTGTTTTGATAATAGATCACATTTTCTCCCAATTCCGAACTCAGAGACAGTTGCATGACCGATATGCGACCTTCCATCACTGCTTCTAATTTAGAGTATAACATCATGCCTATCACTTGGTCAACTGGAGGTGCGGGCAACGGCACAGTCCTCAGGCCTGCCGCTTCCAAGCGTTTTATGGTGGCTTTTTCTCGGGCATCAATGAACACCGAATTCTGCATGGCCTGGAACAGGATCCATTTCAAGCGTTCCAGGGCCACGTTTTGCTCTACCGCATCATTGGTGCCAGTGATCATCTCACAGCGCACGGTGTAGCAATTCATCAGCACTGAGTCCTCCCAATGGGCGGCAGCCAGGAACTCAGCAGGGTATTCTATACGGACATTCATCAGTGGTTGGAAATGTTTATCTTGTCGTCGAAATTTTTCTGTGCTTCTTGATATTGTTTATCTTGTATCTGTCGAGCGCGGTTGGTATAACTTTCTATGGCCATGCGCAGTTGATCGCACAGGTAACCATTGCCAGATCTCGCCGCCACACCCAACTTGCGATGCAGTTCATTGATCTTTTCGTGCAGTTGTTCCAAGGTGAGTTCTCCGAGATCACCGATCAAAGGATGTTCCATCACAGATCTCCCGGCAGGCGATGCTCGCTGTGATAAGGGTCGAATGTGCCTCCAGGATATCGGCTCTGGAGTTTGCGCACATTCTCAGCGATGACTTCATTGGGATCGAGATCCAGTGCCCTACAGGCATTGATCCAATACCACATGATGTCGCCCAATTCGCGTTTCATATGGAAAACTGCTTCTTCGTTGAGTGCTTTGTTCTGGAAGAAGATCTTTTTGGGGATCTCGCAGAACTCACCGGTCTCGGCCGCCATGCCCAAGGCCGCGGTCAGCAACAATGGCACATTGATGTCGGGTCCGTGGCGCATCTCACCATCAAACAGTTCATAATTGGCATCGAGTCGATCCAGGGTATTCATGAACGTGGTAAGGTCATTGCTGGCACCGCTGGTGACCTTTTGGACGAATTCGCTGTAACGATTGAGATCTATGGGCATAAATGAAAACTCCTCTATGCTAGTGTAACATAGAGGAGCGGGTGTGTCAATGACGTTTGGATCAACTGAAAGTGACGCCGTTGTTACCGATCACGAACCATTTGGAGTTCACATACTGCATGGTGCAGGCCGAACCCACCGCAGAAAGGTTAGCGATGTTGGATCCGCCCCAGGCCGCATTGGCCACGGTGATTCGGGTGTTTCCGGCAGCGGCATTGCCATAGGCCAAGATCTTGATCTGTCCCGTGGTGCCGGCATTGAGGTTGCCCGTCCTGTTGGCGTTGGAAGTGAACACCGTGGTGGAATTGGTCAGGCTCACGTTGCCGTTGGCCGCGAATGATTCGGGCACTTGCAGGAACAAAGGATTCATGAATTGGTTGCGTGGTCTATCTAGATCTTCTACATCCACCGAAGAACCACCGTCGCTGGTAGAAAACTTCAGACTATAGGTGCCGCTTTGATTGAAAGTGACCACGTTGTTGGCATCTGCGCCTTGTATGTTGGTGTTGCCGATGGAAACTGAACTAGGTAGTGTCACAGCATTGCCAGCATTGGCCACGATCAACTGCACGGTCCATTCTGCGTAGTTGCCTGCGCTGGGAATGTTGGTAAATGCTAGATTGATGTTGCCGTTTTGATTGATGCGATAATAACTGCCGGCGGCGAAGTCCACAGTGATGTTGCCCGATGTGGCCGTGGGCGCGATGCGTGTGTAACGAACGCCACGCATGGTAGGTGCCACCAGGGCCGCTCCAGCCATGTTGTTGTCTAGGGTGGTGCCTGTGAGCGCGGCTTTGAGCAGGACCTTGCTCTGCAGGTCGTCAATTTCTTGTTCGGCGAACTCAAAGTTGGTCTTGATGTTGGTAAAGTTATCGCGGAAACCCTGCGAATCGTTGTCCTGACCAGCGATGGGATACGCTGTGTCAATGTTGTTTGGGTTGATGTTTGATGCCATCTTTATATTCCTAGTTTATGGATATATTTAGCCGGATTGGCGCAGTCATTGAAAAACGCTATTCTTGTAGATCGGGCCCCAGGATATTGACTTTGGGGAACAGCAAATAACGGTTGTATTCATCGGTGTATTTCCACTGATCGCTGGGTGCGTTGAACAGCAGACTGCGATCATCGAAAGTGGTTTCTTGGGTGGCTGGCTCAGGAATCAGGCTCCATACCCGTGCGATCTGATTGGGCAGATACAGTTCGGTGTTAGCCCATGTTGCACCACGTGTGATAAACACATAGTCATAGATGTTGGCTTCTTTGACCAGGCTCAAGGAGATGTAATTGCCCCCTACCACGGTCATCTTCCATATGGCTAGCCGTTGTTGCTGGGGAAGTATGGAACTAGGGTCCAATGGAGTGCTGTCATAGATCAACTGATCGTAGGTGCTGGGCCAGTCTGTGAATGCTTCATCATCGGTTTCGCCACCGGGCCAATCATACTGTTTCTTGAACACCAAGGTGCGATTGTTCAGCGCACTACCAATGTCACCATCTATGCCGCCCAAGCTGGCGATATAGGCCAAGGTTTGGTTGTTGACGTCAGCAAAACTGAGTTCAGTGGCATAGTCCACACGCCCAATGAAGTTGAGATTGCTGGGCCTGTCAAAACGATCAAATGTGGTGGAACTTGGGCTCGGTTCCCATTCCCCATCTATGGTAGAATCATCGAAGGCCACCCAGTTGCGAGTCATCAAACGATCCAGGATCAAACGATCCACTTCAAAATCCACTAAGTTCAATCGCTCACCCCACTGTGTGCGGATGTTGTAGGCCAATTGATTGCCTCGATCGGGCTTGGTATAGGCTATGATGAAGGCTTTGGTAAAGCCCAACACACGCCCGTTGGCCTGCTTGGATGTCATCCACAACGGCAACACCTGGCTATACTGTCCTACGGTATCAATGACCTGGTCTCGCATCTCGATCAGGCTGTTGGGATATACGTCAGTGATGGTCACTGAAGGATCATAGGGATCCTGGAACGGGAAAGCCACGGGCACTGATTGTGGTGGACTTTCGCCCGCATCGTTCACGCCCGAATCTATGATCTCACTGTAGACCACTTCATAGGCCACGGCTCCGGTATTGTTGTATCGGGCCTGTGCTACCTTGATCTCGCCCAATGTCAACTGTTTGCGGAAATGGTTGAGGTCCAAGGCCTCTACATATTGCTCCAGCGTGGCAGCTCTTAATCCAAACGCATGCTGATATACGACATTACGGCTCACACCATACCATGGATCATCATCGCGGAATATGAGATCTGGATCCATGATGTCCTGGTTCTGGAGCAGACTGTCAATGAGTTCTCTGTCGGCTTCGCTGGGCATGGCCTGTATATACAGGCTCTCATAGGGCTCGTTGAACTCACGATTGACAGTGATATAAAAATTCTTGAACGTGGATATCAGTCCATCTGAACTGTAGACTTCCACTGTGAAGTTAAACACCGAATCAAATGTTGTAGGCGCGGGCACCAGCCGTGTGGTGCGCATGTTATCGAATGTAGTGGTTCCACCATCCAGAGCAAAGGTATTGAAACTCACACGGCCTGATATGTGTCCAGATGATAATAAATTCAACCCTTGAGGCAGTTTGTTGTAGACTCCGGGAACATAATTTTCGGCAGCGCCGGCACCGGGTTTGAGTCGATACTGCAGAGATCTATCGCTGTTGGTCACAGCTTCTACTGCGAACAAACTCAATCCACCATTGTCGATGATGCCAATGTTGGTGGGCGTGATCCAGGTCACAGCAGTTTCTATGTCACCAATGGTATCTATGCTGTAAGGATAAGGATTGGAAATCAGTGTGGGATTGTCTTTTTTGTAGACGTATACCACAAAATTGTATGCATTTTCCGTGGCGCCTTGATCGGGTATGTAACCATACAACCAACCAGTGGTTTGATCCAAGGTCAGACCAGGAGGCAGGTCAGCAGAGTCACCGGCTGCTATCTCAAAAAGGTATTGATCGCCGTCGAGATCTATGGCCTGGAACTGATAGGCAAAGAAGTTGGAATGGCGATACAGTCCGATATATCCATCAGGTGGATAGTTAGTGATCAATGGTGCTCGTTGTGGCAGCACGTCGGCAGTGATTTCATTGTTGTCGGCTGTGAAGTCTGTGGTGTCGGCTGTGAGGCTGTCACGGCTCACGACAAACATCTCAAAAGTTCTTTGTGTGCGATCTTTACCGTCGGATATCTGGAGAGTAAACTGGTAGTTGGTAGAGATCGATCGGGATGAAAAATCAAAAGGATATTGATCGAATGCAGTGCCAGTTCTATCATACCCTGCGATGGCAGTGTCTGGCAGAGGAGCCACAGGTTCAATATAACCTTCAATCAGGCCAGTGGCTGATATGCGCAGACCTGGAGGCAAATCACCATCTTCCAGTGTGACTACGACCAGATCGTTTTGATCACTGTCTTCGTAGAGGATCTGGTATTCCACTGTGTCGCCATCATAGAACAGACCAATGGATCCGGCCGGCGTGATGAACTGTGGCAAATCCTGTCCCGTCACAGTGATGGTAAAAGTTCGGTCATTGAGTCGAACTATGCCGCCGGGTGTTTCCACATAGGCACGCACAGCGAAACGACTGGTTATGTTTTCAGAAACTTCAATGGGCACGCCCTGCACAGATGCAAAGGCCGCGGGCACACCTTCGATCACACCGTTGGCTTTGACTTGGATGCCTCCGGGCAAGGTGCCGGCTATGAGCCTATATTTTACCGTGCCGCCGTCGGGATCCACTGCCTCAACGGGCGTTTGGAAAAACAAGCCCTCGGCTATGGTTCCTAGGTCTCCAGCAGGAGTTATCCACTGTGGTTGTGCCATGTTTTACCAACTCGTGTCAAGCGAGATCCTGCCCCAGATCACTGATGAACCATCATAGTCCTGGAAGCACACATAGTAGTAAGAGCCATCATAGGCTGTTTGCCCTGCTGAATCGCCCACTGAACCCGTGCTCAGTGTGGGTGCATTGTTGCTGGTGAATGAGTTCAGGAACGCAAAATTGTTGTTACACTTGATGTAAGCCGTGCGTAAGCCATCTCCAGTTCCATCATTGGGCACAGTTCCTACGTTGATCACTTCTATCGACATGTTTTACCTCGCTTTGAGATATTTATGCTATTTTGGAGGCGTTTACAAACCGTAAGTAGCCTTTGTAGCGTTGTAGTTTTGTAGGATTTCTGCAGAGTCTAAAACACGATTATAGACAAATACCTGTCCTAGATCGCCCACATACTGGTAACTGCCAGTTGGGCTTCCACCTGTGAATGCGCTTCGTCCTACCCAGAGTTCTTGAGCATTTGAAATAGTGCCCGATGGAAATGATCCTGCGGCTGTGGCGATCTGGGCGCCATTCACATACAAGGTTTGAGTTGCAGTGCTACGGGTATACATGACAAGATACCAGGCGCTGTTGTTGTAGTTGGTCAATGGGCTGTTGATGTTTCTAGTTGATGCACCGCTCTGTGCGATGTCACCTATGATCTGTCCGCCGTTGAGCCAGATGCGATAGTTCCAAGGCCACCCTCCTGTTTCCTCTTTGCTAAGTATCATCTTGATGCCGCCGGCTGATGATCGGAACCAAGCACCCACTGAAAATTCTTCTGCAGATAGACTTTGATTGGTGTCCACATACTCAGTGGTGCCATCAAAATTAAAGTAGGTTGAATTGAAAGCCGGTGCACCAATCAAGGTGGTTGAATAAGCATTTGGGCTCAAGTCAGTCCAGGTCGTGCCTGAACCTGGATAGCTGGCCGGATCAGCCGCGTTCAAATACAGTTGCAGATTCAAGGTCACAATGCTGGGAGCGGGAGTCGCGGCCTGTTGCACATTGTTGGCCACCATCTGCATGATGCCGCTCATTAGCTGACTCCGGTGCCGTTGATGAACCAGGTGTCTGTGGCCACCTTCATGATTGTGGCCATACCAAATGTGGCCACTGTCCTGTTGCCTGATGTGGCATTACCAGCCAGGTAAAGAGTTACTCCAGATCCTTGGGCCACTGTGATATTGCCTGTGCCTTGATTGATCACTGTGATGGCTGCACCTGTCGCAAACCCTTGGCTGGCGTTGTTGGCTATTGTGAGGATGTAGTCGGTGCTTTGGGTGGAGTAGAAGTGCTTGCCAGCGTCTGTGGTAGCAATGGTTGCGTTAGCTGTGAATGCGACCTGCGGTATGTCTCTATAACCTAGGGCAAAGCCGGCTGTGTTGCCGGTGATGTTGCCTGCGGTGATAATGTTTCCACCTGAGATGTTACCAGTTACACTGATAGCATTACCATAGGTGATTTCTTTTGATGTGGTATTATAGAACACGACTTCAGCCACATTGGCCACATCATTGCGTATGGGTGCCACTGTGAATGTATTGGCAGTGGTTTGATTAAGTATGCCACCGGTGGCATTGATGATGATTGAATTGTTGCCTTGATTGGTGTCACCAGCACCGTAGCCCAAGGCTACCGCATATTCGCCTTGTGTGATTCGACCAGCTCCGTCACCTACGGCCACTGCTGAGACGCCTTGTGTGTCGGTACCAGCCATTTCACCAATGGCCACTGCTGAACCACCTTGGGTATTGTTACCAGCTTGATAACCTATAGCCACTGCATAGATGTCTTGGTCTTCCCCTCCGGCACGGTAACCAATGGCCACTGAATCGCCGCCTTGATTATTGTTGCCAGCCTCTAAACCTATGGCTATTGCACCACTGCTCTGCCCGGCAAACCCAGCTTCTTGACCAATGGCCACTGCGTAGGCACCTTGTGCGTTGCCGGCTTCTCGACCAATGGCCACTGCTCCAATGCCTTGTGAGGTTATGGCAGCTTGGAAGCCCATGGCCACTGCATAGTTGCCTTGTGATGTTTCACCAGCTTGTTGTCCAATGGCCACTGCATCACCTGCGGTGTCTCGTATCACTGCACCGTTGGTGAGTGTGATCTTGCCAGTGTTGACGTTGCCGCCTGTGATGTTACCAGCAACACTTATGACATTGCCATAGGTAATTTCCTTGCTGGTAGTGTTGTAGAACATGACCTCAGCCACATTGGCCACATCATTGCGTATGGGTGCTACATAGAAACTATTTGTTTGTGCGGGCACGCCTCCCATATTTGTGCCTGTGGCATTTAGGAAGATGGTGTTATCAGGTTGTGCTACACCAACTCCATTATAACCAGCGTACTTACCAATTGCTATGGCATCGGCACCCTGGAGTTGAGCACCAGCAAAAGCACCAATAGCCACAGCACCATCTTCTTGCCCAGTTTGGCCTGCGGCATATCCAATTGCTATAGCATTATTACTTTGATTGGATTGACCAGCCTGCCAACCAACGGCCACGGTTAATCCACCTTGGTTGGTTTGACCTGCATTATATCCGATGGCCACAGTTCCAAATCCAGGTGTGTAAGTAAATGTTTGGTGAACATTTTCTCCTATTGCTATATTTTGTGGTCCATTGGCATTAGTGATATTACCAATATTAGCCCAGTCAGTGCTAGGCAAGTTTGTGAGTTGGCTGCCGTTGCCAATGAAATAGTTGCCGGTGATGTTGCCACCCGCATTGATGTTGCCATTTACTCCAACGCCACCCAAGACCTTGAGAGCTCCTGTGTTGGGATCCACACTGACAGTTTGATCCGATACTATGACTTCGCCACCGTCGGCGTTGAGATACAAGTTGCCTGAGGGTTCTATCTTGATGTCTACACCAGAACCGCCTGATGTAGCGATCAGTGCTCCGGTGCCAGGATAGTTACCATACAATGCCAAAGTGCCACTGACGCTGAAACTGTTGCTGATATCAACGTGTTGGTTGGTAGGATCCCATTCCATGATGGCATTGCCACCCAGGAAAGAGATACCGGGCACGCTCAGGACAGCAGTTTGTAGATTGCCAGGCACTGTGCTGATATTGGCAGCGCCGATGTTGATGTTACCGGAAAGATTGATATCTTTCCATCTTCTTGTGGTGGTGTTGCCCAGGCTGTAAGTGGCATTGGCCGAGGGTATGATATTGCCAGCCCATCCTGCTTCGCCATAGGCTGCCACATTGGCGTTGGCATAACTGGACACGCCGGTGAGCAAGCTACCATTGCCAACGAAATAGTTGGCCGTGATATTGGCACCAGTGATGTTACCGCCCACATTGATGTTGCCATTTACTCCAACGCCACCCAAGACTTTGAGTGCTCCTGTGTTGGTATCCACACTGGCGGTTTGATCAGAAACAATCACTTCCCCGCCATCGGCGTTGAGATAGAGATTGCCTGAGGGTTCAATGGTTATGTCTACCCCAGACCCGCCGCTTGTGGTAATTACCGCTCCATCGCCGGGATAGTTGCCGTATAATTGCAGTGTGCCAGAAATAGAAAAACTGTTGGAAACATCCACGTGTTGATTTACTGCGTCCCATTCCATGATGGCTGATCCGCCTTGGAACGCGATTCCGGGCACCTGAAGGATGTAGGGTTGGCTGTTGCCTGCGACTGCTCGGAGATTGGCGCCACCTAGATAAAAATTGCCTGTGGCACGATTGTAGGTAAAGTTGGCGTTGCCGCCAAAGTTGCCGGCATCATTGAACTGTATGTAGGTGTTGCTGCCGCCAGGCGTTTTGCCTATGGGTTGACCGTTGGCGTAGGTGATCGGTAGATTGGTGACCCAGGAGTTGGAAGTGGAATTGTAAAGGAACGTGGCTATGTTGTCCGAAGCACCCACAGTGATGCCCGATCCATTGGCCTGGATGGCATTGGCCGCTGTGTTGGCCAACTGTATGGTCTTGGTGTCAGTGACGATGTTGCCAATCTGTATGGTATCGCCTTCCACAGTGAGATTGCCCTGGATCACAGCATCGCCGGGCACTGTGAGCGTGCCAGTGATGGTTATGTTGCCGGTTTCTACCGACGCCGTATACAAACCGCGCCACTGCATGGTGGCAGAGCCCAGGAACCAGGTGTTGTTGGCGCCGGGAATGGTGTTGTTGTTGAGGCGCACATTGCCCACACCATTGGGGCTCAGGGCTAGATCTTGATTGACCTGGAGCGTGGAGATGACGTTGCCTGCGATACGGACATTGGATCCTACAGGACCGGCTGTCCAGATCTGATTGAAATTGTCGTTGGTTTTGTCAAACGCTGTGCGTAAATTGTCACCCTGCCCGTCATTGGGCTGTGGGCCAATATTGATAATATCTTGGGCCATCTACCTGTTCCTTTGGTATATTTACCGGAACAGGCAGTTTGGATCTATGCTAGTAAGGTGAGAAACTTGATCCGCAACCGCAGGTGGTCTGTGCGTTGGGGTTTTCTATGCTGAAACTACTGCCCATGATGTCGTCTTTGTAGTCTATTGTAGCACCTTGCAGGTAGCCCCATGACATGGAATCTACCAAGAGTTTGACACCATTGTAATCAAAATCAAAGTCGTCTTCGTTTTGTGCTTCATCAAATGTGAAACCATACTGCATGCCCGAGCAACCACCGCCCTGCACGAACACACGCAGTTTGAGATTGGCATTGTTTTCCTCGGCGAATATGTCTTGTATCTTGCTCTGTGCTGATTCCGTTAACTGCATAGTTTATTCCTCGATGATACCAATGCGCTCGTTGATGATGTCCCAGTTGATGATGCGCCACACATTGTTGAGATAGGCTTCTTTGTCACTTTGGTAATCCAGGGCCCAGGCATGTTCCCACCAGTCGATCAGCAAGGCTATGTCAGTGCGAACAGCATGATTTTTGATGGTCTTGATTTCGCCTGCAGTGGATAGATATACCCATCCCGATCCCTGTATCTTCATGGCGGTTTCTTTCACTGAGTCCTTGAATGTATCAAAATCTTCAAACTTTTGCTCGATGAGTTTGAGGCTGGATCCTCTAGGGCGATTGCCGCTCTTGGGAGCACGAAACTGCGGGAAGAACATGTTGTGCAAGAAACTGCCAGCACGATTGAAATCTGCGTTGCCTTCACCTGCGTTGTAGCGTTTGGCGTAGCCACGGGCCAGATGCTCAAAATGATAATCCAGGGTTTTTTCGCTCATCACCGGATCTAGATCTTTCATCCCGTAGGGCAAAGGAGTGGTTTCCAGTTTGGCAGGACGAGTAGATGCTTCTACTAGATTGATAAATTCTGCTATTGCGGCGGCTGTTTCCATCATGTTTGCCTCACTACCAACCCACCAGAGTTGTTGAAATACACCTGACCAATGGCCACTCCGCCTGCGGCGGCTGTGGCATCGTTACTGTAAGGTCCCATAAAACTAAATCCGCTACCTGTTTCTATGTTGGCCACGGTGTTGGCCACGCTGTCCAGTGCGCCCTGCACATTGGCTAGCACTGTGGGCCAGTCTCCTGGATTGGTCTGGGAGTAACTCACTGAATTTGCAGTAACATTACCACCGCCGAATACCACTGCAACACCGTTGGCATATCGATAGCCATTTGTGAGTATGTTTGCGGCGGCAACATTTCCGCCGATGGTTATGCTCTGGAACGTGACCTCACCGAGATCGGCGTCTCCTATCGAGCCTTCCAGTGGATTTTTAATAGAACGGGGTTTACCGTCGTTGCCTTTTACGAATCCCATAAAGCATTCCTTTATGGTATTTAGCGCCTGCGTGTGATGCGACCTTTGGTTAGATCGTAGAGGCTGAACTCCATCTCTACCCTATCGCCCAGCAGGATCTTGATGTTGTGCATGCGCATCTTGCCTTAAACTAATGTGCATATAGATATTTAGTCTTTTAATGCTTGGGCATAACTATCCACCCACAAATCACAGGCTGCATCATGAGCCTCTTTTAGGGGGTGCAGACCTGGGTCGGTGACTGTAAATCCCTTTGACCTGCTCCAATCCAAGAAATTCAAACCCTGAAAATTTTGCATGCAAGGCCTAGTAAAATCTTGCAAGGTCCTGATGTAGTCTGGAGCATGCCATTGAGTGTCCCAAAGTTCATAATCCATGTAAGTCTGAATATTGGATATTTTTTTATGTTTTAAAAATGTTTGCACCATGTAGATTGTTTGCAGACTCCGCCATTTGTCCCATAAGGTAGAATGTCCAGGATATTTGTTATAAAATTCCAGTATTTTTTCTGCTTCTTCTATTCCTACCATTGGTGCCAGTTTGCTAGGAACACAGGTTAAACCCAACGTGGTCCATTGTTCCAATCCTGGAACATAAAAATCCCATCGAGCTCCCCAGGTCCAATTGATCACTGCTACCACATCATCTGATGGATTGTTAGAAAAATATGTCAGTATTTGTCGAGCGATATTTTCGTTACCGCATCCTGGAACAGCAGTGGTCTCATATGTGACTCCTAGTTTTTTTGCCGATAGGCCGATCCAGGAGTTATGTCCGTCGTCGTTGTCATCAAGTTCACTGCCAAATACGAAACTATCCCCGAACCCCACAATTTTGTTTTTCATGATTAGTTTTATATCATCCTTTTACAATATCGTATAGATAATCTGCCCACAATTCATGCCCTCGTTCAGTGGGATGTTTGGTGGCTTTTTTATAGTTTAGATCACTGTCCATCAACCAATCTATAGCCAGCGAAGCTGAACTCATGAGACCATATAAATCTCGTCGCCAGGACCGATGCAACGATCGTTTTTGTAAATATTCTTCCAACGGAACAAATCCTAACTGACTGACAATTCTAGCGTCCTGTGGATACAATGATTTATCTTCTTGTGCTTCTGCTAAGATATCAACCCAGGTTTTTTTCAGCATATACGGAAACTTACTGATGTTTGATGGATAGGACACTGTAAAGTTTCTTGCCAAGATCCATTGCACATCAGGATGCTCAAGCATGGCCGCATGAAAAGTTGCCAGCATATTGTATTCATAGTCTGTTAGGAATCCATCCAATGAATTTTCAGTTGGCGCTGGGTCTAACCACCATGGATCCCCTGTGATTTCTCTCATTAATTCTGTGAGCGTGATTACCACAGTAATTTTACGATATTTTGATTTGATCTGATCGATATACCCAAACGCCATTCTGTGTATTTCCGAATTGGTAGCACCACACTTGGCCAACATGAGAAAGTCTCTGTTTAGTTTGTCTGCCAGCAGTCTGCCAAAAACATGCGAAGTCCTGTGAGTGATATCATCGAAGATTCCTTTGTCAAAATCGATCTGACCCAGACTATCTCCCCAGGTCCAACTGTCTCCCACAGTGATCAAGAGATCTTGTTTTCCGGTCACAAATTCGTAGTACCAGGATCTTTCCGGTGCTTCACCGTAAGTAAATTTGGTATTGTGTGTGTCCAAACTGGGCACAATGTAGAAAGACAACATTTATCTCCTACGGGTGATGCGCCCTTTGGTTAGGTCGTAGAGACTGAACTCCATCTCTACCCTATCTCCCAGCAGGATCTTGATGTTGTGCATGCGCATCTTGCCCGAAATGATGCCCATCACAGGATTTTCGTGCCCGTCTATTTTTACCCGGAACATGGCATTGGGTAGCACGTCAACCACAGTGCCTTCCATTTTTACGCCTTCTTCTTTAGCCAAGATTGAATGTGATCCGTTTTAGACGATCCCAGCGGAAACTGCGCCAGGCGTTTTGATTGGTATCCCAGACCACGCAGGTGTCAGGATGAGGTTTTTTTCGTGTGCTTTCATTGGTGGAATATTTAGCCCCTGCGCTCTCGGCCAGTGTGCATTCCATGCGCCTGGGGCTACCATCGGCCTTGACGAATTCCACAGTGACCACTCGTTCCTGTAGCAGGCCACGCAACCACTTTTTTAGTTGTTCTCGCTCTTCGGCATCCACTTGATCGTATTCCCAAAGTCCTTGTTCTATCATCGTTGCTCCGGTAAAGTGCGGGCTGACCAACCTGTCAAAAACAACATGCGGTCCTGCTCGGTGTAAAATTTGAAATCCATGTAGTTGGCATCCAGTTCAGTGACATAACGATCGCCGGGAAGTCCAAACACTTCGATCACGCTCTCCAAGAATCCGTCCCAACTCAGTATGGTATCTCCGGCTTGCCATTCTACTCTTGCTGGATATAGGATCATGACAAAAATATGTAAAGCGCGGCCAAGGCCAAGGGCACGACCACACAGAACAACACATAAGCGATCAACGGTCCTGGATTAGGCATTATCGTCTCATGTGAGCGATGGCTTCGGCTTCTTCGTCTGAAAAGATAGGAACTGCATTAGATTTGTGCATGGTACCTATGCCCTTGATCTTGGTGCCAGTGTAGACCTTGTCCGGCGCTTTCACTGCCGGGGTAGAATCCACACCACCATTGAGGCTGGGGATATAAGGAGTCTCGCGTCCGGGTGGCGGACCGTAGGATGGAAATTTTTTGCTCACAGTCACAGAAACTTTTTTACCGGAAAAATTAGGAGCCAGTTTGGCCCATTCCAGTTGTCGTTGCTCCCACTCGGCTTTGAGATCACGGGCTCGGCGGGCCGCATCAGCAGATGCCCACCGGCGGCGTTTGCTTTTTACTTTGCCAGTGGTGGTCAACCAAGGGCCTTCCAAGTGCATGGTCATTGATGACTCCAAAATGTTATCATTGTATTATTATAATACCTTTTGGATTATTGGTCAACCTGCTGAAAAATAGGCTCTAACCAAGGAAAAACTCGTTGCCAATTGGTTGCTCTACGCCGATCGAGTTCGGTTAAAAATTCTCGGAGCTTTATGATTTCCTCTGTGTCAAATCCTTTGCTGGCGCTTTCTTGAGCAATGCCTTGCAGATATTTTTTGATATTGATCTGCTCCGCATCATTCTCGGGCATGATCTGGATAGCTCTATTAAAATCATCCACGAAAACATCGCCTAAAATATCAACATGCATGTGCAACGGTGATTCTGCACTGTTCATGTAATGAGATACATGGCGTATCTTTCTCCATTGATTGATGCGCTCAATAAGATCAGGCAGAGTCTTGATAGTGAGAGGAGTCAGTGTGCTACCTACTATTAATCTAATCCAAGATTGATCAAGCAGGTATCGGAAATTTTTTTCCCAAATGTCTAGTTTGAGAGGAAAACGTGCATATTCTTGTTCAGGTCCCCAGCAATCGAGACTGGCAGTTACCACAAAAGTTTTGAGATGTTGTTTGTCAATGAGATTTTTAATTTTGCTTACCACCGCAGACACTCGAGCCGGAGTAGCATTGAGATTGGTAAAAATCTGGAACTCTAGTTCCGGCATTGGGTTGTGATCAAAAAAATCCAGACAATCATCGAGATCTTTTTGGAACAAAGGCTCGCCGCCAAGGAAATTAAAGTTGGTAAGGCTATGTCCGTGTTGCGATATCCACTCAAACATCTTGGTTTTATTTTTTGCGATATCAGGACTTTTCTTAAATGTATTCGAGATGATCAAACCATTTTTTTCAAACTTACCATGTTTTTTGTTTTCAGCATCCCATAAACTGCTGAAATGCGGACCGCAATACACACATTTCAAATTACAGACATTGTCAAAGTAAACTTCTAATATACGAGGAGTGACTTGGATAGCAACAAGATCATCATCCAGTTCTGGCGGAGCAAACATTCCAGGCATATCAAGATTGGTTATCCTGTCACTTTGTCCTCCGGCCGTTTCTATATCTCGACAATAACCACAACCTTTTTCGGGCCAAAATCCCTGGAGCATGCGAGATCTATCGTCCAACTTGCTAGGAGTGTTGTGAAAATCAAATACATCGATATCAAACTTGTGATGATTGGTGCGATGACAACTGGCAGTATTTTCTGTCGTAAGATAAACTGTGCTCCAGTTCCATTTGAGTTGACAAGCTGTGGCAGTTTTTATGGGAAATGTTTTGTGTTGATATCGAGGCTGATTTCTGTAACTACCTATCACATAACCATGAACTTGTTGACACTCATCCTGTATCCACTGTGGTAGAGATAAAAAATCTTGTTCATGGTCGCAGTCCGGCCATGATGAATCTTTTATGCTTAGATAAAATTCCTGCCAAGGCGTCATTCTTGATCTTTGAATTTACACACCGGAATAGCCTGCATCTTGTGTAGATTGCGAGCACGGATCTCTCGATATCGTTTTAGATTTTTCTTGAGCTCTTTGTTATCGCACTGTATTTCGCCCTGGTCCATGCGCATGGCCACTTCAAGGTCGGCGTAGGTCATGCCTAACTGTTGTTCGTCAGTGCGACCATCTGCCCATAAACCATCAGTGGGAGCGGCATCAATGATATCTTGCAACACGCCCAGTTCACGACCCATGGCCCACACTTCAGTTTTCATGCAGTCTCCAATGGGACTGATATCCACACCACCGTCGCCATACTTGGTAAAGAACCCCACTCCAAAGTCTTCAACCTTGTTGCCTGTGCCCACAACGATGCCGGAGTTGGCTTGCGCTAATTGATACAAGGTCATCATGCGTAATCTAGCACGACTGTTGGCATAGGCCAGTTCATCGCTGAACACACGGGTAGCATGTTCAAATTGTTCAAAGGCGGATGTGAGATCGATAACAAAGTGATCCACCAGTTCAAACGTGTCTTTCAGCCACTGTCCATGCCGCATGCTGAGATCATGTGTGTGTTCGCTTTGCCGGATGGGCATGCTCACAGCAATGACATACAGTCCTGCACGAGCACACAGCGTGGATACCACGGCCGAATCTATGCCGCCCGATACACCCACCACCAAGGTATTGATTTTGTGTCTGGTGGCATAACTTTTAATCCACTTTGTAATGTAGTTGATACGTTGTTTTGGTGTCATTTGATTTCAGGTGGTGGCATCTTTTTCAGTGTGTCCCACATCTTTGATTTTTCTTCTATGTTGCGCACCATGTCGCGATAGCGATCGCCCAGGACCCGGAGTTCCGACCACTCGTTTTCTAGATCTTCACGGGCATGTAGCAGGCCCAGGCGACTTTCGATGCCGTCTAAGATCTGCATGACACTGCGTCCGTTGATCTCTATGTCAGCGTTTTCGCCTGTGAGTTGTATCTTGGCTGAGTTGGGTGCTACCAACCTGGACTCGTCCAGGGTCCACTGTCCCGCAGACGTTGTGGACCACGTGTTGGGTGAAACTGTGATGGAAGGTATGGCGCCGTAATGAGGATCCCACGCAATACCAGTGGAACTCATAGAGGTGTCGCAAGAAATATTGCCTAGATCGATTGAGAAGGTGTCTTCTTTTGTATAGTCCATGTTCCGTCCTTGTTGTCGACCCATTCCACCTCATCACCTGGCTGCCAACCCAATTGGTCGCACAGCGCCAGACCAAGGTCCAGCATCAGTTCTCCGGTGTCAGGATCTTCTACCACTTCAGCAGACCAAGTTGTCTGCGTCATATTTTCCTGGTGCAGGTAAAGGCGCTGGTTTCCACTCTAAATGAATTGGCATACTTGCAATCCAAAGCGATGTCACTGCCCTTCATATACCATCCTGCCCAATAACCAATGACCAGCACAGCCAAGACCAGCAGGGTCTTGGGTGCGGCTTTGATCATTTTATCTCGGAGTGATTTCCACTCTTCGGGAGTGAGAAAAATCATGGCTATTCTCGATTACCAAACAGTTGCAACAGGCTCACGAAGATGTTGATGAAGTTGATATATAGGCTCAATGCACCAAACCATTGCATGCGACCTATTTCCTGCTCACTGGCCGACCAGAACATGTCACGGATGCGATTCATGTCATAGGCAGTGAGTCCCAGGAATATCAGGATGGTCAATACATTTATGGTCATCTGCAGGGCAGTGGATGCCACGAACATACCGATCACGCTGGCGATGATCAAACCGATCACACCTGCGAACAGGAACGGACCCCAACCCGAGATGTCTCGTTTGGTGAAATATCCCCAACCCGCTAACGCAGTGAAACTCACAGTGGTGCCAACCAAGGCCTGCACTATGGATCCGGTGGTATACACAGCGAACAACAGGCTGAGGCTCAGACCCATGGCTGCCGCGAAGGCAAAGAACCACAGTTTGATACCTTGCTCAGTGAGACTGTCACCTTTCCACATGAGAAATAAACTCATCAGCAAAGGTGCGAATATGATCACGTAGCCTAGGATACCTGAGAACAGCACAGGAACCAGGCCCATGCCAGCAACCAAGGCTGCGAATACCAAGGTAGCAAACACTCCCCCGGCCATGCGACCCAAGACTCCGGCCACTGCGGTGTTGAGACTCTGTGCGGCTGATAATGTAGACATAGTGATGCTCCTTATTTGGTAGCTGCCATGGCCTCTTTTTCAGCCGTGATTTCTTTGCGGCGTTCCTTGATGGCCTTTGACATTTCTTGCAGGGCTTTGCGGGCCCGGGCCGCGGCGGCTTTGACACCTTTGCCTGCGAACTTGTCGTTCTCGGCGATGTAGGTTTCAAAAGCGGTTTTGATTGCGTCGTGATTGCTCATACTATTCTCCTTGTGTTTTTGCTTGTTGGCGCAAGGCATTCTGCCTGCGCACGTTGTCGTGCATCTGTTGCTTGACTGCATCGGGGTCTTGGGCCGTGGCCAGTGATCTACTGAGTGACCGATATTCGTCCAGCAATATCTTGATCTGTTCGGTAAATTGTGCGTTGTCCATTTCAACTCCTTGCTTGCGATATTATGTATGAATGTTGCAGGGTTGTCAAGTGGTTTTTATCACCACCAGAGCACAGCCACACCAAAACCATACACATTGATGATCATGAAGTAAGCCGTGAGCAACATGGGCCAGATCAACTGGCGCCGGTAGTAGCCCCAACAGCCAGCGGCGCTACCAATAAAAAAGATTGGATAAATCAAGGCCATGTTAGGTGCCACTGCCGAAACAGCCAACCAAACGCTGGCTATCACGGTGAACACGAAACTGGTTATCTCTAAGGCAAAAGCACGGGGGTCTGAGTGCAAACTGGCACTCCAGAATTCTCGGAATCGTTGCAATCAGCGGACCTCTAGGTGGCGCTTGTTCCAGCAATCCCATATGGTCACGGCACTCCAGGTCTGGGTCCAGGTCATACGGAATTTATCAAGCATGTTTTGATTATAGAGATTCAATCGGTTTTTGTCAACATGACGTTGATCCAATCCGTGTTGTTTTGCCCAAGACAAGAGGTGCTTCTGGGCATCGGATCCACGGAAGATCACGATATAAAGTGGTTCGTTCATCAGTGTAAAGTGCTGTCGGCTGGGCGTGTTTCAATCAACTCGCTGGTTTCGCCTTCTTCTTTTATTTTTTGTTGTATGTCCGTGATGACCATTACATCACCATCGTAGTCGGAGGCAGTTTCGCAATCTATTCCTACCAACCGCATGAGCCCACCCACGTGGATCTCGGTTATGCCATGTTCGGTAAGGACCCAACAGAGGTTTACCACCAACTCTCTTACGGCTTCTTCGTTGAGTATTTCAAATGCCAGATCTTCTTGACGATCCATGGTGTAGTTATTTAATCCTTTTTGAAGTCATAAAAAAAGCGGCCCTGCTGGAGCCGCTTTTGTAGATCGCTGACAGCGATTAGGCTTCGTCGGCCACAGCAGTGGTCTGCTTGGCTTTCACAGCCTTGGGCTTGGCCGCGACCTTGATCTCGCCACGCTTGGCGATCTTGGTCTTCTCAGCCAACTTGTTGGCTACTGCATAGCCAGCATCACCAGTCTGACCTTGCTCTTGCAGATACTGCAATGCCTCGAGTTTGGTCATGGCACGTGGAAGTTCCACGAGGTTGATGTTGGAGCACTTGGCCTTGGTCAAGATCTTGACGCGGGCTACCATGTCGTTGGCGAAACGAGCCTTGGTTGTGCCATCTGGGTTTGTTGCTGTGCCTGCTACAGTAAAGAGTTTTTCAGTTGCCATAATAAAATTGCCTTTCTAAGTTGCCTAAAGTTGAATTTAAATTAAACTTGATATGCCAATTTCTTAGCATACCCATATTTTAGCAAGATTCCGATTTTGTGTCAACCGGTTTCTGCTTCTTTGATTTGCCCATTTTGCCGGATTTTGGGCCAGCAGTTTGGGCAAGTTCAAAGTCTCGGACCTGTGCCCTGAGCCCATGCAGGCCACGACACACGGTTTCATAGGTGCGGAAGGTGCGCTCAAAACGGTTGGCATAGACCTGTCGGTAGGCTGTCAGTGCCTCTACCATTTCGGCCTGGTCCATGTGTCCGCTTTGGAGATCTTCCACGATCTCTCTGATGTCATCCACGATGTTCCAGCATCGCAGGATCTGTTGTTCTAGATCAAAGTTGGCGTCAGTCAAAGGGTCAAGACTCATTTGGTAAGTTCCTCGGTTTGGGTTTTCACTGCTTCTACTCCACGGTCCAGCATGCGAGCCACACCGCTGAAACCAGCAGTGGCGATCACGATGCCTACCACGATACCTATCAAGAATTGCATACGGTCTCCTTATGCCAAACGCACACGATTGAGTTGGGTGGCATCCGGTCTGTGTGCTTTCACGGTGCCACGGAAATCGATCTCACTGTCCACTGCCAGGCGCTCTCTGTAACTGAAGAACACCATGTGATTGGTATCAGTCTTGGCAGTGACGAAGTAGACATTGTAATTGGTGCTGTAGACCACGCGGATCACTCGGGCATGTCCCGATACCTTGGCACCCACGTCAGCCAACGGAGCCCGGTTCACATCGTCCATCACGGCTTCGATGCGTGTGCCTTCACGGAATGCACGGATCTGGCTGGTCACAAGAGCGATTTCATAGCGATCTGCACCGGTCTGGAATTCAGTGATGTCAACCACTGAGGTCAAAGAACGATCGAAATCTGACATAGATCCTTTGAGACCTTTGATAATCAGATTCTTGCGGACATAATCCAAAGCGGCACGACCGGTATCACGATCTGCGTCAGTGATCAGGGAGTTGTCGCGGATGGCCGCCCACATGTGGACCTTGTTGGGCTGGCGCACCACTTCGTCAGTGATGGTGCCATCTTCGCGCACACGATATTCGGGCTCCTTGCGATACTCACCACCGTTGACCCTGTCCGCATGAGCCGCGGCACCCCATACTGTTTCAGCTGATACCACTGCATCAGCGGGCTGTTGGCGAGGTTTGCGGCTACGGGCTGTCATTGGGCGGAAATAAGTTCTATACATAAGTGGCTCCAATCATTTACTATACCTATATTATAACCGAAAATGCCATTTCTGGTCAACCACCCTAAAATCGCTATGTTAGTGCGCACTTACCTAGTTCTAGCACCCTGCGTCCTGCGGTGGGCGCATGATGCTCCGGATTTCTGGAGAAATATACTGCGGGCGATTCTTGTGTCGGCGATACTGAGTGCGCAAGAACCATCGATACTGGCGCCAGTATTCCGTCATGGAATAAGGTGGTTCACCATAAGCATCATGCTCTTCGCAATTGGCCAACCACATGTGGCGCAACCAAAGTCTGAAATCGGTTTCTTTTACCATGATGAATTGTAGAATACTTTGAGACCCATGAACAATTCCGCACGGGCGTTTTTGATAAACTCTAAGTCATCGTTGTAGTAGTCAGCATCGGAGTTGTTGCCGAAGAAGAAACCTTGTGTCTGGGGCAGTTCGCCATTCCGCACATCGTATTCCAGGCGTTCCAGCATGTCCCAGGTGATCTCCAGTTCATCACCATTGAACGAACCTTCGTTGCCCAGGCTTTCCCATTCGGCCCGAAACCAGCCGTGTAGGTTGGGATGCTTGCGCCAGTAGGCGATCTCTCTGGGTCGGGCCACGGTCTTGCTCTCATATTCGTTGCTACCTTGGGCCAACTCAGCCGTGTCCCAGAATTCTTTTTGTTGTCCAGCGCGGGCGGCCGCGTAAGCATACATGTCTAGACCCATTATCTCGTCCTCCGGTCATTGATTATTGGTGTGAAACGTTCTAAGAAACTTTCTATATAACATGAATGTTCATGACATTCAGGGCACTCCTGGTCACGATAATGCACCCAGGTGTGTCCATCTACATCTACCACATGGAGCACCACGAATTCTTTGCCGTCGCTACTGCTCCACAGACTTCCTTGTTTCACTTGCATATCTTCTCCTTACCTAATCTTTATTGTATCCTCTCTCGCTCGATCTGAATAAAATTTATGACCAATCCTCCGCACAGTATCGGCCATCTGTTGTGGAGCATCTTCGAATGCCTGAGTGATATCTTCCACAGTGATGTCATCCTCTATTTCCAAGAGATAGATCTCGTAGTGCCTTTGCGTGTTGGCCTGGGCTCGTAAACGCCAGTGCATGAGGTTGGGCTCGGTTCGCACTTTGGTCAGATCCTGCCCTTTTAGTGCGGCCCACATTCTTTGCTGATTGATGTCAGTGACATTCACAGCGGCCTCCAAGCCCAGACAATCCCACATCAGCGCCACGGTCTTGCTCATATCAACTGCCGGTGCTCAACCGCAGATGCCCGGGTTTATCAGCGATGGGCTCAAATGATTCGATGAAGCAATGATGGCCATCGCCCGAGGCTTGTATGGCAGAGTCAGCGGCGCGATACAAGGCATTCCAATCTCGGCCTTCGATCTTGCGAACCACTTCACCACCGTCGCCCCAGTGCTGATCATAGACCACATACTCTGCGTCCTTGTAGGGATGGCATAGGGTCATGTTGTCCACTTCGTAGATGCTCCAGGTGCTGGTCAGCCCGTAGTGCCCACGCCAATGATCATATTGTTTCCATTTGCGGTCGAATGCCGCCGAATCTTGCTCGTAGGCACCTTTGAGGGCTACCTCGCGGATGCGTTCGACTAATTCAGACACTCGAGGATGGTCGATAGTGCTCAAAGCACAGAGGCTGTTGTGCAACACTTTGAATTCTTCTGCGGTCAGTGTAGGTGAACAGTTCACATTGTCTCCTTAACTATTGATGGTTCGATAAGGGCCAAGGTCTTCAAACACACCCCGGCGAGCAAGTTCTAATTCTAGCAAATCTCGCACCATGATGTCAACCACTCCCATGCTTTTGAGATCACGATACAGTTCGTATCTTTGTTTCAACACCACGATGTCGCTACGGGAGATTTCGGCTTTGATGTCTTCAAATTTCATGCTGTCTCCTTAGTCTAAGCGGCTACCAGCATAGGCACGGAAACCATACTTCTCAAAAATCTTGGCGGCCGCTTCGGCACCGGCTTCAAGAGTGTCAACGTTCTGGCAACCATAATTGGCTGGGTTCCAGATCTGCAGACCGCCTGAGTAACTCTTGCGCAGACCTGCTGTCTTGAGCATGCGACCCAATCGGGTATTACCTTTGATACCAAAGATGTCAACCCAGGCAAAACCACAGGCCATCTGGTCTCGGCCGCCCAAACGAGTCTGGAAAAAATTGTCTGCGGCCTTGAATGCTTCGCTTTTGGCTTCGGCCACGATTGCGTTCACTTGATCTTGAGTGTATTCCATTTTGGGCTCCTTACTTGGAAAGGTTCATGATACGAGCATCGTGCTCGAGGAAATCAACTTCAAAAGGCACGTAGACCAGTTTGCCTACTCGGCTACCTCGGGTTCCTTCGGGCTGGTCTTCACCACCGAACACGTCACGGGTGGCTTTGATGCAGAAACATGAATAACCCATTTCAGGATTGTAACCTTTGGTGATGACCTTGCCTTCCACATAGCAGTCTTCACGACCTGCCATGGGTTTGAAATCGTATGCACGGATGATGTCATCGATGTCCGCGGCATTGGTGAATTTCAGTGTTCTTTTTAACATAGGGCTAACTCCTTATCATTTACTATACCTATATTATAGCAAAATGGTAAATTTCGGTCAACCTGGGCAAAAACCCGTAGGTTAGTGCCCACTTACCTAAAATACACCGCAAAACGGTTGGCATCTTGTTTCCAAGTGGTGCTTTGCCCGTGGTATCGATTTTTGCGCCCACGGAACATGATGTAGGTCTTGCGTCCGCTGAGGGCTCGGATGCGGGCCAGGATAGGGCGCACCTGTTCCAGGGCGCCAATGGGCACATCTTTGACTAGGCTGGATTCTGTGGTGGGGCTGGCGAATGCTGTGAAGAACTGTTGATCTTCTCTGCTGAGATTGAACTGCGTCCATGGGTCCAGTTTCATAGGGCTCCTTTTTAAAGTATGTCCTAATTATAGCAAAATGGCTATTTCTGGTCAACCGCGGGGTCAGTGGGCACTAACCTAGGGTCTGCCCAAAATGTTGGTATGCGTGTGGGTTGAGTTCGAATCCAACGAATCTACGTCCCAACCGGAGAGCGGCACGGCCCGTGGAGAACGATCCTCCAAAGGGATCCAGCACCAAGTCTCCTAGATTGGAACTGTAATCGATGAACTTTTCAATGAACGATTCGGCCAACTGATTGTTGTTGCGGATCTCGCCCGTCTTGTATTCTCTAGGCAAGGTCTGCACACTGAGTCGGTCGTTGTATGATTCTGTGGTATCAGCAAAACGACAATGTGTGTTGAAGATCCTCTTCTGTTGGCCTCGTTCTCGCTTGGACCAGAACAGCACATGGTAATGGCTCGAGACCCATTTCTTTTTGGTGTATACTCCAAAGGTGTATTGGGCGATGATATGATTGATTTCTTCGAGTTGTGTGTAGTGCAAGGCGTTGAGAATATGATGTAGATTTGAATAGCCAGACACGATATACAAGGATCCACCGGGCCGCAACACTCGCTCACATTCCTGGATCCAGGCATGACACCATTGGGCATATTGATCTCTGGGCACATCCACATAACCGGCGATGACCTTGCTGTCGTCTCGATTGTAGTGCGTGTCTAGTTGATCACCGGCTATGCCATAGGGCGGATCAGTGAATATGAGATCTACTGTGCCATCGGCCACGTGTTCCTGCATGCCCACTACACAGTCCTGCTGGTAGATGCTATGTGTCACGGCGGATATCAGAAAATGTGTTTTCTACTTCCCACTCCACCCAGTTGCGGATGGTTTCGAATGGTATGGTTTCGTCCACCCACTCATATACATAGTCATTGTGTCCGCTGACGAGATAATCACGGAAGGCTGCCTTGAGACGATGTTCCAGTTCTCGGATAGGGCGTTCGGGCCCAGACCAAGTGGCCGCCCAGCGCACTGCGTGTCCCACATGACCTTCATAGCCATTTTGCCTGGAATCGAGATTGCCAGTGATACCAAAACAGGTGCGTGTGATCACTGCTTCGGTATCATCGTCCACATAACGATGGCGCCAAAGGTAAAAATTATGTGCGTCAGAGAGACTTGTATTCGTCATAGTTTGGCACTGTGGGCAGAGGCAGTGTGCCTCCTTTTTTCATGTAGTCTTTGATCCAGATGGGCAACAGACAGGCATCCTTCCATCCCGATCCGGCCCATTTTTTGTAGCGTTGCCAGCAGTCTTGATGGAACGCTTTAGGCGACCCATAGCGTTTCATGTGCTTGTAGAATTCTAGTTCATGCTCGCGAGTGATTTCTATGCCTTGGTTGCGACACAGCACAGCGAATCTACCAAACGTGATGAGATAGCCGCCATCTACACCTTTTTCGCTGGCATAGAACTGATCATGCCACTTGAGCACCCAGTCAAGATCACCCTTGGTCACTTCAAAGTGGTCAGGTTCAGTGCCATGTCCGGCCAGCTTGAGCATGCTACTGACATGGGTTACCATACCGGGTTTGGCTCGTTGACCTTGTGCTTCTACTCCGGGAGCGGCAAACATGTTGTGCGATTGTAGCATGTTCTGTATCTCATTGGCCTGCAGGTCTTCAGTAAGTTCACTGTCATACAATCTGACACCATTGACCATGCTACGGAAAATATAGAACAGATCGGGCTCTTTGCGACCTTTGTAGTTGATGCAACGGAAACCATAGTTGCCCACTGCTTCACCTCGAAGTGTGGATCCTGGAACCTCAAGATCATCATCCACAACCTTGCACTGAATCAGTGTGTCTGGATCGATCAATCCAAAGTAAAACATCAGTGCAAAGGCTGTTCCACTCTGTTGGCCCTCCCAGGCACTGTAGCGACCAGTGGCCTTGATGTAGATCACGTTCAAAGGTTGCATGATCCTGGGATCAAACAGTTCAATGATGTTGCCACCGATGTGCGCTTTTTCCAGCAGACGTTGGATATCAATGTTGATGTCAATCAGATTTGGATCAATCAGTTCTAGGCGACCGAAGTGTTCCTGTTTGTATCGCTGACCACCAAGTCTAGCCTTCAGCGATTCAATGGCTTTTTCAATTACATCTTCGTTGGCGATGCCCATGGCACGTTGTACCAGAGGTTCGTAGATATTGCCCGTAGATACCAAAGGTGTCTGGATGTCTTTGGGAGGAGGTGCAAATGGATTGGTGCCTTTGGTTGCAGTTTTAAAATATGATGTCATGATGAGAAATTAAATTGAAGTTTAAAAAGGCCAGGATTTTTTGGATGCCACTGTTTGGCCAGTTTCAAAGGCCGGATCCCATGGTTCGTCTGGCTCATCTGATTGTGGACAGTTGTTCCAGTCAGACGTGTCCCAGTTCAATCCTGTCCATGAAACCACACCATCCTGATCGATGGATTGCTCTTTGTTGTATTCAAAATCTACAAATGCCGTGCCGTTCCAATACAGTTTGCCAAAGGTGTTACCATAGCCCCAGTTGCATTCATACCAGCCTTGATGCACCGGTTTGTGTTTTTTAAACTTGAAAGAAATCTTTTCATCATCATCGGGGTAGTAACTGGCTGGCCAACCCGCACCACCGTTTTCTTCGCCTTCTGGAACAGCATCAGAGGGATCATAGGCTTCTTCGTCTCCACCAAAGATCCATTTGTTCTCGCCCCACTTGCCTGTGGTGCTGAGATCGTTGTTGTCGATGGACTCACCGTCGTAGTCAACTCCGTTGCAGATATACCATCCATCAGCATTGGAGAAATTCAACATGAGTTTCTTGGGATCAAACGGTTCCTTGATTTCAAATTCGCCACCGAACAACAGACCCTTTTCACCCTGTGCTCCCCAGTAGGCCACTTCACCGTTTTTGAGATCGTCCATGGTAAATGATTCCCACTCATTGACTGGAATCTCAGAATCGTCCAGGGCATTGAGATCTAGGCTGTGTCGCCAAACTTCTTCACCGTTTTCGTCATACACAGTGATATAGTTGGTATCGTCCATGGTTGCGCCTGATGCATGCACTAAGCCATCGCATTCGTAGGGCGATCCAGGAGGAAAAGGTTGCATTTCATCGGGCACTTCTAGTTCGTTGTCCCAGTCAGATGCGAATTCGTCTAAATCAATATTGCGGCTCTGGAAGTATTGGTAGATTTTGCGATCAACGCGACCAGCATACACTTCACCGCCATAGGCACCCAACTCCACACGATAGGTGCGAGGGGTGAATTTCAAAGTATTGATCAAATCTTGTTTCTGTTTACGAGTTGCCATTGATGCTCTCCTCGGAACTGAAACAGTGTGGCACCCATCCACAGAAGGCTATGGCCCAGGCCACGGCCGCTGGGGTGTTCCAGGTCAGGGCAAACATGGCGCCAGACAAGCCAGCGATCAAGATAGCAAGGATTTTCATTATTGTCGACCTTTCAATTCGCGCTCGATCTGTTTCTGCTCTAGATCGTATAGAGTGTAACTGAAACGAAACCAAGCACGGGCCGCGTCAATGACCACGATAGCACCACCTAGGATCGTCATGATCATGGGCCAGGGTTTGGGGCATCCGGCCGCTAGTGCAACCAAAGCCAGGATGGTCAACGCAAAGCCATAAAAACTGGGACTGCTCAGTGTGCCTTCAAACTGCCAACGTAAAAAACCTCGTATGTTCATAGTCAACTCCATTTCAAAGTAAAAGCAAAATAATCCTGATCGCTGTCAAAGTAAAAAATATATCTACCCGGACGATGATCAGAACTCATATCCACCATCTGCCAACGCCAATCTTCGCGGCATTCGGACTTGCACCATCGTATGATGTCGTCTATGGCACCAAATGGTTTGATCACTTCGGTGGCATGGCGGAAACTGTCCCCGTCGCGCACTTGGTAACCATTGGCCGCTAAAACGGCACGGAATCTTTGTCTGGTGACTTCGTCCACTGTTCTTTTTCATTATACGCAGGAAGCAATATCTGGTCAACCTGTTGCCAAAGTGGCTCGGTATCCAGATTCCAATCCTGATAGCCTTGGGCTATGAGGTCTACATAACTCCAATAGGTTGATCCATATTGGGGTCGGTTCATGATATAGACCATGAATTCGTAGCCGTCCTGCGCCAGGATCCTTTTGGAATAATAGAGAGGGTAACCTTCAAAGGCATCCAAACTGGCTTCGCAGTCGTCAGTGATGCGCCACAGCGCACCGGGCACCGATCGTCCTGGGTTGGGTCGTATTGTGGCATGCGTGGCAAAATCCAGTTGCCAACCACGCAGATAGAATGATTGGAATGGGCGGGCACGAGGACAGCGATGGGCCATGCTTTCGTGGCTGAGATTGGCACCATAGGCGAAATACAGTTTCACTTAGATTCCTTTGTGTTGCTTGTCATTGATTTCCTCTACTGTCTTGATTTCTATGGCATGGTTGTATCTCCATGCATGTTCAACCTGTTGTTGGGCCTGCTCAGGAGAATCTGCTTCTACGACTTCGGTCCTTACCAACCAATATTTTTTAGGTGGACAACAGTTCTGCTGTTGTTGCCGGAATCTCACTTGATATTTCACAGCAGATAGTGCCGGTGTATGCGCTCTCGGGCACGTTGTATGTCTCGTTCATAATACAAGAAATTGTCCGTGATTCCAAACTCGTTGCAGAACGCCTGGCCATATCGCTGATCGCGCATGGCATCGAAGATGAATCCTCTGTCCCATTGTTGGTATGTATCTCGTGTCAGAGTCTGCCGGGCTGTTCTACCATGCAGTGCCAGTGTGAGTTCATCCACGGCATGTTTCAAACTCATATCAACTCCACGTTGCTGATCCTGAAATACACTGTGCTCTGCCGGGTGCCGCGATGGCGAGTGGGATGCCAAGACGCTCGCACACCGACGGGCTGACCTCGCTCATAGAGACTGCGCACCACGCTGGCCAAGGGATTTGCAGTGTTCACGGACCACTGCACTGCATGACCTTCGGGATCAGTCCACCACCATTGATGGCTTTCCTGGTTCTTGCGACTGGCGAACACATAGGTCAGAGGCGTGATAGTCTGTTCGTGGGCGGTCACTGCATAACCACCCGGGAGATCAACGCTTTGGGTCTGGGTTACCATGGCGTCCAGCGCCACATCCTCTATGTAAAAATATGGAATCTTCATCAGCGCACCCATCTGGTCTGACATGATAGACTGTTCGCCCGACACGATGCCATACAGCACGGTCTGGAACGCTGTCAATGGTTTGCCTCTAAGCACCTGCATGGTAAAGCGATCTCTATAGTATCTGCGAGTCACTGCCGCTATCTCACGATCATGTTGATGGGCATCCACTTCGTTGAGATTGACCCAGCGTCTGGTAGGAAATTTCTGCCATACATGATAACTGGCCCAGCTTAGAGCGATGGGATCATCGGCAAAGGCCAGTTCTTGCACGGGTTTTTTATCTCGCACATCATCCACCCATTCTGACAGCAATTCATGGATGGTGCGGGGTGCGTTTGCGGTCAGTCCCATAGTGCCTCATAGTATTTGCCAAACAATCGGAATCCGTTGGAGATGCGATCCTGCACAGCCTTCATGCCGTCCATGTCGATTTCATGTGTGTCCTTGGGACCACGGCGCATCTCCATATATTTGTGTTCGCCTTTGGCGACTTCGTTGCCATCTTTGTCCACTGGCACCCACAGCATATCAATCTCGCCTGAATGAAACTCTGAGGCCCAATCATCTTTGTTCTTCATTTCAAATGCATAGATCATTTCACCAATAGCCCAGTCCCAACGCAGGAAGTGATTGGCATCAGTGTCATACTCGTTTTCTCGGGGCGGAGCGGCAGTGCTACGCAGATGCTCAGGCACGTCTGCATCATCCACAAACGGAGCACCATGCTTGGTGTCTTGCAGTTGTCGCAACATGGGCAACACGATCTGGGCCAGGGTGGAATCCATGGACCAGGTATCCCAGTGATCGATCTTGACATAGTTCACGGGCGGATGGATCTTGTCCAACACCCACTGGATGGCGCGGCTCATGGGTTCGATCCTATCCGCCCAGCGGTCCACCCACTCAGGATGGTCCACCCACTGGCTCTTTTCTCTCTTTTCGTCTTCAAGAGTTTGCGTGAGATTCCAGCGACCACAACGGCTCCAGTCAGTCCAGAAAAATGTATATTCTAGGATCTTGTAAGGACTATACCAGTGATGGCGATAGTTAGAAATGTAAACTTTCATTCTTTGACTCCAAAATGTTCTTTGATCAACATGCCTTTGGTCTTGGTGATATATCCACATCCAAGCGAACTAGGTCGTTCTACATCGGCAATCTCAGCACACTCTTTAACAATCAACTGGGCGAATTCTTGAACTTTGTGTTCCCACAGTGGACTGGTCGCGATAGTCAGATTGGCCTGTTCAGCAAGTTCTCTAATCCGTTGGTTCATTTGACTCCAAAATGTTCTTTTAAAATCCACACAGCGGTTTTCTCATCAAATGGAAAAGGTTCGTTCTTCCACTCTAGCAGTTGCTCAATGCACTCCTGCACGATCAACTCGCCAAATCGTTGCTGTAGATCTGGGTTGATACTAGGATAATGGCTGCCGCCTGCCATCAAACTAAGTTGCTTAAATCTTTCGTGCATTACCACACCTCCACGTCTGTTATATCATCTTCGAAACTGCGTTCGATCTGACTTTTATTAAACAAGGCATGATGGCTAGCACCAATGCCGGATGTGTTAGTTTCAAAAATAGTCACACTCTCAATGCCATCATCAAGAGCCATGTGTGTTATTATACGTTCTAACTGTTTTCTTGTCAAGGTAATTGTTGCGGCCATTGCCATTCTTTGTCGCAGGCTGGACAAATTTCTCCTGGTTTTGCCTGACAAGGTTGAGATAAATCCCCAAGGCCGTGACCTTGATTACCTATCTCTTTTTCCCATTCTTCGGCCCAGGCACGCATTTCGTGACCCGGGCTTTTCCAACATGGATCGTTGGTATTATTCTTCATCCTCGTCTTCAAATTTCTTGCTATGACGGCGTTTAAGATCGTTTAACGTAGTCATTCCGATTTGAGGGAATCCACGAACTCCTAACCAAAATCTAAACTTTTTAGCAATACCGTATGCTATCGCATCTTCCCAACTTGGTGCCCAATTTCTGTTGGCAAAAAACTTTAAACCTTTGTCAAAAGATAAACTTTGAGGAACTACGTTGATAAACCACTCATCAAATCTTTGACTTAGTTTAGTTGTTGGGTCCATGATCTTGTCGTATTCTCTAATACCAAGAAACGTAGTCAATCCCAGAAGTTGTTGATCAATATTTTTTTTCTCCTGTGGGTAGGCTTTGCGTATCAAAGCAAGTGCTCTGATTGTTTCGTCCTCTCCTATAGCAATACATTTTTCAAATCCTGCGACATTGACTTGTATATTTCTATTTCCTTTGGAGTCGAGCTCATTTACAATTCCGCATCCAAGACCACATTTAACTAATATACGCTCAATATTCAAGGCCTGTGGGTCTTGAGCAACAATATCTGCCCAAAGTCTTTCTTCACGAGTAACCGCATCACTGGCTCCACCGTTCATATAACCAAATAATTTGGCTACATAAACTTCGTCATCTTCTTCGATGATGTGTGCTGGAACATCTTTAATGCTGGGATCCAAAGTCTTAATAAGACTAATACGATGTTGCCCGTTGATAATGCATGTTTCGCCTGTTTTTTTGTTTCGAACAGCAGTAGCTACACCAAACAAATTCCAATCAATCTGGCCTTTAGTTTTTATAATGTTTTTGCGAACATTTTTTGGATGAAAAGGTCGCTGAGCTATTGCCATTGGAGCATTAACTGATACTCGTTCGTAACCGGCCATAACTCCTCTCGGAGGTGCACCAAACAGCGGCAATGATTTCAGTTCATCGTCGAGTTCGATAGGATCAACTATGCGAGTTTGCGGGATAGGTGTGTGGGCATGCCACGATTGTGGGGTAGTTTTAGTAAGCATCATTTCTCCTTTGTAGAATGCTTGTATCACTAACTAAATCTTCAGACCTAGCTAGATTACATCTTCAGATGTAATAAAATAATAGTATCAAACTGATTTTTAATACTATGCCATTAGTATAGCAAAGATATTTATTATTGTCAACTCTCAGTATATCCAATTAAAATCAAATAGTCTAAAATATTTTTCTTTGCCACTGTGATCTCTGTGGCCATTACCAATCTCCCGAGTCGATCCAAACCCGAATAGTAACACCAAGGAAGCCGCAGGCGTAGGTGTGTTCTGCGGCTCCCCATTCTGCTACCGTTTCATTCCTGGCCCAGGGTAACACCTTCCACCACAGTGGATTTAGTGCTACAATGACACTGACTCCGCTGTAGCGGACATACTGTCCAAATCTATGTATTTTGCCTGCCATCGGTCGGCCCTTTCTTCGTGTCCAATGTAGCCGCGTGGGTTGCATACCACACGGGTTGATCCGATCATGTAATCAAAATCTTCGTGAGTGTGACCATGTGTCCATAACACGATCTCCGGGTGTGTTAGGATGAACTCGTCCATGGGTGTGGAGTAGCAACCATTCATCAGGATGTCATGTCGATAGCGTGGGTGTGTTGAGGAACGGCTGGGCGCATGATGTCCAACCACTACCACCCGGCGATCGCGCAGACCTTGATCTCTGCGGTTGTCCAGCACCACCCGGATGTAATCTCGCATGGCATAATGGTCTCGCAAGGTATGCTCGGGGATCAGTTTCCAGATGCCCGAAGCATGCCCAGAATTAGAATTGCGGATTCCGTGATAATCGTTCATGCCCCATGACGCATGTTGCATGGTCTGAAGATCGGCTCCGTTAAAGTCTGTCCACAAGGTGCCACCGATGAATGTCCAACCATCTATATCCCGGCACGCTTTTTCCAAAAGGTAAACATTGTGGAGATGGGTGTCGGCCAACATGTTTTTCAGGATGCTGTAACTCTTTGCAAAGTCTCCGTGATAGTGTTCATGATTGCCCATGACAAAAATCACATGAGGGAATGCCTCGCTTACACGCTGGAAGAAATCTCGTATGCGTTGGCTACGAGCACCTTCCATGAAATTGGTGGTATCCGGGCGACCGATGTCGCGGGCTACACAGATATCGCCCGATAGGATCAGCACATCGGCTGACTCTGTGTTGGGGATATCACAATCTCCAAATTCCAGATGCACATCACTGGCTACTGCTACTTTCATTTAATTGCTCTTTCAGTTGTTGGAGAACTGCTTCGTCACCGGCCACCACGCTCACACGTATGTTGGACCAGCGGGCTTTGATGCGCTCTCTCAGTTCGGTCAAGGTATTGCCTTGTGCCATAAATTCATTGGTTTGATCATTATACACGAAAAACATGCCTTGATGCGACTCCACACGGCACGGTATCATGTCTTCTTCGTGATATTGCTCTATGGCCTTCTCTAGGTCCTGTAATTCTTTGCTGGCTCGGGCCACAGTGATATGCACGGCCATTTTCATCACAAGATAGAACAGCCATATGCCCAGGAGCATGCCCAGGATACCACCTACAATAAAATCACTCATCTTTGATCAGTCCTTTGTCTTTGGCACCTTGTATATACCATTCTGTCAAGGGCTCTTCGTCTTCGTATTCGGCCATGGTTTCTGAGATGGCGAACCAATCGTCTAGATCCGGGGGCAAGGCTTCTTTGGCGGCCTTGCTGTCCATGTCTGTGAGATCGTAGTTGTCGTCTGAACCGCCAGAGTAGATCCCTGCGAACGCACAACCAGGCTCATAATACATGGCTTCCACATCAAATCCTTGATCGAGCATGACATCATAGGCCGCTGTGGGCGGTGCCCAAGCCGAATCAAAGTTCACGGTCATGCTTCGACCATCATCAGAGATGTCAGGTTCACCATAATCTTTGCCGCCCACGTCCCATTTGGTTCCCCAATGTTCGCATGACCATTCATAGTTCCATTCACTGCTGGGATTGGGCACCAATTCTTGTAGGAGTTCTCCGCGTTGGAACGCATCGGCCGCGCGACGTATTTGTGCAGGATCTTCGTGCGACAGGGTCAAAGTGTTGGAACACCAGTTGGGCATGGCCTTACTCCTTGTTGTTTAGCAAACGTCTCAGTTGGAAATATTCGTTGTGGGGGATCCACTTGTTGTTAAACAAAAATCCCCATTCGCGTCGATGTGGTCCGGGCATGAACAAGGTCCAGGCAGTCACACCCGGTTTGAGTTCAATGCGATGGTAACTGCCAGCACCACAGATGCGGAAATGTCCGGGGCCACGCCAGTGACGAATCTCACTGGATTTGCGCCCTTGGCTATCAAACTGTGGAACCCATTCATAGTATCCGCCTTTCAATATCAGAGTGGCATAGGGCCAGGGATGATCATGCACATCGTGGGGATCACCCTTGAGGAATCGGTGCAAGAACACATTGAACGGAAACCGTTGGCGATCCTTGAGGAATAGATAATATCTTTCCAGATAAGGTTCGTCGTCCTGGCGATCCATGATCACCCGATGTCGTCCTAATCGTTGCATGAGTTTTTTTAGCATATCTAATTATAGCAAAAAAGAAATTACCGGTCAATCAAAAAAAAAAGGCTACCGTGGTAGCCTTTTGGACAAGGGTGACCAATTTGGGTTGGCCAGCGAACCTTTGATTAGACCGTGATACCCATGGCCTGTGCTTTGTATGCCAAAGCAACCATGTTACGGCTTGGTTTGCCCAACACATACTCAGTCACGTTCACACCATTACCTGCGGTGCGACGGTTGGTGTAGACAGCGAATCCATGCTGGCGGATGCGATGGATTTCGGCGTTGAGATTGCCGATGCCCATTTTCTTGGCCTTGGATTCGGTCACGGGTTGACCATTTTGCAGTGCTTTGAGCACACGGAACGTCTTGGTTTCGGGATTGATAAATTTCACAGTATTACCTTTCTATAGTAAGTCGCTGTGTTTTACAGCGTGTTATAATAATACACTATGTCGGCAGTAAGATCTACGATTTTGGTAGAATTACTGCTGTGAGTTTACCCATCTTGTATCATTGAAACGTGATATATAGCATTGTGGGCAGGATGGTCTTGCTCACACCGCTTTTATCCAATTGGAGGAATCATGAAAGCAATCGCAACTCTTATCGCTGGTCTTTTTGCCGCTGGTGTGGCCGTCGCCCAGACACCCGCTCCTGCTAAGAAAGAAGAGCCAAAAAAAGCCGAAGTGAAGAAAGAAGAAAAGAAGGACAAGAAAGACGAAAAGAAAGAAGCCAAGAAGTAATCCAGGCTCACCGGGTTTTCGAAAGGATAAACCGCCCTTGAGGCGGTTTATTTTTGGGCAGTTTGCAGTTCGTCCACATGCCGACAATGGCGTCGGAATCCAAATCCGGGACAGGTGCATGACCAGTGTCCGGCCGAAAGATTGACAAAATATTGGTTGCCTTTGCTCCCTTGCACAGTCCAGATCTCACCTTGAGGTTCTGGCTCTTTGGCAGGGGCTTCGGTCTGTATTGATAGATCGAACTTCCAGGTGTTCTTTTTGACTTCTTCAAACTTTCTGCCCCTGCGATCCATGCGGAGAAAGGTCTTCATGTATTGGGGCTCGCTTTGACCCCATTTGGAGTAGGCATAGACCTTGTCGCCATCCATGAGATACACATGGTTGGGCAGGCGATATTCCACGCCCTTCCATTCAGTGACTTCGCGCATGATCTTCAGCGCCACGATCACATGCTCCAGTAGGATTCGGATGCAGGCGAGCAGAAGTAAGGAGTGTTCACATCTTCTTGGAACTCCTGGCCTGACATCAAATTCCGACGAGTGACCATGCGTGGTTGGTAATCGCGGGTGTGAGTGATTTCAAACTCGTTGCCCTTCCAACCGGCTTTCTTGACCAATCTAGTGATGGTGGCCTTGGCGGCACCTTGAGTGCGATAGGCACGAGTGCGATTTGGGCCATCCGAAACGATGAGTCCTGTGGCTTTGACTATGATGTAATATGACATATCTGCTCCTTGATGTTTACTATACCTATATTATAACCGAAAATGGCTTTTTTGGTCAACCGCTAGGTTAGTGCGCACTTACCTAGTGAAAAATAACCCTACAAGGTATATGGACAATAAGCCCACGTTCACAGTGATCATGGCACGGTCGCGGATACGCACGGCCCATAGCACAAAAACCAAACTGCCTAGATTCAGCAGATATACGTTCAAAGGATCAATGCGGAGGCTGGTGCAGAGTGCTCCAGCCAGGGTTACGATAGTTCCGGCCCATTTGAGGCCCCAGGTGATTCGGTCATTTCTTAGCATACCCATATTATAACCGAAATCACTATTTCTGGTCAACCAGCGGTTTCTGCGGCTATGCGATCCAGGGCAAAGTCCCTGTAGTTTGCATCAATTTCAAAGCCCATCCATGACAGACCACAGCGATGGGCCGCGATGGCAGTAGTGCCTGATCCCATGAATGGGTCCAGCACAGTGCCTGATGTGATGCCTGACACACGGATGCAATTTTCGGCCAAGGCCACAGGAAAAGTGGCCGGATGATCGCCTCGATGCTTGGCCCGGTTGCTGATGGTCTCATAGGGTATGAACCAGGTGTTGCCACGACAGCGTAGATTGGGTTTGGTTCCGGCAGTCTTGGGATTGCGTAGATTCTCCGCATAGTATTCGTAGGGCACACCAATGGTGAGTTTGTCCAATGGGCTCCGACCTGCCTTGGTGAAATGGAACACATGCTCCCATGTGGGAGCGATGTAACGTTCGGAGTTCACTGGTTTGAAGTGTCCCGATGTCTTTCCGTTGACATAGATCGATTTGACCCACATCACGGAATTCTGGAGCACGAAATGATCACGAGCCACCTGCGCCACGTCTTGTGCCACCCAGGGATCTTGATTGCTGTAACCTACGTTGAGCCAGAAGTGTCCGTCATCGGTCAGCACTCTTTTGATCTCGCCGAACACCGACCCCAGCCATCGGAGATAGTCCTGCCGTGGCCGGTCGTCGCGATAGGTGCTGTAACCAATGCCCAGGTTGTAGGGCGGAGAAGTCACGCAGATATCGACACTGGCTTCGGGCAAGGCCTGCATGCCTGTAACGCAGTCCTGCAATATGATGTTATTTTTATCCAAACAGTCGTTCTCGTTCTTGTGTGGGTATCTTGCCCGCAGGATAGTTTTCTACCAATTCGGTTCCACGTTTGAACACGATGCGCACCCGGGGGAATTCTGTGATATCACTCAGTATGTAGTCGATGGTGAGAGCATGCTCATGCAATTTCTCTCTATCGATCTTGCGCCCGGCACCCAGCATGTTGCTGGGAGCATAACTGGCACCACCGCGGGTGAAGCCTTTGAGGTCCAGCCTGCGACCAGTGGATGTCTGCACATGATCATAGCCGTCTTGATCCACGTATTCTAGATCTTCGAACCATACTGGCAAGATGTTCTCCAGGAACTTGCTGGCCACACGACCATCCTGGAACAAGTCATGCACGGTATCTATGGGCAGATCACCAAACTGCACCCGGCCCGTGAGGTCAAACTCAAAGGTATGATCGTATCGGATCTGCTGTTTCATACTCGTTCCAAAAGGTTGGCCGGAACATTGTAGCGACCACCCAGTGTCTGCACCAGGATAAATTTCTGCTTCACACGGTCCACGGTGCCAAAGATGTCCTGGCCCAGTTTGGGATGATAGAACTTCACCGGAGTGCCCACACGGATGGTGACTTTTACTTCTTGTCCAATCTGGCGCCGGCGATACTTGATGGCCAGGGCGATGGCATTGAGTTGATCATTGGTGAAATCGCCGTGCATGATTTCGTGATTGACTTCGCTGATTGTGGGCATGTGTATCTCCTTGTGATATAATAAGTGCTGATTTTTCTTTATAGTCTATAATCAGCAAAAATAGACTGCTTCGGGTTCTGGGGTATCAAGGCTCCCCAAGGCAGGCACCTGCCTATCACGGCCTCAAACATCAAGCCGCCTTACGGAAATAACCGTAAGGCAGGCCCAGTTGGAAACAGAGATACTCATCGTCTCCCTGGGTATCGTGTGATTCATGCAACCAACGTATCGCTGTCGCACGATCCCGGGCACCTGAACGCATCAGGGTGTCAATGGCTTTCTCCACCCGGGCCGTGGCCTCGGCTTCGCTTTCGCGGCGTTGGGCTTCTTCGGCTTCGATGACCTGACCTAGGGATGCAAACTCGCGGTCGAAATCCGCCAAGGTCCAGCCGCTGGTGTCGATGCCACGTGGGCGCACACCGTAGGCGTCTTTATACATGTCCCAGAAAGTGCATGATGCACGTTCTAGATCTGACATTTCTTCCCAAGATTTAAAGTCGCTCATTGTTGCTCCTTGTGTATCACTATACCCAAATTATAGCAAAATGGCGATTTCTGGTCAACCTGGGCAAAAACACTGGGTTAGTGCGCACTAACCTTGGTTGTCATAATATTTTAACATTTTGTGGTAGTGCAACATATAAATATCAGTAGAAACCATGAGAAAGGAAATAAAGATGAAAAATTTTTGGAATTCTGTATATTGTTTTTTTGAATCCATAGCACGGGCCAGAGCGGCCAGCTTCCACGCCCGACAAGGAAATTACAAAACGGCTCAGCGTATAATGGGAGAAAAAAGCCAATGCTGTTAAATTGGTGGCCTTACACCGACGAAGAGTGGGAACAATTGAACTATCCCAGTCGCAAACCTAACTAATCGTAGATCCAACCCAGATCCTCGATCCGGTGTATCCAAGTAAACACTGGGATGTCGAAATCCAGTGTCCAGATTCCATTCCATCCCAGGTAAGTGTGAGCAGATAGATATTCTGGTAGATCCTGTCCAGACTTCCGTTGTTCAGTGGCCCAGGGTTCTGGGTATCGAGGACGATAACGTCCTTGCCATAGTAATTTGTCAGTGCTGATATCGTTTAATCTCACACCCTTTATTACCACGGCTTTGTCTTTGTTCCCCACTGTGTCTGAATCTTGTTTGTTGAGCAATTCAACTGAAACTTTGGCATCACCTTTGCCGGATTCCCATGTATGGGAAAAATGGGTGGCTTTTTCGAGAGGGCCGGCCCAGCGCCATTCTGGGCCTATCTTCACGATTATCTCAGGCAGTTCCTCATGCCACACAGAATCGATTTCGATATCGATCTTAGTTCTGTAGGTAGCCATGCTTGTCAAGTATGTGGGCAAATTCTGGATACAACACACGAGCGTCAAATCCAAACACACGATCCCAGCGATCGAGATGCTGTACCAATGCTGACCAACGACGATCTCGATCATCAGGTTCTGGTAGATCCAATATCCGCAGTATTTGTAATATCTGATTTTTGGCCACCCTGCGGAAGTTGTTGGGGTCACTTTCGTTATAGTCAGACCACACATCGGCTTCATCCAGTGCATATCTTGTCAACAAATCAAGATATGGCAGTCGATACTGATCTCTTATGTTTTTGGGTACCACAGTGATATCAAGGAAATCTGGATCTGTGCAGAGATTGCTTTTGATCAACAACCCCTTTTGCAAAGCCAACTCAATGACTTGCCAATAACTGCGCACTGTCAGCAATCCCGGTGCTGGTCTCAAGGTCACTGTGATCGTGGTGCCATTGCACTCATTGATGTAATTCTCGATGTTGGCCAGCACCATGCTATTATCTGTGCCCTGGCGAGTGTATTCATTGAGCGTGTCCAGAGTTTCTATGCTGATCTCAAGACCCACCCTGGGGAACCGTTTGAGTTTTTCGATGATCTTTTTGTCAAAGGAAGTGCCATTGGTCACGAAACTCATGCACACATCTGTGCGACCATGATCGATCAGGAAATCCACTAGATCATGGAACCGAGGTTGTATTATGGTCTCCCCGCCCATGAAATGTATGTTCTTGAGTTTGGATATTGATACTAACTCCTCGCGGAATCTATTCCATACTTCTGGATCAGCGGTCCAATCCTGTGATACAGCACTGATCATGTTCCATTGACGATGTTGGCTGGCGATGCGGCTGGATGCTGACGGGTTACACATCTTGCAGGCGAGATTGCAGTAGTTGCCAAGATCAATGTGCAGATCGATTGGCATGCCATCATATGCACCTGCGTTGGATCGACTGTGTTCAAATTTTTCGAACCCAGGACTTTGCTGGTAACTTTCTGCAAAATTCTGCTTGGTGAATATCACTGATTTCTGATTGCTACGATGCCGACGACTGGTGTCACTGACCTGTTCTTCGTGCCAGCATCTAGCACAATGATTCCATTGCTGATCCCCTAGCACTTGTAATCTAGCTTCACGCATGGGCACAGAATCATACCACTCCTTTATGGACATGTTCCTGATGTTGTATCGCTGTTTCAGCGATGTATCATAGGGAACATTGGGAGTGGCATGACAGCAAAACGCCAAAGCGCCGTCCCAGTAGATATGTAATTCATACCACGGGCTGTTGCAGAATATTCTTTGATTAGACATCTCGTTGGGTGATGATGCGATCAGCTAGGCCATACTCCACGGCCTGTTGTGCTGTCATCCAGTTGTCTCGATCCATATCTTTCTCCAGAGTCGCATAGTCTTTGCCGGTGTGCTGGACATAGAGTTCAGTCAAGGTCTTCTTCCAGCGCATGAGTTCTTTGTAACGGATCTCCACTTCAGTGACCTGTCCTTCAGCTCCACCCAGAGGTTGATGGATCATGTGCTGGCTGTGTGGCAGGATGAACCGCTTGCCAGCAGTGCCGGCGCAGGCCAGCATGGAGCCCATCGACGCGGCCAATCCACACACTATGGTAGAAACATCACACTTGATGAACTGCATGGTATCATAGATGCTCATGCCCGCTGTGATTGACCCGCCTGGTGAGTTGATATAGAACAAGATGTCTCTGTCAGGATTTTCCGCTTCTAGGAACAGCATCTGCGCCACTATGAGGCTGGCTGAATGTGAGTTTACGTCTGTATCCAGCATGATGATGCGATCTCTCAGCAGGCGGCTGTAGATGTCATAACTGCGTTCTCCACGGCTAGTCTGTTCCAGCACGATAGGCACTAGATTGGGCATTGTTTCTCCTTGTTGTAAGTAAGTATCCTAGATAAGTATAGCATACACTGAAAATATCTGCAATGAGAAACCTAATCGATATCATAGAAAACCTAGAAGAATCACGTGGACTCAGCGCCAGGAATCCCGGTGAGGAATTCGTGCGCACCGGGAGCAAAGAGCAAGACGATCTCATAGTGTTCCAGGGCCTGCAATTCTATCCCGAATCTGGTGCCTATGACAGTTCTGAAGAAATGATGCAGGTTTTTGACAAACTCAAGGCCAAACTAAAACCCGGTGTAGAGCCCATAAATCGCCCCACAGCCGGCACCAAAGCATTTGGCTTGGCCACTTTTGATACAGCAGTGGGCCGCAGATACCTGGTAAAATTTGCCAAAGAGATCAACCCAATACGGACCAAGAACACATTTTTCCAGACCGCAGACATACCTGGAGAGTTTACCTACAAGACAGCACGTGGCGAAAAAGAAACTGTGGGTTACAAGCCCAGCCAAGTGCTCACGGAATTCCGGAGCCAAACACCAGAATCTATCTATCAACAGATCATGGCCAAGTTCGGAGAAGACAGCCCCATTGGTCAAGCCACTCGCATATTCTACCAAGCCACAGACTTTCCCATCATCGTGCCCGGCGAAGGCATTGATTTCAACGGATTCCGGGACTACTTCTGCGAGATGCTACAGCCCGTGGCCTTGATCCAGGGCAAACCCATCACAGGCAACGCTGGCAAAGCCGCCGAAGTGTTCTTGGGTGGAAATTATTCTGATTGCGTGGTATCGTTCAACGAAGGCGTGAGTGGTGGCCTGTTTGACAGTCTGTTGATCGCTCCCAATGGCAAGCAGATCAAACTCAGTTCCAAAGGCGCCAAAGGCGCCATGGCATCAGTGATCAACTTGTTGAAGTCTGCCCGAGAACTGCGCGATGCAGGCCTTGGAGACATAGTGGATCAATATCAATCAGTGATAGATATCTTGGAAACCATAGAACAAGGCAATCACTGGAGCGGACCCATTGAACTGGCCACACAGTTGGGTATCATCGACGAAGCCGAAGCCGGTGCCATCATACCCACGCTCACGCCTTTGACCCAGTCTGTGGACATCCGCAAGGTCCAAGGATTGACTGACAATCTACGCCAGATCTACAATGACAGAACCGTCAAAGATGCCAGCAAGGTGGTTCCTTTGGAGCACATGGTGGCCAGCCTGGCATACAAAGTCTGCAACGAGATCAACACAAGAACCAATTTCTCTGACGCGGCCGCAGACATCCTCAACAATTCGGCCTTTGTGCAGATGTATACTGAAGCTGCCAAGAAAGGCACGGACATCATCATCAAGGGTTTCCGCACTGTGTGGCCCAGCAAATTGTTCACACAAGTGACCATAGAAGCAGAGAAGAGTTACAGTTCTACTTCAAGTTCGGGTGGCAAGTTGGTGTTCAACATCAACAAAGAACCCAAGGCCGTGGCCAACGCAGACACATCAGGCGGCACTGAACCCGGTAGCGATCAGGACATCGCCGATTATCAAGCGCCAAGATCCGACATCAAAGCGTCAGACACAGTGGCAGTGGGTGATGAACGAGGTCTAGGAAGAAAACGCCGCAAGAACTTCTAACGGCTGACGTTGGCTATGTGATCACAGATGCCCAGTGCCAGTGCTTCCTCGGCGCTGAGCCAAACATCATTGGCAGGCAACAATTTGGTTTTGATGGTATCTTCATCCAGCCCAGTGGTAGCACTGTAGTGATCGATCATCCGTTGTTGGGCCAATCCAAATTCCTTGGTTATAGCAAACAGTTCGTGATGCTTGCCATCACTGCCCCATGAATACTGGTGGCTGAGTATGGAAGTGTTGGGCGTGAGCACTCTGCGAGTTTTGGTGCCTGCCAGGAATATCAACAGACCACAACTGGCTATCTGACCCAGGCCCACGGTTTTGATGGGGATCGAACTGCTGTTCATGACATCGATCAGCGCAAAGGCCTCTTCCATGTCTCCGCCACGACTGCAGATCATCAGTATGAGTTCTTTTTTCTTTTTCTTGACTATGTAGTTTTCATGCAAGATCCACTCAATGATGGGCAACATGGACTCAGCGTCTACTTCACCCATAAAAGTGTAGATGCCACTTTTTTTGAGATCGTCACCTGGCGAGTATGCAACATCGTCTTTGTCTTGGATCATGGTCGACATATTTTTGAGTAGTGAATTCGTTATATACGCATATTATAACAAATTTTTTTGGATTGCATACTACTTATGAGCAAATCCAAAATAGGCTAGTTTAATTAGGGCACTGATCTCCGCGCACCACTGCGATTTCGTAGCGATCTAAAGCGGGTGGGTTGGCGCTGTCAAGGTTAAATCCTGCTCGGCCCGCCCATCCAATATAGGTATTGATCTGCACCCCTTGATCCGTGGGTTGCGCCAAGCGTTCATTGTTCAGCATGCCCGCTTGCTGATTGTCCAGATCCGAATAACGATGGCATCCACGCCAGATCATGTTGCGATTTTGGTCCCAAAAAGTAAACAACACCGCGGGTCTGCTGTGTATCAAGTGTTGGCGCACCAAGGCCAGCGTTATGGAATCATCAAAAGCCGCGGTCCGGCTCCATCCATGTGTGCCCGGTCGGGCCTTGATAGTGACGTAGCCTTGATATTGGCAATCACGGCGATATCTGCCCAGGCAGTCTCCGGCATTGGCGTTTTGGCTCACCTGGCCCAGTGCTTCGTTGAGGCTTTGCACATAGGTGGGGCGCCAGCGCACCACGAAATTCAACTCCAGTTTCTTCTGGCGATCGTCACTGTAATACACCCTGGATGGCAGTTTTTCTATGTCATAGGCCCGGTGCGGAAAATCCACCAAGACCTGGCGCAACAGAGCATCGCCATTTTTGCGGCTGTGATCTAGAGTTTGGGCCTGGGCAGTCAAACGATCGTTGTCTATGTGTCCGGGTTTTCGATGTTCGCCCAACAAACGATCAGCCAATCGGCTGCGGCGCACCCACACATCCACGGTCATGACCACTAGACCGTTTTGTTGCTCTACGCTTTTGACTTCATAACTGTCCACGAAACCGGCCGCATGGGCTACCACTTCAGATCTTGTCAGTGTTCGATCTTGCACTTCGCGTTCGGATGCTATGACCGACCCCACTGCTTGATCCACCGCGGCTCTCAGGGCCTGTATGCGGGCTTCTTCTGTGGTGCGCCCATGCCCTCGTGCGGTCACGAAGTAATGTGGATGGCCATCTTTGAGCAACCAAGGAACCACCTGTATGATGATGCTGACAGGATTGGGCTTCAGCGAATCAGGGGCACTCTGTGCCACCACTGGCGCACTGACCAACAAGGTAGTGGCCAGTGCTAGAGCGACAATACGCATTATCGCATCATTTCATTGAGTATGATCCGGCGCTGGCTGTTGTCTTTCCTATCCCAACGCACTGTTACCTGCACGTTGCGACCATCATTGATGATGCGGCCTTCTTTGAATACCACACCGCCCAAGATACCTGAACGCTGGATAGATACTGTTTTGCGTAGATTGCTCTGGATGTTCACAGCATCGTTGCGCACGGCTGTGTTCTCTTCGCGATTGATCTCGCCAGATCGAGCGGCTTCTTCATCAGATGTTTCAAAAGCGAAATCCTGATTCTTGTTTGTGGCGAACTTGTTGGTCTTGTTGTCGCGAGCCTTTTCTAAATTCTTGGTCACTGTGTCCAGGAACCTTTTGGAATTGATGGTCTCAGGATGCAAGAACGAACTCATGCGATCTTTGGCCAGCACATAGGCCGCTTCGGTGGCCGATTGCACTGCACGTTCCGAGTTGCCTTGAACTGGAGCATAGCCAGTGGCTTCTACAGCATCCAGGTCACCCAACAGTGAATAGATGACTTTGACACCTTCACGTTTGAAGTCCGATGCGGCACGTTGCTCAGAGATAGCCTGTTGTGGGCCTGGGTTCACTGTGCGATTGGGACCTACGTCTGTGGTCTTGGTAGAACTACAGGCCGAAAGACCCAGGGCGGCGATCAAGGCCATGGCTAGGATTGACTTGTTCATTTGTTTTTGATCCATTCTCCGGCTTTGGAAAGATCTTGGCCGGCGCCGGAAACCGCGCCACCGATCGTGCCACAACCAACCAAAAGGCTGGCCACCAATACTGCAAAAACCAAGTGCTTCATGCGAACTCCTTAAAGATTGGTCATAAAAAATCCTACTATGTGTGTATTATTACACAAGTAGGATTTTTGGTCTAGTGACCGGTTAACCGTTTTTTTACCAAATTACTTGGTTTTGGTCTGGGATGTGTAGGCTTTCATGATACCCTCACCGAATTTGACATAGTCAAATTTAGCGGCTTCCTGGGCATGCTTGATGGTTTCTTGCACAACCGTGGTGCCAGCATCCAAAGTGGCCTTGGCGGCTTTTTTGGTATATTCGGATTGGTTGTCAATGAACTCATTCAATGCTGTGGCAATCTTTTCGTCAGTTACGAAAGTCTTGACAAATTGCTTCTTGCCGGTCTGGACTGCATCGATGGTCGCGTCTAATGTAAACATAGTGTTTCTCCTTGAGTTAAGCGAGTTTACTGCTAGAGACCCGCCCCATGCGGCATCTCCTTTGAACTATTATATATGATAATTATTGCACTGCACAATAATTAATCTACCCAGATAATAGTGTTTTGGCTAAGTAATTTTATCAAAATGGAGGACTGCATGGCTTGGACTGCTACACTCAACATCGTCAACAACACCCAATATAACCTAACCGTTAACCACAACACAGTGGGTGATTTAACTACTATCGCACCTGGTCAGTCATGGTCCTGGACCACATCTGATCCAAACAATACCAACGCCTTGCGTTTTTGGACAGTTCCGGAACAGTGGTATATGCAAGGTTCAGTGGCCTATGGTCCCATGGCCGGAGTATACATGGACCGTGGCTGGATGGCACCCACGGATCAGACCATCCGCTTGGATGCCGATGTCAATGGCACAGGATTCTCACAGACCCAAAACGGTGGAGCCACTGTGGTGCCTTGGAACGGATTTGAATCCGGTGGCACGATCAATATGAAGTTTTCTAAGACTTGATGTTGTAGGCCAAACCAAATCGTTCTAGCCCTTTGATATAAGTCCATCCTAGATCCCATTCCCAGGGTTTTTGGCTGAGTTTAGGCGAAGCTGGATCAGCATGATGATTGTTGTGTAGTTCTTCACCACCGATGAAGAATGCCCAGGGCACAATATTAGTGGAATAGTCTTTGGTTTGAGTGTTCCTATAACCCCACCAGTGTCCCAGGCCGTTTATGACGCCGGCTGCCCACAGTGGGATCCAAATCATCTGCCATAGCCAAGGCAACCAACCCCAGTCCCAGCCCCAAATCATGCAGTTGATAAAGAACATCAAGGTCACCCCCAACCAGTTGAATGGTGCATAGATGTGACGCTCTACCCAGTCATCGGGCGTGCCCACACCATACTGGTTGACCATGGCTTTGTCTTTTGCGGCCCAGGCATAGTAAAAAGCACCGCCTAATAAAATCTGCCAAATTCCTTCATTTTGCGGACTGTGCGGATCACCTTCCGCGTCAGTGAATCTGTGATGTTTTCTGTGTGTGGCCACCCACTGTTTGGTGACCATGCCTGTGGTGAGCCACAGCCAAAATCTCATGAAATGTGCCACACGTGGATCAAATGTCACACCTCTATGTGCCTGGCTACGATGCAAGTAAAGTGTGACACAAGCTATGGTGATGTGTGTCATCACCAGGATGTATATGAATAGGAGCATCAAATTACTTATCCTTGATCCAGAAGCCCAATCTACTACCAGCAGGGCTGTGATACCACTGTGTACCGGGAGGCTGTTGTTGGCTGGATTCGGGCCATACAGGCCAGATCTCATCACTATCATGATTGGCGAAATCATCATTGTATCGTAGATGCACTTCGATCACTGTATCGCCGATGTATTCTACGTTGATCCATTCCTGATAATACTTGAGATCGTGCAACATCCCAGGAAAAGGCCGATCTAAATCCGTTCGACACCACCGTGAAAAACGATCCAATCTCCGAGGATCATCTCTGAAACCTTGCACCGTGAGATGCTGTTGGCCCCAATGGTAGTCCACTGACACATGCGGACCTTCGAGCACCTGGGTCCAGAAAAATCCATCGGGCACTGTGTCACTGTCACCTTTTTCCATCCACACGATCTGCGCACCTCGACTCATCATGCGGATGTTGGTGATAGGTCTTATCACATATTCTCCGGACCATGGTACGGGAATACCAGCCGGTCCAGCGGCGATGCCCTGTCTTCGTGCCACTATGAGTTTGTCATAGACCCACAACCACTGTGGTGGGCATGAGTCATACACGTCGCGATCGCTGACGAACTGCATCACGCTCCCGAGGCCAACACTATCTTGCAGATATGTTCCAGCCGTTCTATGTGTTCAAACGCACGCCACGGTGAGGTATCGATAGCAACCACACCATGTCCACGGATGCCCACGATGTCAAAGGCGATGTTGCCTTGTTGATCTAATTGTAAATTTTCGTGGCAACGATCTGCCAGTTCTTGGCTTATAGGCGGCACATCTCCCACATTGGGTGCTACCTTGGTATATCTACTGAGTTCTGGAAAGTCCGCAACAATGTCGCCTAAATTGATGCCACGGTGCATGGCCGCCACACAGTATGTTGGATGCAAGTGAACTACCACACGCACCTCCGAGGCATGTTGTCCCATGCGTCGTTGCAGTCCAAAGTGCAAAGGAATCTCGCCGCTGGGTTTGAGATTGGCGCTGATGTCAGTGTAATAATCTTCTCGCCAGAGAGACACTGGACCATTTTCAAGAATCATGATCTTCTTGAACTGGTCTGGTTGTAGGGTCTGCTTTCTCACTCCTGATGGTGTGATGTAGAAATGATCTCGATCATGATGCCGAATGCTGACGTTGCCGTCTCGACTGGTGATCCAGTTGCGGCGGTATGCCTCTACTAATGTTTCACATATGGTTTCTAACATTTTACCAGTGCCTTATGACATTTGCTATTATGAATCCGCAAGTGATCACATGGATCACTATCCAGAACGTTTTGAGGCAGAGTGCTACCCTTGCTTCTCTCATGGTCAAGATGGGCACTCTAGGGCGGTCTTCGTCAGTGTTGCCCATGACATGACCTGTGGCTCGAGCCCAGATGCGTTCAATGCTACGCATCATTGCAGATTGATCCATATCGCAATGGCCAGACCTGCACACCATAATACCGAGATCACAGCGTATTTGATCTTTTTGCGTCGAGATACTCTAGACCAAGTGCTTGCCATCAGTGGAACTGTTCTTCTTCTGTTGAGCCTTTGAGAGCCTGGGTGGAAGCATCAGCCTCCACTGTGGTAGTCACGCGGTCAAAGTAACTGGTTCCTACTTCTCTCTGATGTTTGACAGCTTCGAAACCACGGCTCGCATCCGCGAACTCACGCTCTTGTAACTCCACGAAAGCAGACATGCCGTCCCTAGCATAGCCATGAGCAAGGTCAAACATGCCATGATTAAGAGCATGGAATCCAGCAAGTGTGATGAATTGAAAACGGTAACCCATTGCTCCAAGTTCACGTTGGAAACGGCCAATTGTGTCTGCATCTAGGTTCTTCCTCCAGTTGAATGATGGTGAGCAGTTGTAGGCTAACATCTTGCCCGGAAACTGTCGGTGTATGGCTTCGGCGAATCGCTTGGCGAAGTCGAGGTCGGGTTTGCCTGTTTCGCACCATACGAGATCTGCGTAAGGACAGTAGGCCAGGGCTCTACTGACTGCTTGGTCGAATCCTGCTCGGGTCCGATAGAAACCCTCCACAGTTCTTTCACCAGTAAGAAAAGGAACGTCGTTAGGATCAATATCTGAAGTGATAAGATCGCCGGCTTCGGCATCTGTTCTAGCAATAACAAGACTAGGCACTCCCATAACATCAGAAGCGAGACGAGCGGCAATAAGTTTATTGATGGCTTCTCGTGTTGGAACAAGGACTTTTCCTCCCATGTGTCCGCATTTCTTTACGGACGCTAATTGATCTTCAAAATGCACACCTGCGGCCCCGGCTTCGATCATGGCCTTCATGAGTTCGAACGCATTGAGCACACCACCAAATCCTGCCTCTGCGTCAGCCACGATGGGTGCGAAAAAATCTCGATCTTCTTGGTCTTCCATCCAGGCGATCTGATCTGCTCTGGTAAAAGCATTGTTGATCCTACGCACCACTGCTGGCACAGAGTCTGCGGGATACAGGCTCTGATCAGGATACATGGCGCCAGCCAAGTTGGCATCAGCGGCCACTTGCCACCCACTCAAATATATAGCCTTCAAACCGGCCTTGACCTGTTGCAGGGCTTGCATGCCCGTGAGTGCTCCCAGGGTGTTGACATAATCTTGTTCATGTAGCAAACGCCACAATTTTTCGGCGCCACGCCGTGCCAGACTGTATTCTATGGGGTTGGAACCTTGCAAACGCACCACGTCCTCGGCTGAATAATCACGTTTGATTCCGGTCCAGCGCGGGTTTTCTGTCCATTCTTGTTGCAGTTTGTATACCTTCCATCTACGGTCTTGCATGGTGTTTCCTCCTGTTGAGCCAGGATATTTAGTTACATTGCAGTGCAATATGCTAGGTTTCGATAATATGCTGTGTAAATACACTATATAAAACAAAGGAGACTGCAATGCTCGCATTTTTAAAAAAGTTTTTTGGTTCCAAGCCCACCGTAAGTCCTTGCCCAGAGGCCCCTTACAAAGTTGAAGCACCACAGACCACACCTGGTGTGATACCTATGTCCACACAATACTCCGAGGCTGCGGCGCCTAAGAAAAAACCGGCTGCCAAAAAACCTGCTGGGGAAAAGAAACCTGCTGTCCGTGCCAAAGCAGTGAGAGCCAAGAAACCTGCTGCCAAATGAGTTCCCACTGGGGTTATCATCTGATGTTGGATTGTAGTGGTTGTGATATTGAATCTATATCCAACCGCGACAACATCTATAGATTCGTCAAGGATCTAGTGGATCGTATCGATATGACAGCACACGGAGAACCCGTGATCGAACATCTCCTGCCCGGAGACCCCAAACAGGGCTACAGCCTCATGCAGTTGATCACCACATCAAATATCTGTGGCCATTTCATGGAACTAGATGGCACGGCCTATTTTGATGTGTTCAGTTGCAGAACTTTTGATATTGAAACTGCCAAGGCCGTGGTCGATGAATATTTCCATCCCAGAAAGATGCGTGTCAATTTCCTGACTAGACACGCCGATTAGCGAAATAACTCCGCAAGTATCCTAGGCCTTTGTATTCGATCACAGCATCAGTCATGCTCATCACACTGCTGATGATCCTTTGTTTTTTATCTGCGTCTTGGAACACATCCCGTAGTGGTATCATGTAGACTCTGATCAAAAACAGCGCGGCTTGACTGTGTATGGGTATAGTGGTCTGGCGTTCCGATCTGAACCACATGTCATCTATTGTCTCCGTGGACCATGCTTCTACACCACTGGGATGTCTGCTCAACGCAGGACGGTTGGCTATACTCCACACTGATCTTATGAAAGGACCCCGGGTAGTGATCATACGTGCGATGTGTCCAGATGCCTTGTTGACTATGTCAAAGTCTGGCACGGGTTCATGTATTTCAAGGAAAGTCTTGTTGACTTTGGTTTGAGGATCCCACCCCGATGGCAAGCACACACTCAGTATCTGTGCAGAGAGTTCGCCGGCACGATTGGGTGCCCATATCACAAAGTCTTCCTGTAGTGCCCGAGTTAGTTGCCACACAGGAGCATCTCCTTGGATCACAGGTGCAGTGGGATCATATTTTCTCAGTGCATCTACGGCTTGATAAACCAGTTCACGACTGGCTGAATCTCCATATACCGGATTGTAGTTGTTGAGTTTGGCGTCTTGATATCGATCAAAATCCCTGTCCGTGGTCAGTATGGACTCACCGGGTTGCCAAGGTCGCATGTGCGGCCGCATGGCATAGGGAACTTCTACATCAAAAGGGATATCACACAGTGACGTGCTTGGCGAAACCATCTCTTGCTAGATTTTTACCTTTGGCCTCGCACTGGATGTCAAACTGATCGGAGAAACCAGCGGCCCAGTCGTTCACAGCCGAATTCCAATAGAAATCCGAGTGGGCGCGGAGTTGCTGTTTTTTATGACCTCGTGCAAGAAGTCCAGCAAGATCTGGGCGAACTCGGGGATCATGATCAACAAGAATATCTTCGCGACTAACACTGTAATGCATAGCAGGGCGAACGTCACGCCAAGACTCAACCACACGCTGAACACGATCATCTTGGGGATCGATGTATTCTCCTGTTTTGACCCAATGGTGATGAATGTCCAGCACAAGAGCCACGTTATCAGCCACAAGCAAAGTAAGGTCCAAACCATTTGATATCTCGTCGTTTTCGATAGTTATGAGATTGCGTGCCTCGGGGCTAAGTTTGCCCAGGCTACGCAAGAATTTTTCAGGCCCACCCTTGCCCGACAGGTGAACATTGATCTTGAAGCCATGATCATGCCAGGTGGCGCCATAGCCCATCCAGCGGGCCATGTCTGCATGATATTCAAACTCTTGGATGCTACGTTCCACGATGCCGTCGTTCTCTGATGCTAACACACAGAACTGTCCAGGATGGAATGAAAGTCTTACTCCCAACTCTCGGGCACGGGCACCCACAGGAGCAAAGATCTTTTCTAGGTGTCGTTGGATGTCTGCTTGTTGCCACCAGTCAATCCAGTTGGGTTCTGTGTAGCCTTGTAGCATTTCAGACCCCAGTCGAACCATGCGTAGATGATGAGGTAGACTGCCCACACGTTCTACCATGTTGAGAGCGGCCTGTGCATTGTGATTCATGATGTCCCACTGGCGCTGTTCTGCTTGGTCTGCATGCTCACGCAACCAACGCATGGTAGTGCTCCGCCCATTGAGTTCACGATTCTTGGCATTGACTTTCATGCCAGCAGTTTCACTGGGATCGTCTAACCATTTACAACAAAAACCAATTCGAGCAGTCATGAAAGCCTAGAAGAGTTATCAATTAAGTAATTGTAACACGGCTTCAAATTTATCGCAAGTGAGATTGGGGATTTTGGTCAGGCTTGCATCCAAATCATTGGCATGATCAATCAAGACAAATTGGGTTTGAGGATAGGTATTTAGGGTGGCCCGAAAAGCATTAAGGTAATTGGTTTTCTTATGCTTTTGGAACTTGTCTGTTTCGGTAATCTTGCTGACATCGTAACCAAAAAGCAAAACCAAATCTGCGGAGTCAGCCACGAGATGCATGGACACGATCTCTTCAGGGTGGTCGAACTCTCCTGGAAAATCTCCATCATATAGATTTACCTTGGAAGGTCTGTTCAACGCACCATAGTTCTTGTTGGGTATGTAGAGATTGCACACAGCATGGAACGCTCTTTTTATCAATTCGTCGGCCTTGGAAAAATCGTGGCACAGAACATTGTCTGTCTGCCAGGCACGCCATGTGCGCCAAGATCCCCAGAGAGCCCCTATGTCTTTGAGTTGCCCAGGCTCGATATGAGTTGCCGAGAACTCGTCGGCCAGCACACACACTATCCTCACTGTGACATCCTCACAGTTTGCCAACGGAATGCACCAAGACATACCCATGCAAAGATACCATCACTGGCATTGGTATTAAACACTATGTCACCCTTGGTGCCACTGTAACCGGGCACTTCAGTGCTCCATGACAAGCGATTACGTGCTATCCGCAGTTGTTGCACAGTGACCATGCCATCACTGTCTACTTCTATGTGATTCTGGCGATTGACACCGATCACCAAATTTTGTTTTCGATTGCTGCCAATGAAACTGGTGTTCTTGCTGTATTTGCCCAGAGCGAGATTGGTTTCTTCGTCCCATACGCTGAGTGCGCTGTCAGGTTCTTGTGTGTTGACGCCAACGCGATTTTTTTGCACAGTTAAAGTCTTGGCTAGATTTGTGGTCCCCGATACTTCGAGATTTTCCACTGTGCCTAGTTTCTTGATATTGCTATTGACCACTCCGGCACTGAGAGTGTTGCCCGTGACCAATGGGTGCCCATCCACTGTGATGTTTTCGATTTCAATGCCGGATTTGGTAGAATCAATCACTGTGGCGATCAATTCGCTGGCGAAATCCTGTTTGATGCGGTCATAGGTAACATTGCCCACATGGCGGCTGAGATCCTGCCAGGTTTGGTTGTCAGTGTTGATGCGACCTTGTATGCCCAGGTCACCTTGGACCAAGACATCTCCGTTGATCTTCACGTTATGTTCCACTGTGAGATCGTGTGTGACAGTTTCGTGCTCGATGACCACCACTCCGTCCATGACTGTGAGTTGGGTGGAGCCGGATTGATCAACTATGCCCGCAGTGCGGAAATCTCTCTTGATAGCAGTGATCAACTGGTCTTTGTTTTCCATTATGGCCTGAGAAATCTTGGCATTTAGATCTATATCTCTCAAGAGATTGCGTAGGCGATCTTCTGTGCGCTGTGCTATCAGCGTTTCAATTTTGGTAACCCATTGCGGATCCACAGACAGATTGTTGATGGTATTTTCAACAAAACGTTCTACGGCTAGATCCACTGTCTGGCGGATCTTGTCCTGATCAACATAGGAATTCAAATCAGGAACAAATCCGCTGGCAAACATTTCGCCTACTTTGTGTTCCACAGTGGTCACGAGATCAGGCAAGGTTCCGATATTGCTGAATCTAGCCGTGATACGATCCTGCACGAACCCAATGATCTGCTGTTCGAGATCCTGGAGCCATTCGGGTTGACTCACTGCCTGTTGCACCTGCAGTCGTGCTTCGTTGCGTATTTCTTGTTCGACTATGTGTGCCAGTTGTTGTGCGTCAAGCATGCTCTCTCCATAGGTCCAGCGTCACGCAATGGAAACCACCGCCCAAGGTGCGACTGTGACTCAATCGGTGTCCTATCACTGTGATACCGTGTTTTTCTAACTCTCTTTGTAGCACCCGTTGATCACTGTCCATGATCACTGTGTTAGGATCTACCACGAGCATATTTAAGGCTATCCATTTAGAAGCATAGGGGTATTGATAAAATCCCTGTTCTTTGACATAGTCAACGTAGAGCACTTCCCAATCTTTCAAGGCCCTAGGCAGATTTTCTGGTGTGACTCGTGCGGCATTGACAATGACCAATCCTTCTCTGATCGGGACTATGGTAGAATCTATATGCACGCCAGAATAAAAATTGCAAAGTTCTATCGTGATATGTGGAAATTGTTCGCACAGCCATTCATAGGCTTTACGATTGCCCGATGCACTTTCTAGATATAGCCAAGTATCGCCAAGTCTGCACACATTGGCTGCGTCCAATATCATGCCTTCGTTGCGCGGCATGTGCAGATATCTTTCACAAGAATCAACTACATCATGATAGGCCGCCAATTCCATGTCTCTGCAAGGATACATCATGGCAGGATCCACTATGGTTTCGCCGGCTACCAATAATCTATCTCTGGGGCAATAGTTATACATCCCTCCCAAGGCAACAAAATCTATTTCTTGTGGACGGTATACTTCTACACCTAGCCCAGTGAGTTTGTGTGCGAGATCATCCAGTTCAGATTCTGCTTCATCCACTATCCATTGTGGCACAGGACCTGATGGAACTGGTGTTTCTTTCCACAAGGTCTTTTCACTTTCCAGGGCAAACACAGGATCTTGGCTAGGCCAATTGGCATGCTTGGCAGATCCTATCACTATGGATCGCAAAGGATCCCATTCATTGTAGCTAGATATTTTCACAGATGTCCTGTTATTTGTAGAGTGTAACGATCTTCAAGACCGATGTTGGCTGCCATGTGCGGCACATCATAAATCCATTCTGCCACTGTGCCTGCATGCCATTTGACCACAGGATCGCCCTGCACTTCTAGATAGTGTCCCGACTGCCAATCTTCCAACATCACCAATGCCCGGCGTATGTTGTATTCTTGACCTTCCAGTCCAAACAATTTTACATACTTTACATAACGATCTTGATGCACTGGCATCACTGTTCCGGAAGTCATTCTATAGTAAGATGTTCCAATATCTTTCCACCCCATGGCAGAAAAATAGTCTACGAAAAGATGATTCCAACTGGGTTGACGTCCTTTCATGTCTGCCATGGATCCACATATTTTGGGTTGATATCCTTGGGCCATCCATCGTCTCACATCTTCTGAATCGTTGAACGGCTCTTGGATGTAATCTAGATGCTTGAATTCATCATCCCAAAAAACATCCAAACTGTAAATTTTATAATCCAGTCCGGCCATCTCGTGTGTTGCCATAATGGATCACATTATATTGTGGTGTAGAAGGCATTTTCCGCCAAGGATCAACAATGACAGAACCATAGGCTATGGGAGAATAGAACGTGTCATCTCTCACATCACCAGTGTATCCATAGGTGATTTGTCGATTGTGTGCCAGCAACAATACACAAGGACCAGTGATCGATTGGACTACATCGTCGCTGTCATCTGCCAAGGGATCTAAGTATTTCACAGAATAACCGGCCTCCTTGATATAGAATCCTATCAACGTGGAGTAGCTACCGATACAGTAGGCAACATCAGGCTTGTATGCCTTGCCATGTATGACTATAGGCAAATTCTTTTCTTTGGCTTGGTCTACTAAAAAGTGTGCTAGATTTTTTGCTTGTATTTCTCGAGCATGCATGATGGTGTCAAACAAGTCATAGCCAATGTCATACTCTTCGGCCAACCAACGCAAGGCGATGTTGTCTCGAGGATGGCAAGCACCTGCATCGCCCATGCCCGCGGTCATGTATTTGGGTCCCATGATACGCATGGTTGATTGGGCAAGGGCATCGGTCACAACATCCACATTGATGTTGCCAATCTTCAGCGCAAAATCCTGTATCATGTTCACCAGTCCAACCTTGGCAGAAATGAATGTGTTGTAGAAAATCTTGATGGCTTCGCACTCGTCCCAGGTACCTGTGACATAACGGGGATTGTTTTTCATCAACGGGCGATATAGATCGATTAGATCACGCATCTCAGATGCATCACCAGTTTCTGTCCCGATCATGACCATTTCGGGATTGGCCATATCCCATTTGACCGAGCCCATGGCTATGAGGTAAGGATTATAAAGGAACTGATGCTGTGGACCCAACAAGTTGGCAAAATGTCTGCGTGTGGTTCCCGGCAACACTGTAGAGATCAATACCACACGCTTGGGTGTGTCAGCATGTTCATTGATCTGACTAATAGCGTCTTTCACCGCATCATGCCCAAAGTCTCGAGGCTCCATGTGCGAGCTGGGCACTGATCCATCATAGCCCTCGGCGTGTGGAGTTGGCACAGCGATAAAGATCCAGTCGCTTTTTTTGACCACTTCGTCAATGCCACAAACTTCAACGGTATCACTATACCTCGGATATATATCATACCCTCGGACTGTGTAACGTTCAGCAAATACCTCTGCACAGTCTAGACCCAGTTTTCCTAGACCAATAAAACCTATATTCATTGTTTCCTCCATTAAATGACAGTGCCTGCTCATAATTTATACGATTTTATACATCAGGTCACAGAAAAACGTTTCTGGTTGTTGTATTTTTACCAATGGGGTAATAAAGATCTCAAGAACGTTTTGGACTACCAAAAGGACTATGAACACACAAAAGGACCCAATGGCATAGATAATCTGCTGGGAGAAACCTTCTTAGATCCAGATCAGATAGGACTAAGCAGATTTTCATTGGCTAGGAATTTCCAACCGGTATTGTTTTGTCATGATCAAGAACCACTGAATTATGAACTGTATCAAGATGGACAGCCGTTGTTACACAAAACCGAAGAGTTCAATCGACAGGATTATAACTTTCCTGTGCAGGATCAAAATCTCAGAAACACCATAGTATGGTCTTGGCAAAAACAATGGATCCTATTGCATTCTGAAATCAATTCCCCTCAACTGCAAAAATATGAATCCACTGGTCGTTATTGCGGCGCTTACTGGTGGAGCCATGCGTTGATTGCCCGTGATTGGTATAGATTTGCCCAACATGATCAAAGTCTCGAGAGAAAAAAGATCAAAAAAATATTTTTGATATATTGCAGAGATCAGACTGGTACCAGACAATATCGCCAACAGGTCATGGATCATCTAAAACACAATGGACAATGTGATTTTGCAAATCCTACAACAGCAGATGCCATGGCCAGCGCCTATTATAACAGTGAAGATTTTTGCAAGACTGGTATAAGCCTGATCTTGGAAACTCTGTTTGAAGATCCAAGGATACACTTGACTGAGAAAACACTCAGGCCCATAGCCTGCGGACATCCATTTATCTTGGCTGCCGGACCCGGCGCCCTGGCAGTGTTAAAATACTATGGATTTGAGACTTTTAGCCCTTGGATTGATGAGTCATACGATCATGAGTCCGATCATTCCACCCGCCTTGATCTCATACTCAAAGAGGTTGACAGGTTGTCTTCAATGGCTCCCGAACAACTCAATGAAATACTTGCTCATTGCTGGGCCGTGGCCCAGAGAAATAAACAACGGTTCTTTTCGGATAATTTCCTGAAATTCATAAAAGATGAACTTTACCATAACGTCATGCAAGCATATGGAAGGACCCAGAACAAATTGGATCCTTCATACTGGTGGTATGTGCGTCAATGGCGAAAGCAACACTTGCCTCAGAGTCCGCGATCTAACAAATACACCTTGCACCTGGTCAGACATCTACGACTCAACCAAGGGTCACTTGAACAATATCAGCGCCATGATCACAGCCTGGATGATGAATCCGGCACCAATTGTGACAATGTTTAACGTATCCTTGAGCACCACTGCTCGTCCAAACAACAGCACCAGACCAGCCCACATAAACAGCACCACGTCTACAGAAGGAGTGCGATCACTGAGTCCCGTGAGTATGGCCAGCAATGTGGGTATGGTGGCCGAGTGGATCAGGATCACTGCCAGCCATCCCAGTGTTTCGGCTGAGACCGTGTGTAACTGATTGGCGAGATATTGGCTGAATCCTGCTCGGACATTTCCTATGAATTGGAAAAACTTGCTCATGCGCCCTTCTCCTTCTTCTTGTAGAATCTGTGTGCTCCAAACTTGCCCACGTATTGCATGTTGGGCCAACCCGGATTTACATAGTCAGCATGGAAATACAGGGCCTCCTTGAGGCTGGGCAGTCGGAATCCCTCTAATAGGACCTTCTTGGCCACTTCCATGCTCTCATCCCATAGTGCAGGGTGTATGGGTCGGACCTTGTGATGTGGTTCACAGTACCAAGAGAATTGGCATACGACCTTTTCGTATACCACGTTCTTTTGATAAACCACTCCACAGACGTCCTTGCCAAAACGACCGTCTTCTACGCGATTGATAGTGACTTGGGCCACACCCACTTTGCCTTCAAAAGGCTCAGAGGCGGCTTCCCAATAGATATTGCGGGCCAAGCATTCTAGTTGCTTGGAGCGATCCGCTGTGGACACGAAGCCTTGGCGCCATGAGGCCGCTTCGTTGTCAGATGCAAGAGCATCCAGACGCAAATTGGTGACTGTGATCAAGATCGATGCTACGATCATTAGGCCGATCACACGGGGCAGACTTACAAAAAGTTTGGCCATGTCAACTTGGTGCGTTCTTGACTTTGATGTTGTCTCTGTCATAACTTCCTCCTTGTTTACAGGTTTCGAACCGTAGTAATATGTAAATCCAATATTACCACAGATATCGGCGTATATTACAAAATGGGCTATATTTAACCAACCGGCCCTGAATTTGTCTCATACAAGGTTTATTTTATGGTATTTTTTGGTGGTTGTCAAAAAAAGTTTCTTCAGAATCAAAATCGCTGAGATTTTGGAAGAAAATTCCCATTTACGATGTCAGAGGATTCACCCACGCCCAAGATACAACCGGTGACGCGACCATACTGCACCAGAGTCCAGGCTCCGGTGGTTTCATTGAGAAAAAGACTGAATTGGCTGGTGTCTTGACTACTTTTTCCGATCCACAGTGGAAACTCTCGATACTTGTCTTTCATCAAAGTTTCCACTATCTCCCGGAATGGGCCGCAGGTCACTGGTTTGTCCCGCTCGGTCCACTCGCTCGCCATCGCTGAGATCGGTAGGATGGCGAGGATGAGGGCGATGATTTTTTTCATATCTGTGAGGGCTGTGTTTGAACCAGCTCATCAGATCTCAGGGTGTGGATCCTGTGCTGGTCCCATCTTGCCCGAGGATGCTACAAATGGTGCAGGTGCTCCAAAACTGGGTGCTGTAGGTGCGGCACCGGGTGCGCCGAATCCGCCCATGGGCTTGTTAAAACTCATTGATGCTCCGCCAAAACTGGCAGATGCACTCAGGCCTCCCATGCCACTGGTGCCGCTGTTGCTGGGATTACCACTCACAGGAGTAGATCTCGTGGCCGCTTCCAGGGCTTTCATCTTGGCTTCTTTATCGTCTTTGCCGGCCAACATGATGCCCGACAGCGTACCGGTAAGGAACGTAGCAATGGGTATGATCAGTTCAAAAAACTTCTGATCTATGGGGCTCATAGCGTTGAGTGGCTGGGTGACGAATATGATTGAATACAGCACCACAAACACTATGCCTGTCAGTGTCAGCGCCAAGCAAACACCTATGAAAAAACGCAGGCGGGCCATGAGCTGATCTTCGGTGTAGATAAATGGATCTTCTTGATCTTTTTCTTTGAAAAATTTAAAAATCATTTGCAATTCGCTCCTAGAGTTGTTTGGGGTGCCGATGCAGTCGTAGTTCCAGCACTGGGCGGGCCTAGACGTGGATCGCGGCCACCTTTGAATATGTGATCTGGGCAGGTCCTTGTGACATCACAAGCGGGTAACTTACACATGTCTTTGTCCCAGTTGGCAGGATCTTGGCAGGGATAGCGGAATCTATCACCGCCAAATATGGCCAGCATCAAGGGCATGAAAATCAGCAAGGCCAACCATTTGAACAGTTTACGATCGTTCATTCGAGCTCCTAGTTTATTGTTTGCTGTATTTAACAAAAAACCCGCCGAAGCGGGTCGAGCGCTTATTTGCCTGCCAAGGGATTATCTAGGGCTTTTTTGATCTTGTCGTCTACTTCTCGTCGCAGTTCGCGCACATCTTTTTCAGTTTCGCGCTGGCTTTGTTTGCTACTGCGCTCTACTTGTTCTACCACATTTTCTAGCCTGCGGATATCTTGCTTGAGATCGTTCTTGATGTCTTGCGTATACTGTGTGCCTTTTTCTGAACTCTGTTGCACCAGTTCCAGTTTCTTGTAAATTTCTGTTAGATCTGGCGTGACATACTCAGCGATCTTTTTCTTCATGCTCTGGTAGTCTTTGTATACTTCAAAAGCTCCATACAATCCGCCCAACACAGACGATACTATGGTGGCAGCCACCATGAGTTTAGCTGGCGTAAACTCATAACCTCCAATGGAGATCACTGTGTCTTTGCTGGCGTATTTTTTCACCGCCGCATCCATGTCATCGATCTTTTTGTTTACGTCTTTGATTTCTTCTCCCATTTCCTTCTCCTTTTATTGCACGCCTCGTTGGCGTTGTAATTTTTTAGCGACTTGATCAGACCTCTGTTCATTGAGATCTATTCTGTATCGTGCCTTGTTTTATTGCTATGCTCTGATGCTCCAACCAGATGCCCAACAAACCCACTAGCACTGCTACCACGGCAAATAATTTGGCCACGATCATACCTTATATAGTTTGAAAAAATATGTGAGCAAAGCAGCCACGCCCACGCAGTACCAGAACAGATCCTGCACCCGATGGCGATCTCTGTCAATAAACTTCATGTCTTGTGCATTCTGCGTCTGTATCTCCGTCTTGATCTTCTGCACTTGATTCCAAGCATCCTTGCCATGCTTCGCAGTCAAATCTGTTTTTAATTTTTTTACTAACTCTTCTCGTTGTAGTTCTTCTTCAAATTTACGTATGGCTGTGAGTTCTGCATTGATCAAGAGTTGTTCTTGTTGGCGCCGTTCCTGGACTCGCTTTTTCTGTTCATTCTGAACAGTTTTCTCCATGTCGCCTTGTATTTCGCCAACAAATTTACTGGTGTCATCTCCCAGTTTCTTGGCCTGTTTCAAGGCATTCAGGCCACCGGATAAATCTTTGGGTATCTCCATGATCATCTCGCATACTGTCTGTCGACCATGTCTGCATGGCGTCGGTCCGAAGCACCAGTGAGTCCCTGCAACAATCTGCGGTTATCCACGTTCTGTTGTCCACGATAGATTTCTCTAGGTGCGTAAAATTGTGCATCTGGTAGGCGAGCCTGACCATAGGCTTCAAAGCCCGGCACAAAACTCATGGTGGCCACTACATAAGATTGATTGGCCATCTGCTCATCCAAGGTCTTGGCCGAATCGGCTTCACGTATGGCTTCGCGACCACGTGCCACAGCATTTTCCATGGCAGCACGACGCTGGCGTTCGGCCAATTGTTTGCGTCGGTCGCTAGATTCTTCTTCGCGTTTCTTTTCTTCTTTCAGTGCGAGTTCACGCTCGGCCGCAGTGGCTTCTCGACCTTTTTTCTGCTGTTCTGACTCGGCAGAGGGTTTGGTCTGGATCTGTATGCTCAATGTGCCAGTAGGGCTGGCAGTGGTTTCAACTTTCTTGGTAACCACAGTGTTGACTTGGCTGTCAGGTACAACTGCCACGCCGGTAGATACCGAGCCGTCAGTGGCTATGGTCAAGGTAGGTTCTGTGGTAGATACAGTTCCAGTCAATGATACCGAGCTGGTGGTCGTAGATGTGGTTGTCGTGGTCGTTGATGCGGCCTGTGTGTTTTGTTGCGTGACGTAGGCTGTGTTGTAACCAGGACAGGAACGATCATACAAGGGATTGGCCGTGCATTGTTGCGTAAAATAGGCCTGTTGATAGCCCGGACATGAAGGATCATACAAGGCAGAGATGCTACATTGTTGTGTGAGAAATGCCTGGGCATATCCCGGACAAGAAGCACTGAAAAGAGGATTGGCGCTACACATCGCAGTCTGGTAGCCAGGGCAAGTGGGATCACTGATGGGATTGATCGCACACTGGTCCGCATCATACAACAGTCTCACATCAGTGTTGCGCACACGCGGACCATAAAGACCCATCCAGAAAAGACTGTCCTTGCCAGTCCAGGTAACGTCGAGACTGGTTACCTGTCCGGTAGTATAGCCGCCGCTCTGAGAAAACAATTTGCGTCCTGAATCCAGCAACCATGAGGATGCTGGTGTGATACCTTGCGGATAGTTGTAAGTATATGATTCCAAGGCCTTACCATTGTTGCCATTTAGCGAGATAGTGCTGAACAGAGTCCCTCCATACTGTCCCGGAGAATTTTGTATCTCCCAAGAATAGTCATAGCCCACCCATTTGATGCCGGTGCCGGCCAAAGCCGAGTTGATGGCAATGCTCTGTGCCACTGTGCCCATGATATAACTGAATCTAATGGTGTTGGTGTCACTGTTGTAGTAAGGACTGCCTGGCACATACACACCACCACCTTCCACAGCAGTGATACCTGCTGTGTTCAGGACCTGGGCACTAGGTATACCCCAGGCTGTGCCCGCAGGATTGATCAGATTAGATGTAGCTGTTTGTGCCCGTGCCGGCTGGTGCAACCATAGCGCAAACGTGGCCACTGACCAGAAGATCCAGAACCGCAACCAGATGTTCATTTATTTGCAACCCATTCTTTCTTTGATTGTAGGGTCGTTACCGGCGTAATCTTTACAGGCAAAATCGTCTCGGCGTGGAGATTTTTCTGCGGGCTTGCTCAAGTCAATCACGGGCGGCTTGGTAGCATAATGCCCCACGTTTTCTTTCTTGGTAGAATCTAGCACACCTCTACGTTCCCACTCAGCACGAGCATCGGCGCCAATTTTACCTTCTACTGGGCAGGGTGTGCCAGCGGCCATCATGGCAGTAAATATACGTTCATCTTGACACAGCGTGGCCACTGCGGCGACCTTCATGCCCATGTCATATAAATTCTTTGACAGTTTGATGCGTTCGCAGTTCATGTCACGCATGGTTCCCCCCATGGAGATACCCAGGATCTGAGTCTGCACAGCACCTGACGCGGCCACGGCACACACATCATTGTTGATGGTGGTCACAGCGGGTGCCACTGCCGTTGGTGGCGGACTTTTGATAGTGGTTGTAGAACTGGAATTGGTAGTCGACGTAGACCTGCTGGTGGAATCTGTGATGATTGGATCGGTCTGTGCAACTACTGCGGTCATAGATAGTGATAAAACTACGCCCGCCCAGAGTTTTTTATAGTTATAAAACATCTTTTGTCTAGCTCCTTAGGCGACATAATATTTAACGGAGCCAAGACAAAAAATAAGCGGTAGTTTTATTTGTTACTAAGAGATTGGTATATTTTTTAGCAGATTGATGCAGTCGTTGAACAGTATCTGTTGATCCAGTTCATCTGCTGACAGTTGGATGTTGTCAAGGCGTTGCAGATCTTCCATGAGTTCCTGGAATTCTGCTGAGTTGACATCACCTCGCGACAATGCATCACGATATTCCAAGGCTTTTTGCACTCGATATCCCAAGGCATTGTTTTGTCTGCAGAAATTTTCTACCACTTGTTGAATGTTCATGCTCGAGGTCTCCTTCCACTCACTGACAACATCTTGCGAGCGGCTTCGTTTATGTTTTTAATTTTGGCACTACAGAAAAATTTACTAGGTGGTCGGTCTCCACGATAGCGTTGATCAAAATCTCCCACTATTTCACTGAGATTACGATTCATCTCTTGTATCTTGGAATTGTCAGGCAAGCTGGCACTGTATGTGGTCAGCCAATCTACTTTGTGGCGTATATCTCTGCTCACTGTTCTGATTTCTTCAGTGGCACATACTGCATCTGTCTTGGTCAGTTCGATGATGTCTACCAAACGGGCTTGCTCATTATAGTCAAAATAACTAGGGAATAAAGCACAAGCCGACAGTAAAAAAGCGACACTAACGGTCGCTACTAAATTTTTCATATACGCCGTTCCAATCCGGACCTGGGTCCTTGTGTTTATACTTAGCGATTCTCTGAGAAATTTCATCATAGAAGCTGTTCAGCGTGCCGCCCCAGCGTCCGTGTAGGTGTTCTATGGCCTGTTCGCAGAAACCCCAATTCCGCTTGCGATAGTTTTCCATGAGTTTGGCATGGAGATTGATGATATTAGGCATGGTACCTATTTCTTCCAATCTCACTGCATCAGTGTCCAACACACAGAAACTGTCCAAAATCGGACCATTGGATTGTATCTGTATCTGATCCAGTTCCAACACCGTGTATTTGTCCTTCAACCCCTCTGCTGTTTCTTTGCCAAATATTATGTGCATAAAAAATCCTTTTAAATATGTATCATGCCAATAGCATTTGATTTAATTTCAGACCTCCATGTGGAAACTTGGGATCAACCATTTGATTGGGAAGGACAGGCCACTGCTACTCTTTGTGTGGTGGCCGGAGATGTGTCTCGAGACCGTGCCTTGGTCAAAGATGCTTTGGAAAAACTCAGCCAACGATATCGTGCAGTGATGTTCATAGATGGCAACGACGAGCATCGATGGACCTTGAACGATCTTGGGGACAGTTATCGCAGTCTAGTGGAAGAAATAAGCGACATACCCAATGTTACCTATCTCCAAGACAATGTAGTCATCGTTGATGGTGTAGCATTCCTGGGTACCAATGGTTGGTGGAGTTTCGATTTTGAACCTGGAGTGGACTATGATCAGACGCGGTTGTGGTTCCAAGACAGATACCAAGTTGATAGGACAGTTTCGGATGCCATAGAATCCATGAGCATGCAGGATTTCGCTTATCTGGCCAGATCAGTGCGTAGATTGCAGACGCATCAAGACGTGAAAAAAATAGTGTTGATCACCCATACTCCACCGCGTTTGGATCTCATACATCATGACATCGAGATAGCCGACAGCTATAGGATCAACTGTTCAGGCAACAGTTATATGACGCAGGTATTGGGCGAGGACACCGAGAGCAAGATCTCTACTTGGTGTTTTGGACACTACCACGGCGATGTTGATACCACCATACAAGGCATCAGATATGTCAACAACTGTAGAGGAAGAGGCAACACACCTTGGTGCAAGCCTGTGTATTACCCTCGTAGGATTGAAATAAGTCTCTAGGCCGAATCTGGCTCTAGTTTGACCTGTAAAGGATACCCGGCACCACGTGCCATCACAGTGACTTCGATGCCTTTTTGTTCGGCTATCTCATAGGGCAACACGGCCACCACTGCAGATCCTGCTTCATGGATGTCGAAAGTGATTTTTTCTGCTGTTGAGGGGCTGTAATCAAAATGTTCTACCAGGCTTTCAATCACGAATTCCATGGCAGTTTTATTGTCATTGATGTAGATAACTTTGAACATGGGAGGTTCTTTGAGCACCTCTCTGGGCCTGACGGTTGTTTTAGTTTTGGGTTGTGTAGCAGTTTCTGACATGTCGTTCCCTTTGTCCTCAGTAGAGGGCGGGTGCCCTCCACTGTATTTACGCTATTATATTATTTTGCGTATGAGATTGCAATACGCTTTGGCTTCATTTCTTCGGGCACGATGCGCTGTAGATGCACGTTCAAGATGCCGTCTTTCATCACAGCATCGCGAACCTCTACATAATCAGCCAGTTGGAATGTGCGCAGGAACTTGCGAGCCGAGATACCGCGATGTAGATAGTTCAATTCTGAGTCATCGGTGTTCTTTTCACCGGTGATCACCAACTGTCCTTCATGGAAATCTACATTCACTTCACCTTCGGCAAACCCAGCCACTGCCACCTGGATTTCATAGGTGTCTTCTCCTGTTTTCAGGATGTTGTAAGGCGGGTAGTTCTGGCTTTGCGCGGCATGGTCAAACTGATCCATGATACGGTCGAACAAGCGGTCGACGCCAATGGTATTACGATAGAAGGGGGTGAGATCAAAAGATGTGATTTTAGTCATAACATTCTCCTTTTTTAAGCAAGTTGACTATGTAGGCCCGACCATCGGCACCTACAAATATATTTATACAGGATTTTTTGAGAGTTGTCAATATCGCTCGCCGGCCACATTAACCAATTCATATTCCAACCAGCGCCGGAACTGTTCTGGTGGGTTCCATGTCATGGCCCACATGGTATAGGTTTCGTCGTGATCAAAAGCCACACGATGTTCGTATTTTATGGTTTTTTGCGTGTATCTCACACCATATTGTTCAGCCCAACTTTGCACCTGCTGTTTGATGAATTCCAGGGTGCGGTGATAGTCGCCGTGTTGTGGCAACCGGAACCGGATATACATTAGAACTTTTTGGGAGGCAGTTGCTGGCTACGTAGATATTTTTGCCAACGTTTTTTAGCGGCAGAGGCTTTGAGTTTACGGCGGGTAGTGGGTTTGACATAGGTCTCACGTTCTTTGAGTTCGAACAACAGACCTGAATTCTGTATCTTTTTTTTGAATCGGCGCAGGGCCTTTTCTACATTGCCATCCGGAACGATCACTGTTTTACCCAAACTATTCCTCCTTGTAAACGGGTTGTGGGTTATTTATTTGCTCTCGGTTAATAACTACGCGGTTTATCCCCCGATCACGATAGCGTTTGATAGCGAACATGTGTGGCATCAACACACGCTCAAGTTCGCTGTGCAAGGCGCGGGCACCAGTACCGAAATCTGCAGAACGCTGTGCTATGGTGGTCAAGGCCTCGTTCTCGAAATCAAGATCTATGCTGTCTGAAGCAAACAGGTGTTGATATTGACGTATCAATGAATTCTTGGTATCTGTGAGCACATGCACCAGATCATCCGTGGTCAGTTCATCTAGGCTGACCCAACTAGGGAAACGGCCGACGAATTCAGGTATCAGACCAAATTTTACCAGATCATCGGGCATGGTCTTTTGTAGATCCACGTCACCTGATACTTTGACTTCAGCATTGAATCCCATGGAGGACCCGAACAGTCGTTTCTTCACTATCTGGTCTAGGCCCACGAATGCGCCGCCGGCAATGAACAGTATATTGGCAGTGTCTATTTCGATCATTTCGCCACCAGGGTGTTTGCGGCCGCCACCAGCCGGAACTCGGCATACTGTGCCTTCTACCAGCTTCAACAGGGCCTGTTGCACACCTTCACCACTCACATCTCTGGTGATAGATGTTGATTCGCTTTTTCGAGCGATCTTGTCAATTTCATCAACAAATATTATACCACGACGACATTTTTCCACATCGCCACCAGCGGCAGTGAGCAATCGCTGTATGAGACTTTCTACATCATCGCCCACATATCCGGCTTCGGTTATGCTAGTGGCATCTGCGATGGCAAAAGGCACGTCGAGATAACGTGCCACGGTGCGAGCCAGCAGGGTCTTGCCCGATCCTGTGGGGCCCAGCATCAGGATATTGGCCTTGTCTAGTTCTATTTCAGGATCGCGATTCTGTATGCGTTTGTAATGATTGGCGATGGCCACTGCCAAGACAACCTTGGCACGGTCCTGCCCTATCACATACTGATCTAGATAACGTTTGAGTTCTTGAGGATCAATGTCTGTGTGATTGTGTTCTCTCGTTACCGGATCCTCTTGCAAGAGTTTTTGGCAAAGATCCACGCAATCGTTGCAGATGGCCACATCATTGGCCACTATGAGTTTTTTAACATCGTCTTTGTGTTTGTTGCAGAAACTGCAAAGTTCGTATGAAGTATCTTCTTTCATGCTGGACCGTTGAATTTGGGATCATCTCGTAGCCTAGCTTCTATTTGTTGTCTTTCGTTTTCGTTGAGCAGATCAGCATCATACTCACCAGAACCGATCTTGGCGATTAGATATTCGATATACTCATCATTGTAGGTGAATGAATCAGTGATTTCTTTGTCCACTTCAATCCATTTCGCACCATTCCATTTGAACAGTTTAGTTGGCAGGAAATCTACACGGATAAACGCATCCCCACGACCGGGAGTTGTAGGGAATCGTGTTCCAAAATCAACATTGGCATATTGTTCTTGATCATCTGCCTGCAGTTGTAGACTCTGTTCCCATGGTAGTCGTTCTATCTTGCCCTGTGCCAACAATTTTTCGTGTCTGTGTAAAGTGTCATCAGGATTGTCCGCTTTCCATTGGCGCTTGGCCCTTTTTACAGGATCTTTTTCTTCAGGAGTTTCTTCTTCATCGGCATCACCTACATACTGCACATCCGGACGCACAGTGACAATGTCCGGCATGTCGACATAAACAGGTTCACCGGGCCGATTATTTTCAACGATTTGTTTTGTTAGATCTTGCCCGCCCCATTGCGTAGGTGGGATAGCCACCATCGGAGCGGTGGGTTGAACATCAGCATCATCTCTGTCAGGTTGTCTAGCCAGATCCTGGGCAATAGGTTGGCCATCATCAGCATTGGTACCATTGGGTTGCCTCCATTTTTTTATTTTGTCGCGCCATTCGTTTATGCGATCCATCACTGGGCTGTCAGGTGGCGGATTTTCTGGTTCATCGGGATCATCTCGAGCACCGTATTTTTCCCACTTGTAACTCTCAGTGGCGGCCAACAACATGAATATGGCCAAGGGATCAAACACTACCACAAGTATTATGATCACCCAACGCACGGCCTTTTCCAGTAAGTTGGCATCAGGATTGTCTCCATAGATCAAGGCCGCTATGTATTTGATTGGACCTACCTCGGCTTCTACTTTGCGTAGATTTGCGGCTATGGGTGCCCGTTGTTCGTTTAATTTTGCTATCTCGGTCTGTGCGCGAGAGATGTCTCCTTGCAGGTTGCCACGCTCACGGGCCTGAGCACGGCGCAGTGCCGCGGCTTTGTCAGCACCCTTCTCGTCAGATGATCTGCTGAGTGTTTGGTCCACAGCCGCATCCATCTGGGCCAGGGCACGTCGGGCGGCTTCGATGTTGTCTCGCTGTGTCTTTATCTTTTCGTCTAGCAAGGCCACTTGTGCGGCCACATCCCCAGTGGGAACTGCTTGATCTAGATGGGCCTTTGACAGGAAGCCAAAGATGCCCATGGAAGTGATCAACATCAGCATACCCACCGCAGGCACCAAGTATATTTTCATGGCTCGTTTACAACGATGCCAGTATTCATGCAACCATACAGTGACCGTTAGTTTGGCTATCTCCAATATGGTTCCCATGACGGCCACAGGAATCACAGCCGCGGCAAATATGGCAGTGAGACCTATGATCGAATAGAATGCGGCGATGGCGCTGAGGCACAGCGCCACAGCCAGCATCAAGTATGTGAGAAACATAGAACTATTTACCGGCTTTATGCTTGTCCTCCCCAGCCACTTGTAGACTCATTTTGACCGAGATCCAGGTAGCAAAACGCAGATCAGGCACTTCAAACCATACGGATACTCCAGGACGATTTTTCCCGTAGCGAGAGTTTTCCGTGAGTTTTCTCTTTACTCGAGGTTGTGTGCGCCAGTTTTTTCCAAACCAATCTCGGCACTCTCGCATGATCGAATACCATTGCTCTTGTGTGGTGACGCTGACGTAGATTCGATGTAGTCCTGGTTCCATGATATTATTATAGCACAATTCAATCCCAAGTTCTATGCTTTTCGGCCACCCACTCCAGACCGTCGTATTCTTCTATTTGCCATTCTACATCGGCGGGGATCTCAACTACCTTTAATGCCGCAAATCTGCCACCGGCATCAGCGCCCATTTCCTGCACCACTTGCACCAGCACAGGGTCATCTCTATCTACGTCACGATCAGAAAATACCTGTTGATCATAGAGTTGATTATGCTGTTGTCTTTGGGCCATGGTCATCGAATGCCAAGTTTCAGCATCAGGTTCTTGTAGTTGCTGTTGTTTGGGCACCAACCAGTGTTTGGGTCCTACGAGTCCACCAAATCGATCATTTTCCTCGACGTAGTATTCTATGCCCTTGATTTCTAAATAGCGTTTGATAGCGTCTGGACTGAGACCAAAACCGCCATGTTGTTTGTTGATCACAACATAGCGGATGCCTTGTATTTCATTAAGTAACTGCTTTTGTTCAGCAGAGAGATCGGGATCTTCCAATGCTTTCATCAGGACCATTTCAATTCAAACATAATTACATCCCGTTCGTCACGGAACAAATACCGAGCGATCAAATCATGGGTATGAGACACATCCGTCACGTCTACTACCTCATGTTTTTGATAACTGACACAATTTTTTTTGGCCCAGCGATGCGCTGATTCAAAACGCTGTCCAGCCTGCTCGTATCCTATACCGCCGTCATCTAGCCAAACTTCTCGCATCACACCGCTGTGCTGTTGCGATCATGGAATCGTTGGAACGTCACTGCCATGTTCACGAAACGATCGCGATCTCGAGGATCCAAAGTGAAACAGTCAAAGTCACCATAGCGGCGATTGCGTCCAAACACATATTTCACAGCCAACCACACACGCTGATACCAGGGTCTGTATGCAAGCAGATACACCGTGGTGTAGAGTTCACCATCATCAGGGTCATAGTCAAATCTCAAAGTGTGCTCGGCCGAATGGCACGAACAGGTATAATAGTCAGTTTTACAGGGTTGCATCATCTCTCCAGGTGTTGGTAACATCATCCCAATGACGACGATCATAGATCCTGACATCCATGGTCCACCCAAAAACATTGATCATGAGCCACGGACCTGCATGATCAGTCTGTCGCCAGTTGAGATCTAGTTTGGCTTCTAGCCAATTAAATGCATAGTGGCTGAACTGCAATTCAAAGGTTTTATTGCGGAACATCTGCCAAGACCAACAGGCAATATTGCGGAAAGGCCTTGGCGGCCATGGATTGCGAAGCCGTATATCGAGTTCTATCATCAATAGATTCCTTTGCCGTTACGCCATGCCTCAAAGCACTGACGGGGATGACGTATCCACATCCAGGCTACAATAACGGGAACGGCCACCAAGGCCGCTGGAATCAATAACCACGGGCTCAGTATGCGCCAATAGATCCTAAACTTCATATCTCTGTCGGGCAAACATTTTACGGATGCGCCATTTGATGTAAGCCCACCACTCAGAACGGGGAATATGTCTCATGCTCGTCTTGCCTCCACGACAATACCAATTACAGCCAGTGTCAAACCGGCCACCAATGCCGCACCGTTGCCAGATATCAATGACTCCATTGATAATATGACCACTGCGAACCAAATCATCAGATTCAAATTTTTTCTCCAGGTTCAAACCCACGGAATCTCACGAATCGTGGAAATCTCAGTGAGTATGATCCGTCTTGGTTTTGTGTGACTGCGTCCGCTTGGATTTCAACCAATCGACCAAGTAGGTCATCGCGAGCGGTCCAGAAGTCATCCCTATCGCTATCAGACAAACCACTGCCAACATTAACACGAATATTTCTGCCATTGTCATCTCCTTCACAAATTATAGCACCCAATCGCTTTTCGTTGCGACCAGTTCCTTGTTCGAAACCCACGATTTCCAAATCCACTGTTATGGTGGGTTTCCACTTCATCCAAAAAGACGTTCGCTTGCACTCATAGGGCGCATCCACCGACTTGATCATGATACCTTCATAGCCGGCCGTGACAGCATCTTGGGCGAATCGATCCATGATGTCATGACCTTCTCCGGTGTCGAGATCCACTTCCAGTCCGGGCATGATACGGAGGCAATCGGTCTGCTCTTGTAGCGGTTCCATTGCCCGGTTAAGTATGTCCAGTCTCTTGTGCTGTTGTGCGTTCCAGAACCCACGCTCAAAATCTTCCAGAGGAATGATATCAAAGATATGATAAACCATGCCATCAGTTTGGGCATCGCTTTTACGATGTGCTTGACGCATGAGTTTCTGGAATGACTCTCCCACGATCTCACCATCCAACACAAATCTACCACCTGAGTTCAGTCCGTGACGGAACACAGCCCTGCAATCTTCTATGGCTTCAGCGATCTGCGGAAAGTTGTCAAAGGGTTTGCCGTTGCGGCTGTAGAGGTTCACTGTGCTACCGCTGACCACTGCCAGCACACGCACACCATCCAGTTTACATTCGATACGTTTTCGACCTTTCATCTTGGCCGGATGATCGCCCGAGTCTTGCGCCAGTTGGCAAGTGAACACCGGTATCTTCCATTCCGAGTTACCCAGCACTTTGTTTAAGGTCTTTTCTGAAATACCACAGCGGAGATCTTTGATCAGCACACGACGGGCCAGGCCGTTCCACTCGTCTGAGTCAAAACGACCGGCCAGTTCGTCGATCCTATCACGTGCCTTGTTGCCAGTGATGCTACGGGTTCGGAGGCCTTCTGTGAGAGCCCAGAACTCAGTCCAGGGATTGTCTTTTCCTGTGAGTCCTTGGGTTTCTGGAACCTTCTTCACACCATAGACGAAATAAGGATTGTAGGTCAGGTAGCAGTTGTATAAAAAACACTGCGCCCCTGCCGACCCTAATCGAGCCGCTACCAGAGCCTTTTCGATCACTGCTTCTTTGTGTAGCCTAGAGTCTGAGCCTTCGAGATCTTGTATCCAATCTGCCGCCACTTTTAATCCATTGAATTCATCATTGTGCCAATCGCGTGCCTGTGTCATGCCTTTACCTTTGTATTTAGACTGTCAGCAGTCTTCATTTCATATTCGTTTAATATGTGAGAGATGATGCCGGTCTCGTCCATGACATAACCATACCGATTCCAGATGCGCTGGAGCACCTCGATGTCATCCAGTGTGAACGTGATCGATAAGGTGACATCTCGTTGTGTCATGCCGCCACCTGATCAAAAATGCTTTGCTGTAATTCAGCGACTTCATCTCTTGGCACATAAAAATCTGTGCGTGGATCCCAGTATTCACCGGCCTTGGGATCATAATACAGCACCCGGCCATTGGGATAGTGGAACGGACCTTCCAGCCCCGATCGTGGACCATAGTCCTGGTTGTGTCGGAAAACGTGATAGGCCATGTTATTTGACCTCGGCGGCGCCGATGTTGCAAGCGGCAAAGAATCGATCCGAGTCAAATCTGCGATTGGCTTCTTTACAAGCAGATGCCACCGCGATAGCCGCTTGCAAACGGCAATGCGGATCCATGATAGAATCGATGTATTTGGCGAGTAGTTCAAAGTGTTTCTTAGACATACTGTGGCTCCAAGTTGTTTACTATAACTCATATTATAGCAAAATGGCGATTTTTGGTCAACCACAAAAAAACCCTACTGTTTGTAGGGTTTTCGTAGGTTAGTGCCCACTGACCTAGGAACGAATCACCAGGGCGTCGGCTTCTTCTTTGGTCAAAGTGTTCGGCGCCAGCGTTCCTGGGAACTGCGGTTGTTCTGTGGCCAGTGCTGTGTCCGTCTTGATGCCTGCATCATCCAATCTAGCTTGATTGCGACCCTCGCGCATGGCAGCGATCAAGGCCTGCCCTCCTAGGCTGTTGGCATTGGCCACACGCTCTAACCACATGGCCGGTCCGCCGAATTCAGTGTTTCTACCAAATTGAGGCAAGGACTGTCCAAAATTGATGGCAGTTGTGTCAGACGCTCTGATATCTGTGACGATGAGATCTGCACGTTGTCTGTTGAGATATTCTCTGCCATACTGCTCTTGCCAGATTGTTTCGTTGGCGTTTACTGTTTGCGCATCTGGATAGTTTTCGTAGATGTCTGTTGACGCCACAGCGGTATAAGGAATGATTCCATTTAGCCATGCATCTTGAAAGGCAATATTGCCTGTAGCGCCATAATAAATGCCCGCGGCTGCCCATCCCACAGGGATCTCTATCTGGTAATCATCATTGGGCGGATCCACTGGTGTGGGGTTGGCAGTTGGACCAAATGTGCCTAGACAGAATTGCTGGATGGTTTCGTAGATGCCCTGGCTTTGTGTGAATTCCGCAAAGGCACCATTGGCGTTGAGGCTGGTCAACAGCGGGCCATTGTCCTGGAGAGGCTGTCCTGAATTATAACCTGCGGCAAATCCCACGATGTCTGAAACTACATATGACCCATTGTTGCCAGTGGTCAACTGTATGCCAAAATCTTCGCCATAGTAATTTTTCCAATAGTCAATCACCGGTTGGGTCACATATTCTTCCTGACCGGCTATCAAAGGCAAATCTCTGAGGTTTTCCAATTCCAGGACACTTGCGGCCAATGAATCACTGCTGGTATTTGAAATACCCTTGACCTGTAGGAAACTGCGGCCCAATGCGGAATTGGCCACTGCCAGGTCATCGGGTATGATACCTTTGAGATTTTCTCCTAAGTCATTGAGTTCAGGATTGATGCTGCCACTTGCTTCATAGATACCACGGAAGCCAACAGACCCCACACGGATAGGCGTGGTCAGTGTGCTGGAGCTGGAGGCAAAAAGTTTTTGTGGATCAAGTAGGTCTTGACCTTTCTGCACAGCGACCTGTGTGTTGTTCAATATGCCTTTGACCTGTGTGACTTCAGTGGGCGTGAGTTTGGTCAGTTCTGTGTATATTTCTTTTTGTATGCCGGCGGGCAGATTTGCACCTTGTCGCGCTATCTGATTGAGATCAATGCCGAGATCCTTGAGACGCAATTCTTCACGGCCCAATAAAGCATTGGTTATGTTCACTCCCAACTGCTGTGCGGTGCGGGGATCTACCTGGATGTTGCCCAGTTTGTCATAGAATGGGCCCAGTGTTCCACTGTTTTCAAGGTTGGCGATCAGTTGTCCTGGATAGCCAAGGAAATCAAGTTTGGCCCAGTCCACGGTGTTGCCTAGTTTGCTGATGTCATCGCCCAGACCTTCAAACCATTTGCTGACTCCATCCACGCCGGCAGTGATGGTATTTTCCATGTTGGTGAAGGTTTTGTTGAGATAGGTTCCGGCCGACTCGGCTGCGTTGATAAAGCCATTGGCTGTCTGCGCGAAAGAATTGGCAGCATTGAAAGCCTGACCTAGGATCTTGGGATCGCCAACCAACGCCCCTGCGACCAATGTACCAGTGCCCCCAAGAGTTTGGCTAGCCCAAGTGATACTTTCTTGGATAGCGGTCTTGAACACCCCTTCTGTGACCGATGACAAAAATTGTGCTGTTTTTGGTCCCCAGGTTCCAGAAACTGAATTGAATACTTGTTTGCCGGCTGCGGCCGGGGCGGTGGCTAGATTGCTCCAGGCTTCTCTCATGGGCGCAGTGAATTCTAAAAAACTGTTGGTCATGGAATTGAGAGTGTCTCCCAGACCTCCGAGACCGCTGAACCACGATTGGCTCGCAGTATTTTCAATGATGCCCGACGCCACTGCTTCAGCAGTGCTCATGGAAAAGATTTCACCCGATGGAGTATACACAGTGACTAAACCTTCGGCCGCACTACCGGCTGCGCCGGCCACAGGTGCTCCACCAAACACTTCTGCGAGGCCTCCGTTGGCGATAAATGCGCCAACCGCAGTCATTATGATCGAGGTGAGTGCGCCTGCGCAGGCCATTTAGATTCCTACTATAACATCGAGACTTCCAAATGCCCGAGGATGAAAACAGGTGTCAGGTGACCCAACATAAACAATGGGTTTGCCTTCGGCCAGCACAGAAAGACTGCCCAGTGTGGTCAAAGCGGCGCAATGAATCTCGCAACCAGGTGCACCGCAACAAGGATGAGGTGTGACTAAAGTGCCTGTGGTGCAGGCCGGACGACCGTTGATCAGCACGCTGAGAGCGCCGGGGAATACTGCGAGACCCCCGGCTATGTTTGGGTCTCCGATTCTTACTGATGGTGGCATGATGTTATCCTGTTATGATTTGTTTAGCAGGCGGAGTGGCGATTCCTGTGGTAGCCTCAATGTATTTGGACTTGACGTCTTCGCGTGTTTCTGCCTGCATCACTATCGTAGCAGTATTTATATGCACAGTTTTGTCCTGATTTGCTGAAAACAAACTGGGCATCATCTGAAGCCCTTGTGGGCCCAGGACCATGCTGATGGGTTGGGTAACTTCTATCACATCGCCGCAGATTTCTACGACTTTGGCGGTGATTTCTTCACCGCTGATTAATTTTAGAGTGTATATTTGGCTTCTTTGGAATACGTTCATATGGTTCCTAGGTCTGTAAGATTCATGCGCTCGCGGATGTCCGTTCGCGTCAACTTACTTAAACCTTGGAACCCACCTTCCACAAATAATTTGCCTTCAAAATAGATCTGCGGCACCGTGCGATGACCTTTTTCCTGGATGAACTGGCGTGCTTGCTCATCCTTTTCGATGTTGATTTCTTCGAAGGGTATGTCTTTGCTTTTCAAGTAATTTTTAGCATTGACACAAAACGGGCAAACGGTTTTTGAATACACAGTCAACATCATAGACTCATACCAGAAAAAGTAGCATCTGTGACATCCTGTTTGGTGCCGCCGATCACATAGGAAGTGATCTCAGTTTCTTGAGGTGCTACCTGCACTTCAGCACCTGCGATCCATTTGGCCGTCCATGGCAAAGGGTTGGATCCGCCGCGATAGCGATTGGGCAAACCAATGGCTGTCATGCGCTTGTGGGCGATCCACTCTACGTAATCGCACAACAACTGTTTGTTGAGACCGATCATGCTTCCGTCACGGAAAAGATACTCAGCCCACCGTTCTTCTTGTTCTACAGCTGACTCATACATGGTGATCATGTCGGCCTGTGTTTCTTGTTTGATTTTCACGTAATCTGGATCGTCTTGTGGCAACAGTTTAAGCAGAGTCTGTGTGAATCCTAGATGGACGTTTTCATCACGTGCGATCAGTTTGATGATCTTGGCATTGCCTTCCATCTTTTTCAACTCAGCAAATGCCCACGAGCAAGCGAACGAAACATAAAATCTTATGCCTTCCAACACATTGACCGAGGCCACAGCCAACCATAGTCGTTTCTTCAGTTCATATTCAGTGATTTCCAGTGTCTTGCCGTTGACAGTGTGCCGGCCAACTCCCAACAGTTGATAGGCAGTGGAGTATTGTATGAGGTCATCATAGTATTTGGAACAGTCTGTTCCGCAGGTCACGATATCTTCGATGTCCAACATCTCATCAAATATCTTGCCGGGGTCGGAATAGATGTTGCGGATGATGTGTGTGTAACTACGGCTGTGTATGGTCTCATTGAAAGCCCAGGTCTCTATCCAGGTTTCTAATTCAGGCAGTGTAACCAAAGGCAAGAAGGCCAGATTGGGTGAACGACCTTGCACAGAATCCAGCAATATCTGGCGTTTGAGATTGCTGGTAAAGATGTGCTGTTCCCATGGTGTGAGATCCTTGAAATCCTTGGAGTCACGTAGCACATCTATTTCTTCTGGACGCCAGAAAAATCCCAACTGCTTGTCGGTGAGTTTGTCAAACTGACGATACTTCAGTGTGTCATATCTTTGCATGCCTAGTCCGCCTTGAGGATCAAGAAAAGCCAAGCTCTTGGTGTGGTCACGATTCTTTTTTAGATTCAATACGCTCATTTATTATTCTCTTTATATTTTGCAACTGTCGCAGTCTTCATCTGCTTGTATCGAAGTGTCGGGGGCTTCGATCAGGATTTCCTGTCTGTTCATCCGATCTGCGTCGATCTCCCCCGAGCCATCATAGGTGTTGAAATAATACAACTGCTTGCCACCATACTTATAGAACATGATCATGTGCTTGAGCATGTCACTCATAGGGATCTTCTCATCTTCAAAGTGCTGTGGATTGTATGATGTATTCACAGAGATGCCTTGGTCGATATACTTCTGCAAGATAGCCATGATGCGTAGATAGCCTTCGGGGCTTTTCTGATCCCACAGCAGTTCATACTTATTTTTGAGTTTGCGATATTCGGGCACTACTTGTTTGAGCACACCATCTTTGCTCTGCTTGATGGAAACATAACTGCGAGGAGGTTCCACACCATTGGTAGAGTTAGATATCTGTGCTGACGTCTCTGCTGGCATCAAGGCCATCAAGGTAGAATTCCGGATGCCGTGTTTTTGTAACTGCTGACGCAGACCTTTCCAGTCCACTAGATCTCGATGCGGCACCAACTCGTCCACATCACGTTTGTAGGTATCCACGGGCAAGATGCCATCGTGATATCGGGTTTCAGGACTGCGAGGACAGGCGCCAAACTCTTGTGCTAGATCCGCTGATGCTTTGATGAGATAGTATGACCAGTGTTGCGCCCAACGATCCACTTCAGGCAGTGCTCCGGGGTCACTGTAACTTAGATCGTTCTTGGCCAACCAATAGGCCAGGTTGATGATGCCCACTCCTAGAGGTCTGCGATTTTCTGTGGCGATCTGCGCGGCCAGGATAGGATAGTTCTGATAACTCAACAATGCATCCAGACCTCGCACAGCCAAAGTGCAGGCACGTTCCATGTCTTCAGGATCACGGAACACACCCCAGTTGATGGCGCTGAGTGTGCATAACGCGATCTCGCCGTCCTTGTCATGCACATCATTGAGTGGTTTGGTAGGTAAGGTGATCTCACAGCAGAGATTGCTCATTTTAATAGGCGCCAAGTCTGGCTTGAACGAGCCGTGAGTGTTGGCGTGATCAACGTTCTGGAGATAGATGCGTCCGGTATCTTTGCGCTCTTGCATGAATGCCGTGAACAGGTCGATGGCCTTGAGCTTTTTCTTACGGAGTTTGGTGTTGCGTTCGGCTGTTTCATACAGTTCACGGAAACGTTCCACATCAGTGAAGAAGGCTTCATACATCTCGGGCACATCATGCGGTGAGAACAGCGTGATATCCCCACCAGTCAACAGTCGCTCATACATGACTTTGTTGAATTGCACACCATAGTCCATGTGGCGCACACGATTGTCTTCAGTGCCTTTGTTGTTCTTTAGCACCAGGAGATCTTCTACTTCGTAGTGCCAGATGGGATAATAAAGAGTGGCGGCTCCATTGCGCACGCCGCCTTGGCTACACGAGCGGGTAGCCGCCTGAAACATTTTGTAAAAAGGAATAACACCTGTGTGATAAGCATCTCCATTGCGGATGGGTGACCCCAACGCACGTATGCGTCCTCCGCCGATGCCAATACCGGCTTTTTGGCTCACATACTTGACCACGCTGGAAGAAGTGGCATTGATTGAATCAAGGCTGTCAGCGGTCTCGATCAGCACACATGATGAGAATTGACGGATAGGAGTGCGCACGCCGGCCATGACCGGAGTGGGCAGTGATACCTGATGTGTGGAAATAGCGTCATAATAATCTCGCACCCACATCATGCGGCTTTCTCTTGGATAGTGTTGGAACAGCGTGGCCGCTATCAACACATAGGCCATCTGCGGAGTTTCAAACAGCTCCTTGGTCACACGATTCTGCACCAGATACTTGCCACGGAACTGTTCCATGGCCGCATAGGTCAGTTGTTCATCACGATCATGTCGAATGAATGAGTTGATGCGATCCCACTCATCATCGTTGTAGGCAGTGAGCAGTTCCGCGTCATAGAATCCTGCGGTGACATTTTTCTCGACCAGCTGCCGGATTGGCCAAGGTTGGAACTGGCCGTATACTTGTTTGCGTATATGGTAGCAGATCAGTCGGCCGGCCACAAACTGATAGTTGGGAGTGTCTTCAGTGATGAGATCCGCGGCGCTCTTGATCAGAGTCTCCTGGATGTCTGCGGTTTTCATTCCATTGTAAAACTGTATGTGACTTTTAATTTCTACTTCGCTGGCGCTTACGCCTGTGATGCCTTCTGTGGCCCAAAATACTACTTTATGCAACTTCTCGAGATCCAGAGGCTCCTTGCTTCCGTCTCTCTTTGTGATTTGTATGCTCATCGCTACCTCAATTGATTTTTTTTGTGACTGCTCGTGAATCCACGCTCTTCTTGATATTGACTGCTGGTGATGTGATATTTAACAACTGCCCGGCTTCCCAATTCAGTATATATTTTCCCTCATTGACCAGGACTAAATTGTCCGCTGATTCGCCATTTACGGCTATTTCCACCTGGGTTATGTCTGATCTTGCCATCATATGTAGAGTATACACTATGCCCAGTGCTTTTGCAAGACTGCAGAAATGATTATCGGACAAAAGATCCCAGGGGTCCGGCCAATCGGCCATGTCATCCCAGTGGAGGTAATACGGAACCCATGGGCACTGTTGCCACCAATCATTCACTGCCAATAGGCATTGATCTAAGTCATTGCTGAGGTTGGCCTCTCTCAGTTGATACCAAGAAGCCAATCGGTCTTCATACCGGTTGGGCCACACAGTTATCCTAGAGTGCTAACAGCGTATCGGAAACGGCCATTGGCCGTGATGGTGTAAGAGACTTCGATGTCAGAACCTACCTGGCTCACAGAAAGCGTGAGTCCGACAGGACCATTTTCAGTATAGTCATCAGTGAAAGACACAGGAAAAGTAGAACTGTCATCTATGTCTTCAGATACAATGACCAAGGTGCCGTAACGGACCTGAGTGGTTACTAGATCTTTGAAATTGTATCGCACTTCAAATGCTGAACCCAGCGCGGCAGGCAATGTCAACAAGGTGCCACTACCAACAGTTTTGTCTACCAGCACACCAGCTTCTTGTACCAAGGTGCCAAAGCGATATCTCTCGCCGGCTTCCATGGCAAAGACTTTTTTGTTGTCGATATTGATACGTGCTTTTAATTCATCTGCTGAAGAATCACGCTCAAACATATCGCCAAAACTTACATTGTTGTCTGTGTCGATCAGTATGACGTTGAAATTGTCGGCGGCAGGATAGGCGCCGCCACGGAATTTGGTGGCCACGTCCAGGAACATGTTGAATCCAGACATGTTGTTTTGCGCACCATCGATCTCGATGCCTTCGGCATAGATAGCGTCGAACAAGTTCTGTGTGATGCGGAAACCCTGCGGTCCTATATAGCCCGCAGTACCAGCACCAGTTCCTGTCAACAGCACACCTTGATACAGCGTGTTGAATTTGCTGTCAGTGACAGTGATACCAGAGATGGCAGCATCGCTGGATAAACCATAGGTCAGTCCTGAAAATTCGCAGGCCGTGAACGAAATATTCTCTGTGGGATAAGTTGTCGTGGATCCGAATGTGGCACCTGAGATGTCGTCTACATCGGTGTCAAGTTCGGCCTGCACCAATGGTCCAATGAATGCCACGTCTTGGAACAACACATTGGTGGCTTCCTGGATCGACACTATGTTGAGTGTTTCTGCGGACTGGAAGCCCATGTCATAGATTTCTATGTTGGTAGGTGCAGTGGCATTGTTGTTGCCGATGTTGGGATAGACCTGCTGTAGACTGTCTGCGGTCTGGGCCACATAAGTAGCAGTCAACGTGCTGTCACCAGTGGTGTCCAAGAATATGACCGAACTGCGGGCACCTTCGCCGTATAATTTACAGAACGGGGGGATCTTTATGGTGGAAGTCACACGATACACACCAGCAGGGAAGAATATGCTACGTCTCACCTGTGGATTCTGTTCGCGGCAGAACATCTGGAACAGGGCACGGTTGATAGCATCAGTGTCGTCGCTGTCTCCGTCGCCCGTGGCACCAAAATCTTTGATCGATGCCATGTCATCCAGTTTGGATTGCAGTGTGCGCTCGATGGGGTCACCTGGTGTGGGGCCGGTCTGCACAGTGTATCCACCGGCTTCACCTTTGTAGGTGTAGGCTCCAGCTATGGCGAATATGTCAGAATATTGGGTGAGGATTTCAGTGTTGCCAATGGCAGGAGCACCTTCTTGTATGGTGCCATTGCCGATGAACAATCTGCGCTGGTCGATGACCCAGCCAAACTCTGCGCCCGCTAGTTGCGGTAGATTTTCACTTAGACCTTTGCGTTGCGTGATACGCGATATCTGAACTATTGCCATTCCACTCTCCGATTACCTATTTATGCGGTCAAGTAATAGAGCTCCAGGCGCCGCCACCACTGCTGTTCCCAATAATCAAAATCCGCCTCTTCCAGCACGAATTCCTGATATTCTGGGGGTTTTGTGATAGTAAACTGTGTGTCTATTTCAGGTTTTACACACATCAGCACCACGCCCTTGCGTATGCGGGTGCCATGCACTTCGTTGTGGGCCAGGGCATAGGCCACCAGTTGCAGGAAGTAATCTTCGATCCACTCCCGGCGCTTGGGTTTGTTGGTTTGTTTGTAATCTAGGATGCTTTGGCTGCCAAGATGGATTCCAGCACCGTCCGAAGTTCCTGCATAGAGATTGGGAAAGTAAAGCGGTATTTCCACACCCCAAAATTCTTCAACATTTTTAAGTCCTTGTTCAATCACTGTCATGGCCATGGCATGACTGCTCCAGGCATAGGGATTAGTGCCCGCTGGTTTTATTTCACCGGTCTTGACATAGTGCTCAAGATATGTATGCATACGGGTTCCGCGATTGGCGGCCTCCGTGGTAATTTGCTGTGCTTGGGCCTCACCCACACGCTTTTTCCAATTGGCCAAAGCCTGTTTCTTTTCTTCGGGCTTGGTACGGTCAAGTATGGTAGTAACTGATGGTAACTTTTTACCATCGGGAGTGAGATACAGTCGTCGCCCATCTTCGCTGGTGCGATTCAAGGGCTCGTAGTTAAATTTTTGAATATACAATATTAGACTCGGAAACTTTCTCCGCAACCACAGCGGTCGCGTTCGTTAGGGTTGATGAAATCAAATCCTTCGTTGAGGCCGTTTTTGACCCATGCCATGGTCATGCCTTCGAGATAAGGACGATGCTTGGGATCCACATATATGCGCACACCGTTGATGTCATAGTGTGCCACGCAGTGCTCTCGCCCTTGATCCGTATCCACGTATTCCAGGGTATAGGCCAGACCCGAACAGCCTGTGGTGCGCACACCAATCTTGATGCCTAGGCCGCGTCCACGTCGGGCGATGTTTTCCTTAACGCGGCAGGCCGCTTCATCAGTGACTGTGATCATGTTTTTTGCGATAGTCTTCTATGGCAGCCTTGATGGCATCCTCGGCCAAGATGGAGCAGTGGATCTTGACTGGTGGCAATGCTAGTTCTTCTGCGATTTGGCTGTTTCGGATTGTTCCTGCTTCATCAAGGGTTTTGCCTTTGACCCATTCTGTGACCAGGCTCGAGCTCGCGATAGCCGATCCGCAGCCATACGTTTTAAAGCGTGCATCTGTAATAATACCTGTATCATCGTCCACCTTGATCTGTAATTTCATTACATCCCCGCAAGCAGGTGCCCCAACCATACCAGTGCCAACGGTAGGATCAGACTTATCAAGAGCACCAACATTACGGGGGTTTTCATAGTGATCAATGACCTTTTCTGAATAAGCCATATCTACCTCCTATGTTAGTATACAGTAGTATTTACTTGATGTCAATGGCCCGTTTGGCCATTTGGTTGACTTTTTTGCGGGCTTGATCCACTGACATGGTTTCGCCATCTGGTGTGATGGTTTGGGAACCTTTCCAGATGATATCATCACCCTGGATATTGGCGATGATATTGTTGAGTGGTGGTTGCGTAGACAAGGTCATCAAGCGTTCCCGATCCATGTTGATACCATTTTCTCTGGCTAGATCTATAAAGGCATCTACATTGTAAGGTTTGACCGCGGCTGTGTCCTGGGCTCGTTTGAGCAAAAACTGGCCTATGGCGGCCAGTCTCTGCACTGAGGGATCCTGGAACTCTCGGATCAGCATGTTATCTACGCTCGCGGCCTAATGCTCGGGCTGGTAGTTCTTCAGCATCTACATCGAGATTGGCATCTAGGCTGAGGTCTGGAGTTTCACCGGTGTCAGCACCGGATACATCTCCGGTAGGAAGGGTAGCGGCTCCTGCGGCGCCAGCATCTTGTCCGGGAACCACTGGGGCTTGACCTGTGAGCACACCTTGTGCGGTTTCCAGCTGGGTCTTGGAACCCTGGAGGCCCTGGATGAGACCTTGTAGTGCGGCTGTGCAATCATTGTTAAACTGTTGTGCTTGATCCATACCAAGATCGTTACGGATCGAATCTACAAGTGCTGGCAAATCTTTGAACTGCATGGCCGAAACTTGTTCAATCATTTTTTGAACTTGGTCAACCATGTCTTGTGCGGCCAATACCACTTGAGCCTGTTGTATCTCGCTGGCTTCTTTGAGCCGGCGTGCTCGTTTGCCTTCCATGGCTGATGCCGTGGCTGTTTTCAACATCTGTTGTAGACGTGTGGCCTGCTGAGGATCTTTCATGGCAGCACCAATGCCAGCGGCAAAACCTGCCATGGCTTTCTTTTGGGTCTGATCCAAGGTCTTGCCCAGGGCGGCCTGTGATACTGCGCGAGCCAAAGGATTGGCCTGCGTGCCAGTGGCGGCAGCGGCTTTGCGTATTCCGCCCGACATAGATTTGGCGTCTGCTTGTGCGGCGGCAGCGGCCTGTCGTGGATCTTGTTGTGCCATGGCCATGCCAGGAGCGGCACCAGGTTGAGATTCTCGTATCCTGGACTCTAGAGCCTGTTCCATGACCACCATCTTTAGATAAGCAGGATTCTTTTCACTGCGATGGAATTGTGGTGTGCCACGATGCTCACGGATCAGCCCGCGGATTTTTTTCAACATCTCTTTGGCCGTCTTGACGCTGACAGCGCCGACGTCTAACTGTTGACCAAAGTAACTTTCAAGCACTTTGCGTGTTTGTTGTGTTTTGGTTTTTGAGTCCAATTCTTGCAGTTTCATCTTTGAATCCTTTTTGTTGCCAGTATTTAGCCAGATTTACGCATTTGTCCAAGTGTTCTTGCAACCACTTCAAGCGTGTGTGGCTGTGTTGCAATCTGTCTTCCAGCACATATTTACGCTCAGTGTCTGTGGTGGTTTCTATCATGTGCCGGAAATATCTGATCTCATCTCTGCGGCGTTCTATTTCTTGATCAAACAGCATGATCTCTTGTGTGAGGGTGAATTTGCCCAGTTTGTCGGCTATGCACCATGCCAGGGCCAGGCGTGCAGAACTGGGGCATGCGGCCAATGTGGCTCCACGATACACTTCAAAATACTGGGCCTGTTTGACGATAGTATAGCGTCCAAATGCTTGATACCCATCGTTGACTGGCAGTATTGAGTTGGGATTGGCAAATACCTGTCTTGCTATGCGATCCAGCGTGGATTCCACGCGGTCTATGATTATTTGATCACGTATGTGGTTATCATCCAGCCCAGGCTGGCCAGCAGGAACCCGATTATTCCTATGCCCCACGATATGATCTGATCCGTGCGCTTGTCGGCCATTCTTTGCATCATGTCGTGAATCTCTCTGATCACGGTTTCGGTCTGTGTTACCTTTTGCTCCACGTTTTCCAGTTTTTCTTCCAGAAACTTGTATCTCTCCGCGCACAGTTCCACGTGAGTTTCTAGGCTTTTCTTTTCGATGTCCGTGGTCGTGACCATGATCTTCCTTCGTTATGGATTTATTTATAGATTTAGGCATGATATATGGTGTTGGGGCTGTCCCCTAATGTTATGATCCTGGGTTCGAGATCAGATGTTTCTTCTAGATCAATGATCATGGGTGTGCTGTCACTGTCCTGTTTAAGCACCCAAAATTCATCACCATCCACCAACCATTGCGCCTGCGGTTCTATCTCAAAATCAAAGTGCCAGGTTCGTTGATTGCCAAAGGGCCCTGTGTCCTGCACAGTGGGATCGCTGACATTGAACATTTGGGTGCGCAGTCCGATCAACTGCAATAAGGTGTCAAAATTCCTTTGTTGATTGCGTGCTCGTGCCAAGGACGCTGGGTCTGCCATGGTCAGTCCGTTGCGACTCACATAAGGAAACTGTGCGGCTTTGACGTGCCCATTTATCCCAGTAGCAGTGATATCAAACAAGGTATAGCATTCAATCTTTTGCATACTTGAGACTGTAGTAGATCCGTAGTTGATCCAACATCTGCTGTAGGGCAGGATCTTGCTGGGCTCTGCGCCGTATATCGCCCCACAGTTTGTCTTCTTTCAAGGCAGCCAGTTTGTCCTGGGTTTCCTGATCGATGGATACCAATTCTCTATCCAGTTTGCCAGGATGCCTGCGATAGATAGTGTGTCCACCATCAGGACTTTCATATACGTATCGTTGATCTGCCATGCGGGTATTTAAGCCACAAAAAAACCCTAGTTAAAGAACTAGGGTTTCTTCTATACCAAAACTACAGATTAGGTTGTGAGTTTGAAACCAGCGTTTGTGGCTGAGTCTAACTGGAAACCTGTGTAGGTGATGTTGGCTGCTGACAAGAAAGCGGCAGCGTTTGCGAATGCGCCTGTAGGATATACAGCCACTGACAATGCTACGCCGTCAACTTGATACATAGCAACTGTGGATGTTTGCTGGATAGCCTGGATCACGTTTGCAACGTATTCTGCTACACCGCCTTCGCCGTTGATGCTGTTGTTAGCAACTGCACGGAAGAAGTCAAGTTTTGGACCTTGAGGCTGGACAGGAACACCGGCCAACGAAGTGGAAGGTGCGACTGGACCATTCTGTGTGTCTAGCGCGAATACTGGTTGCGAATCACCATTGGTGCGTGTAAATTGTGCCATTTTAAATCTCCTAATAAGTGGCCTTAGCGGGCCTACTTTTATTTATACCGAAATGGTGAAATCGGGGGCTATCAGGCTAGATCAGGATTGTTGCGGGCAAAGTTGGCTTGGCTGAAACGCATGCGATCCACGTATTTCATGCCCTGGCCCACATAACCTTCGTGTCCGGGCTCGTCGTTGATGGATGCCTGCACATCATGTGCTTGGCTGTCTAACTGTCGCACCACTTGATTCTTCAAGGCGCTGAGATCCAAGAATGTCTGGAACACAGCGGCCACGCCCTGTTTGTTGAGATTGGCCCACTCAAATATGCGCGGTGCCTTGGCTGGTTCTCGTTCCTGCACCCAGGGACCAAATCCCTGTATCAAGTTATCATAACTGCCAGCACGCACACGGGTGTTGATATACTGTTTCATCAACTGTGGTAAGTTGGTGATCTTGCGGGCACGCAGTTCTGCAGGGTTGAACAGCGCATCTATGGCCGCACCTTTGGATTTCAGTAGATCCTGTGTTTTCTTTACGGTCTTGGCGTCGAGTTTTATTTGCTGTGGTTCTCGCAGGCTGGGGTCCAAGATCAACAGGCCCGGAACCGGCTTCAGTGCCGCCGCACGTATGGGAGTGGCTGCCGCACCTGGCGCATCTAACTGTGTGTGGACGACCACTGCGGCATCACTGGCCGCGATCTGGCGACCAAGATCGCTGTCAGCATCCACTGAATATTTCACTGTGTTGGGCTGGAACACCCATTTGCCATTCTCTTGTTGAGGTTGTGCGCTGTAGAGCAAGTCTCCTTGAACATAGCCTCTGAAATCTGGAGGTGTGGCTGCTCTCAACAACGGAAACAGTTTTTGATATAGTCCTATGAGTTCGCCACGCTCGCCGCCTCTGGCAGTCATGATGCGGGCGATCATATCAGGCGAAGTGGCCAGACCATCATAGCCCTTGGCCAGGAAACCGGCCTTGTCAGTGAGCACAAAATCACCGTTGGATTTGCGACCAAAGATGATAGCGGGTTTGCCATCCCATTTCACAGTGGCAGTGTCTGGTTGCTGTGCGGTATTTACAATGCCTGTGAGTGCTTGTTGTGCGCCGCGACTGCCCATGTCAAATACCATGTCTTCGGGATGCTCGATGCGCACACCTTCAGCGATGATTTGCATGCCCTGATTCACGATCCTGTCGCGCAGGCGAGCCAAGAAATGCACTTCGGCTTCTTCTAAATTTTCATCAAAGGGCTGGCCTTCACGTTCCATGTGCGCACGGAAGTCTGCTATCTTGCTGTCTTTGTTTGGATCCATTTTGAGAGCACGCATGATGCTCTCCACGGAATAGAGGTCTTTGGCCGATGCGGTGGGATTCAGCAACAGTTTGGCCACCGCGTCTGGATCGTCGGTGACAATGTCATTGGTGTTGCGATTTGCGATACCATCATTCTGATTGAGTTTGAAACCCATGGATTTGGCCATGGAGTTGATCATGATGTTGCGCAGGGCACCTTTGTAGGCACTGGCCGGATCGCTACGCAACACGAACTGATTCCAGCGTGGTTTATTTGCGAACATGAAATCGGTCTGCACAAACCCACGACGTGGGTCACCACCAATGGCAGTGAGGAAATGCACAGATATTCCGGACTTCTTGATGTAGCGTTGTGGATCCACTCCTTGCTGTTTGGCCCAATCTCGCAGTCGATCTATCAATTGTTCTTTGGAGATTTTTGTGGCATCTATCTGCAGATCCAGATCACCTGATGATTCCTTGCGACCGGTGGAACCCAACCAGCGTGCCGGTTGTCCATCTATGGAGTCTTTTTCTGTGGTAAAGTCAATGCCAGTGATGGGTTCTAGCCACTGCACAGTGGGCATGATGTCGGCTTGCGCTATGCGTTGCGTGATGACCTGTCCTTGATCATCCTTGAATACGTTGCCACCTTCTAGTAATCTCATCATATGGCCTGCGAAACTGTGGTGGACTTGATTTTGCCTGCGGCATCCTGTGAAAGACTGTTGTGCAATGGTGTGCCGGCGATGACCTGTTGGCCGCTGGCACTGGTCCAACGACCATTGGCCCAGGTGTAGATTTCGTCAGGAATCTCGGTAGTTCCTGCCCTGCCGCCACGCACCATCACATTGTATCCGTTAGGTATTTCCGGAGCCACTGCGGTTTTGCTGACTTTGTAGGCGGGCAAAAAATGCTTGGCCAGATATTCACGCATCTGTTCTATGGCTGGTTGGGTGATATACTTGTCCATGTTGCGCTCATCCACAGCGACCTGTCCTTGCATGGCTTGCTCTAACCAGGCAGCCGCTCGTTTTTTGTATTCATCCGCATCCATGACCTGTCCAGCAGTCTTGCCAGCGTTTATTTTCTTGGCTTCTGTGTCCCATGCGGCGGCCAGTTTATCTGCCAGTTGCCGGATGGTAGTATCTTGTGCGGCCTGTTTGATGGCAGCGGCTGTTTGCTGGATGGCACTGACGCCGGGTATTTTGCCCATGGCGCCTTTGATCGCGGCTCCGGCCTTGCCCATCATGGCCGAACGGCTTTGGGCCATGCGATCTTGCTCGGCACGCCCAATGGTGGCCAAATCTTGGAAAATACCTTCGTTAGTGACCTGTTTAACTTTCATCGGTGCGTCTCACGGTCCTCGTGAATTTTGACGCATCCCGCATGCGTATGGCGTTGAGTAGCTTGCGCTGGAGATTTTCTGCCTGCTCTGGATCATAAGTGGCATCGATCTGCTCCATGAGCCTGATGGCGCCGGCAATGATGTTTGAAGCACGATTTTCTATCACGTGCCTGCGATCACGCTCGATATACATAGCATCGAGTTCTTCTAATATACTGCGGGTCTTTTTGTGCATGATCCGAACCTTTAAATTATTTAGTAGATTTTACGTATCTGTAAATATCCTTATATGATAAGTCAACGTAAAGTTTCAAGTCACAGCCAATGGCAACCATTGAAAGAAGTATGGGTAGGTGGCACTTATCCTGCAGATTTTTACCAGCATCTTGGCAACAAATCCCACGATATTTTTGCAAAAATCACTGAAATTACCAACAAAGATTTTGACAATCTAACAGACACATTGGAAAAATTAGGTGTCACAGTAGTCAGGCCTCAATTCGATCGTATAGACGACTTTTTAGACGAACATGATCATTTGCTTAAACCACCGGTAAGTCCATGCGACATAGCACTGACACTAGGAGATACTTTGCATCTCATGCCTCAATACACGTCCGAAGTAAATCCCTATCAACGTGCTGTAGATGATTATCGCCAAGCAGGACAAAAAATACATGTCATTGACCGTGCTACACCAGAACCATGGGCCTGGATGATTTTTGCCAGCGTGGTGCGGGCCGGAAAAGATATACTGATAGATTATCAGCCAAATATACCAGAATCAAAAAAATACACGTATCTGGTAGCACAGGAATTAGCCAAAGATTATAGAGTGCATCTCAGTGGCACTGGAGATCATAACGACGGAGTTTTTTGTCCGATTAGGCCAGGGCATATTTTTACGTCTCATTATAGAAAGGTCTATGACTCAAGTTTTCCAGGATGGTCTGTGTTCCATCTGCCAGACACCACATATAAAAATCTCCAACACGTTGGTATAGCCGACAAGTGGTATCTACCCGGAGTAGACTACGGGCATTTCAACGCAGATATAATGGCCGTGGCAGAACAATGGTTAGGCAATCCGCAAGAAACTGTTTTTGAAGTCAATATGTTGGTAGTAGACGAAAAAAATATCATATGTGGCGCTTACGATGAAATGGCTTTTCAATATTTTGAATCTCTAGGTATCACTCCGCATTTGGTAGAATTTCAATCTAGATATTTTTGGGATGCCGGAATACACTGCGTTTGTAGTGATATACATCGATCAGGGGGCCGGGAGGATTATTGGCCTGAGCGCGGGGACAGCGGCATCTATTATATAACGGAGTGGTAAATGAAAGAACGAATACGTTTTGAATTCGACATAAGATCAGAATTTTGGGATAAATTTCCCATGATAGAAATTTCCGTTGATGATCGTATCAAATGCACAAAAACTCTAGATCAAAAGCAATGCAAATTATCCTTTGAGGATGATCTAGAATTTGATCGCCCACACACAGTATCTTTAAAGAGATTTAACAAAACAGATGATCAATGCGTGATTGATAACAATGGATCTCGGTTCGATCAATATGTTATCTTGAATCAAGTTTGTATTGATGGTATCGATGTGCAGAATCTCATCTGGCACCGCAGTTGGTTTGAACCTATCTATTCCACAGTATGGAAACAACAACAGATAGATGCTGGAGTTGCGTTGGAAGAAAAAATCATCGGAGAAACTTGGTTAAGTCACAATGGGACATGGAAGTTTGAATTTTTCAGTCCTTTTTATAAATTTATTATCTCACAATTTGAGTAAATCATCATGACATGGCAATTAACTAAAACAACAAAAACTCTCTTTCCTGTGAAAGATCAAAAAATGATATCATTGCGACAGTCATGGTATCACGATGCTCAAAGACAAAGCACCTATCAAGACTTTTTCCCGATGGCAAAAGAATGGTTCACATCAACCAAGATCAACGATATACAAGGGTGGGACGCTTTCCCTCATGTGGACGTGACCATGGGATGCACACATTATATAGAAAGTTTTGTCCAAAAGCATGGATGGAATGGATTTCAGATACTCAAGAACGAATATGCTTATTATACCCTAATGGGCAAACATGGAGTAGAAGTCAATGACCTTGAGCCCAACAAGCCATTGATCATCACCATGCCCCATTGGACTTTTTGCGATGTCAGACCGGAGTGGGAGGATGTTCTAAGAATCTGCGAACAGAGGATGATTGATATCCACATCGATATGGCATGGATTGTCACTGCCAAAGATATCCATCTAGATCTCAATCATCCCTGCATCAAAAGCATTGGTGTGAGTCTCAGCAAATTGAGCCTACAATGGAATCGAGTAGGACTACGATTCAGCAGGCAAAAATCCATGGATTCTGTGACAATATTCAACGACTACTACAAAGATACCAACACAGTGATCACTTCTATCGGTTGCTATTGGATTGATAATTTTGAAAGAGATTATCTATGGAATTCCTATGGCGGTCAACATCAAGAAATTTGTAGGACTTTAGATATCTTGCCAACAAAAATAATACATGTGGCCAAAGATAAAACAGGACAATCGTTAGGTATCGGTAAGATGCTTGGAGATGCGACTCCACACAGCGTATAAGATGTAGCGGGTAGTTCCGGCTGAAACTACACTCTCTGACCTATGAGAGATTTTGTCTGTTCTATCATGTTGGATTAGATACCCTGAGTTGTGCTCACTGGGTATCAGGATCGGAGTGTGTTCCGATCCAAAGATTGTTCCCACCCCAGATGAAGTGTAGAGATATATTTGCATGGCAACATCGATGTCAGGATTATCAGTGTGCCAACCAATTTCATATCCCGCTTCATCTTTCCAGAGCGATACTCCCCAGAAATGTTTATAGGGGTCTGTAAACGTTTCATTGATCAGATCTGTCGCAGAATCAAATATTTCATGCAACTCTTCTATCACTGTATCAAAATCCCAAGTGATTTTTTGTCTAGGAAGAGTTTCTTGACCTTCCACTGTTTGCCATTTGTCATTGGAAACCGATGAAACATACTGATTGAGTTTTTGTAATATCGCAAGATCTAAGACATCTGTTATCTGATACAAATCTGCTATAGGGGTAGACAGTCTGTTGGAGATGCAAGACGCTAGATGTTTCTTGTTGTTCTCGATCAAATCCTGATCTATCATGACTGTTTGATTTGTCCTAATAACTGTTTGAGTTTGTTTGATTGCACATCGGCTGTGACCTTGCCAACATCTTCAGCTGGTTCACTGTTGTCATCCTTCATAGTAGACTTGGCCTTGATTGATTCGTAGATGTTGGGTTTCTTGACAAATCCAGAACTTTGCTGTTGGTCTTCGCCTAAATCTCTGATACGCAGGCTTTCAATGTCAAACTCTAAATCTACCTTCTGTCCCACTCCACTCGATGAACGAGTCTTCATCAACTGTATCTGATAGCGACCACGTTCACGCATGGCTCGACTTGTGAAGATACCAAACACATTATCTGCTGTGTTGATCTTGGAAATACCACCCGATATATGGCTATGATCGAACTCAATCTCTTCCACTGCCGCACGATTCAACTGCGAAGCAGTGACAAACAATACATTGAGTTCTTTAGCCAAGTTGCGCAGTTCTTCTGAAACATACTTGTCTTTGACGAATAAATCATTGGGGCTAACTTTGGCACTCACCGGCATGATCAAGTCTAGATAATCTACGCATAAAAAATCCACACGTTTCTTTGTCTTCACTTGCAGTTCTTTGAGATATGCACGGATATCATTCACTGTGCTCTGTGCTGGCATGTATTTGATCTGCAAGGCGCCGGCCTTCTTCTGCATCATCTTGACTTTCATTTCCACTGTATCGATATCTCGAAAAATTTCTTTGCTAGACGTATTGGTCATCATGGAGTCGATGCGCATGGAACAAAGACCTTCTGACAGTTCCAGCGTGATGTAACAACCGTTGAGCCCGGCCTGTGCCCAGTTCACTGCCAAGTTCTGCATGAACAAACTCTTGCCAGAACCTGAACCTCCTGCGAAAATCTGCAATTCACCTCGGTTGAATCCACCATACAGCAATTTGTCCAGGGCAGGCCATCCAGTAGAGTTCTGTCCATTATTATTTTTCAAGGCCAGCAGTCTCGATCGCGGATCTTCAAAGTAATCTGTGCCCAGATCCTTGGTCAATGATATTTGCACGGCATCCTTAATCAACTTCTCCACAGGATCAAAATTGCCCTTTTCCAAAAGGTCCGCCGACTTAAGGATCGCACGTTCCAATTCTTGTCGACGAGTGAATGATTCAAACTCTTCCATGAACCAGTCGAGATGCCCTTCATTGATATCGGGTATTTCTTGTAGGTCAACATTGGTCACTGCTCGAACCTGTTTGCGATCAGGCAAAGTTTTGTGTTGATCACAGTGTTCTCGGATAAACTTCGCGGCACTACGCAGGCTGCGATCAAAGTTTTCTTCATTGAATATGTTCTGCACTCGCACGTAACTCTGTGCGTCCTGCATCATAAACTCCAGGAACAACTTTTGGACTTCTACGGAATAATCTTTCATTGGGTTTCTCTCGATGTATCTATGTGTTGTTGTATCATGTCAGCGATTTTTCTATGCGTGGCAGCGCCCGGATGATCATCCAACGGTGCATGGTCCAGTTTGAGATCCACGATGCTGTGCCACGGGTTTACCCATTGTGTCCAGTCTATCAATTCAAGATTATTGCGCAACCGTTCACTGAAATCTCGAGTTTGATCATCATCTAGATCTTGATATAAGGTCTTGGCATAGTCACTGTGAGATTGATTGGTCAACATGTCTTGGGTCCAAGGAATCATGCCATTGATAAACCATATATCTTTTCCAGCATCATCGGACATCTGTTGCAGTATCCTGGTATAGTCTATCAATGACATTATATTACTATAATCGTGATTAAGCAATTGATATTGGGCCACAAACTTTTTATCTATTAGATTGCTATCAGTGTCGGCACCGATATAAAATCCCTGGTTGGCGCTGGGGTAAACCCAGTGTCTGTGCAAAGCACTCCATTGCACAAAATATCGATCATGTCGACGATCCAATAAAGCCTTGGCTGCTCGGGTAAAAATTTTTAGATTGCTGGATCCACCTTCGGCATCGTTGTCTGCATGGCCAATGAGATTGGGATAGATCCTGGGATCATTTTGTTGGCTCTCGAAACCTGCACCCATGGTGATGCTACAGCCGCCAAAATAATTCATAGCCATCCTAACTCCTGCATGCGAGGACACAATACTTTTTCATACCAATGATGATTGCCCGCAGATCCATAGTGACCGTGCCATCCGTGAGTATCAAAGTCCACGGGACGATGGACATTTTTGTTAGTGCTGAAGTAGGTATCTTCAAACAGGATACTGTGCGGATCTGCTAAAAATCTTCTCTGTATACTGGCCAGTGTTGGCCACTCGGTCTTGGGCTGGAATGGTTCGGCGAGATTCACGATGAGATAATTGCTAGTCCATCCTTGGATATATCTAGTCAATAAAAATAATTCTCTAAGAGCCTGTGCTTCTTGCCAACTACGATTCCATGACATTACATAGCCTTGGCCCAGCTGATGAGTAGTGACTTGCCTGAGCCCATCATGTTCTCGTAAGCATGGTTGATCTATGGGTTCTAGATTGCCAAAAAATCTATGATAACTAGGAGCCATACCATCATAATCATACACAGTAAATCTCTCGATAGGGGGCACACCCACTATTACATAATCGTTAGGACTAAATCCAGAACCAGCCACTATGAGATGTGATATGCTATCTACGTTGTTTCCTGGCCAACTGTAGTTTTCTACACTATCAACTTGCAAGGCAGCAGCCATTAAGCCCCACCAAGAATCCTTGACATCTACACAGAATCCTGGTGTGCTATAACTGTCGCCATACACGATCAATCTAGACATGGAGTTTCCTCATGAGATTCTTCCGAGCCATTTCAATTTTTATTTTACTGGTGCATCGATGCTGGAAAATATTCAACAGCGTGGCCAATCGTCCTTGGCGTATCACTGCATCGTTAACGTCCTTGACATCCGCTGGCCAGTCTGGTATGCTCACTGCCCAACCCAGTTCTATAGCACAATCTATCAACTTGAGACCGGCCTTGTCTTGATCGGGCACCACTGTGACTTCTCGACCAATACTGCGTATCAGTCTCGCTTGGGTATCATTGATTTCAGCATGCAATACTGCCAATCCACCGATGCTGAGAGCATCAAATATGCCTTCCACCACGATCACATGCTGCCAATCTGGTCGCTGTAGATCTGTGCCAAACACATAGCCCTGTTGCATGTCGTGGACGTAGCGAGGATTATGATCATCAAAAAATCTACGTGTGTGTCCTACTATGCGTCCATCATAGGTAAACGGTATGATCACACCTTGCCTACGACTGAATTTGTCATCAGGCCGGCCATGGATCATACCTATGGGATAATCCTCGGGCACACAACGATCTCTGAGATACTGCCAATGCACTGACATGTCGCGATCCACCAATGCGAATTCTTCCGGCAGTTCTCGATCTTCAAACTCGATGCCCTGCACCACATTGGCAGTGCGCTGTCGATCATCCAGTATGCCTTGGATGTTTCGATGTTTGAGGCTTTCGAGATTTATATATTCTATTTCTTGTTGTGGAACATTAAGCCATTGCAACAGTCTGCGAGCCTTGAATGAAAGATTGCGACCCAGGATGAAGCTGGCAGTGAATCCGCAATTGAAACAGTGGAAACTCCAACCTTGGTCAGTGGCCTTGATTCCACCGCGCTGTCGTCGATCCTGGCTTTCACCATTGTGAACACAACACGGAGCATTGAATGAAATCCAGCCAGAACTTGTGCTTTTGCGTTTGGCTGGTAGATAAGAAAATATGTCGATCACTCTAACATTTTACTATGTTTTATGTGTTCGATCAAGTGGTCTGCAATGATTTTATGACCCAATTCATTGGGATGTCCGCCGCGAGCAAACGGTTCTATGCCCAATTCTTTCTTTTTGTTGTATAATATTTCTTTGAAACTCAGTCCTGGATAGATCAGACTGGGCACTCGTAGAGAATAAGGATTGGGCAATGCGCTGACCTGTATTATCGGAATGCCATACCTGCTCTCGGCCTGATCAAATAGATTGATGGATGTTTGGAAATTGTATTCTGCCCATTCTCTATGATAACTCATGCCCAGCCATAATCGTTGCAAAGAGAACCAGTTGTCATCTATGTCGGGGTTGGGTTGGAGCAACCAAGTTCCGTGCATGTGTCGATTCCATTGCGGATCCTTCATGCTAATTTGATGCTGTGGGTTAAACCAGCTTTGCCGTGTGCTATCAGTGTGTGCCACGATAAACAGAACATCGTCGGTGCTCTGACCGTTGCGCAGATACCACATGAAGTTCCAGCGCATGCTTTCAAGGCTGGATCCCGGAAAAGCCATGTTGTCTAGTTCAAGATCAAATTCTTTGGCAATACGACCCGCAAAGCCATTGGCCAGCCTGTAAGGACGATTTTGATCGTAGTGATCTCGGAATGCTTCTTCAGACAAGTCTCGGAATTCAGGAGCGATGAGTTCATCGCCATAGGTCCAACTACAGCCAAATGCCACTAACTTCCTAATCTTCATCTATAGGCGATGGATGTAATGAATCCGTTGTTGATTTTGGCATTGGGATTATTGACGTATCCTGCGCCACCGGCTGTGACTATCACAGCATTGACATTGCCACCTGCAGTGGCCACGGCATATCCTTCAGCACCTGTGCCTTCGCCCACAAAGTCTACATTAGGGAATGGCGTGGAAATCCACTGACTACCAGAATTGTTCATGGTAACATTGGTCACGGTGCCACCACTGACCACTGCATTGCCAATTTTGGCCTTGTAGCCATATTGATTTACTTCGAAACGGAGATAATTGTGGTATCCTTCTACGTTCCAATAATCACGTGCTGTCCTGTTGATATACTGTCGCTGGCTGCCAACATCATACCATGGCCCCAATTGTGTGCTGGAACCCTGCGCCTTGACGTTGCCCGAGAAATTGTCAAAGTCCATCTGGAAGGTTACAAGATCGCGACCTTGTGTATACACCGCAGATGTATGATTGCGATTGGGATTGCTCTGGCTGATTTCCGGGTTGGTAGGAACAGTCATTATCTCACTGGGCACAAATGCAGGATACACTGAATCTACTACATCGGCTGTGCCGCGGCCGCCGGAGTAGGCATTGGTAAACACAGGCTCGTAGAGTTCGCTGGTGGCTGAGTTACGTTCAAGGCTCCAGCCCACGGGCTGTGCATCAACTTCGTCTAGATCGGTGCTGAGCAGAGTGACCTTGGCCCGGCCGTAAGCGGCACTGAGTATTTCTAGGTCTTTGCTCAACAAAAGTATATCACCATTGGTCGAGATCAATCGGAAAGTGATGGTAGACCCAGTGATGTTCACGGGTTTCTGATCTTGATTGACGAATTCAAACAGTATGACGTTGTCTACGCCACGATGGATTTTTAAATTTTTAGCATACACGGGTTGCCACCTCCGGTCAAAATAGGCACCACTGGTGTCGATCAAAATGACCTGCTGTCGCTGTTGATATAAATAGGCAGTGGTTGAATACATAAGGTTTTCCTAACGATATTTATGGGCTCTGAAATCTTCGCTAAAATAGCCGAACGCTACCCTTTCATAACATTTTGCACCTATGCTGGCAATGAATACATCGGTGTGATACAGAACCGCGATGATGCTGTGACCACCATCTATGATTTTGGCAATATTCCCCACGCAGATCTCAAGAAACTGTTCTTAGAATTGGCCAATACTTGGTGGTGGGAAAGCAATCGTAGCATACCTATCAATATATTCCTCAAGCAAGATTGGGAAGTATTCCGCCCTTATCTCAGGACATTTACCAACAAAGATCTGGAAATAGTGCATGGACCATGCACCAGCCTCACCGACATAGCCCGCAAAAAATCCAAACGCAAATCAATCACCCTGGTTCGCAGGATCGATTAAGTTCATGTGCAGTGCTACCAAAGCCGCATAACTGATAGCATGGCTTTTCTTGAAAGTATAACCACGGCTGTCGTCACCATCCCACACTGACTCAAACACTTCGGCCCATGGGAGATTTTGTAGATGGGCCTTGCCAGGGCGTATGATAGATATAAAAGCTGCCATCCTGGGTATAGAATCGGGTCTCATGATTGAGAGCAGGCCAGTGTAATTGCCCACATGCACCAATCGGCTGGCCCAGTCTGTATCAGTCCATAATTTTGTCCAAGGGGGCGATCGATCCAACATGTCTTTGTAATGATCCGGGCCCCGGACCAAAGAATACACGCTCATATTTAAAAAATCCAGTTTGAAGTAACCCCTAGATTCGGCTTCTTGATAGTCTATGGACGCACATTGATTGATAGGATCCCAAGGTATATCCGTGACATATACTCCGGAGTTGTGTCGTCGCACTTGAGATTCTACATGTTGTCTCGCAGATCTGTGCTGTATCAGCGACAGGATCTTTTCTCTATCAGCGAAATCTATGTCAATGTCTGCGCTCATCACCAACCTGCCTGTCGTAACATTTCGCGGGCATACTCTTGATCTGCCGGATAATCGCGGAATTTGCGTTGCCAGAATTCAGGATCGATCCAAGGCCATACTATGGCGATCTGCTCTTGGTCTAGATCATCCAGCAATTTTTGTCCGCTGTCGCAGTTATACAATACCCAAGCACTGATGCGGCCGGTGGACACAGCATAGGCCACGGCATTGCTGTTGCCATATCTCAAACAATCCTGTGCCGGGTGCCCATGGGTTTCACTCCAGTCGATAGAATATTCTATGGCCCGAGCCAAGGCATCATTTACGCTTTCCTTGCGCATGTATTCTGCGAGGTATTCTGCATACACGCTGTCTCTACACCAATGATCGATCTTTTTGTTTTTCTCTACCACCCAATCAATGAATCTGGCAGTGTTCACAGCACGGATGGCCACACAATGACGGCCAAACTTTACAAAGGCTCGATAGTAAGGACTCTTGGCAAAATCATCAAAGGTTTTGAGTTTGGCAGAACCTTGCGTCATTTCGTAGAAACGCAGATAGGCCTGTAACCCCAACCGCACACCGGGCTCCTCTCGATCTTGATAACGGCGTTTTTGTTCGCACACATGCACAGCCAGGCTCTCGGGCCTGGCAAAAGTTTTTTCACAATATCTACAGACGTGGTCAGTCTTTGTTTCCGTGCTCACGTAGATACTCTTGTAGTTCTTTTTTGGTGACCAACTTGGCCATGACTTCTATGTCAGACATCTTCCAGTTAGGATAGAGGTCTGTCAACGTTTTCTTTACTTCGCTGTTGCCGGCTTCTTTCTTCTTGGGAGCGATCCACTGATGCCGTTGTGTGCCCAGACCAGGACTCACTGCCGTGGCACATAACCATTGTAGTTTGGGGTGACGATTGATGGCAAAGAAGTTTTTGTTGAGATAGTGATTGGTGCTCTGCACATAGTATTCCTGCAATTCCTGACCGCCTTGTATGGCAGATCCCCAACGTATCATGAGATAGTTTGAAAACTTCTTGCGTTCTTCGTCAGTGAGTTCATCATAGAATGATCTGTTTTTACGATCAAACTCGGACATTTCGTTGCCGATGCTTAACTTATCCATCACCAAGCCTTGTTGTAGTCAACGATCTCACAGTTCCTGGAGATGTCCTTGACAAAATACACACAATCAGGTTCTGGATCCTCTGTGAGTGGCACACACAGCATCTGACCATTTTTTAGTTTAGGGCAATACCATGCCACGTCGTGATAGACATCCACGATCTCTATGTCCAGGAAACTGGGGCGGAATGACGTCAGTGGATTGAACTGGAACACTTTGAATCCGCGATCATTGATCGACGTCAACGGCAACATCTCTAGATCGCCCAAGTCGGGCTCACCTATCAGCACTTGCCAGTCTATGGGCATTTTGATCCTGTGGGATCCGATCTGTAGCACCAAGGCCGGTGAGTTGAAACTCTCAAGGAAGATCAGAGGAATATAGTGATAGTCTGGATCTGCGGGATCTGAGTTATCTAATATCGCGAAACGCATGTCATCCACTTCTTCGGGTAGCGCATCCAGATCATAGGCTGTGTTGTCTAGTGTGAGTATCTTCATAGTATCCATTATACGATATAATTTCTGTATCCGCGACCGAGTATGACTCCATAATCTCTCGCGACAAGGACCCCAAATCCTTGCCCCAAAAGATAAGGAACCACGGCGCCACCCTTGCCAATAAACACGCCATTGTATTCATAGGTATCATCAACACATATCACACATCGATCACTCATATGCGGCAATAGATTGACCATTTGAGTGACATGTGCTGTTTGGCAGTTGATGTTGGTCATGATCAAGCCTTGCTGACTATACCAAGCGATTTGATCCTGGATCATTTGTTGCTGTCTATCAGTGCGCCAATCCCAGTCGAAGTTATCCAGATACAGCACCCGTATTTTTGACCCGGAATATTGAGCTGTCCATTGGGTGCCTTCGGCTTGCACAAATTCAGCAAGATGGCTGTGCTCCGGAGCGATAGTTTTGCGCAATCTATGTCTGGCATCTTGATCGAGATCCACAGACACAAATCTCATGTCATGTGTGTGGGCCAGATCTGCGAAATAGGCACTGCTGCCTTCCCATCTATCCGACCCAATCTCTACGATAACCTCACCAGAGAACTTGCCCAATAGGTGTTCTCCCACTTGTTGATACAGTTTACCCAATGGTCATCCACTCCAGTTTCTCGTGCGTGAAAGGATAACGGGCTTCTTTGTAGAACTGTTTGCGCTTGGTCAAGTGCCTTTTGGCGAATCGGCAGGTGGAGGTGATGTCCCAGATTTGGACGAAGTCTTTGTCCTCAGCTTTTCTAATGCCGCGCCCAATTGATTGTATAACTCGGACAAAGCTCTTTCCGGGTTCCACAAGCACCAGATTGAAAATACGAGGAATATTGATACCAACAGCAGCCACGCCATAGGTAGCAACAATAATTTTATCGGTAGCTTCAGCCACTTCGTCATATTCATCCTGTCTGTCCTTTGCTTTGGTGGCGCCTGAAACAAACACAGCACGGTCGCCCAGTCGTTTTACTAGTTCTTGTCCGGCTGTGATACGATCTACCAGCACGAGAGTGTTGCCTGTTTCGTTAACTTGCCGTATCAAACTGGCCATGGTATCCAACCGCCCTGATTCCTCTAAAAGATATTTCAGTTCGCTTTGATAGTTGTTGTATTCCACATGGTCTACTAGTTGCACGATGTTGACATGGCACTGCGCCAGCACTCCTCTATCCTGCAGTTCAGCGGCGGCCAGTCGAGATATCACTGGTCCTAGACTCACATGCAAGGCCTGGAATTCAAAATCTTCTTTGGGTATGGTTCCTGTCAATCCCCAACGGATTGGCACTTGCGCCATCACGCCTGTGAGCAGAGTTTTCAGTGCATCGGCCTTGGCCATGTGCACCTCGTCCACTATCACGCACACTACGCCTTCGATAAATTCACCAATGGTGATTTCTGCTGATTGATTTTTGGTGTTCTTTAACAGCACATTGAGACTCTGCCATGTGCAGATGGTGTGTGTGCGTCCAAACTCTTTGCGGTCTCCGAAGAACACACCCACGTCCAGACCCATGTTGATGTAGTCTTTTTCTGTCTGTGTCACAAGACTTTTGTTAGGAACTATCACTATGCTACGACCATAAGGTGTCACAGCATGGCTCAGGGCGGCAGTCATGATTGTTTTGCCGGCGCCAGTGGCCACTTCTTGCAGGCATTGAGGGTTGGCAAGAAAGTTGTTGACTATGTCAACTTGGTAGTCTCGCATCATGACAGGTTCGCCGGCATTGGGATGTCCTTTGGGCCAAGAGATGTTAGAGAAAGTGTCTTCTTGCACTTGCTCAAACTCAAAGGTGGTGCGATACTCTCTTTGATCGTCCAGTTCTATGTCGTAACCATATTCTTCCAGCACTGGTATGATTTCAGGCAAGAGGTTTACGTAGGTGCTACCACCCAGTTGGAAAAAGGAGACCTTGCCATCCCATCGCCCCAATCTTACCGCTGGTAGGTATCTGGCGTAAGGAACATCATATTTGAACTTGTTGACTAGAGTGCGACGTGCATCCAGTTCTAGCCCTTCTATCTTGACGTTGACTTCATCTCGTATGCTTAGTCGTGCAGTTCTCATTGTGATATTATACACTAATTTTGACGTGTGTCAAAATAATTTGATTAATGTGCATCCATTGCCGTTAGGACCTCGTCAAACAGGCTACGGAAAATACCCAAATGTTTTTGGATTTGCGGTATATCAACTTTCCTATGTTTCATAAGTTTGGAAAATCTATCCACAAACTGTTGCCGCCATTGCGGACTGAATTTAACCTTGTCTAACCCATCAATCAGATCTTGTATCCACTGCGTCTGCTTGGATATCAATCTAAATCTTTGATTGCAATCCTGTAGATACTGTTTCAGTTCGATTTTTTCAGAAACGGTAAGTATGTCCCAAGACCAGCATCCGGGCGATAGATTGTGCAAAGAAATTGGTGTGCGTTCTCGATTGGCCCAGTCCAAAGTGGCATGCAGATTTTGAATATTAAGCACCTGTGTGACCACATGAAAATTGAGTTTGATGTTTGATAGTTGTTTCAGTTTTTGGTAATTGCCGATCAAGGTATCCCAGGTGTAAGGGTAACGCATAAGAGCATAGGTTTCTTCTATAGCATCTATGCTGATTTGCATTTCAATTGCTTTGATCTCTGTAAGCTTTTTCCAAAGTTCATCAGTCAATACGCTGGCATTGGTTACGATCCTGGCTTCGAGATTTTTTTCAATGATCTTGTTGCAAATTTTGACGTTGTTTTTGAATAAGAAAAATTCCCCGCCTATGAAACTGACCTGCTCGAGATCAGGTAGCAGATCTATAGTTTCCAACACTGTGTCTGTGTTGTCTTTTACATCGATTCTTTGCTTTATGAATCCCAATTGGTAACTTTCTTCGGCATGTTTGCTGGACCATTCAGGATCACACATAAAACAGGCCATGTTACACACATTGCCAAAAAAAACATCTAACAATTTGATACCCATCTGGTCACTGGCATAGGGTTTTTTCAACAACTGTTTTCTAGTGCTGTCTAGACCAATTTGTTCAGATTTCCAACATCTATGACAACCAGGATGTGGTTGCAATCCTTGCAACAAGTTATTTCTGTGCCAGGACATTTCCTGCCCTTGAAGATATTCGTCAAGACTGGATATAGGACCCTGTGGATCATACACACATCCCGGTTTGAAAATCACTCCATACTGATCATATTTGCCAGGTATTGAGGCACTATAAGATTCTATTCGTAAAGTAGTAAATGGTGCCGTGCAAAATATTTTGTTGTCTTTGCCCATGTGAATACTTAGCGAGGTCAAAAAAAGAGGCACCTTTTTAAAGGGTGCCTCTGTGAAACGGATCGCCTAGGAGCTAGACTATTTGATGGCGATCCGGGTAAACTTATTCGTGTCGCATGCAGGTATTCTCTGCTAGGGCTTTCCAGTTAGAACTGACTTTGGTCAAGTCTGCCAATTTCAGCGCCATGCGCAGACTGATCTCGCGCATGCGGGCATGGTTGTCCTGCATGAATTGGACAATCTCATCGCCCTGTTCGGGTGAGAAATCATAGTCCTGGAACAAGTCACCTTTGCGGAAGATCTGCTTGATGCGCAGGATCTTGTCGCGGGTGGTGTTCAGCGTAAGGTCCAGGAAGTGACAGCGACTCTGCAAAGCCTCAAGATGATCTTGCAGTTTCTTGCTCTTGAGATGATCAAACTTTAGATTGGTGATGAAAATCACCGAACCCTTGAAGTCGAACTGGTCAGGAACACCTTCACGGCGCAACATCGAAGAGTCTGAATTCCAATGGATACGACGTTTTTTGCCCGAGTCCAGAGCGGCTTTCAAGATGTTCAGCGCGATGTCATCTAGCAGAATGGAGTCGCAGTCGTCAAACACCAAGACGTTTTTAGGGTCCGAATGTTTATACAAGGTGCAATACAATCCTATAGGAGTCATGGCACCTTTGATCACTTCATACTTGATCTTGCGACCGCTGATGTTATCAAACAAGCCGGCCTTTTCCAGTTGATACTCTACCCCGTAGGATTTGCCCACTCCAGGAGGGCCTGTGACAATCATGGCACGGATGTCGCCAGCGATGGCGGCCTTGGTCATGTCGTCTAGGATCCCGAACCGTTGCTCAATACGATCCATGATTTCTTCGTCAGTTTCTTCAGGTTTTTCGGTCTTTTTAAATTCTACTACCTTGTTAGATTGCGACACAATACCTCCGGTGATTTCGATGTCTTCGATAGAGTCTAGTTTAACACGGATCTCGTCAGGAAAGCCAGGAAAATTATCGCCGTTTTGCACGGTTACGAAATTGCCTTTTGCCGAACTGGAGAAATCTTTCACTAGGGTGAAGTTGGTGTTCACGATGGGTTGATTGCGATACACACCGCGCTTGATGAGGACTTGCGTCATTGTCTAGGCTCCTTTTTTGTTACTATACCCATATTATAGCAAAATGGCTAATTCTGGTCAACCTGGGCAAAAATCCCCCATTTTATGGGTGTTGTTTTTTTGCCACAGATCTATTCTGCTAAAATTTACTATAATTGTATTTTACGGAAAAAGGATTTTGTGGTCAACCACAAAAAAACCCTGCCGAAGGCAGGGTTGTTTTACCATTTGAAACTATATCAGGTGGGTGATACATTACCTGGATTTGTTACATCAATAGTGAACGTGATGGTCTCTCCTGCGCTGATTTCAAAAAACCAACCGCTCCAGATGGGGCTCTGGGGCGTGCCGCCTGGCATTGGATCCACTGGTGTGGCTGGCCATTCAGGTGCTTGTCCGTTGATTAGGATGTCGTTGTTTCTCATATCAAAGCCACAGGTAGATGGATCAGTTGAACGGACTACTTGCCCCACAGTGATTACACCGGATGTGACAGATACTGACACAGGGGCAGTAACAACAGCGTTGCCTGTCACTGGAATATCTGTAGAAAACAATGTAATTTCTGTGTCTAGCGGTTGTCCAACTCCTACTTGTCCGCTAAAAACTTCATTGCCATCGATTAAAATTGTTGTTGCCGAGGGTGTTGCAAAAACACGTCCGCGGAATAATACGCTTGCCATAATTTTTCCTTTTGAATATCTAAATACGACATTAGGCTGGCTATCGCTTGGCTTAGCGCACCCGGATCTTTATCGTGCGATACAGCCGTATCCGAACCGCACATAGTATTTAGCACCAGTGCTGTTCAATCACAGCATCTTTCACTTCGTGTGGTTTGGGACTGCCATGGAAAATCAACACACTGGTAGAATCTGGTATGTGTGTTCCAGTGCCGGGGGCTAGATATTTACGGGTGCGAAAATCAAATCCTCCATCTTTGAGTTGCCAGCGCCAACTTTGCACCCTGGTTTTTTCAAAGTAATTTTCTCGGCCAGGACCCAGTATCTCATGTAGATAGTCCTGATCACCGTGCCATGCCGTGCGTTTGTGTGCTATTTGCCCAGGATCAAAATGCTGATAAATGTGCGCGAACTTCGCAGGATCAAACCACATCATGCTGGAGTTCATGGCTATTTTACTGGGCCGGAACAGATATTTGAAGTCTTGCACAGCCCAGAATCTATCCGTGGGCAATCGCCACACCCAATCAAGATTGCCTACGATCACTGTGTCCAGATCCAAATACAGCATGGGTCCTCTATGATGCCGTGGGTTGAATAACTGTATCTTGTACCACCACGATCGTTTGGGGCCGCGCACACCAGGCCATTCTTCCAAGGCATGATGTATCATGTGACCAGGCACTACTCTGTTGCTTTCGGTATAAACATGCATTCTCACCGGCAGAGAAAGATTGCGACAAAGAGCATTGTAGAGTTTGTCCACATAGTCCCATGGATACAAGGTGTCGTGTATCAAGCAGGCGCAATCAATATGCTCCAATGTCGCTGTTTCTACGACAGCGCGGTTTTTATTCTTTTTAACCATGAACCTTGTCTTATTTCATCAACTGTGTATTCTGTGTGGCATATCTCAACTAACCATCGATCTCTGTCGTGATCTACCAACGTGTCTAGATCCTCGTATTTGGTACGAATAGGAGCAGCCAAACTGCTGGGATCCACGATGACTTGGCAACCAGACAGGGCGGCCTGTATGCCCGAGCCACTGTTATAATTTATCAAGGCCCTGCAGTCATAATTGATATCAAAATCATCGTAGGTATTTTTTATAGGGCGAGGCATTTCTATGGTCACATCTCGAGGCAAAAGACCTGGATCCAATGCACTCCTGGGATGTGGTCTCACGACTATGGGCAAGTCTGTGTGTGAACGAGCCAAGGCGATTTGTTGATTGATCCAGTGTTCCATGCTGGGCAATGATTCTACCTGGAAACTCTGTTTGTGTTGCGCGGCTATGATCAATCGTGGTTGGCCCAAGCGCACTGGATATAGTTTAACTCCCAATTTGGCAGGGCGATCCCAATCAAGATCCGTGGTGTGTCCATAGTATCCCTGTGCGGTGATGTTGTCCACAGCGATCTTCCATGTGTGCCCACGTTTCAGTGCGCCCACATCTATCACTATCACCGGTCGGCCGAGATTTTTATAATGCTGATACACTGAACGATTGGGTTGCATGCGACCGTGCCACAACACCGACCAGATCACCGCTACATCCGCATCTAGAGAATTTTCTCTACGTTGCCATCCCTGTTGAGAACATCGATCCAAAAAGGCTCCCAACACTTCTTTGCTGTTGAGAGCGCACTGAGATGGAAAATAGGCGATGGTCTTGATCACTAAATATCCTGCGATGAAATACACAGTAATTACCACGTTCCATGCCCCGGGTCTCAAACAATATGGCCAGCGCATGATCGACGCTTTTGATCGCCATTGGCCCGGAGATGTGGAACTGATAGTATATGCAGAAAATTGCCAGCCCAGATCGCCCAGCGATCGTGTGAAGATCCTGGATCTGTTGGCACAGTCACCAGATTTGGTAAATTTCAAAAATCGCTGGGGCAACGATCCCATGGCCAATGGGTTGGTGGCCAAAGACACCGGAGTACCGTTCAAAGACAATGCTTTCAAGTGGGATGCAGTGAGATTCAGCCACAAGGTCTTTGCTGTGATCCATGCTTGCCGCACTCTAGACAGCGACTGGGTGATATGGTTAGATGCAGACACAGTGACTTTCCAGGACGTTCCGGAAAATTTCTTGAGCACCATATGCGAAGATTCAGCAATGGCCTGTTATCTGGGACGCAGGGAAAAATATCACAGCGAATGCGGATGGGTGGCCTATAATCGGCGCCATCCCGATTTGCTCAGTTTCATGGACCGTTGGCATGATCTTTATGTCACAGGAGATCTTTTCCGCCTGCGCGAATATCATGACAGTTTTGTATTTGACGTGATCCGCAAAGACTTCCAGACGCAACGACAGACCTCTTTCCACAATCTCAGTCCCGAACTGCCGGGCAAAGGCCCAGGGCATCCTTTTATCGCCAGTCGCTTGGGCCTATACATGGATCACATGAAAGGCTCTAAACGCAAGGCCTTGGGACATAGCCTACCCGATGATTATGATCGCAATCAAGGATTGAACAGCAGTGTGGGGTATTGGCAAGGAATCTTTGGCAGGCGCTGACGCATGAATCGCCAGGCTTCACCGCTGGAGATCTCTTCCGAGCTCCAATGGCATTGTGCTAGTTTAGTATAAAACTCTTGTCGATCACCACGGCGTGGTGATTCGATCTCTGCTATGTTGTTGCTGGCCCAGGGCCAGGCTTGGCTTTTGGCAGGTCGAGGATCTGTGACAAATGCAGGAACTCCCCACAGTATGCTGGCCACACCTGGACTGGAATTGTAGGTCACTGTGGCCCAGGTTTGATTGAGATCTTCTCTGATGTCTTGTTGTGTGCTCCAGGCAACCTGGGCCACAGATGGTAGTTGTATGGTAGGCACTATGGCTAGATTTCCTGGGTGAGGTCTGATCACAATGGGTCGATCAGTGTGCTGGCGTATCTGAGGCAACAAGGTATCCAACCACTGTTGCACCGGAACGTCGCCCATGCTCCAACCGCCATTGCGTTGCAGTGCGACCAAGATATTGCGACCGTTGTTGCTCCATCCGCGCTCGGCGAAACCATAATGGGCTTTGATTCGTTGCCAGCGTTGTAGATCCGGGTCGCGATCAAAATAATAACCAGTGTCAGGAAACACGTCGTCTAGGCTATAACGCAGATAACGATTGAAATCTGCAGGTTCCAAGAAACCAAACAGATTGCTGTCCATGGCCAAAGTATGTCCATTGCTTCGCCGTTGTTGTTTGATCACCCGACGGCGCACTTCGAGGTGTGCGCCGGTTTTCATTCCTATCCAGCCTTGGAGCACTGCCACATCACATTCTACAGGTTCGTCTTGGGTCACTAGATATACTTCATCTCCGGCCAACTTGGCACCATGGGCAAATCTAGTCAAGATATCGCGCTTGAATTCGTTTTTAGATTTCCTAGGAACACCAGAGAGGTATACAGCTATTTTCATTCTTGTCCGTTTATCACGGCCCAGGCATAGCCTGAGCGCATCTCTTCCACTGTGAACTGATGGTAGGCTAGACAGCGCAAAAGGGCATAGACCTGATCAGTGTCCGGCATGAACGGTGTTTCTATAGTGGATAGATCTTTGTTGGACAATGGCTGTGCGGCATTGGGCCCCATGGTAAACACTGGTTTGCCATAGATCAAACTTTCCACCGCGGCGATAGAATTGAAAGTGACCACACAATGCACATCTCGGTTGAGTGCATCCTGCATGGTATCCACGCTGGCTCTCACACTGCGAGGCTGTTTGAGACGCACTTCAATCTCTCGATCAGTGTATTCTTTGATCGTGGTTATGGTCTTTTCCATCCAGCAATCTAGATCCAGATTCCAATATTTCATAGCTTTCTCGCTGGGCGGACAGATCAAGATCTTACTGCCTGGTGTGTGACGATAGGGTCGGACTCTGGTGCGGTCTAATCTATCACTAGGCCGATCTTGGATGGGACCTAACCATTGCATGGCATTCTTGGTCACTCTGTGATAGTCTTTGAGTTTTCCGTTACCAAAATATCCTGTGTCGATATAGTAGTAGTCTCGGCCCTGTTGTTCGCATCGTTGCATTATTTTTTTCTTGGTGATACTGCGCAGAGCGATAGGGTTGTCGCTGTGCTCCACATCTACCCAGGGACTGATGCGTCCCATGGCACCGGTGACAAAACTATGCACTATGCCATCATACTTGATACCTTTTTCTTTGGCCTTGCGGCTGACGTCTTCCATTTCACTTATTCCTATTAATTGCTTTTGTTCTGGATCACAGGCATATCTCTGGATACGCTGGCACACATCATCATAACCGTGTTGGTTGTAACCGTAGAGATTTTTGCTGTCTTGGATAGACCAGACCACATCCTTGAGTAACTGCCGTAGTTCCTGGGGGTAATCAAGATTATCGATCTCTTTGGTGCTGTGATCCACTTGTTTGGCACGCAGATCACATTGATATTCTTTCCATACATCGCTGTAAGCACAATGGCTGTAGTTGTCAAACCAGGGGCCGCCTTCGGTGTAATGCAGAGCTTTGGGTGTGCCATCCCATGGCTGATGATACCATCCTACCAACCAGTTCCACTCGGGTCTGAGTTCGCCAATTTCTTCTTCTTTGAGCCAAGAGAATCTGTGTAGTTCCTGTCCGGTGGCATTGTTGATATGATAGGGCGTGAGCCATTCGTTTGATTTATGTCCGCAGTTGAACAATATCATGCTGGACCAATTCTTGCGAGGGTAATACTCTTGTCGCTGGCCATCCATCTTGACAGTGTTTTGTGGGCGATAGTCATGTTTGACCAACATCACGGCATATCGTGGGTCAGCCTGTGCTATGAGTTCTTGTATGTCTCCCAACCAGAGGAAATCACAGTCACAAAATATAGCCCAGCCTTTATAGTCATTGAGACGCGGAACTAAAAATCTCGTGAAGGTGAATTCCGTGCTGGCCTGCACGTCTCTGGGTCTGGTGTAAAGCAGATTCTCTCTCAGATCATCTTGTTTGAGCATATGGATCGTCACAGGCTCGGATGCGTTTTGCTGTATGCTGTATTCGCACACATCGGCGGCTATGGGTTCTCGGCTGTCCCAGCCTATGTAAACATTGGTAGTCATAACTGTCTTTCTATGTCCTCTTCTTCACAACGATCACCATACTGTATCTCCACTATCTTGAGCGGGTTAGGATCTTCGTTGACCAACTGATGCCATTCATGTGTGCTGATATGTAGATACTGATGACGCTGATAACGGCCCTGTAGTTCAGTGTCCGTGGTAGTTGAATCCACTGTGTAGACCGTGGCTTCGCCCGATGCTACCAACCAGAATTCTGCGCGATCTTGATGACGTTGCATGCTGAGAGCGGCTCCTGGCTCTACTGTGAGTTCTTTGACTTTCACTCCCGGTGTTTCATGCAACACGCGATAATAACCCCATGGACGTCGTGTCTGAGGCGCTTTCCATTCTTCCAGTATCCAGGACGAAGAATTGGCTTTGTTGAATCCACCTATGCCAAACACAAACTTCACATTGTCATCGGCCACATCCATCTCAGGACAGTTGTAGTCAGTCCTATCACCGCCGTTGGCGAAAATAATCTCATCCTGCGGATAACTCTGCCGACACATCCTGATGGCATTTTTTGCAGTTCCGTCTGAATCATCAAAATCTATCACGTAGTCCACACCAGCGATAGCCCGTAATATGGCAGTGCGTTCGCGCAGAGGCATGAATGCACGCCCTTTCTTTTGTCGCAACCATGCATCGGAGTTGGCACCTATCACTAGGATGTCTCCCAGTGCCTTGGCTGCTTGGATGTAAGCAAGGTGCCCAGAATGTATGGGATCGAATCCCCCGGTTATCAAAACTATTTTCTTCATCGTTTTTCCAATATCACATCATATTTGCTGCCAAACAGTATGGGATTTTTTTCTCGTCTATCGAAAGGTTCTACTCGTTCCCATACGATATTGACCTGCATGTTTTTAAGTATCTGCTCTCGCCACCAGTCCGGCTCTTTTACGATAAGATGGCAGTTACGCCCATCGGGTAATAGTTTTTTAGCAGGATGGCAGGCTATGCGGAAAAATCCACAGCGTTGCATCTTGTCGCTCATCACTGCCAGGCTCTGAGCCAAGTGCTCGGGTTCGATATGTTCGATGGCATCAGTGGATATGATAGTGTCGAAAGTCCGCGTGGGCATGACAGCGAAATCTGGATTGCCTGGATCGTATCCAAACACTTCTATGGCAGGAAAATTCTCTTTGATGGTAGCGATCAGCGCACCTTTGCCGCAACCAAAATCAATGAGATCGCGGGGTTGATATTGTTCGATAAATGGTCTGACCAATTTGAATTGCTTGGCACCGTTGTTGAACTTGCCTTTTTCATGCATGGCCTGTATCTGTTGTTGATAACTTTGATTGATTATAGTCATACTCGGAATAATTTCCTATCTTGATGTGCGTCTATGTTGATGTATCTGCGCAAACAGTTGGCACCTATACGCGGGGTCACGCCGTGGATGGTATCTGCTGTGTTGAGAAACAGTATCATGGTATTGGCACGATACGGAACTGTTCCGGCTGCTGCCACATGATCCGGATTGACTTCTCTGATGCCAGTGTATTCTGGAGCGGGCACCAGTTTGCGGAACACCTGGATGTCGCCGCCCACGCTGGTGTCTTCGGGTTTGCGCATATACAACAGGCCAGCAAACAGTTCTCGGCTGTTGTCCAAATGCGTGGTCCTCACTGTGGTATCTTGCTGACCGTTAAGAACGAACTGCACTTCCATCTGCACTGTGCCAGCGCGACCATCATGCCGTTCTGATACTCCTGCATCACGTAGATCTTGGGCAAACTCTGGATAATACTTTTCCAGGGCTGGTTCAAAAAGATCCAACACACGATTTTTGAAAGACACACTGTTGTGATAGGCCACAAATTCTTGCCACAATGGAGACACAGTTCCTGGAACGAATTCATGCTGACGATAACGGCGTGCCTGGAAATGTGTCTTGCCATCCTGCATCATGTGTGCTTCAGGATACTCTGCTATCAACTGATCATACAATGTCTGCGGTAGAGCATCATGGATGCAAAAATACGGGCAAGGATCCTGTAGGAGATCGTCTTTGGTTATGGTCTGTGTTACATCAAGATGCATCGCTGTTTCCTTGTTGATAAAATGGCTTGATATCATCCGATGATAATTCATGACCATTGAGCCATAATTCTCTATAGGCCGAAAGAGGCCAGTGTTTTTTTCTCTTGGTTTTCATATGACGGAACCATTCTCCCAACCAATGACCATGTATGGGTGTGCTTTTTTTCCTATGGCATTGAGATCGAAGATTGACATGATCCACGGTCAATGCCGCATGCATGCATATCTCTCCGTCCCAAAACATCCATGCTGATTCAGGCATGCAAGGCTCAAGATAATAGCGCGAATATTCATCTCGGAATTTGGAAAAATCAGCATGTGCAGTGTCGATCAACACGAAGCCACTTTCTGCGGTAACGACCAATCGATCATCCACGGGCCGACTCACATCAAACAGTGCCACACAGTGATCTTCCAACGCACGATCCAGATGTTGCGATTCAAAAGGACGCATGGTAAAACTATCTGCATCTAACCAGCATATCCGATCGTGACTGTGATTCATCATATGGACCCAGGCCAGTCCTTTTTTGGTATAGCGTTGAGTATGCTGACTGCCCCAATGAGGCATCAGTGTGGTTGAGTTCTGCGCGATATGATCAAAGTTTTGACCGCAACAGGTCTGCCAGTCTCTGATCTCAAGTCGAGGATCCGTGGGCAAATCGATATCGTCTTCAAGATACACTACCATTTTTGCATCTTGGGGCCAGTGATGCAACCATGAAGCCAGCATCTCCTCGGCGATGATGTCGTATAGCCTGCGATTAAAACTGGTAAAGCATGTCCAAGTGGGATTCATGATTTCTGCACCACTACAAATTTTTGTTTGGTGAATTCTTGGTCGGGACCAAAATATTCATCCACGGCTTTTTTAGCGCCATCCCAACTGTGATAGTCATCAATCACGAGATACCCACCACTGACCAGTCGAGGATATAACACTTCTAACTCAATCTTTGTGCTGAGATAAAAATCTGTGTCCAATCTCAAAAATGCTATCTGATCCGGTAGATCCGATGATGTCAAAGTTTGGCTTACATCTCCCTTGATGAAATGTGTCCTATGCGGGGGCAATACCGACCATACATTGTTCTGCACATCATCTAGATCGGCTCTGCACCAGTTGCGGCCTTCGTGTCCACCTTTGCGCCATTTTAAACTTTCAGTGGCATGTTTGCCTTCTCTATAATCATATTCAGACACTCCTTGCATACCTTCAAATGTATCATAGAGCCAATAATCTCTTTCATGATCGTCTACCATGGCAGCGGCCATGATCTGACCTCCGCGCCAGACGCCACATTCAACCACCGCTCCGGGTATGTCTCGTTGATTGAGATCTTGTATCAGGCGCTGGGTAAAAATCACGAATTTTCCGCTGGTCATCGTGAACTCGCGCACACGTTCGGCCACTGCAAGTTCCTGTTCGGAATAAGGTCTGTCAGCAGTGATCATCGGTAATTTCCAGCGATGCCATCGTCGCTGATGTTGTCACCACCATACATGTGCTGTATGGGTATTTCAAATGGTGCATCCTTGACTTTGCGGAACACAGCAGCCACCATGGGATCGCTTTCCCAGGTATCAAGTTCTAGTTTGCCTCTGTAGCCTTTGTTGCGACCCAGATTGTTGACGTCTAGTTTGTGTAGATATTGGGCATCACTGGATGCGATCCATAACTCTCTCAACTCATAATCGTTTTGATTGGCCAAGCACGGAAACAGATTGGGGTTGTAGTTGAAGAATCCATGATCCACCCAGCGATAGAATGGCAGCACATGGATCATGAATCCGCCCACACGGCAAAGGTCATGTGCATTCTTGAACACCATGTATTGGTTGAACACATGTTCCCCGGTGCCGTTGTTTGTGACCAGATCAAACTGCTCATGGAATCCGTAGGTCTTGGGTATGTCTACGTTGAGATCCATGGCCACTGCATCTCGTTCAGTATTGACGTCAATGGCCAAGTATCGATCAAACCCTAGACTGAGATACCAATCTTTGGTTCCACCTAATTCTGCGGGCGGAGATATGCCTAGCTTTTGATAGATTTCACCGCGTGCCTTGGTGTTCTTGAGAGTTTGATTGCCCAGTTCAATGACTGTGGGCCGACGATTAGTTACAAGTTCGGGCGCTACTGAACCCACTGCTTTTGTGATTAGATTGCTGAATCCCATGTGACCTCCATGGGGTATTTATCTACGCAGTTTATTGCGATCAATGATCGCCAAAATAGGCCAGGCTTTTGTCCAACCAAGGCAATAACAGATCTCTCTGGCGCACATAGCCATATCGATCCAAACTTACCACTGCGCTGGAAGGTAACATGCCTCGTTCGGCTAGATGATACCACGACGTGGTCTTGGGATCGCTGGGCTGATGACCACTGCGATACACTATGATGTTGATCCAGGGATCTGCGGGATTTTTTTGGAAGAATCCCGATGAGCAGTCCCAACCGGTAGTGGCCAACATATACATCAAGCTGACCACGGTGTGATTGTAATAACAATGACTGGGCAGGTCAAAGGCCTGGCGCTGGAATTCGATGTTGGTGGTTTGCGGCACCATGAGCACCAGCATGGCACCAGGATTGGCGATGTTCCACCAATTGGACAGGCAACCCAGGGGATTGATCATGTATTGGAACGTGTCATGACACCACAGTAGGTCATATCGGTGTTTGGTTTGATTGAGAGTCTCTAGATCTTGTTTTATGTAGTGGACGCCGGCACGTCTAGCTGGGGGTGCCAGTGAATCGACCACGGTATCCACACCTGTGCAAGTGATATTGAGAGGTCTAGGGTTGTCATCTCTGGTGGTTCGGGTGGCCCACCAGGTGAGATCCAGAGCATCTGCTCCGCATCCTAGGTCTATCACGCGGCCCACGCTTTCCATGAAATCGTCGTGTTCATACAGCGATTCCAGCACTTGAAGACTGTGCTCGTGGCTGGCTTGTGGACTTGAGAATCCTTTATGCATGAGAAAATTCTTCCAATATCTGTGTATGCCTAACTATGGCTGTGGCATGTATATAGTCGATCAGTTGAGCATTGGCTTGCAATCGATCCCAATGTTGTTGTCTCAATTCTACCATGTCTTGCTGGCTGACACGATGCACCAATTGCACTACCTGAGTCATGCGCACCCAGGGATCTGGTATATCATCATATGAGTGATTGTCAAACACATCATCAAACACATCAAACCCCATGCGCCTCACTTGGGCCACCAAGCCGGGCACTGCATACCAAACAGGAAACTGATGCCATGCCATGGCTTTGAAAGTTTTTTCTGTGATAAAAATACTGCGCCAGGTGTTGGGGTCGATCTGGCTGGAACTTTCTACTACTAGATTCACAGGTGCTCGATAGAAAAAATCATGATCTATGCGATGCTGAAAAACTTGATCAGCCATAGGGCGGTCAACAATCATGGGATATGGTCGCGGCCATATCAACTGCTTGATGTCATCGCTGGGCTCCACACCATTGGTGCCAAACGTCATTATCAGTTCATCAGATCTGAATTTTGATAGCAGCCGTTTTGCGAGATTCGCTCTGCCGATGCTGGGCCTTCGCATGAGACAGGTCAGTCGGTGCGTCATTGGCAAGCCTGCCCAGTTGATGCGGTAATGCCGAAGATGATCATACCAATTACCATTGTAGATCAATCTGTCGGGCAGTGATGTAGCTCGATAAGGCAATCGATCAATCTGTTCTACACAACTGAATATTACCCGGAAATTTTCAACAGGAACCTGTCTTCTTTGACATAACAAATCAAACATTCCTTGCATGTCTCCAGCATCAATGCCTTCGGGCTTGAGATCAAAAACCCAAATATAATCGCGGGCATCGTTCAATGAAAGTCTGTGTTGTTCAAGATCCTGTTCCAGTAATGGAACAAACCCATCGGATCTCAGTTCTTGTGAAGTGATATTGCGCCAAGCATCATAATATAAAACTCGGCCATTGTCATGCAGTCGTAAACGACTGATCATACCTGGATGTCTTCCATCCCCGCTGTGCGCAAGCGGACGATATGTCCCATTTGCCATTGTTTAGTATCAAGCCCTTTCATGATACCCAACCAACGATTACGTAAGAGAGCCACTTCGTTGATGATGGTCTCAAAATCAATGACCTCGTCCTCGCCATCTACATATTTTTCCGCGTCTCGGCTGGTCAGCGCCCGGGCGTAACCCTCGAGATACTTCTGGAAATGGCGACGGCGGATCTTGCGCAATTGGATATTGAGATAGTTTAAGATGGCTTCTATCTCTTGCAATTGGTTAAAACGATGTTCAGTGATACCGGGCAATTCCTTGATATTGGTTTCAACAAAGCCACCGATCCTGCACTCGCGTTTGGCTTCCTCTAGCTCGCGCTCGTAGTGTGCTATAAAATCTGGAATAGCACTCAGGTTAGCAACTACTCGGCTATACCACATTATCTATTTCCTTGACCAGCCACGGAAATGTTTTGCGCCAACTATTACCCCTACGACGATCTTTTTCATCAAGGAATAATTTGAGATCAGATTTACATTGTAGATCTGGTTGAGAATTTTCGATTCGATCTCGTATTCCTTGCATATATTTGAGGGATGTCTGATCCTGTTCGGTATCTGTTGGCATGAGATCTAGTATGCGATCAAAATCTTCTTGGAAAATTCCTTTTCCAACTATATGAGGCATGAGATATCCAGGTTGTGGACTGATGGCAGAAAAATAATGTCCTACAGGATGCTGATTCCTCCACGATGATAGTTTTTCCAACAGTTGAGGCATGGTCTTGATAGTTAGCACTGATATAGTCTGATTGATATTAATGGTCAACCACTTGTGTGTCAATAGAGTTAGGAAATTTTTTTCCCATGATGCCAAATCAACTCCATATCGGACATATTCTTGTTCAGGTCCCCAGCAGTCGATGCTACAGGTTATGTCAATGCGCTTGAGATGTTTCTTTACCAGCAAAGAACGGAATATTTTCACAAATTTATCTAGTTTGTCTTGAGAAACCATTAGATTGGTCACTATACCTAATTCAAGATCGGAGTGTGGATTATTTTCAAAAAACTCTAACAATTTCTCAAACTCAGCCTGATAGAATGGTTCCCCTCCTAGCACATTGAACCTACGCAAGGATCCAGAATTTTTATCCATCCAGGACCAAAATTTTTCCAACAGTGCTGGATAGTTTTGTGGGCGAGGTGCTGGCGTCAGTTTGATATGTCCAGCTATGAAGTCACCAAATTTGACATTTTCCTGATGTAGTTTACTGCTCAATTCTGGCAAACAATAAAGGCAGGCCAGATTGCAAGTGTTGTTAAAAAAAACTTCCAATATTGTCGGAGATACTGTAATGGCTGTTGGATCATGGCCTAACTCCGGCGGAACCAGGTCAGGAATATTGAGATGCAACATCCTATCACTGAACCCGCCCGACTGTTCTATTTCTCTACAGTATCCACAACTTTCTTTGGGCCATTGGCCGTCCAACATTGCGATACGCTCTTGTTTTTTTTTCTCGGTGTTATGGAAATCGTCAAAATTTTCTACAGTCAAAGGACTCCAACCTGTGCGATGACAACTGGCTGTAGTTTCATCGTGTAGATACAGGGTAGACCAATTCCATTTTAATTGACAAGCAGTGGCAGTTTTGATTGGGAAATATTTCGCAGACATCAATACTCGTCATCGTAATCGTCTTCTTCATCTTCCCCAAGATCTTCTTCTTCCTTGAGATATTCTGCCAAGGCACGTTTTACGTCGCCATCGCCCTTGAATGAATTTTTGATTTCTTCGGCGCTGACGTCGTTGTCAATCAATACCGTGACCAAGGTTTCTGCGGCTTCAGATCTGTCTACAGAGTTGACATAGCGTTTGACTTCGGTCCAAATTTCTGCGGCTAATTCTACTGACATCAGTTATTCCTCCTGTTCTGATTCAGCAATACTTACCTCAGTCTTCTGATTTTGGAAATCTCGCATGACTTTGTCAAGGCAACCGTCTTCGTTGGATTCCCAGCCTTTGCGGAAGTATTTAATGATCTCTCCTTCGCTGGTCACAAACATGAGTTTGTTGCCATCTTTCTTTAACATACCTTTTTTCTCTGCCAAGTCGGTGAGTCCGGAATAAGGATTCATACCTGTTTCATAGGGGATCTTGACCTGCACACCTTCGAATGGTTTGGCATAGCGTGTTTTCATCACTTTACAAGCAGATCGGATACCCATGACATCTGAAATTTTGTTGCCATCTTCATCTTCTTTGAGTTTGAGTTTGCGCATGGCAACCACAATACTAGAAGCATAGATAAAGCCTTGACCGCCGGAGATTTTATCATCAGGATCGAACATGTCTTGGCTGGCATAGGTATGATTGGTACACACCATGCCCACGTTGTAGTTACCAAACATGTTTACGCAGTTACGCACCAAAGCAGTAAGGCTCTTGGCTTTGCGACCTAGGTCACCTTTCATGTCACCGGCTTCAAACTGGTTCACGTCAGTGGGTGTGAGCAACATACCCACAGAGTCGATCACAAACATGACCTTGGGGCGTTCATCTGCAGGCAAGCCTTTGTAGTCAGCCATGAATGTTGAAATAGTTTTGGCCACATCATCGATCATGGCCATGCTCAGTTTTAACAGTTTCCGTTCATCTGTATCCACCCCCAGGGCGTGCAACCATGCTTCGTCCAAGGCGTTCTCTGTGTCAATCAATACCACAAAAATACCTTGTTCCTGCGCATGCTTGACGATGTTGCCACTACAGATATAACTTTTGCCTGCACCAGACTCACCGGCGAACACAGTGACCTTGCCCAAGGGCACACCTTTGTTAAAGTCTCCAGAGATAAGATAATTCAAGGCGAAATTACCTGTAGAGATCCAGTCTGTTGGATCATTGAAACCGATACTCAATCCATCGATTGATTTTGTTATTTCCTTGCGGAATTTTGAAACGTCAAAGGGTTTACCCATATTTCACCTGTCTAGAAGAACACAGGGGCGAACCCCTGTGTGATTGCTCGTATATATTACTGTTTGTTTTGACGTGCGCGGATCATGGCCAAGATGTCTTGGGCATTTTGTGCACCTGGTTTGGCCTGCACCGGCGCTGTGGGCGTGGGTGCGTCATCGCCTTCGTCGAACGAGATGGCAGTAGAAACAGGTGCCGACTTCTCCACTGGTGCGGCTGATTCTACAACAGTTTCAGAGCCTGTGGAAGAACCTTGCGGAGCCGCTACACCAGCCGGACGGAAGTATGCACCCCAACGGTCGGGATCGTAAGGTTTGCCGTCGACAGAAGCCTCAAACATTTCTTTCATAACTTTGAGTTCTGCTTCGCCGGGTTTCTTAGGAAGGAAGTCGGACAAATTGAACAAGCCATGAGCCTCGATCGCGGCCTGTTCTGCTTCTGTCAACGCACTCTCCTTACGAGCCCATTTGGAGGTTGAGTAGTCTGCGTAACCACCTTTGGATGTCTTGGTGATACGGAAATCCAGACCACGCATCAAGTCTGTTGGCAACTCTTCCAGTTCTGGATCCATGAGTGCGGACTTGATTGTTTGGAAAATCTGAGGACCGATGATGAATCGGCGTATGGGATTTTCCGGTGTCTTGTCATCTGCCAGGGGATTTTCGCGGACGAATCCTTGCATGATGTATGAACGCTTCTTCCAATACTTACGGCCCATGTCTTCAAGGGCTTTGTCTTTGAACCAGGTGCGCACTTCTGCCAAGATCGGGCAAGCATCGCCCCACATCTCTACGCAGGGAACCTGCACTTGGACCTGTTTGGAATCCATTTCCCCTTTGACGCCATTGAATGGCAGTTTGATCATCGCCCGTTCGACCCAGAAGAAAGTGTTCTTTGAGTCGCCGTCAGGAAGGAAACGAAGCGTTGCGCTCTGTCCTTCATCGATGTTCCAGTGGGGGTAAATTGCGTTGTCGCCGCCTTGTGATTGTCCGCCTTTGTTCGACTCTGCGGCTTGTAGTCGAGCGCGGATTTCTGCTAATGATGCCATAATAGAAATTGTCCTTTCAAGAAATTTTAAATTGCCTATATATGCCTTGCATACACCCTACTGAGTGTAGCATAGATATTTAGCATGTCAATGTCAAAAGGCGATTTTTCTTTTGAACATTGATTTTGGCATGTAAATATCGGCATATGACACAGTATAACACATCTACACAACAAGTCAAGATATATGATCAAGTCTGTCAATTGCAATCAGTGGCACCGAACTGTTGGCTTGTGGATGAGTGTTTTTGCTCCGAAACATTGTCATGGATGCAGGACATTGTGATAAACGAACAAAATCAATTCGCAGTTTCACGACCCCATCGCAGACTGATGTTGCAACCGGGCCCGGATCATGCCCGATTACAACAGATAGGGTTGGATATCATACCTTCATTGAATCAGATCTCTGGATTGGATCTCAATCTCATGATAGTGAAATTTTGGCTAGACTTGCCGGGCTTTGCCTGCCAGACACATTCAGATTCACCAGACATCATAGTTACCTATCAAGTCTATGTTGACATTTGGTCTTCAAAACAGGATCCCTGTCACGGTATCGAATTCTTGCATGTGGATCCGCCATACAAGTTAGAGTTGGCCAATAACAAAGGTTATATCAATGTCAATACCGATCTCAAACCTCATAGGGTATTGCCTGGAATCGGCACACGTGCCAGCGTGACATTTCAATACAATTTGGTATAACTCAATACCAGCACTTCTCTCACTGTGTTGCCCGGCACGCAGGACAGCATGCCACAGAATCCACGAGGTTCATTGACATAGATGCTGGCTAGATTGGGTTCATAATTGACCACATCAACATCGTGTCTAGTGAGCCGGCGCATAGGCTGATAGTCTAGTTCGCTTTCCGCATTGACCTGGCTGTCATGACAGAAACAGAATGCCATACGGCAGTCGGATTCTTCGCCCATGCCAATCTGCACCTGCACCAAGATGTCAGGATGTAGCCTGTGCATCATTATGGAACTGCCGGCTAGATCGATGCTGACATAGGCCACTTGCGGTGCCAGAGGCCGGCCGACCAGTTGGCTCACACGTTCAGTGTTGGCTTCTACTATCTGTTGTAATTCGGGAGTGTCTGACCATGGTGTGAGCAAACGGTCGTCATACTGCATGGAAAATGGCACGCGAGATCGTCTATATGCCAGTTTGATCGATCGCCATTGATCGGGTTCAAAGAAATCTTTGGCCGTCCACAGTTGCTGATTGATCCGGACAGCGTTCATGACCGAGCTAGATTCAATAATCTATCTAGCCCTTGGCTTTCTTTGATGCCTATATATTCGGTTCGTTGACCAGCGGGTCTGATGCCCACTTCCATGCTGGGGTATTTGTTCTTGAGATTCTGTGCGTGTTTCCGGGCCTGCTCACGATTGCCATATTGATGTAGGCCGGATTCGATACCATCACGCCTGCGTATCACATCATAGGGTCCTTGAGCATCTGGTTCTGCAGAGATGTCGCCCATGGCCAATCTTTTTACCTGTCCTTCTTTGACTGCATCAAGGTCTATGGCATCCATACCTGGTATGCCCAACTGTTCCAATCTTTTTTGCACACGAGGATCGTCCCACACATTGGCGTCAGGGTTGGTCATGGCCATGTCTTCCAAGATGTCAAACAGTTCGTCGTCGCCAATGATGTCATACAGTTGTTCTGTGGCATTGGAAGCATCAGGTCCCACGATGAGATCTTTGCTCATCAAGATCTGTAATTTTTTTACCTGCTCAGGAGTCTCTGGTATGGCCCAGGTGCCTTCCATCACACGGTCAGTCCATGATTCAAATTCGTCGGCTTCGGGGAGATCCTGTTCTTGCAGTCGTGCCAGCACAGGCAAGGCCTGTTCTACTCTAGGATCCAAAGTCTGTTTCACGAACAATTCGCGTATGGTCTCCACTGCTTCGTCTATCTCTGTGATCTCAGCAGGATCAAAACTGTCACGTTCTTCGTGATAGCCTCTGCGACCTATCATCTTCTTGGCCTTGGCTTTGAGATCAGCGTAGTGGCGTATGGCAGCTTCTACCATGTGCGCGGCTTCACCGGTATAGTCACGATGCCGTGCCGCACGCACGAAGTTGCTGAGCGTTTTCATCTCATCCACGATCTCTGTGATGTGGATGCCAAAGGCATCGTAGGGTGTGCCACCTTCGGCCACGTGTCGTGCCAGCATGCGACCATGTGTGAGGCTGCGGCTGGGCACACGGAAACGTTCACCTTCGGCATTCTCTACATAGAGGCTTTCGATATGGCGGAAACGTGCATCACCTTCACCCAAGGTTTTGTTGTGTTTGATCACAAGCCGTGCGCGATTGGGTTGATCTGAGTAGGAAATCTTGCGGTTGCCATAGTAGCCTTCAAACAGGCTTTCTTTGACGGCAGCCATGGTCTTCATGTTGTATTTGAGTCTGCTGAGATTTTTTACGTTAAACGTGAGCAGATTGCGTTTGGCGAACATGCGAACCAGATACAGGAAATCATACCAGTCGCCACGATCATTGCCTTCCATGGCTCGTGCCATGTTGTCTCCAAAATACATGTCCAGGTTGTTTTCACCGTCCAGGGCCACTACCACAGTGCCATAGTCCTTTTCAGGAGTGGCATAGTCAAAACTGATGATGTCTGCATCAGCAGGATCAGCGGCGGGTTTGCCTTGGCTGTCCAGGGCTTCGGGTTCAAAATCCTGCGCTACGAGCAGGTCATATAGTTGGCGTGCGGGTGTGTTTTTATCGCTCATGGTATTATATTTATTAGAACACGGCTATGAAGGGCATGGGTTCTATGATGGTATCCGAATGATCACGCAGTTGTGTGTCCAGTTCTTGATGATAACTCTGGAGCAGTTGCATCATGCGCACAGCCAACAGCGTGGCCATGACAAGATCATCGGTTTCGCCTACTTTGGCCGCGTAACTGGCACCGTGCGCTATGAAGTTCTTGAGTTCAGTGATGAGGCTGGCAGAATTAATGCGCATCCTACCAGTTTCAATGAGATTTTTCAGTTTGGCGCAGGCCGCCAGTTTGGGCTTGTTGGTGGTGTTGAATCCTTTGCGATATCTGCGTCCGCCGCCACTGCTGGGATCGCTGAGGAAATAGCCCTGGATGTTTTCTTCGCCATATTCTGCTATGGATATCAAGGCAGCTTCGCCAATGGTATTGTTCTCCACTGTAAAATAGATGCTTTTGGAATCACGCAGTGTTTCATTAATGTGTTTGCACACATCGGCCAAGATGCGAACCTGGCTGGGAATGTCGGTCCGGTTGTGCCGCCATTCGGCTACCTGTTCTGTGGTGTTGGCATCAAACACCTGGATGGCCGACGGGTCTCCCCCGGTGCCCAGGCTAGGGTCCAGGGCTACTACATAGATATGCTCTTTGTTTATGGGTTTGAACCAGCGCACCTGTCCAGTCTTGTAGATGGGTTCAGTGGCCACAAGATCGATCAGTTTAGTAGGAGCGATCAAGGTCTCGTCGTCGATGATGAATTCGCAGTCCATCTCTCGGCGGAAACGTTCTTCGCCCAGTATGGCTTTTTGCTGTGAAGCCCAGGCATCGTCACGGTCAGGATGTTCGCGCCAATATGCACGGAAAGCCCGGAAACCATTCTGCCCTATTTCTGTGGGATTGCCGTAGTCATCTTCCAGTTTGTTGGCCAGTTTCCAGATCAGCGCAAACTGATCTTCGTCTGAATTGGGCGTGGACGTAACAATGGCTTTACCACCAGTTGACAGCGTGGGTGTGATGGAAGTCCAAAACTCTTTGGCTATGCCCGGGCGCACGAACGCAAACTCGTCGCAGTAGAGCAAGGTTATTGACATACCACGACCGGTGTTTTCTGTTGTGGTCTGGCTGACGATACGTGATCCATTGTCAAATTCTATAGATCCTTTGTTGTAACTCACAACCCCTGCCCTGATATGATCTGGACAGGCTTCATAGGCATAACGAACACGTTGCATGATCTCCTGTGCGCCCAGATACTTGTGGGCGGCCACCAAGATGGTCGAATCCGGAACGAACATGGCATACCACAGCAGATAGCCTGCTGCCGAAGTAGATTTGCCCGTTTGCCTAGGCATCATGGATATAGAGAATCTATAATTGTGATAGGTCTCGATCAAGCGTTCTTGGAATTCATAGGGCTGATACAGCATCTTACCATACAAGGGATGTTGTATGTAGAAAAAATGACTCATGAAGTAAGTAGGACCCGATTCAGGATCCGCACATTTCACGAACTCATCGACCTGCTGTTCAGTGTAAGGCATCCTGCGATGCGGTTGCTTGATAAGGACGCCTTCGAGACTCTTGGACATACTGTTACTTACCAAAATATACGCCGATAAATATCATTATGAGCGACACGTTAGTATTAGCACCAGACTATCAACCAGTAAACTACTTGCCGCTGTCAACCATAGATTGGCAGACTGCTATCAAACTGTTCTTCTTGGACAAGATCCAAGTGCTAGAATGGTATGACGATTGGACTGTGCGCAGTGCCAAATTGGAAATGCGTGTGCCTGCTGTGGCTGTCACAAAGAAAGGATTTGGTAAGAATGGTGGTATGCGTTTCAGCCGCCAGAATCTCTATCTGCGTGATCTGTTTACTTGCCAATATTGCAATGACACCTTGGGCGCAAGACATCTAACCATAGACCATGTGTTGCCCAGAGCACAAGGTGGCATCACTTCTTGGGAAAACTGCGTGACCTGTTGCAAGACCTGCAACTCCAACAAAGGCAACAAGGTGTGGAGGCCAAACAAAACTCCTTACAAGCCTAACTACTGGAAGTTGGTAGATTCAGTGAAGAGCACTTATCGAGGGGTGCGGCATCCTTCGTGGCATCTGTATCTGGGCCTCAAAGAAGAACAGATACGAACCTACTGACACCACGACTGCTTGGCGTCACCGTAGTATTCTCTGGCGAATCCATTTTTAATCAATTCAGCACGTAGGCTCACACCATTCAGTATGATATCTCCCAGAACACGACCACCGAACTTGTCCCAGGCATAGAGTGTGACTTGGTGCTTTTGTGTTGATGCAACTGCTTGTTTGGTAAAGGCACTGGCAGCTTCACCACGTTGTGCTTCGCTGGGGCACTGAGATCGGTGTCCTTTTTCTGGAGTGTCAACACCATAGATGCGGACAGCAAGTTCTGGCTTGAGCGGTCGAGGAAGAAACGGCGCACTGATAACAATAGTGTCGCCGTCGCTGACCCTTAGTATTTGTGCGTCATAGGTAACGCCTTGTGGTGCTTTTTGTGCCAAGGCTGGAACTGCTATGGCTATGAGCAGTGCTAAAAAAACGTAGAGTTTCATCTTGATATCCTTTATGTTATTTCTTGCCATTCCACACTGGCATAGACGTCTTGATTGGTGCCGGTGGTGGCCATGGTAATCACATACTCGTATGGTGTGCCAGTAAAAGGCTCTCGCTCCAGCTGATATTCAAAAGTAAATGTTTCTTGCGTGGGAGAACCTGTGCTCTGGTTGGTTGAGTTTATGAATGACTGTTCAGCGATGTCGCCTGACACCAAGGCTGTGGGAGCGAGGTTGTATTGCACTGAACTGTCTACAGCTGAATCCGTCCATGAGCCACCTGATGTGATGGCTTTTTTATAGATTCGGAACTGGAATATGCTGGCAGCCACAGGTACCAGGCTGTAGTTTATGGGTATAACCACGGCATTGAGATTGGTGCTCTTGAGTCGGATAGCGATAACGGGTTTAAAAGTCTGATCATTGGGCAAGCGAACCGGAGTGCCTATGGCATGACTGGCGGCTCTGGGATTGCCTGATCCACTCAGTTGGAATCCACCTTCAGAGATCACTGTGCTACAGATCTGTGTCATCATGCTGGTGCCGGCGACAGCGCCAGTGTTGGTTATTTCATAGCGTATGGGCAAGGTGGCCGTGGTCATGTAGACCTTGGTGTTGCCCGGTTGATTGGCATGAGGAAATGAATGACAGATAATATACGCACCGTTGATGACAAAGCCCACACGCACTGAGCCCACGCCCAGCCACTCCACATCAGCAAAAAAGATCTGTGTTCGATCAGGATACAGCGTGATACCAGACGGATTGGTCACAGGTCCTGTGCCATTGAGTTGATCGACATTCCAGGCATCTTGTCTGATACGCTCTTCCACTCCAGTGGATCCTGAACGTATGACCATGTAGTTGTAGGATCCATCGTTTTCAAAATACACACCGTCGTTGGCATCAAACAAGCCCACACGCTGGCGGAGATTTGTCTTTGGTGTGTTAAAACAAAATGTGTTCAGTGTGAGTTGGCTCTTGCCAGGCTGGTAAGGAAATGGCTTCAGCGTTTCTCTCAGCACTGAATCGCCCGACGCTGTGCCCACGTTGAGCTGATAGGAACTCTGAGCGGCTACATATACCACGTTGCCAGTGCCAGATATGGAGTTAGCAAACTGGCCATGATCGTAGTAGCGAGCCTGAGTTTCAAACAGGCTAACAGGTTCAGACACACGCAGACGCCCAAACGCATCGGCAGTGGCTCCGCCAAACCCAGATATCACTACATTGGCGTCATCAGCCAGCACCACATTGGCCGTGCCAGTGATGCCCACATTGCCATCTATGGTTATGCTTCCACCACCATCAACCACAGTGACGTTGGCAGTGATACCCGCGATGTTTCCGGTTATGCCCACATTGCCCGACGTTATAGCGACATTGGTGTTGCCTGAGATCACCCAAGGTGTGGTGCCCTGGAAAACAGTGACATTGCCCGATATGGGCATGGTGTTGCCTGTGAGATCGATATTACCCAGTGCGCCAATGCTTATATTGCCCACTGACACATTGCCAACTAGCACAGCGTTGGTGCGGACAAATACGTTGCCGGTGGCCTCGTCCAGCTCCAGGGCCTGCGTTATGTTACGTAGATACCACGGTGCTACGTTAGCTGGATTTGGATAGGCCATAATATACTATTTAGCTAGGGCTGGTAGCGCAACAAAGTGGCTAAACTTGTACCACAGTCACTATGACGCTGGGTACCACAGGGCCTGGACCTTCACTGGCCAGTGCCACAATATCAATGCCAGCAAAACTACTCCACCAGGCCAACTTTACATGGTCACCGGCTGCCAAGGACTCCACATAGTTCCAACCAACGACCACTTTGTTATTGTTGCCTGTAAAGGTGGTGACGCCACCAGAGTCTGGCACAGTGTTGCCATTTTTTTCCAGCCATATTTCCATGTTGTGTGTGCCGCCACCAGTTTGCAGGAATTGTGCGCTGAATTGGATGTCATAAACACCGGCAAAATCCACAGTGATTTCATCGCCACTGACTATGCTCACATGATTGTTGCTGGAGGTGGTGTTGAACTGCATGTAGTTGACATTGCCAGTGTCGTTGTTCTGATTGGTGGTATCGTAGAACGATCCGTAGAACTTGGTGGCATTGGCATTGGCCAACAACACCAGATTGCCGTTGTTGTCACCAGCATACAAGTTCAGGGCGTTTTGTTCTACTACCAGTTCTGCTGGCCTTGCATTGCCATTGTATTGGCCCACAGTGACCTGGGCATTGTCCTTCATGGCCGCCCGGCTGATGCCGGTTATGTCGCTGTAGGGTGGTGGCGGGCTGGCCATTATCTAGGATATCCTCTGAAACTTTTTATAGGGCTGGTAGCATTGGTAGTGCTGGGCTCCTGGCTCTTCTCTGAAGTCACTAATTTTTTGCCACCTGGCGTGTTGGTCATTTTCAACGCACGGTCAATCACGGGCTTTATGCCTGCGTTCATGCCTGCGATCACTCCGTGTTCGCCAAATGCTGTTTCTGAACTCCATTCAGGTTTGAACGGATCGATGCCATTGTTCTGTGGATTCAGTGCAGAAGCGTAGTCAGCACGAGCACGGGCGATGGCCACCATGAATCTGTAGTTGTTGTAAGGATCTGATGCTGACAATCCAGGGATCACGTAGGTGTGTTGCATGGGAGACTCTTGTTCTGGCGCCAATGTTTTTTGCTCAGCGACAAACTCTCGGGCTCTCATCGAGGATATCCTCGGAAACCTTTGATGGGACTCTTTGGGTTACCACCGGGTGCTTCTTGGCTGCGCATGTCGCCGTTGTTTAGATCATGGTGTATGCTGCCTACTGCATCGTAGGCCTGCCGAAGCATGGCCGCTTCTTCTTCAGTATAAGGAAAAGCGATGTCGTAATTGTGTGCCCACGATGCACTGGGGATATCTATAGGATTTACACCATCTGCTGAGGCCACGGCCATCATCACTCGATTCAGTTCGTAGTAGCGATCGCGACCATCGGCATCTTTGAAACGATGAACACCACGAGTGCTCCATCTCTGTCGCTTGGTCATCTTACCTTCTGGACTTTCAACGATAAATTCGCGTGCTCGCACGATTGCTCCTTAGAACACGCTTTCTTGTGCTGAGCTCGCTGTGCCTAGTTCCAAAGCAGTAAAAGGTGTTCCGGTAACGGTCACCTTGTTACCAGCACCAGCATAGACTTCAAACACAGTATTAGCCGGTATGCTGATAGGTGCTGAATAGATATTGCCTACCGCAGCCGCACTGCCGAGTGCTGTGGCATAGGCTTGATATGTCACGGTGTTAGCCCCGGTGGCGATCTGCAGTTTATCTGAGTAGACTGTAGCGTTTGCTAGACTGGTGTAGACGTTTGCGGCCATTGTTGTTTTTCCTTATTACCACGCACGGCAAGACCAATATCTTGCCTTTGTTCTTGGTCCCGGATTGTCGCAGTTGTGTCGGGCACGGAATGATCGGCGACGTGCAGGATTGGACTTCTTGATCTTCATGGTCTTTTGACCCAACCGTTTGGCTGATGTTCCACCATGACCAAAGTTTACTTTCTTGATATTGCCCGAACTGGGATCACGGACATATACTTTGAATTTCTTGACGTCGCCACGCATGGGTTTGCCCAGGGGAACTTTGCGACCTTGATATTCAGCTTCACCAATGGGGTCATCGGCGGCTGTGCCGTCGGGTGCACCAGGTTGGCTGTCCGAAGCAGGTTCTTCTTGTGTGGGATCTTCGCTGACCAAAGTATCATCTACGCTCATGGACTCTTCCATGTCTTTGCAAGAGCATGCTTCCTGCATGCATTCAGAGCAGGTATCTTCTACAGTGTATCCATAACTTTCCAGTATGCTGATCAGTTTGGCGTCGGCTTCGATGCACAGTCTATCTTCTTCCACGCCAATGATATGGCTTTCGATCAAGCAATCTTCTTGGATGTTGATAGCAAAATCATCACCAACGGCCGGATTGTCCATCCATTGTTCAGATTCGGCGAGATAATCTTTGAAAGTTTTCATCATGCTTTGTATTGTTGATACAGTTTGCTCAAATGTGATTCAAGTTCTTCGGCTTCTTGCACACGCACTGCTGTGACAGGCACAGTGGTCTGACCGTTGCCTGCTATGTCACGTTTTTGCTTGTTGAGACCGCCTGCGATGGTCTTGGTCATGTAGTCTGCAGTTTGTGTTTCTGCTTCGGGTGCGTTGGCCACATCTTCTTGGCCTTCGGCCATTTGCTCGCAACCACAAGGTGTGGAACCGCATGCAGGGCATGTTTCTTCGTAGCCACCAGCCGACCCCATGCCAGCCAGTTTCAGTATCTGTGCCAGTTTTACAGCATCGTCATCTGACGCTGTCACAGACAGATTCTTTTCGCCGTTTTCACCCACTGACATGTTGATGCTCATGCCTTCCGTGAGCACTTCGCTGAGTCTGCGATTGTAGCTTTCTGTGATCTGGCTTTCATACACGCCTTTACCAAATATCATACCTTTTTTCCCTTTTCCTGTGGCAGGAGCCGTGGCCACTGATCCGGCCACTGTGGACTCTTCAGTTTCCTCTTTGCCTTTTTTCTTGGCCATCTTGGTGGCAGTAGCATACATCACTTCTTCACCACGCTCGCCATAACGCTTTTCAAAGTCGCCTTTGGATTTCTTCATTGACTTCACAAACTTTTCGCGCTTGTCCATTTCAGGCTTTGACAGTTTGCGCTCGGGCATGACTTCTTCTGCGTCTTCAGCATCACTGGCCTTGACATAGTCACGTGCTGTGTCAAGATAGTCCAGGGCCTTGGTGATCTTTGACTGCACCCACTCTGGTAAATTCTCATCTGCATCAAGTATGCTGTGTAATTCTTTGGCTGCATCCATCACCGTGTGTAACTGTTCACGGGCCATGTCGCCTTCGCGATCGTATTCACCTTTATCTACGAGACTAATACTATCAATATCGCCTTCTTTGATAGCACCTTTTTTCAGCAATTTGCTCTTGCCTGTGGGGCCTTTAGCACCGATGGCATGCTTGGTGCCCTTGGGTCGGCCACGTCCACGCTTTTCAGCACTGGGATCTTTGCGGCCTGGTTTGAGGTTGCCGTGCTCATCGTAGTCATCGTCACTGCCTGTATTGTCGTCATCATGACGACGTGTGTGTTGCACACCGCGATCGGTTTTCTTCAGCGTGCCTTTGGTTGTTTTCACTGTGTCGCCTGATCGGGCTCTGCGATCAAAGTCATCGCGATCATCAAATTCATATTCGCGCACTGGTTCCATGTCTCCGTCACCGTCTAGGTCGGCCATCTTCTTGCCAGCGGCACGAGCTTTTGCAAGATTACCTGTGAACCGGTTGCCTTCTTCCATGTCATCTTCATTGGTTTTGCGCAGTTTGGCCAACACAGCGCCAGCCACTTTCTCGCCACGCTCTTTGCTACCATATCGCTCACCGGCTGACTTTGCGATCTGCGCAAAGGCCTTGCCAGGTTTACCGATGTCTTTGCCGGCACGTGCGGCCTTGGCCGAATAGGATGCTTCGTCTACTTCTTTGGCCGCCGACTTCATTGGTTCTGTTTTGTTGCCATCTTTGTCCAGATCCAGAAAGTCTGGTTTGGAACCACGACCTTCCAGCAAGTTCATTTTACCTAGTATGTCATACATGTTGTTCATTTTGTTTTCCTTATCTGGCAGAGCTGTGGACAGCCGGTATCTTGTTTTGTTTCGTCCCCACGGGGCTGACGTCTCCCATGGGGAAATCATTGGAAGTCACAGCAGGCGGTGTCTTGCCACCAGCCACAGTGAAATCGCTCTTGTATGCGTTCTTGACCACTACCTGATGTTCTTTGGGAGCGGCTGAGTAATCTTTCTTGAGATCTCGTTGCTGTTTGTCAGGCGCAGGAAAATCTGTATCGGTCAAGACGTTTTTGTTTTCTACATCTTGCTTGGCACGCTCTTCATCCATGCTGTCTGCATATTTCTTGTCTTGCATTAGAATGTTGTTGGGATTGAGTTTCAGCAATTCAGCTATCTGGGTGATTTGGGGAGGTGTTGCAGGATAGTTGAAAGTAACATCAAAGAAAGTCATTGATTCATTGTTGCACTGTGGGAAATCTTTGAGCTGTTTCTGCACAGGTGTTTTTTTCACGTCGCTCATTGACACTACATCAAACTGCTTGAGCTTGTCTTTGAATGCGGGCATAAAGCCCTCAGGCATGTCTCCTGCTATCTTGATGCGATAATCATACGTGTGTTTTGATTCTGTTAGGTATTCTGCAAAAGTTTTCATATCAATCCCCTATATCATATTTAGCCTATTCTGGCTTCTTTGGTTGTTCGCGGCGCACAAGGCGTTCCAGCATTTCGTTGCGATCCAGCACATGCCCTGTGCCTGTGACGGGTATGTCTCCGTCGTTGGACTCGCGATCCAGTTTGGCTTTCTGCATCTGTAACTGTATCATCTTGAGTTTTTTGTTCATCTTGGCTGTTTTGGCCGTGATAGCGTGACCCAGCATGGTGCTGGCCACGGAAAATATCTCTGATGCATAGCGGCTGTCTACCTGCATGCCCAGATCCATGAGATCGTCAAAACTTTCTCGTGCCTTGCCGGCCAATTCGTCCATTTCTTCGTCTGATGCTTCCAGGCCTCGCACAGCGGGCAATGCTTGCTCGATCTTGTCAAGAGTGGCCAGAGTTTCGGGCAATACAGGCAGGGCAGGTTCAGAGGGAGTTTGATCGTCTATGGATTCATCCTCTTTGCGAGGCAGATCAAACAGTTCTTCTAATTTTCTCGTCATGCGGTATTTACCGCTTATTTTTTACCGTTGCGGAAGATGTCGTCTTCGGTTATCACCCGGAACTGGATGCCTTGGCGGCGGCACCACTTCGAAGCGGCATCCCATTTGGCGTAGTTCACTGCCACTATGGCACGGTCACGGGCACTGGCCTTGCTTTCCAGGATGCTTTGCTTTTTGGGCTTGATTTCGATCAGTTCAGTGATCACTCTGCTGTCTCGGGTGCGATATTGCACCAAGAAATCAGGAATATAGTTGGTCATTTTGCCTGTGAGCGGATTGCGATATGGGATAGCAATGCTCTCGCTGGCCCATCCCACTATGGAATCGTTGTTGTCACAGAAACGCATGAAAGCATGTTCCCAACCCGAACGATATTTGGGTCGGCCTTTGCCTAGATATTTGTTGGGATTGCGGACTTCAAAAAATCCCTGTGCATAGTTGCGGCTCATGGTAACACATTGCGGGCCGCATAGAAGTTAGGTTGCACCACGGCATTCACACCCAACAGCGTGGCGTTGCTTCTTTGGTTGTTGAGATAGTAACACAAGGTAGATGTCAATTGTAACTGGTCTTGTCCTTGTATTTCTTGGAGCAATTCCAGCACAGGACGTCTACTGTAATCTGCTACCTGGAACAGACTCACTGTAAAATTTTTGGCTGCGGTCTTGTCTTTGAAAATCCTAGCAAAATAACTGTAGACCGCATCGTATTGATCCACAGGAACTTCTACGGCAAATTCGTAAAAATTATCAAACACCCTGACAGTCATGTCAAGTCTTGGATCGGTATAGTTTACTGTGCTCATCGTATGTTGTTATTTACTTGTTGATTTACAGGCTGTATGGTCCTACCAGTGCGTGTGAATTCTGTAGGCACTGCCTGGGTAGTAGGTCCTGACAGAGTAGGTTCGGCTGTTCTCGGCGAAGCCGGATCAGTGGTAGTGGAATTCTGTTGCACCGGAACTTTGGGGAAGAAAAATCCGTCGGCGGCGTTGGCTGTTTGTCTCACAGCGCCTGGTAACTGCCCTCGGATCACATCCTGCACCACGGCATTGGCTTCATTGCGCACTATGCTCTGGAGATTTTTGCCTTTGAAAGTCTGATAGGCAGTGCCGGCTTTTTGCACGGCACCAATGATGCCCAATACAGAACCCGACTGTAGATCGTTCACTATGCCTCCCACTGTGTCTACTAAACCACCCTGTCCCAATATGGTCGCGTTGTTGCCCAACCGATCCAGAGGACTGCGCACTGTGTCGTAGCGTGATGGATCGGCAAATCCTTTGATGTTGGCACTGGGCCGAGAAGTATCGATCTTGCCTTGATAGTATTTCACTGTCTCGTAACGCAAGGTCATCTGATGTTCCATGGTGCCGGTGTTTTGGCTGTAATCATAGGTGTCATGCCGGAAATCGGTGATCATGGGGTTGATCAAAACATAGGCGCAGAAATCATGCTGGCTCATGCCATATATGGTGATGTCGCGGAAGAATGGTGGTTTGCCATTGGGTGCCGACACACCATCACTGTAGGACTCACCAACATAACCCCAGTCGTTCACAGTGCGTTGATCGTTGTAGATGTCTCGACCGTTGTAACTGAGTTTGGGATCACCGCCGTTGCCGCTCTGGCCGGCGCTGCCTTGTGTGACGGGCACACCCCAATATTGTTGGGTAGGATCTTTGTAGTAGTATGCGAAATAGTTATACCACAGGCTCCGCACCAGATCGCTGCCATCATCGTGGAACACGATTTGGCAAGGGTTGTAGTCTATGCGCTTCTGGACCAATCGCTTGCGATTGTATTGATTCATTGTGTCAACTTCGATGTTGTAGTTGGGAAGTTGTGCTGTTTTTACCAATAGTCCAATGTTGTCTCGTTCCTGGCGATTGAACACTTCGGCCAACTTGGGGATTTCAATGGTGTTGAGATTAAAGTAGACATGGAAGAGATATTTAAAACGAGGCGCCAGCTCATATCCGTTGGCACGGAAAGTCTTGCTGGCGTGTGTGTAGTCCTTTAGATAGTCGCTTCCAAAGAACCCCTTGAGGAAGTCCGCTCCAAAGGCCATGATTGATTAGCCGGTTACTACGTCGCCCAGTGTTCTACCTACTGTGGCACCAACACCAGAACCAATCGGTGTCTGGATGGCATTGTCATAACGCAAGGTCATGGAAACTGTGACTGCGGCACTCTCACCGTAGTTCAAATCGTTGTAGTTCACTGTGCTCAAGTAGCAACCATACAGTTCCCAAGTTTCAAGCACGTTGGGCGCAAACGCACCATTACCACCGTCCAGTATTTCACAGCGTGTGGTGAATTTGTAGTCGATACCTGAAGCGGCTGAAGCCTGCTCTACGAAATCCAACTGCTTCTGCAGTTGTTCGCCAACCAGTTTAGAAACGTTGCCACCGGCATCGTCACGCAATTCACATGTGACAGCTTCCCAATTGTATTTGCCTGCGAGATAGATGGTGCTGTTATATACCGGCACTTCAATCTCTGGAAAGTTGATTGTAGGGCGTGTGAAACTGATCACCTGTTTGGTGAGTTCAGTTCTTGGTGTGCTTACGCCAAGATTCTCAAACACCACTCTGAAGCGATACTTGAGTTTGGGCATCAGCAAACCCTGGGTTGGGCTTGACTGATCACTTGCCAACGGCACTGTCATTCTGTTCAATGATGCGATAGACATACTGGTCTCCTGAATCCTTATTGCAATTATTTATCTGAGATGAGATCAAAAAAAATGGGGCCAAAGCCCCATTTTTCTGCACTAGCGATACCGTTAGACGGTGCTTGCGGTAGCAACATCGCCTGCGGCAATCTCACCTGTGTTCTTGATACGAACCGGTATGTAGATGAATTCAACTGCTTTCACAGGCTCGATTGCGATGTCAACATAGAGTTCGTTGCGATCGATACGAGCCGGTGTGTTGTTTGATTCATCACACACAACCAGGTAGTCGTAAACACCACGCTTGGCCACAAGATCGTTCAACAAGTTAGAGATAGCATTGGATATCTCATCACGAGTGATCTGATCATTGGGTTCAAACACAAAGCTCTTGCCAATGGTTTCAAGGCGTCCACGCAAGAATGCAATCAAACGTGCCACATTGATACGATCCAGTGCCGACGGTGTTGCAGCTTCGGTCTTGTTACCGTAGTTGGTTATGCCCGTGCCAGGTATGAACGTGATCGGGTTGATCTTGTTTTCATACAAGGTATCACGTATGCTTTGACGGATCGCTGTTGAGATAAACTGTCCGGTCTGGGCATTGACATATCCCAACGAAAACGCATTGTCAACCACACCGCGGCGTGTGCCGGCAGGTGCCAACCATGGGAACGAAACTTCGTCGCTACGCAGGATAGTGCGCAACATCATATGGCTGGGCGGTTGCACCACTGTGCCACCAGTCAAATCTGTGGTTTGGCATGATGGATAGAACGTGCCAAGATACGCATCAGCTGTGACCAGTCCATCTTCTCCGTCTAAACCAGCACCACCAGCATTGGTCGCCCATGCAGTGATAGCGTCGGCTGTGTCAGGCAAGCGCATTGGTGTGTCACCAACTACAAACGCTGTGTTGTTGCGCTCATTGTTGAGTGCTATCATATTCACTATCAATTCTGGATAGTTGGGTGTGGCGATCAAATTGAACTGGCGTTGTTCTTCGCGCAGATCTTGATTGCCATCTATCGATGATTTCATGGCCTGCACCACCATGTTCCGCACTGCTTTGCGACCCATGTAAGGTGATCCATCGTTTTTCAATCCGCTGGCAGTGACCCATGCATCAGTGACTGTGCCTGTGAAATCAGGATAGTCAGTGGCATTGAAGTAATCTACCTGGAAGCTCTTGACGTTGAATCCTGAACGACGCAGGTTGAATGCCAACATGCCTGCAGGATACAATGTATACTCAGGTGCATCTGGATCCAGATACGAGCTGGCCAGCAAACTGGTTATGGTTGGAATTGGAGCAGTGATAGGATCTGTGTCACCGTTGGTAGCCCAACGGAAGTCAGCGAACAGCACACCATTTTCGGTGGTCTGGTCGGTGTTGTCGATCAATACCCATTGATCTGCACCGTCTACTGATTGCCAACGCTTGATCACTGGATACAGTTCAAGATCGCTGGTGTCGATCCAGAGATCACCATAGACCAGTGGAGTATCGTCACTTTGCACAGTGGGTGCTGTGACAGAAATGATTGGTCCAGCGGGATCTGTCTGTGTCAAATTGTAACCGCGCACATCATTGCTGAGTGTGCGATATCCAACCCAGGCATTGCCACTATTGATCATGATGTCAACTTGATCTGTGGCAGAATAATACCACAAGCGTCCATCAGCAGGATCTTGGCTAGGTGCCACGTCGCTGGCAGTGTATGTGAATGTGGGTGCACCTACCCAGTTAGATAGGATCAACTGATTGCTCACACCTGCTCGCACTCCAGTGACTGATGTATTGATACCTGCATCTGCCACGGGTGTGCCGGATGTGTCTTCAAGCACGATGCTACCACCTTGGGTGTGCTGTATCTGGATGGCGCCATCTGATGTCACGCCTGCTGTGACTGGAGCACCGGATGGTATAGCGGCCAAAAATGCTGTGACAAAATCTGCCGCTGTGGTTCCGCCCAGCGTGGCTGTGACCGCGGTGGTCAGTGTATCACTGTTTTTCACGCTCCAGGAGATAGTGAACTGTTCGCCGTTGACAAATGTTGGTGATGTGTCGTCACCAATGATGATTGTGTTACCGCTGGCCAGACGCTCAAGGATCTTGATAGTGAATGTGAAGTCTTCGTCCACATCATATTGAGCATAGGTCGAACCTGCTGTGATGTTGCGACCACCACCAGCCGGATCTAGAGCCTTGTTTGCGCTCTGATCGTTGGCATAAAGTGGACAACTCTGTTGCACAAACAGTCCCAATGTGGAATCATATTTCTTCACTGCGAGATCCGCACCTTGGTTTACTGTATTGGTCTTGTTCCATACCGAACCAGTTGGATGTGGCTCAGTGTCAGTGGTCCTCCAGCGTGGAACTGTGTAGTTTGGACTCTGTTGTAGCACAGGTGCATAGTAGATGCGTGGTGTGATTCCTAGATCGGTCAACAGAGTTCCTGTGCCGTTGGCTATGTCAAGGATACCGTTGCCATCATCAGTGGATCCATCATTGGATCCGTTGGAATCGATGTAGATTTCCAACTTGCCACTGACATTCTTGGCACTGATGCCAGGAACGTTGGCTGCATTGATTGCCGAGGCCATGGCAGTGACCGTGGTTCCAGCGATAGTAACCAACTGATCATTGAGGTAAATGCTTTGTGCATTGGTCAATGTGGGATTGGTTTGGGTTCCTATCACTGAGGGCCATGAGTTTTTCCAATCATCTGACCCCACTAACACCCAGGTATTGGCAGCAACCACTGGATCACTGACAGTGTTACCTGGAGATTTGAAATAGGTATAGTTGTTGGCATTCACGGCTACCACAGCATAGTCACCGATGTTACCGATGCTGTCCAAAGGAGCAGTGGTAGTGTCCAATGGATCTATCAAGTCATCTGCTGATGTGATCACTATGGGTGTCTTGTTGGTAAATGTGTTGGTAGTGAAACTCCACTCAGAAATACCCCAGACAGTGGCCGATGTATCTAACCAATAGTCACCGTTGTTGGGTGCACCTGTGGGGCGTGTCAAACTGGCTGTGAGTTCGCTCAAGTCAATGTTGGCACGCTGGACGTATGCACGATTGGAAATGCCTAGAACAGAATAGGCTGCGAGCAGACCGTATTCGTTAAGTTCATAACCATTGATTGGTGTGCCTGCTGTGGTTTTGTAGAAGAATGGGTTACCAAATGTGTTGACCAAATCTCTTTGGCTAGAGATTAAATAAACTCGATTTGCGTTGACCTCTGTGGTGCCGGCAGCCACGCCAACACCGCTACCACTGATCTTGTTTTGCGCTGTGGCTATCAAGATAAATGGTACTGAATTTGTAGGAGCTGGTAGATAGTTGGATTCATCTATGATCGTAACTTCTACGCCTGGGCTAAGTAGTGCCATGTGTCTGTTCCTTTAAAAGTGCTATTGATATTTAGCGGCACACACCAAAACCACCATCTAACCTTGCCCTTACCTAAGGTTTTGCTTAAATATCTGCATGTCAAGACCCCTGTGCAAAGCCTGCAACAAACGACCATCTGCCGTGAATTGCTATCGTGGCGATAAGATCTACTATCGTAGTCGTTGCGACAACTGCATCAGGAAAGATCGTCGGCAAAAACCAACAGAACCCAGATGGAAACAGGCAGGATACAAGAAAAAAATGATCTGTGACCGCTGTGGATTCCGCGCCAAAGTCCAGTCTCAGACTCTAGTATATCATGTAGATGGTAATCTCAACAACTCTGAACTGCGTAATCTCCGTAGCGTGTGCCTTAATTGCACAGCCGAGATCATGAGAGAGGACTTGCCTTGGCGACGCGGAGATCTCGAAGAAGATCGGTGATCTGCTGGAACAGTTGGTCCATGGTGCCGTTGTTGTCTATCACTGCATCGAATTCCGTGCCCACCCAGGCAGTTTCACTGGCATGTATTCCTATGCTACCTAGCATCTGAGATGCTCCATTTGTGCCGAGATTGGCCTGTTGGGCCACTGCATACCATTCGGGCTCTGGCCCGCGGACCACACGGATAACTATGCCGCCCTGGGCCCGGATAGCACTAATCTCATTAGGGAAACGACAGTCAGAAATCACCACATCATCCTGTGATGTGCGCAGTTTGTTTTCAAGGCTGGCAATCCAGATATCGTCATGGAAAGCCCGACGGCACACTTCGGTGCCCCAATACTGTAGCACCCAACGTGGTGTGATCACTTGTCCAAGACGCTTTGACCACCACTCATCCACTTGTTCACGCCACTCTCGGGCCTGTTTGGTGCGCCCTTCCAGCATGGTGCGATCCCAGCCAAACACAGCCGCACAGGCATCTTTCAGCGTGTTGGCGAAACTTTCTCTACGGAATTGATGTATGTTCACAAGATAATCAGCGATGGTATCTTTGCCTGAACCTATGAATCCGCATACTCCTATGATCATACCAGTTCCTTTACTTTGAGATATTCCAAACAGTCCCACAATAACCGTATCTG